ATTCTGGCTTGGTGGAGCGCTGACATGTTTGTCCGACAAGACGACGCCGACTGGGAACGTTCGTCTGAAATAGTCGAAGACAAAATGGATTGGTCAGCTACGCACAGTGATCTGACCTCCGTGCTCGACTTGTACACGGGAGACTAATGGCACATCCGTACCACCACGCGCTGTCGTCAGTGCAAAAGTGGGGCGGCTGCGTAGAAGACTACCAGCCGATCCACGACTGGTTTGATGAGTCTAAGGCGCACATGGCGGATTTTCGGCATCGTGCGCTGCGACACCACTCCGAAGGGATTTTCTTATCAGAAAAAATCTTCGGTAAGACGATCACAAATAGCGCCGGCCGCGTTGTTCCAGTGCGCTACGTCGGCGAGCAGCACGTTAATGAAGATCTCGGACGTATACCCACAATGGCTGACTGGTTTGAGTGTATTAAACCAGAGCACTCGTGGATGTTTGGGCGCGGTAAAAACTTAGAAAAAGAGCTGACAAATGCCGACCTGCAGGTTCAAAGCAGCTGATTTAAAACGCCTTATAACGCACGCGCTCAGCTCCAGTGATTTTGACATGGGGCACGAAAATATGACTGATGACGAATTTGCGTCACTCGGACTCACCCCTCCGGCCGAGCGCACACCAGTTGGCCCCGGGCTACTGTTTGTTCATGATCGCGGCGTGTATCTGATGAGCAACGGTATTCCCCGCGACATGGATGCCGTTCAAAGCGGATCCCATGTTGTATACGCACAGCACTGCAATCCGCATGACGACGAAGACTGGTACGACAATAGTCGCGAGATAGTCGGTGGCGACGATTTTGCAGAAGTTATTCGTCTTCCTAGAAGCTGGGAAGAAGCCTGCGAACAGTTTGAGACGTTTGAAATTGTTATCAATAGCGACATGCTGGAGTGTGGCTTTGTAGATCCAATCGTTCCTGTAACCGCCTAACATGAAATCCAAACTTTCGAAAACACATCGCACGATTGTTCGTAATACTTTAGAGCGATGGGTGCAAACCCTTACCGCGGGTACGCCCAATATTGAAAAGGCAAAAGAATGCCTACGCGCTGGATACAAAAACGGCATTGGCGCGGTGCGCAGCGACCGTAACAAAAACCAAGACGTAACGTTTCACATCGTTAAATCACCGGCTGCGTTGGCAATTGCGGCAACCGTAGCTCGCGGCCGCATGAATAAGAAAACGGCTGTTGAACTCTGTAAAATGCTGGACATTGACAGCGGTTTTGTGGCAGCGCTGCGCAAAGACAACCTCGCTAAGTGGAACTCTGACTCTAACCGCTGGTGGCACGCCAACAGAAACGAATTTATTCGTACGTGGTTGCGCGCCATCCACGAAGAATATTTACCCCGCGAACATAGCGCCGCCGGAACTATCGGCCTAAGCCGCCGTTGGTGGGCTGGTCGCGCGTTTGGCGATCCAAAAGCGTTACTTGAAATATCGTATCGGTGCAACGACACGATGCTGGTCCCGCAGACAATCCGATCAATGCTGTACGACCACTACGGCCTTGTAGGCTTAGAGCAGACATCCCGCGGCTGGGACGGACGAACGATCAATCAAACAATTCAAAAAGCCGAACTTAAACTGCGAGAGATCACAAATCAAATTATATGGGACAGCAACACTACGCTTCACGCTAGCAACAGTTTACGGCGTGCTATTGATCTCAATGATTTGTTAAAAGCCGATGACGACGACGACCGCTCAGTGTTTTTGGGTGCGCTGCCCAAAGCCCCAGACGCCGAAATTCTGTGTCGCATTTTAAAGATTGACGACCCAGAGATGACGTGGGAACACGAAGTGTTTCATCACTGCACGGCATTTGTCACGTTTCAAAAGTCGTGCATACTTTTAGCGGACCGCCCAACGTTGCGCTTAAATGACGAAAACAATCTACATAGTACAACTGGCGCGGCAGTCGAGTGGGCAGACGGCGCTAAGCTGTGGTTTAACGACGGACACCAGATGGACGAGGGCGGCAAGCGTATCGTCATGGAGCCGCATACGTTAAACACGTCGCAAATTCTTCAAATCCGTAACGAAGAAACACGCCGGCTAGCCATTGAAAAGTTTGGTTGGGAAAAGTTTATTGCAGAGGCAGACTGCCCCATACTCGATCAGCGGCGAAACGCTGTAGACAATACGATCGAGATGTTAGTTGGTCCGCCGAACGCAGCGCAGGCAGTAAACGGCTCTTTTACGCTTGGCCCCAACCGAATGGTGTTGTTCTGCCGGTCTACGGGTCGGCAGTATTTCTTGAGTGTTCCGCGTAACATTTTGTCGTGCGCGGAAGCACAGGCTTGGATGTCCAACTCCGGTTCCGTTTCAGCAATTCCCTATGCCGCATCGCCAATTCGCGTTGTCGGCGCTTCTTGAAAGGTTCACATGAGCACTGCAGTTCTTGACCCCCGCAAAGCCACGCACCCGACTGTTACCGCGCTAAAGAACGCGCAGTCTGTCGTAGAGCAGATCAAAAACGACCAGCCCCAGCAGTTTCCCGAAGCCGCAAGCATTGGCGACGCAGTTCGACAAGGCGATATTTACATTCAACTCGTTCCAGATGTCGACAGCGCGCCTATCTTCTACAAGCTGGCGACGCCGAGCTTTCCAATGCAGCTTGCGGAAGGCAACACCAAGGGCAGCCGGCACTGCCTCGCCAGCGGCGACGGCGTAACGGTGTACCAGCCCGTTGGTGTCGAAACCGACGAGCTGCTGCAACATCTGGCAAAGCAGTACGGCCTAACGCCGGCTGATGCCGACTGGCGAGCCAAGCTGCGGCAATCCGAGTTTGAAGCTCGCCGCGAAGAAAACAGCAAAGGTCCGCAACCCGGTCTGGTTTACGCGAACGAGGCCGCCGCTATGCTGGAGTTTGCCGGCCCGATCTTTCGACTTGAGAAGCCTAACACTGTGACGCACCCTGAGCACGGCGATTGGTTGCTGCCGCCCGGCACGTACCGAATCACCTATCAGCGCACCGTAGCCCGCGACAACACCGTAGTTCGCGTTCTTGACTGATATCTAAACCAAAACCAATGCCCGGGCGGTAGCCAAAACTACCGCCCGGGCGCTAGGGAAACAACCATGAACTCCATCCACGACAGCGTCGAAGACGCCACGTTGCAGGACGAAGAAAAATTGCTAGCCTACCTAGAAGAAACGATTATCCCGTGTGCCGCATGCGGCGAAGAGATCGAGCTAGATGACGCACATAGATGGGTCAATCGACTTGTGTGCGGCTGCTGCATCGCCGAATACGACGGGCTCAGCAGCGACGACGAGCAACACTACGACAACGTATGCGAGGAGCAAGCAGATGACTGACAGCCACACAATCAAATGGACCGATATTCCTGCTCACATTGTGCTAGCTGCCGCAGACATCTGCGACGGCCACACCATATTTAATCCACAGGCATTTGCAGAAGTTGGCGTGCCGCAGGAACTAATCGACCGCTGCACGAATGTTTATGAGAGTAATTTTGCAGACCCAAAGTACACCATCAGCGGACCAGACGGGGCGCCTGTAAATCAAATGAGCGGGATATACGGGCTCGACGCACTAGAGAGCATGGTGCGAGATTTCAAGCTTGAATATGAGCCCAAGCTAGGCCGCGGTTTTCAAGCCCGCGTATACCAAGAAGCGCTGCACAAGCATCTCGACCCTAACCCCGAGACGAGCTCTGTATGAGCAAAGAAGATTTGCGGTTGCGGTACGTCATGGCAAACAAAGAGCTAGTGTCAGTAGAGGCACTGCGGGAAACAGCGCTGCGCGCGTTTGCTTCCAGCTTTTGCACAGACGAAAACATCGCGTCGGCTGAAATTGTAATCTCGGCCGTGTCGAAGGCGCTGCTCGACCTTGCCGAAATAAAACACCAAGAGCTTTGTGATGACTTAGAAGACGCAGAGCCGAAGCCAGATAGCCCTATTTGGTTTAGTGGCGCCGGCGCTGAAGACTTTTACTACAAAGTTGCAGTGCGGCTGTATCAAGAATCAGGGTTTGACCGCAAGTACGCGGAAGAAGCAGCAAGCTGGCCGGACGTTTTAAATCACGCTACGCGATACCCAGCGGACCTGTTGTTAGATTTTGCCAAGCTCGAAGTAGGTCACGACCTTTTGGTTGGAGACTATATTCGAGCCGCAGCTGCTAACAATTACTTTAAGACTGAACCCTTGACCGCCGGAGCAGAAAAATCCGATGGTAGCGATCAACAATAACTTTGAACTGGATAACCCATCTGAGTCTGTACTGGCGTGGTGCCGCAGTCTCGTGGCAGCCGCAGCACAAGACGCCGTGTGGGGAATACCCAGATCCGGCACGACATTTCGTATCGACAAGAAAAACAAAACCCTCGTGCTAGTGGTACCCGGATTCGACGACGGTGACGATTTTCGCGCCACCAAACTAGTATTCGGCCACATCGGCTGGGACGTCATTGAGGATAAAAGTGGAACAACAAAACCATGAGCTTTTAGGTTTAATAGTTGCTGCGCAAAGAAAAATTTGCGCCGAGCTACTAGCAAAAGAAAAGAAAAAAGACGACCAGCTTGCGCGACTGCATGCGGCGTTTATGGACACGTGCATCCCCGGCGTATGGGAGAGCGCCAAAGATATCATTGTCCCGCACTACGATCAGGATCTAGAAGAGCTAGAAATTCCCGTAGCCAAATGCGGCAAATACATCCGTAGAAACGACAAGATTATCGGGCTTGAGGTGTGGAATCGCCGGGGTGGTTGTCTGTGCGCGTGGAGATGCCGCATGACCAAAGAAGGCAAGCTGCTCTACCGCGGCGAAATGGTTCACCACAAAGGCGGCATGGGCACATACCCCGACCTGACCAAAGCAGAGTTTGAGCAAACGTTCTTGCGGCATATGTCGGCACTTATCCCGGGGTCGCAGCTCAAGCACGTTGAACCAGTAGCGCTGACAGAAAAGAAAAGTCATCGCCGCGTTGTCGCAATAACGGAATAACATGAAGCTCACAGCGCAAGAAACACAGCTGATATACGAAGCGCTCCGAGTTATTAACGCCGCGCTTGGTGCGCACAAAGTCGACTTGATGCGAGAGTATCGTGCGGCGTGCGGCGAAAGCACGACTCCGGCGCCTGACATGGAAATGTTAAATAAAACATTTGACGTGCAGGACGCCATAACCGACTTGCTTCGAAAATTTGAACGAGTGGTAGAGAAGCCGACAAAAAAACGACAACCCAAGGACGGAAAAAATGAGAAACGAACTGGAAAATAAACTAGTCGAAAAGTTTCCAGAGCTGTTCGGGGATCGTGACAAGCCGCCTACAGAAACGCTGATCTGTTTTGGCTGCGAGTGTGACGATGGTTGGTTTGACCTTATCTACACAGCCTGTCACGTGATTCAAAATCACATGGAATACAGCCCAGAAACCCCGCAGTTTCGGTTCAGTCAGATCAAAGAAAAGTTTGGCGGGCTGCAGCTGTACCACTACGGCGGCGACGATTACACACGCGCTGTGTGCGTCGTGGCTGAAACTATGTCGTACAAGATCTGCGAGATCACTGGCGACCGCGGGCAGCTGTGTTCAACAGGTCACTGGCTGCGCACATTGTCGCCGGCAATGGCAGAAAAGCACGGATACACACCCTACCGCAGTGACGAAGAAGAAGAAAATGACGAAACAAAAAAAGAAAACACGCCAGCCGATCAGTAGTATCGAAAGCGAGCTGGTCACGGCGTTAGAGTTTGTCTGCTTAGCGTCGACGTATTACCTTAAGACAACAGACAAAATTCTGACCGCTATGGATCTCAATGACGAAGCCTTTCGAGAAGAGATGAAAAAACTAGGCGACGCCGTTGGTTATGATTTTGACGAATACAGAGACAGTCAAAGCGAGTGATGTATGACAATGCCTAACGAACGCTTGCGCGCCGTGAACTATGCGCGCGAATTTATGTACGCGCTGCTCGACCCCAAGAAAACACCGAAAGTGCCCAAAAATATTCGGGCGTGGGCGCTTCGCGTTCTTAGGCATTACCCCATGGAATGCGAAATGGAACGAGCCGCCGAACTTGCGCCGGAGCTATTCTGGACGCAAGCGCAGTTTTACGAACACTTTCCAAATATCAAAGAGCTAGACAATGTCCCACCAACTTCGTGACAACTACGACTACGAAATCAGCGGATATTTTCTGCAACGTACATGCGCCGCCTGCCCAGAGCAATATGACGTGTTCAATAGCGACGACGAGCAAGTTGGCTATCTTCGTTTGCGCCACGGGTATTTTCGGGCTGACGTGCCAGACTGCGGCGGAGAAACAGTTTACGAATCTAACCCAAAAGGTGACGGCGTATTTGACGACGACGAGCGCATGCAAGAATTAACAAACGCGGTGCACGCAATCAAAGACGCCATTACCGAAATGATTAGAAAGAACAAATGAACACAGACAACAACAATAATTCGTTTGGATTTTTTCAGGTTGTTTTTATTGCTGCAATACTGGGCGTAATAATTGCAATTACGGCGGCTTGCGCAAGAACAAACGCGCCAACAACACAGTCGTTTGAGCCCGCTGCAGAATCCACATCGCGCGAATATCGCTACGCTAAAGAGCGCGTCAAGCTCGAAGGCTACTCTGAGCGAGAGGCGGCACAAGCCGCTGACGCGATTATGAAATTTCACAACGCGCAACAGGCGCGGCAACGCTAGGAGACCCAGTGTCCGCGCCAATTAAATACAAGTACATCGATAAAGAACTGCTCGACAAAATTAACTTTATCTCTCGCGACGTGCTGCACTACAACCGCAGCCTGCCGCAGAGCATTGTCGACAAACTGCCCGGCGAGCGTTTTTATATCATTACGTGGGCTATGGTCCACGAGCACATCGCCGGCAAGGCGGCAGACCCGCACATGCGCTGCCTGATCTACGGCGGCCCAGATGTGCAGAATCCCCTGATCCTCGATATGGAAATGTGGATGTATGAATTGCTGCCGGAAGCTGAAGTGCCGGCAGAAGTCAAAAACAGCGAACCGGAAGTAGCTGCAACTTAACCAAAAGAAAGAGCAAAATGTCAGACAAGACGATTGCTGCTGATAACCCCGGCGACGAAGAGCGGCAGCGACGAGCTGCGCGCAAGATCAAGATTGAGGCGGTGCGTAAGCCGCCCAAGGTTGAAACCAAAAAGAAGGAAGTGCGCTACATGTCCGTAGCGCAGTGGCATGCTGTGCCAGCTAACCCGCGGCAGCCGCGTGATCAGGTCGTGCGCGCCCCGAAGGCGAAGCACCTCCACAAGTTCGTGCCGAATCTGCACGAAGATGTGTTCATGGCGGAGGATCCGCGCGGAAACAGGTGGAAGCTCACGGCTCACACCCGCGGCGAGGTCTGGTGGCAGGGCCTGTCCGATGTAATCCCCGAACGCGTGTGCGTTACGGTTGTGCCCGTGCGCAACGCTGAAGAAGCGGGCAAGCTCTGCCTGTTCTATGACAGCCGCGATGCGGTCAACACGTCCGCGGACCTGATCCACGGCGCGCTGCTGTATCATGGCGTGCCGATGAACTCGCCGCTGCTGCAGAAGTCGCTGGGCCTGCCCACGCCGCTGTCGTACGCGTACGAGATCATGCTGGCGTGCTACCGGCAGAGCCCGCTTCGCGAGATGCAGGAGCTGCTGGCTACGTTTGCGCCGGTCAGTCGCGCGACTGCGATTGATTACGTTGCGGCGTTCAAGGAAGAGCTGACGGCGCTTGACGGGTTGAACCCGGGCGCCAAGCGCGGCACGACCATGCTGTTCCGGTCTCCGCTGCTGACGGCTTATCTGCTGGCAGCCAAGAAGTACGGCGCCAGAAATACGCTGTCTTTCTTTGAAAAGATGCAGGACGGCAACTGCGGCATGCAGAAGGGCCGCAAACGGGATCCGATTGGCTACACCGAGTGGCTGCTGCACGAGCGTGTAGGTCAGGCGCGCGCCGAGCACTTCGGCTGCGTGGTAAAAATCCTTGCTGCAATTGAGGTTTACATGCAGGGCAACTACAACGCCCGGGATGAAAACGGCAAGAGCAGCTACTTCCCGCCGATCAGCATCACCACCGTTGTGGGTGTAGATCTGGACGTCTACCTGACGGAAGACAATGTCCGCCGCACCGGCCGCCAGAATGACCGCAACAGCATTCTGAAGCGCAAGAAAAAGCGCTGAGCCGAGTTGAAGAGATTCTACGCGTAGGGGCGGGATTTCCCCGCCCCTACGCAATCTCTTTTTTTGCTATCCAACGTTGAGGCAAATTATCTATTTTGCCCAACGTGAATTGAACAACCCCCCGATCATGCAGTAGACATCCAAAATTACCGGCGTTTCTGAAAAAATGCCGGCCTTGTAAGTCCGAAGGACTTACTCTAGGTCCACACAATGCGGACAAAAAATGCTTAAACGCGTTGCTATAAACTCAATAGCACCAATAGGTTACGGTCAATTTTTGACTCAATTTACCCCCCTACACGCGGCAAATCTTGGATTATGACAACATAATCCAACCGCCAAAGAGCAAAGAGCAAAGAGCATGTCCAACGACTCCAACACATTCCACACGGTTCATCAGTTTTCGAAAGAACGTAACGACGATAGCCCGTTTCCTAGCAACGTCAGCCTGCAGGGCCCTCCCGGCAAGCTGTGTTTCCATGTCTTTTTCAACCGAGGTCTAAACCATGACAACTCCCGGCGTAGTGACGATCCCGCGCGAGACATCCAAAGTTCCAAGCCCGCCGACAGTGATTGCGGAAGGAGTACCCAAGACGATCTACCCGGATCCGAATGCGCCTGACAGACTCAGCGTCCAGTACAGCGACACGATCGTGGTTGGCGACCGTATCACCATCCACGGTCTTTCGACTATGCGCGCTGGCCTGCTCATGACAACGGCGCAGGTGACGGTCGAACCATGAGGGCGCCGTTTGAATCGAACCCCGACCCGCTAGAGCAGCTGCAGGAAGGTATAGCCCTGTTGTTCAATGCGCAGGTTATTGGTATTGAGATGCGCCAAGGGTGGGCCGAACACTCGACTCGCTTGACGCTCGACCTGATGCTGCCGCGGGAAGGGGTCACGATTGAAGAGTTCCGGTTGAACTGGCTACGTATTGCACAAGCAAAAGAAAAAGAGACAATTGCTCAACCCGGGACAGCTGGCCGGCGTTTAATCCAGCTTAACGGAGACACGGAGGTTTTTTGTGAGCACAATTCGCAAAGATAGCGTTATCAAACGCAATGACCGGTGTCCCTGCGGCAGCGGTAAAAAGTTTAAAACTTGCCACAGCCCGGACGCGCCGCAGCACCGTGTAAGTTATGCCGCGCCTGCAAAGGCCATGAACTATATCGACACGGGCGAGTTGGCAGTGCGCTATGTGATTTGCGATAACACGGGCGTAAAGTTTTTCTCAGACGTTGATAACAAAATCATTGTGTTTCCGTCGCGCGAGTCGGCCACAGCCGTCGCGCTCTTGGCCGAGTTTAGCGACCAAGCCGCCGGTGAGATTAACGTAGCTGGCGTAGGGCCGACCAAGTGGGAGCACCTGCAGGCCAAGCTACCGTTTATTGAAGTAGAGAGTGTCGAGCACGCCATCGATCTAGTGCGTGCTCGAATTGCCAAGATGCAGGAGCAAATCAGTGGCGAAGAAGTCCAAGAAAAAAGCCCGCAGGCTGTCAGCGCAACAGAAGAGGCGGGCCGAGTTGAAGAGTCTGCGTGAGCAGATAGCAATTAATCAAGCAGAGATTGAGCAGATCAAACGCCGTGCGCAGTTGATCGACTCTGTTGTCCGTCGCGTAGGGCGGTCTTACATTGCGCCTCCGGGTATTGAGCAGCCGGATCTTCAAACAGCGTTAGAGTATTTTCGTGCCAAATGACCTTGAAGCTATTTGGGCCGGCAACAGGCAATCGATTCGGCTGGCGATGGGCGAGCTGACTCCGCAGGAAATGCGGACTGTTCTTGCTTTGCTTAATCTTCTTCGGCCGGAGTATGAACGGCTGAAGCACAAACTGCAGGAGTATGGACTAGAACTCATCTCGCTGCACGATCAGCTATTGTTAGCGCAGATGGATTATCTCAAACAACAAGGACGAAGTAATGACGTTTCACGAGCTGGAAGAGAAGGTGACGCAATGGGCGATGGACCGGAAGATCATCCCCAACAGCAACCCAACGGCGCAGCTGATGAAGACGATGTCGGAGCTGGGAGAGCTAGCTGACGCAACGCTCAAGGGTGACATGCCCGGCGTGAAAGACGGTGTCGGTGACGTACTGGTCACGCTGATCCTGTACTGCAAGTTGTACGGTGCAAATATTACAGACTGTCTGGCTAGCGCCTATGACGAGATTAAAGACCGCAAAGGTACGTTGACGCCTGAAGGTATCTTTGTGAAGGAGACCGCGTGACAATCAGTATTGTTTCTGAAATCTGCGGCACACTAATTGCGATTGCGTTTATTTACTTTTTCCTTCGCTACGACAGATGAGTGACATTGTAAATCGTTTAACGCTGTGGGCCGCGCAACAGCCGCGTTCTGAAGGTGCGCAACTCGCGCTCGAAGCTGTTGCGCATATTGAATCTCTGCGCCGCGAGGTTCGCACGCAGCGCCATGAAATTGCGCAGCACATCAACGTGCGTAACGTATTGCTTGATATGGACAAACCGCCGGTGAAAGACACGCTGTAATGGCGCTTATAGACTTTGCGGCATTTGTTCGTCGCTATAGATTAAAAACGTGGCGCGTCAATCGCGTCAGCGTACGTACGGCGCATATGTTCGCGCAGCATTTTGTACTCGGCCTGACTGGCGCCAAGACGCACGACGCCGTCATTAGCCGGACAAATACAGTTCGGCAACGCTGGGCGCTCAAACTCAAAGAGCTGGCTATCCGGGCGCTCTGGCTGCCAATTGGCAAGCTCACGCACCCGGATGCTGCTGATTTTGATTTCAAAAAGTTTCGGCTATCGTTTCAGCGCTGTTTGTTTTGCCGGCCGACGTATATGTATTTTCGCTGGAAAAAAGACGCCGTATTTCGCCCGTGCAATCGTTCGCACGTGTGTCCGTTTTGCTATGCCCGTATCAGCTCGGCGCAGTATCGCAGCGTCAAGAACAAGTTACGGGCACTTGGTCGGCATAACAAAGACACCAAACTTATTGTGACGTGCCGTGTGGCCGCGCGGTTTGTTGCGGCGCCTGATTGGGATCCGCGAGTCGGTTGCGGGCTTGACGTTGTGAAGCAGTACGAGCGTTTACTGCGGGGCGAGCTGCAACGAGAACGAGACGCGTACCACAAGCAAATTAAACAACTAGGCCGCAAAACGATGGGCTCGTTATGGCGGTTAGTTGTAGTTCCGCAAGATAGCGGCTGGCTAATAGAGGCTCGGCAGTTTTTCTTGCACGCGCCCAAAACAAAGCTGCCGTGTGTGCGTGTGCGCGGAAGCCGTGTGACGTACATCAAGTCGCTCAAAGTTTCGGATTGTTATGAGCAGCCGGACACCGAGTTTTTCTATTTGTTTGGCGAGTTCAATCAGTATCCAATGCAATTGCTGGACGGCTACGATGAACTGGTTGCTGCCTATCTGCGCGCGGTACACGGCATGCGTTTAATGGCGGGCACAGGTATCATGCGTAAGTCTGGGCGCAGACTCATAGAAGAGCAGAAACGGAAGGGTGATGATGCCAAGACCAAAGCGCAGTCACCGCAGCGAGCTGCAGCAGCAGAAGCGCGAAGAGCACAGGCGCAAGATCGCGCACGCGGACCAGCCATGGCTGCAGAGGTTGGAGTACCTGTGCGCGACGCTTTTTGATAACAATGTGCCGGCGTTCGCTCGCGCCATTGAGCTTGACTCAACGCATCTCGGGAAAATTTTTAAACGGCAGTACGCAGTGTCGGCGCCGCTCTTGGCGCAGATCCTCAGTCACACGCATGTCAACGCAGACTGGCTGGTGTGGGGCAGCGGACCGATGTTGCGTACTGCGGAAGTCACACACCCGGGCGCGCTTTCGCTGCCGCAGCGCCTGAACAGCTCGTTTCCAATCTTTGACACCCTTCGAGCGGCGACACCGCCGTGTGACGCAATGCCACCAGCGGCTGGAGATGACCCGTGTTTTATTACGTCTTCTCATGTTGACGCCGCAAGCGTTATTCACACCGCGCGTAGCAACAGCCAGCCGGTAATGCTATTTATTTCAGCGCCGGCTATTCAATCGGGTGCCGGTATCGCGTCTGTTGAGTTGCTGCGCAAGCAGTACGTCACCTCTGTCGCCACGACTGGCGCAGGGCTCGTAGCGGACATTCAAACGACGGAGCGCGGCCTGACACACGACTTGAATTATGTTGCGCGACTAGCAGCTAATCAGGGGCTTGGTTACGGCGAGGCGGCTGGTCGCTGGGCATACTCGCCACGTGCGACAACAGAGCGGAGCCTGCTTCACTCGGCGTACGTTCTCGGCGTTCCAGCAACAGTGCACGTCGAGCTGGGTGAAATGGCCGGGCATATTTACCCGGACGGCCCGGGAGCAGAGATTGGCGCGGCCTTTGGCGCTGCAACGTACGTAGACTTGCTCGTGTTTGCCGAGCAGGTTCGTCGGTTATGTCAGACACAGACAGGCGTAGTGTTGTTTATAGGCGACGCTATGCGTGGCCTACAGTTGTTTATTCAGGCTCGGTGCGCGCTTTCCGACAGCGAGCGCGCCTCTAATTTTCACGCTGTCCTTATTGATAGTCACGTTCAACCTTCTTTTGCGCCATATGTGAACAGCCACAACGGCACAGCACACAACATTTCAGGCACTTTTAAATCAAACGTGATGACACTTTTAAACGCATGTGACGGAGTATTCAGTGGACAAATCACAAAAACCATCGGTTCATATTCGTGAGTTTCTAGGTAAATTTCGTACGGCAGATGATCTCGGGCAGCTGCGGCTACTGGCCTGCACGCTCGAACTTTTTCGACAGTCTTGTACACCAAAAAAAGATCCGGCGTTCTTTAAAGCGCTTTGGCAGCTAGCGCAAGTCTCTGGCAACATCAACTGGGGTGCGGTACCGTTTTCAATTACGCAGGCGGCGCTCAATCGCGGCCTTTCTGTCGCCGTGCAGTATGGCGCGACTAAAGAGACGGCGCCGGCTATTGTGACTGCCGCGCTCGTTTTGTTTTCTGACCTGATCGAAAACGGAATGGCTGATGTAGATGTTTCGGCTCAAGATATCTTTGACGCTGTGATCGCAGAGGTCGCGGAGTCACCAAAAAATCCGCCGACTGTGAACCCGACTGCTCCTGAGATTTACAACGAGCGCATGCTGGCACGTGTATTCTCTCCGGCGCAATTCACGGACACGATGGCGTCTGCGCTGTCAGCTAGTCTTGTCAGCTTTCGCGACAAGCTACCCAGCGGCGAACTCGGGCCAGCATATCGCGGCATCTCATTCGACAACGGTACAAATACGCATCACATCTTTTTAGAGACCGGCGAGTTTATACGCGTAACTCCCCGGTCTTCATCAGCTGTGACTGGTACAAATACCGCAGAAGATTACGCATCTATTTGCCCGGCGCTGCTTGCCTATGTGAGCGTAGCTGCTCGGCATTTAGAGATTGCCGCGGTAATTGCGGATCTGCAACGTAAGCAGATTGAGCGTCAGGGGTATCTAGGCACTTTTACGCAACGCTGTCATCACGCAATCGCCACACGAGATATGGTGGCGTCACTTGAGCGCGTTATTGACGACGCAAAAGAGGGTAGTAGGATTAGCGTTACCGGCGCTACAGGACCACGCGGCGCGTCTGTGCAGTTCATTGTGCCCGAAACGGAATACGTTGTAACGCTTGACGCGTCTGTTTCGGCAACCGGGCCATACATTGTGGCCACGCTTTTATATGACGGACGTGTAGTGATGCGGTTAGAACGACCGCGACAATTTTCCGTGCACGGTGTGTATCTTTTCCCGCTCACCGATTGCGCTGTTTCATTGACTGTAATTTATTAAGGCAACACCATGTACAACGAAAACTTTGACTTTGGCGGGTTTATCGACGACGAGAATCCGTACGAAGAGGATAACGTCGAAGAAGGCTATGAAGAGTATTTGACGGTAGAGGCGTTGCTGTGTATCAAGTTTGGCGACAAACGTGGCGCAGCAATCTACAAACTGTTGAAAAAGTACGCTTGTCGCGCAGCGGAAGCAGCAAGAGACGGCGGAGAGCCGGGTTTGTTGTTTAACGACGACGGCGGCGAGTTTGTCAGCTTCAACGACGTGGCAGCAGGAGAAGAGTAAATACACGATAGGGCGGGCCGGCGTCCTGTTTCCATCGCAAAGCCGTCGCAATCATCGACGGTCCGGTACCCAAACCGTGAGTGGGTCATAACCACGAGCTGGCGACGCTCAACAAGACGGTCCTACGGTGGGCGCCAGAAGAACGTAAATGAAGGGATTCAATGCGCGGTTGCCCGATGGTGTAACGGTAGCACAAGAGATTTTGGTTCTCTTTGTCTAGGTTCGAATCCTAGTCGGGCATTGGGTTTTTGGCATTACGCCGTAGGTTTAGTTATGGAAAACAAACAAGTATCAGATCTTTTACTAGAGCAACTGCGGCTTAAAAGACTAGATGTAGATAATGACGCGTTAAATTTGCGTGTAATGACGTGGCAGGAAGAAATAGACTGTTTGCGAGAAAATGCGTATCGCTACAACAACTGCGGAAACACTACAAAAGCAGACAGATGTTGCTCTGAGATTGCGTTTTTTGTTGAGCACAATCTTGTTCGACATTTATGTCTTGTCGCGCTGGATTTTTATGAGCGGCACGGCCATATGGACTGGGCGCCAATTGGTTTTCAAATCAAAGGCGGCAATGCGCGTGAAATTCAGCTTCGTTTTCGCTATTTAATACCGGGCGACCGTCATTTTGGTTATTATTACGGCGTTTTGCGGCGCGAGTACGATCGCGGCGAGCGCTACGAATTAGTTGTTGAAAAGTCACCGGACGGCGAAAGTTTTCGTATGACTGCAGTTTTCGACATTTTAAACGTGTTGAATGTGCCGCGCGCTTACATTGACGGTTTATTTGACATGGTTGAATATGGAAACGCAAAACTCGAAGAGCAGAAAAATCAATTAGACAAAGAAACAGAAGAACAAATTGAGGAGCATTTTAAACTACGTGGGATTGTGAATTCGCTGCGGGCTGATTTGCGCAAATTAAGTCAGCAAATGAAGGCAATTAAAAAGCCAAAAAAGTGGTTGCAAAAGCGCTTTCCGCGTGGCACAAGTTACGAACCGCCGACGATGCCATCGCCGCCTACGGAGGTCATGACTTCGCGCGAGGCGCAAATAAACTATGCAAATCAAGCTGGTATCTATTTTTTGTGGGACGCCAGCGGGAAATGCGCGTATGTGGGCAAATCAAAAAACGTCGGCAACCGGCTTGGCAGCCACGAGAAATCACACCCTGATTGCGCCGTAAGCGTGCTGCCCCTGCACGTGACTGAAATTCATTTTGCGGAACTGTATTACATTTGGTTGATGCGCCCGCCCAGAAACGGCGAGGGCATTGAAACAGCGGCTGAAATTGAAAAACTGCAAGACAGCGCAGAGGTCGAAACAGTTACAGCAACGTCATTCGAAGCCTAGTCGGGCATTGGTTAAACTTTTACAAGGAGCTTTTCATGGCTGATCGCTTTCAACTTGAGACGGATATCACAAACCTCCACAGCATTGCCGACGACATCGATCTTGTGCTGGAGGCAATCTTAGAGCGCGACATGGATACGGATGACGTAGCAAACGCGTTGCTTGGTATTTCGACAATGACAAAGCTGCGCGTCGATAAGGCTTTTGATACTTTTAAAGCCGCGTTCAATCTTGACGGGCACGTGTCTGCTGCGGTTGATTAGTTTAAGTGGGTGTAGTTGACTGTTTTTCAAATCGTCTGCACAATTGGCTGTTCGGAGGCTGACGCTAGCTACGGAGTATTTATGACAGGTGCTTATGTGCGCGTTGAGCGCGACGGCGAGTGGAAAAATGTAGAGGTTGAGCATCTTACGGAAGAAGAACTGAAAGAGAAATTTTTAACACGCTCACCGGAAGAGTTAGTGAGCTGGTTAAACATGACCTGTTCGTTTTTGCGCAGACTTCAACCGCTGCTCGCAGATCTTGAAAGAGACGGTATAATTGCGCGGGCCAAAACCGACGTTTAAATACGAGATTGGCGCGCTTTTACGTTTACGTATCGGCGCACGGCCTGTTTTAAACGTTACTGTAATTGCATGTGTTGACAAAAAAACACCGCATTACAGAATAGATTGGACAGCGCACGGGTTTAATGAGCTTTTAAACGACGTGCCAATTCCTGAAACATCGTTTTTGGGGTTGGCTGGTAGCGAAAGCTAGTGCATGTTCAATCCGAACAACATCTCTAAATCTGAACAGCAGTTTATTCGCGTGTACGTCGCCGCAATGAAGCGCGACTACCATCTGCTGTGGTCGGTTCTCGATTTGATGAACCCGACGCATCTTGGCGTCAAAGAGATTGTGCTGGCGGCGCGTATGGCCAAAGAACTGCAGCATATGCAGGCAGATTTTGACAGCGAGTTGTTGGTGCTGCAGAAAAAGCACAGACTGAAGCACAAATCGTTCAGTCTACCCGCGCCCACCACAGAAGATTTGGCTGAGCTGTTCACCCTGTCTTTTTTCAAAGTGGTCACCACGACCCCCAAGGGCAAAAAGAAAGACGACGGGTGGTTCAGCGGCGAACCAGAGTCGTGGAAAGAGATGGCGCACACCATCCAATCCATCGATGTAAATAAACTGCCAAAAATCATCGGGGCGTACATGGCGACGCTGATGAAATTGTTCAAGCCGTTTGACTACGGTTCAGGAATGGCTGATGTTCCGGTCAATCCTTACTGGCAATTACCATATGCAAATAAAAACAACGCCAAACCGTACGACGAGGAAGAATATTTTGAAGACGATGAAGACGTTGATTACGAAAACGATGATGACGAAGACTAGGAGCGGCGCGTGAAACCCCTTTTTGTGTTTACCGCCGACCTGCACCTCGAAGACGGTGCGTGGTCAACGCGTCCCGGTATCTATGGTGACGCGTATTACAGTTTTAAGCAGATCATAGATTACTGCATTCGGAACCGCCTACCGCTGATCCTCGGCGGCGATGTTCTTGAGAAAAAAAGCAACGCCGCCCGCCCGATTGCAAAACTGTGCGAAGGGCTCACAGAAATGCAGAACGAAGAATTAGAAGTCTTCTACATTCAGGGTAATCACGAGTATGACCGTAACGCTCCGTGGTTGAGCGTACATCCGTGGCCTATACATATTCACAAAGTGCCGTACAACATTCGCGGCGCGCAAGTATATGGGCTTGACTGGCTGCCACGCGGAGAGATTCAGGCAGCATTTAAAGAAGTGCCGTCTAATACTGATGTCTTGATCGTGCATCAGGTATGGAAAGATTTTATGGGCAACGTCGGCCGCACCGAGTGCGACCTGTTTGACGTGCACCATGTCCAAACTGTGTTAGCCGGCGACTTTCACGTCACCAAGACAGTGACGGCAACGAACGCTCAAAGTCAACCAATTCAAATGCTGTCGCCGGGCTCGATCTGCATGCAGGACTGCGGTGAAGATCCGTCAAAGTTCTTTTTTGTTATCTATGGTGACGGCGCTGGTAACTTTGAGTTTCGGCCTATGCCGTTGAAGACGCGTAGGTTTCTTGACTATCGCGTTGAAGATCAAGAACTACTCGACAATCTTTGCGCAGAGTGGTTAGTTCGCGATATTAGCGACGTCTGCTCGGAAGCTACACAAGCTGCGTATCCGACAGAAATTATGAAGCCGATCGTGCGTATCAAGTTCGACAAACGGCTGCCCGATGCTTATATCCGGCTGGTCACGGCCGTCGGCGATTCGGCGCACGTGTTCTGCGAAGCGTTGACCAACAAGTATGACGCCGACAAGCGCACAGGCACACGAGACGGCGCCAAGAATGATTTGCTGTCCGCCCTTGGCGACCTGCTTGGTGACGGCACAGACGCTTACAAGTTGGCTGCGGCGCTGCTGGCAGCTGACGATGCAACTAAAGAGCTTGATGTACAGTTTTCAAAATACATGACGGGAGAACCTAACGATGCAGCTCTTGCGACTGGAAGTGAAGAACTGGGTACACCACCGATACCGAGTGTGTGAGTTTACGCGTGGGCTGGTAGCGATTCTCGGCGAAAATGGTTCGGGCAAGAGCAGTTTGTTTGGCGCGATTCGCTGGCTGCTCACTGGCGAGAATCCTAATTTTGGTGTAAAGACCGACAACATTTCGCAATACGCTCGCGAAGGTGAACCGGCGTACGCCACACTGGAGTTTGAGCATAACGGTCACATTGCCGTTGTGACGCGGCATCTACTGCCTGAGAAAGAGCAGTCCACCCTGATCGTGGACGGCAAAGAAATAGGCCGCGGCGACAAGAGCGTAACCGCCGGCGTCGAGAAATTGTTGGGTGTCGACGCCAAGTTTATCAGTCGGTTTATTATCGTTTCGCAAACCGAGATCTTCTCGTTTATAGACGACAACCAGACCGACACCGATAAGTTTTTTCAGCGGTTGTTTAATACTGCTCGCGCGGATAAATGTCAGGACGCAATCGGCAAAGCGCTGGCGAAGTTGAACATCCCAGAGATAGTGCAAACAGCCGACGAGCTAGATGCGCAGTCTGGTGACGCCGCCAAACGGGCGCAGGCGATTTTTGAGCAGATGGCGAAGTTGCCCAACCCCGACGACATTTTGTCGCTTATGCGGGCCGATCAGGCAACAACCCAGCAATGGGATGCACGTGAACGCGGAGCCGGCGAGCTAGCGAAGCTCGAACACCAGCTGGAGCAGCAGCAGCAAAAACTGGACGACCTTGTTAACGCTTCGGCGCAGTATGAGGCAGATTTGCTTGCATTGACGGAAGCATCAAACGGGCAGGAAGAATCTCACGCCGCGGCTCGCGTCGCGCTCGGTCACTGGGCTAGCTACAAGAGCGTCGCTAAGGCGAAGGAGAACTTTCGTGCGACGCGTGTGCAGCTGGAAGACGCGCGCGAGAAAGATCCGCAGCCTGAAAAGCCCGGACTACCAACTGCCGAAGAAATGCGCCGCGACCAGCATTCGCGTGAGCAGCGCATAAAAGAGGCCAAACGCTTTATTGATATGTTTTCGGCCGCAGGTATTGCCGAGTGCCCGACGTGCCATACGCCGTCTTCTCAGTTGTCGGCGCAGGTTGAACAGTACAAAACCGATCTTGTTAAAATGGAAGAAGATTTAGCGGAATGGAAAAAAGCCGCGAATCAGCAGACGTTTAAAGAAGGCGTCTGGCAAGATTGGGAAAAAAGACAGAAAGCGCGTGAAGCAAAAGAGCAGCAACTTAATGCGGCTGAAAAAGATTTACTGGCTGTAAAACCACCGGATCTCAGCGAAGACGAACTACAGCAGGCGGTTGTCGACTATGAAGAGTTTCAGCGCGTTAAAAAAGAAATCGAACCATTAGCGCAAAAAGCCCGCGAAGAACGCGCGCAGGTTAATGGCGCGATTGACGCGCTTCGGTCTCGTAAAAAGCAGTTGGAGGAGGATTTAGCGCAGATTTCGGTGACGCAGGCTGACGCGCATTTAGCGCAGACACGCCTGCAGCAGTTGCAAGATCAGTTAAAAACTAGAACCGGGCTGGCGGATCAACGTGCGCAAATCTTGTTTGAGAAGAAACGGTTTGACGAGCAGGCTGCGGAGGCTAGACGGCAGGAGCAACGCGCAAAGAAATTAAGGAGCTGGTCAGGCGTCGCTGAAATAGCCCGTGACGCCCTAAAAAACGCACCGCGACTTGTAGCGCAACGCAATCTTCAGCGCTTAGAGTCGGCGATCAACGAACTACTGCAGGTGTTTCGCGTCAATTTTGTTGTCAAGGTGGCTACAGATGGAACACCCACATTTATCGCAGAATTCTTCGACGGACGACGACAAGTCGCTCAACGACTATCTGTCGGGCAAAAAACGGTCTTGGCACTTGCGTTTCGAGTCGCCGTCAACGCCATGTTTGCCGAAGAAATCGGCTTGCTCGCGCTGGACGAGCCTACTGCTTCTTTGGATCAGCCGCGTATTCAGGCGTTAGCGCCGGTTCTGGAAAAATTACGCGAGCTATCAACGGCGAAAGGGTTGCAGTGTTTGCTTGTTACGCACGCAATCAATCTTTCGCACCTGTTTGAATCAGCAATTGAATTAGAAGCCCCGGAGTTACGGCATGTACAGCGTAGTTGACGAAAACGTAATCAAACTGCACACCCACACAGATGGGCGGGTCTGGTTTTCTGTCGGCATTGGTCCGGCAACAAACTCAGATCAGTTGCTTGATTCGTTTTTGCTTTCTCCGGTTTTGAACGGTATGGGCTTGCAGGTTCGCGTGCTGGGGTTGCCGCAAAACGCTGAGCTTATCTCGGCGCTGTATTTGCGGCACTACAAGAACGAAATAAATCTTGTGGAAGTGGCCGGGCCAAACATCCTGCACACAGCCGACGATATTGACGATCCGCAGATTGTGCTTTGTCGGATGCGCGGGGTAGACGTCGCGCCCGCCGCCGGCGGTTGGCACAAACTATCAGTGCACGATTATCCAACATACGCTATTCTCGGTCGGATGCAGCGTACAAATTTTGTGTTTGACGACGCCGCTAAAGCCTATTTTCGTATGCACCCCGCGCACAAATCGCTGGAGTTTATACCGACACTGGACGAGGAGGTAGCCGCGCAATTGCTGGCTATTATTGTTGATCCGCGTTGGTATGTTGATAGAAAAGCGCCAGATCGCGCAGCAAAGCTTGAGTTGTTTTTAGGCTTAACTCCGCAAGTGCAAGAGCACGTGTCGACGCCAAAGCGGTTGTTACATAAAAGCCGCGAACTGCGCTGTGCGAATGTTTTGCGCGCGTGGAAAACCGTCGATCCGGTCGAAGTGGATTTGCAAGATCCGGCTAACTTTTTGTACCGCATTCATAAAGCCGTTCGCGGCGGCACAAAGGGAGACCTGCGCGCGTCTCAGGCGTTTGTGCGCTATCTTCGCTACAACTGGCTCGATGGCCTAGAAAACCGCCGCGGCGCAAAAGACGGTTTGTTTACGCCCAACTTGTTTTTCAAAACGCCGGCGGAGCGCGCAGCATACGCTGAACACATGAGCAAGAAATAGCAGCAATGACATGCAAGAAATAACTATCAAAATCCGGTTCAACCGTGTTTGCCTCGGCGCAGCAAAAAAGCGGCGCCATGGCCAAGTCATTTTCTGCTTTGACCGCGACCCTAGTCAGCGCGTCATGTTTCTGCCGTCTGCGTGGTTGGCGTGCATGCGGTATGCGGCCAAGATAGCCAATCGGCACCACAGCGACGTCAAAAAAATTGATTGGTGTCCTATCGTCATGGGCGAGCCCAGAAACGACTGGCGCCGAACGATTTTGACGCCGCAGGCCGATAATCAGATGCGCAGCCACTATGCGCTGCACGAGGCTTTTCGCCCCGGCGACATTGTGATATTGTCGGCGGTGCTTCCAGAGGAGATTTCGTTGGGAGATTTTGTGCACCTACTCACTTTAGTTGGAAAATATCGGGGATTCTCTCCGTTCAACAACGCGCAGGAAAAATATGGGACATTTGAAGTCCTTTCCGTTGAGCCAATCTCTGGCCCGGGAAGCGACGGTTAGTATGATTGCCCAACCTGTAACTATTACACGCGTTGGAAACGTTTTAACGCTTACTGGCGCAGACAACGCCCCGCTGAACGACGAACTGATTAAGCGGCTCACGCACGACTTACGGTACTCCCACGTCGAACAGGTTCACGGTGGCGCGCGCCGAGATCCGATTACCGGGCAGCGAATGTTCTTTCAAACGAAAGAATACAAGCTGCACCGGGTCGAGCACGGGCATGTAATTGTGCTTAGCGGTTATTTAGCTCGCATGGTCAACCGGCTTAAGAAACTTGGTTGTCCCACACTTCTCGTTGACAGATCTGGTCAAAGAAAGCGTCCAGACTGTTTTACGCCGCAGTGGGAAAACCTCGCCGGCCGGATTACGTTTCGCGCTCGACAGGAAGAATGTTTACGCACAATTTCCCGAGTACCGTGTGGAATTATCAAAGCTGTCACCGGCTTCGGTAAGACAACCTTGATTGGTGCCGCCGCGCTCCTGTTTCCGACGGCCAAGATTCACGTCGTCACAAAGTCAGTAGACGTGGCCGACCGCATTGTGCGCAGCCTAAAACGGCTTTTGCCGAAGGTAGGCCGCGTTGGCGACGGGTGGAAACAGTGGGAACGCGTAACGGTGATTACGGCCGGCAGCTTGGCGCACTCCGACGGCGACGCAGATTTTTTGTTTGCTGACGAGGTTCACCAGCTCGCTACGCTGAACTTCTCGACAGCGTTGGCTGCTCGGTATCGTACAAGCCGTAATTTTGGTTTGAGCGCGACGCCATATGCGCGGATGGATAACGCTCATGCCGTGCTTGAGCCGATGTTCGGTCCTATGGTGTTTGAGCTGACATACCAGCAAGCCGTCGAGCTTGGGTTGGTGGTTCCTGTGCGCGTGAACTGGTTGCCCATGCGGCTGCGGTCAAACCCGGCAGAGCGCTACAGCAACCGCGTGGCGCGTAAGCGATACGGCATCTGGACAAACCACGAGCGGAATCGTATCATCGCCGAAGCCGTGCGGGGATATCCTGAATCGCACCAGATTTTGATCCTCGTAGAGACGATTGAACATGCTGTTCATCTCGGCGCGCAATTGCCTGATTTCAGTCTCGTATATGGAAACATGTCGCCGTATGACTGCGCGGGGTATCGGAAAAAGGGCCTTCTGCCCGCCGAATACAAACCGCTTACAGACATACAAAAATGCGATATGCGTTCACAGTTCGAGTCTGGACAACTCAAGCGCGTAATCGCCACGGACGTATGGGCCACCGGCGTTGACTTTGAACAATTAAACGTTCTTGTCCGCGCTGATGACCGGGATAGCGATATTGTGGACGTGCAGGGTCCGGGTCGTGTAAGTCGTATCTACACGGCGCCTGACGGCACGCGAAAAGATTTTGGCGAAGTATTGGATTGCATGGACACGTTTGACCCGACCTTCTACCGGAAGAGTCTGGGCAGACGAAACAGCTATAAACTCCTCGGATGGGAGCAGAATTGGCATGACGCACAGCGTTCTTGGAGAAACCGCGAACCCGACAGCGGAGATTGATTCAGCTATTTTGTCGGTCGATTGGTACCAAACGCTCACAGCAGCGCAAAAGCTTGCGTATATTCGGTACCAATATATCTATCTAAACGAGCGCGTTGCTGACTGGGAAGCGCCGCCCCATCTGAAACGTAGACCTGCGTGGGATGGCGGTAAAGATAACTTTGGCGTAAAACACACGCCGGTCTGGGGCAAAATTCTACGCGCCGCAGAGCACGCCGGCGCCGATCTTGGTGGCTGGGTGTATGCGCATTTCTCGGCGCTTGCCACAGAACGCATTGCGACGGGGCATCAACGTTTAACGGAAATGCGCCCGTCTGTTTTATACAGCGCCAAATCAGCCGAGATTTACCGCGATTACATGGCGCATATGCCGCGGATAATTAAAGATCGTTTTCACGTGGCGGCAGAGACACTGCATCTACGTATGTCGACAACTGCGATATACAAAATGCCTGAGACCGCGCAGGAACTATATGTACTCTGCGACGAGAGTTACGTCACAGCAACACCTTTTTTTCGAAATGCGTTCGCGGCTCGCCGTAACTGCGATAAAGCGGTGGAACGTTATCTGTGGAAAGCCGCGCTGGATTACGAAGCCCAGCAACGTTCATATGACGCTGTCATGGCGGCGCACCCGGAATATCAATGGTGGGTAAAGAACGAGATTAAACAAGGCGTTGTCGAGATACGGCAGCATTGGAGAAATTACGATGCCGGGTGAATTCATGGATGAAAAGTCAAAAACAGTTGACGCGGTAACGGCGCCTGAAATCGGCACAATGATTTCGGGTCTTTTACGGTATCCAGCGCTGCTGCGTGATTCGTTGCGTGTCGGTCTGGCAAATAGCCATTTCGGACAATCGATTGACGAGCTGCCGTTTTACTACTTGTTTGCGGCGATGAAAGAGTTGAACGAGCAGTTTGGCGCGCTTACAGCCGACATGATCACTACACGGCTGCTTGCGTGGCGCGATAGCGCTGCCGCGGGGACGGCGGCTATTGCTTTAAACAACAACGCTATTGAAGCGCTGGTCAGTTTTGTCAACGAGTCTTTTAATGTCACTCCGCTTGCGGAAGTCGAAGCCCGCGCCGAAAAGTCGTATATCGAAGATATTGTTCGTCGGTTTATTCGAGAGCGGATGATTAAAGGCGAGGCGCAGGCTGTATTAAATACGTTTGGTGGCGCGCCAGACAATTTAGAATCGCAGTTAGCGCAGTGGACAAGAAAAGCCCAGTCGGTCGACGCGCTGGGCAAGAGCTTCGAGAACGCGGCCATGATGCCCGAAATTGGGCAGCCCATAGCGCTACCGCCGGTTGCTGTTCCTACTACGCTACCGTTTATCGACGAGTATCTGCAGGGCTTTCGGGCTGGTGACATTATTGGCGTCTTAGGGCCATATGGCGGCGGTAAGACAACACTTTTGGCAGTTACTGCTGTTCGCATGGCGCAGCAGTTCGCTGCCAACTCGCCCAATAAGCTGTCCGTGTTTATCGGCTACGAAGATCCTGCCGAAAAGATGAATCCGACATTCTGGTCTGCCGCAGCGCAGATCGATCGCTCGTTATTTGCAGTCGGCCGCGACTTCTGGGCGGAACTGTCTACAGCCGAAAATCTCAAAGACTACGATCGCGAGTTGCCTGTAAACAGAAACGGCGAAGTAATGTTTGGCGAGCGTGAACGCTGGGTCGCCGCCAGTTCGTGGTTCAACAATAACTTTATGTATCTGGACTTTTCGCAAAACGAAAAGACAGGCAACCGCGGCGCGGGGGGTGTGGCGGAGATTGTTATCGCGCTTGAGCAACTGGCGCGTGAACGTGGAATGGAAATTGGTTTTGTTGCCGTTGACTATTGCGGCGTCATGGTGGAGCGTGAAATGAACGCAAATGCCAAGACGAAGTACGCAGAGTCGCTGGCGCGGCCGATTAAAAACGCTGTTGACCAGTTGCGCGCGCGGATTGCTGTGCCTACAGGTGCGGTTATCATGCTGGCACATCAGCTGGCACAAGGTGAGGTCAAGAATATTCCAGCGTATCGATACGTCTCGCATGCTGACGCGTCTGGTTCAAAGTCATTCGCGGAGAACCTTCATGCGTGCCTTTGCGTTAACGCACGTGACGAGGCGTGCCACGTATCGACGATTTATTGGTCTAAGTTGCGGTATCTTCGCGCGGATAATCTCAAGGGTTTAATCAAGATTGACGATAGGGTTGCAGAGATTCGGCTTGTGAATGACGAGTACACTGCGTCTGAAGCGGCTAAGCGAATCATTCAGCGCGGCGACATTGCGCCCGTTACGCCAGAAGAAGCGGCAGCGCTTACCCGCCCACGCTCTACGGCGCGTCGTATTATGCCTGTAGACACATTTGCAGAAGACATGATGTCGTGAGAGGAGTCAGTATGAAAATGGCGGTTTCAAAAGCGCCAAGTTCAAATCCCCTGAATCCCGTACTGTATGGCCTGCTCGCGCACAAGTTCGGCGACGTAAATATCGCAAACGAAGGTGTGCCCGCGCAGGTCGAACAATTTGATGATCCACTCCGCCGCGGTAAGTCTACTTATCGTGGTAGTTGGGGTGAGTATTACTGCGTGTGTTGTCCATTTTGTCGCGACCAGCGAAATCGTCTGTGGGTAAATCATCGGTACGGAGCAGACATTCGCAACGGTCGTCGGGCAAACACGCATTTGGTCGTGTGTTATAACGAAAACTGTCTCGATAAAGCCGGCCGGTTAGAGCAGTTTGAGGACATGGTATTTGGCGCCGGCCGACGATTCATGATGCGGACACCGATTCGTTCAGTGCCGTTAGACACTGCGCACGAAACGATTGAACCGCCCGGAGAGATTCTGCCTATTGACTCGTTGCCTGATTATCATCCGGCTGTTGAGTACTTAGCGTCGCGCGGGTTCACAGATATTCGTGAACTGGCCGAGATGTTTAAGATTGGCGTGTGTGTAAATCCGCGGCTGGACAAGCACCGGATTATGCACGGGCGTATTTACATTCCTGTACATTTTCACGGGCAACTTGTTGGCTGGCAGGGCCGCGTAGTCGGAGAGGGCAAAAACACTGTCAAGTACTACAACGGCATGCGCAAGAGTCAGGTGCTCTACAACTACGACAACGCGGCTGAGCAGCCCGTTGCCGTTGTTGTCGAGGGCGTGCCCAGCGTGTGGCGCTTAGGGGTTGCAGGTGTCTGCATTTTTGGTAAGACGTTATCTGCGTGGCAGTGCAACACGATCGCAACAACGTGGGCAAACAAGCCTGTGTTTGTAATTCTTGATCACGACGCGCAAACTGAGCTTGAGCATGTTGTTACGGCTCTTTGCCAGAGAAACGTTAATGTGGTTCCGGTCATTCTCCCGGACGACCGCGACCCGGCCGACTACGCTCGGCCCGAATTGTTTGAGATGTTGTCATCTGCCGCTGACGCGGTTGACGTCGCGGCTGATCTTTCGTTTTTGTTGTGAGGTGTTATGACGCAGGGTATTTCGCTCACGCATCGTCTGACGCAGACGCTGTATGACTCGAACACAGAAGGTTTTACGGCTGCGGCATACCCGCTCATTCCGCTTACGGAACCGGGTATGCCGCCAGCCGGCCCAGATTTTATTGCGCACGCTGTAGCACTCGGCGACGAGATTGATGAAGCGACGGCTAAGAAAAAGAATGCCGTGCCCGTCGGTACGCACCTAACTAATCTTTATCGCAACGCGTTGTATCGGCCAGACTTTCATCTGCCGATTTCGCATAAGTCGTCTAAAGAACCTATCACTGTCCCGTTTCTTCCCGGCCATCGCTGGGGAAAACGGCTGGAGGCAGTGGAAACATACGGGCCGTGGCACAAAACCAAAGTTATGGTCGTCGGGAAGCTCCCCGGCTACTACGAAATGGAAAGCTTGAACGCAACCGCCGGTCCGGCGATGAACATGCTGGCTGATATCTTTGAAGAGTGCGGTATTAGCCCGGAAGCGTACGAAGACTGGTACGTCACGTTTGCGTGTAAGTTTGCGCCGCCGATGGAAATTACGGCTGTTCCTGCGGCGTGGATCAAGAACTGCGCAATTTTGCTGGAGCAAGAAATTCGCATCGTTCAGCCTGAGTTCATTTTGTGTCTCGGGAATGAGGCGACAAAAGCTGTGATGCGCACAACTGGCGCTGTCACAGGTTTAGCCGGGCGGATCCTCGACGTTTCGTCTTTGGACTCGGAGGGCAATCCGCGGACGATAAAAGCGTTGTCGGTTATGCACCCGGCGTTTGTTGTTCGCAAGCCCGAAGTAACTGAAGATTTTGTTGGACAGATCCGTCGATTTAAAGCCCTGATTCACGATGAAATTTTAGACGAGGAAGCTGTTGACCATGCTGACGTGTATACAGAAGCCGCGTTGGCTGAAATTGTTGACGACATGGTTAACGACCCAGATCCAAACGCTAACATCATCGCCATCGACTGTGAGTGGCACGGAGACTATCCGACAGAAGACGGCGCGTATTTGCGCACTGTTCAGATATCAAATAAAGACAAGTGGGCGCGCACTATTGTTCTGCGGCATCAGGGCGGCGCAGAAGCGTTTCAGCCCAATCTGGACGCCGCGCGCCGGCAACTTACGCGGTTGCTCAAAAGCACGCCCGAGCGGCATGTCCGCGTGGGTGGGCACTTCTTCCGTGCTGACTTGCCATGGCTTTTTGATTTTGGCGTGGATGTACGCCCGGAGTACGCTCCCGCCGAAGACCCCGACGACCGCACCCGCGGCGGCTGGGATACAAGTCTCATGTACCACGCCGTCAACGAGTGCGCCCGATACGGCCTCGACGAGTGTTCCATGCGATTTACTGCCGCCCCAACTTACTGGGAGCCGCTTGATCACTGGAAGAAAAAGTACCGTTCTGATAACAAATTGAAAGCCAGCGAAGTCGGCGGTTACGGTGAATGCCCGGCGCACATTCTCCATCCGTATGCGTCCTATGACGTTGATGTAACTCGGCGCATCTTGATGAGATTTTATGGCACCAACGGCAAAGACGGCATTATCGCCCGGTCCAGCACAGGGCATGACTGTTGGTTGCCGTACTGGACTGCGCATAACGCTTCGCTGGCGTTTCTAGAAATGGAAATGACCGGCCTTGAAATCGACCGCAACCGTGCGGACGAGCTGACGACGCTGTTTATGAACACGCAAGAGCAGCTGCTGGCAGAAATCCGCGAGGAGTTGCTGTGGCCGGCGTTTAACCCAAAGTCGCAGCCGCAGTTGGCAATTGCGCTCTTCGGCCGTGACTACGCAGACAGGTATACGAATTCTCCGCCGATTCCTGACGAAGCGCAGACGCTGGATCTACGGCCTGTAAAAACAACAGGCAAGCGCCCTGTCCTGTGGAACGAGTTGTCATACCGTGGCGTTAACCAAGAGACAGCTACGCCTAGTACAGATAAAGAAAGTCTTGGTATCCTTGGGCACATTAACTCAACGGCGGCTAAAATCCGTGATTATAAATTCATTAGTCAGGTTTTGCAGTCGGTGTTGCGCAAGCCCGCGGAAACAGAAGACGGAGAATACGAACTCGATGAGAACGGTAATTACACATATGAAAAGGGTTTGGTTGGATGCGTGCACGCGGACGGTAAGGTGCGCACGCACATGTTCCAAACCAAGGAAACTGGCCGGGCAAGCAGTAGCCGACCTCCCCTGCAAAACCTTAGTTCGCGGCGGGAAGACGACTACAAGCGCATCCTCGGCAAAGACAAGTATCAGCACCCTGTCCGATCAATCTTACGTGTACCCAAGGGCTGCGTCGGCATCGAAACGGACCTCACTGGTGCGGAACTGGCGGTCCTCGCGTGGCTGAGTCAAGATAAAAATATGATCGAGCATGTTCGGCGTAATCTTCTTCCAGAGGATCACCCGGACCACTACGACATACACAGCCAGCAAGCAGTAAAAACTTTTCGTTTGAGCGGTGTTGTGCCAACCAAGCAGGGTATGGCTGATGCCGGCGTAAAGGGTCTTCGTGTCGCAGCCAAAAACGTGAATTTCGGTATTCCGTACGGCCGCGGCGCAGAAGCTCTTGCGCGTCAGTGCAAAGAAGAAGGTCACGACGTTACGGCTGATCAGTGCCAAGCGATGATCGACGCGTACTTCCAGTCTTATCCCGGCACCAAAACTTTTCTTGCTGAATGCCGTATGCGGTCACAAGACCCGGGCTGGCTGGTCGGTCCGTATGGGCGCTTTCGTCGGTTCATGCCAACGAAAGATAGGGCCGTGCGCGGCGAGCAGGAGCGACAGGCGCAGAACTTTCCGATTCAAGGCGGAGTAGCTGACGCGGTGTCGATTGCGCTTTACAACTTCTACAAGTATCGTGAAGAGCACTCAGATATTGATTACAAAATCGCGCTGCAAATTCACGACGCGATTGTGTTAATTGTGCCGTTGGAGCACGCTGAGCGCCTGTACAAAGAAGTCATTCCAGCGTGCATGATTGACGGCGTGCCTTTCTGGCCGCACAGGCTAGACGGCGCCAAAATCGACGTGGCGAAACCGTACCACTTTGGTATGAGTCGGGACGTGTTTTTCCACTGGGGAGAGAACCTAAAACCCTCAAAATCTAGGGGTTTAGGCGTCGATTGGTTTTGTGACGAGTAGGTCTAGACAGACTGGTTTTGTCTGCTATAGTGGCAGACATCCACAAAGGGCAATAGGGCCCTCAATTACATAGAAAGGTTTGTATGCCACGCTATAACGCGGCTAATTTTGCGGCAATTGATCCTGAGTACCGTAAGGCCAACAACATCGGTACGGGCGGCTCTAACAGCAAGAGTCGTTACGCCTACGGCAAGCAGAATAACGTTCTGATTGCGGCCGGCGGTGAACTCCTCGGAAACGGCATGTGCCTTCGGCTGCTTCCCATCTACGAGGAGGGAAAAAATGGTGAAACGTTTGCCAGCTTCCGAGAGGGGCACGACAACGTCGCCATGGGTGACTGGAGCCGGCTGCTAACCTGTGCGCATTGGGTTGGTAACCCGGGTATCTGTTTCATCGTTCACGACGGTAACCCCGAGCTGAACCTGTACGAAAGCCCGCTGCACGTTCTGCGCAAGGTGGCTTACGACAGCTCTAAAGATAATCCGCATCCGACGCTGGGTCGCTTGTTTGCGGAGCTACTGTCGAAAGAGTTTGTGCGTAGTTCGCATATCGGGTCGCTTAAGAAACCCGAAAAGACTCTGTTTATTTCGGCGACCGCCGTTTATGTTGATGAACACGGTAAGATTCAGCTAGGCGCTTTTTCTGATGATAACAAGCGCAATGCGCGCATCATCGGCTTGAAGACCAGCGCAGCCGAAGCTTTGCATGCGGCGCTCAACGTCCGCGACGAAAGCACCGGCGAGTACCTGAGCGGCGACATGTTGTCTCTTGGGGCTGCGAAGTTGTTTACAATTCTGCCTGAAGCGTTCAAAAGCGGCGGCGCTAATTTGATTGCGACAGGTTTGGAAGGCCCGACGACGTTTCAGTGCCCGAAGTTTGCTCGTGGCTCGGCTAACGCAAAGTACATTGTTGGTTACCCGCACTCGCGTAGTGACTACACGCACTTCGGCATTCTCCATGACACATTTAATGGTCAGGAGATTTCTCTTGAGCCGTACGCCGACCGTGTCATCGCGGAAGCCGGCACGTGGGAAGACTTTCTGCGACTGCCGTCATACGAAGAGCAAGCCGAGATGCTGGCTCCTGTGTTCCCGCGTGAAGCGCTTGATTTCGCTTGGCGTGACTTCCCGCAGTACCTCCGGGCGCTGCCGAAGGGGACGTCAACGTTTCAGGGCGTAGAGACGTCGGTAGAGGACTTGGAAGCCCCGCCGGCGCCAGCCCCTCGCGCGACAGCCCCTGCCCGCCGCCCGTCCCCGCAGCCCGATCCTGTGGCTCCGTGGGACCCGCAGCCGGAGGCTGAAGTTTCGCCGGAGGTAGATGCCAGCGTTGCTGATATCTTTGCCTCTGCCCCGCCCGCCCCGCCAGCTCCGCCGTCCATGGCGCAGGCTGGCCCCGCGAAGCGGGACTCTGCGGACATTCTGGCGCGGGCTCGTGCTCGCGCATCGCAGAAGTAATCTTCTCGCGTCAGCTCCGGCACCACGTTGTTCTCTGGGTGCGTGCGTGCCGGAGCTGAGGCTTTTTCATATCAGAAGGGAATTTATGGGTAGGAAACGTAAAGAAGATCACGACGAAGTTGATGTGTTCGCCCGCAATGGCGAGCATCCGGTTATTACGGAAGTGCTCAAGGCGACCGCGGAAGATCAAGATCCGCTGATCGGCTTGCCGCTCCCTACGCTTGCAGCGCGCTATCTGCTGCAGGCTAACATTTTCCCGCTATCGCGCTTCACGCAACTACGCGGCGAGTTTAGCGCTGGTAAGTCCGCTCTGCTCATCGAGATCATGCGCTGGTTTCACATGTATGGCGGTGGCGCCATCATGATCGACACTGAGAACAAGGGATCGCCGACGATGATGTCGGGGTTGTTTAGCCACAACCAGCAGTACATCTCGCGGACCCGTATCAAGACGGCGGCGAGCGTGGAAGAATGGCAAAAGCATTACATGGAGTTCTGTCAGGCGATCCACAAGCAGGTTGACGCGGCTAACGCCCCAGACCGGGTTATTCCTATCTGTATCGGCATCGACTCCATCTCGGCTGTTGAGGTCGATCGTCGCGTCGAAAAGGTTGCAGACGAAGGTCACGCTGCTGCCGGCCACCCGTATCTCGCTCGCAACCTGTCTGACTTCATGCGGACGGCGCTGGTGCCCACGTTGCGGCATTACCCGATCGCACTTATTGCGACAAACCACCTCAAGGAAGAAATTAACTCTATGGGGTTCGGTCCGCCCAAGAAGTACGCTCCGGGCGGCGCTAGTTTGGATTACTATCCGACGTTGATTCTCGACATGTCGAAGGCGTCGCAGAAGAACATCCCGCCGCGTTACGAGGGCTCGTCGATTCGTATTACAGCTACCAAGAACAATCTCGGCGCTCCCGGGCGAAAGATTGTTGTTAACCTGCTCTGGTACAACGAGATCGTCCCGGCCGTTGACAAGAACGGTAACGAAACGTTCAAAAACCAGCAGTTCCATTTCTGGGATTGGCACACTGCGTCTATCCGGTTGCTCATGGAGCTACAGTCGGGCGACGGTAAGCCGGTTCCGGGTATGGACCCCAAACTGCCGGGCCTGCTCAAGCAGGTCTGCGATCTGGAATACAAGCACGGCACCAAGAACGCTGAAACACCGCTGGTATTTTCTAAGGCGCTTGGTATTTCCAAACAAGACGCTGTATCAGAAGTTGAGGCGTCCATCATGCTTGAAGACAACCCTAAAGTCCTCGGCATGCTGCACGGCTTACTCGGTGTGAACGACTACACCATCTGCGACCCGGCGCGTAAGTATCGCGAGCAGGTGATGGAAGAGTTAAAGAATAATCAGATGACCGACGTGCCTGAGCTTATGGCAGCGTCAAGCACGGTCGGCGAAGTTGTCGGAGCGGATTTAGATCCTCTTGGACAGGTGGACTAATGGACGAATCAGAAGAAGAAAACGAAGACGACGGCGTTATTGAGCATGAACTTATGGGCATGCAAAATGGCCTGTTTCAACTGGCTGAGTGTTTTGGCGGCCCCGTAGACGGTTCAAAGTTGCCGGTACCGGTTCCAGAAGCGGACACGATCATCAGCGGCTACGACCACGAAACCGGCGACATGATGCACTACCGGCTAACGGAGCGCATCGACAAAGAGACGGGAGAGAGCCGGTTTATTTATCAATTTATGGAATGCGTTAACTCGCCGGGCATAAGCTTCAATGAATTTATGGAAGCCGTTGACGAGTATGACGAAGAACACAATGCGGACAAATATGACGAAGAAGACGAAGAAGACAGCTAAAGAAATGCTCAAGCCGGTCAGTATCTCGATCTCGTTTACGCGAGAAGAAGTAGACTGGATGGCTTGGGTGGTGCGAGACGTGCTGGAAACGCATCAATGTGTACCAGCGGGTGAATTAGCGTGCGACAAAATCATTAACGCCGAAGGATTACTCAAAGACGTAGAAAAGGTGCTTCATGAAGGAACCAAAGTTCGGAAGGTGGACGCACGTAAACGAAAGGCTCCCCGGCCGCGAAGAAAAAGTGCTCGCCGCTGACCCGATCACGCAGAGCCAGTTCATGGTGACGGGTGGGGAGCTGGCGGCGGATAAAGATCTTCTGCTGTGGATGCCACTCCCGCCGCCGGAGTCGATCGCCAGCTATTTTGATAACAATCCGGCGTCCTAATATGGATCCGCGCGACAACTTTTTTAACGAGCTGTTCAATCAGGACAGTCAAGGCGCTGAGGCTATTCGCTTTCAGCGGCAACTTGCGTTTGAAGAACGTATTATCAAGCGCGTCTTCAAAGAGTGCGGTATTAAGATATCTGGTTGGGGCAAGATGGCGAACGAGTGCCGGGACATGACCGGCCACGACAAGTTGAACTTTAGTTGGTTTAACTCGGAGTTTCATCGTTTCCCGGGTGTCTTGTGCGGGCGGCGCATCCCGCGGCTGCACGAACTGACGATGGCTGATCTGTTCAAAATTCCGAAAGACGGTAAAAACAGGTTACTCGCTGCGGTGGCCAAAAACCTGCACCGGTTGGAAATAAACACAGAACGTCGGTTCATTATGTGTTTTCCCGTGGTGCGAACGATGCTATGTGCGCACAACCACATAACCGACGACACCGGAATTCCGCGAGTCCAGTGGGTCTGCAGTTTTCCGCCAACTGTCAAGAATATGTTTACAGTCGAGCACACTGCGACGCTTTTTAATGCCATAGGCGCAGACTGGTATTACGATTAGTTCGGCACGGAGGCCCGGATGTTGTCGGCAACTACAACTGTGCGCAGTGTATTTGCGCCCGTGCCGGCGTTCTCGTTTTCGGCAAGCCAGCTAGAAGAGTGCCGAAAATTTCTGGAGATGCGATCCGCGAGTACGGAGTCTGTCCCGGTCGTCGAGGAGTCCCAGTTAATTATGGGACCCGACGGCAGCATCGTAGAAAACGGCTACCGGTTTAACGCTATCGGTTTTCGGGCGTTGTCGTCTGTTTTGTCCGTCGGGCTAGCGCAGCTGTTTAACGAGCTGTCTGGCGAGAACGTCCGTCAGGTGCGCACAACAACGCGGGCTACTGACATTGCCGCGGCAGTCAGTATTTACAACGCTACGCTGCGTGTTAGGTTTGATGCGTTGCGCGAGCGTACTCTGCTTGTGAACCATCGCGAGCGGTCTGTCGAGGGCTTTTTGGGTCTCGATCACCGCATGCTGGATAACAGTTTGTTTATGGAAACCGTCAGCAACGAGCTATACGACAAGCAACCGCAGGCCGAGTTTTTTCGGGCGGAGCTGCTGGGGCGAGAGTTGCGGCTGTATTTCATAGACCCCAAATCACGGCGTACAGATATTTATACAGATCCGCGGCACACGTTTGCGGCGGGGTGGTATTTCTCAAACCGGGAAGACACTGGCAACGCTATCCGCGCGTCTACGTGCTTGTACACAAAGTTTGGCGCGGCGCTGTCTCCTGCCGGCAAGGGCGGGCGGCTAAATCACACGGGCGCTGATCTTGTTGGTCGCGTGTCGATTTTGGCGTCAGCGGTTGCCGAGCGCAGCGTTGATATGACCGCCGTAGCAAATCGCGTCTCAGCGCTTATGGGTTTGTCTCTGGAGTTTTCTCCTGACAAGACAACTATGGACGCAGCGAACGACAAATGGACTTCGTACCTGATGAAGTTCAAGATCACAAGAGAAGACGCCAAACAGATTATTCGAAATACGGCAATGGTCGGTGCGGACATCGAGCCGCGCGACGCCATTGACGTCTACACAAAAGAAGTGCTTAGGCAACGTACTGCCTATGACTTGTTTTGTTCTATGTTGCGGTGTTCGCGCGGGCATTACCACACCCTGCGCGATCTATTGCAAACAACCGCGCTTGAATTGCTGCTTCCTGCCCCGAAAGGCAGAAAGCGAAAATAGTTAACCTCACTTATAGGGAGAGATTCAATGGGTAGGAAGTCTAAGGCGGCGGCGATGATTCAGGCTGATATGGTCGAGTCGCGTAATTCGCCGCTCTTAGTAGCAACGGAGAATTTGACGCCTGAGTTGCAGGACGTCGTTTCCGAAATTGACGGTCTGTTCAGTGACGCGCAGGAAGCTAGCCTGCGGGCATACTGGCGGATCGGAAAGCTTATTTCGGAGGTAAAAGGAGATCCAGAACGCTATCTAACGGCGGAACAGCAGACGCAGCACATTGACGGAGCTTCGCTGCTCATGTCAATTTTTGCGCCGGTCTATACCATCGAACAGATGCGTGGTGCCGTAAACTTCTTTGAGAAGTATCCGAGCGAGGCTGAGATCATTCGGCTGCTCAGTCTGCGCTGCCCGGACCGTCCGCGGTGGCGGCTGACGACATCGCACGTACAGCTTCTCACGCAGATTCCCGATGATCAGCAGCGCTCTGCTGTCGAGGAGAAGTGCGCTGAGGAGGCTTACACGGCCCGCACGTTGGCGACTGAGTTGCAGGAGATGCGCGGCAAGCAAAAGACGAGCGGCCGCACTCACCAGTCTCCCAAGGGGCTCAAGCAGCAGTTGCATGATCTGCTGCAGCACCAGCGGCGCTGGATTTCTCGTTCTGATTCGCTATGGCTTAGCGAAAAGCGCGACAACATTTACGACGACATCGTAAATGCTGCGCCGTCAAAGTTTGATGCAACTGTTCAAGGCTACTTTGCTGAGATCATTGAAAACTTTGAGAAACTGTCTGACATCGTGGCGGATCACCGCGCGATGTGCGCTAAGGTTCGGGAAGAGCTGAACAAGCGTGAAGAGATTGATGACGATACGGAAGAGCAGGAAGCCTCGCCGCGTCGCCGGTCCAATATGACGCGTTAGGAGGTTTTATGTTTTCTGTACGTAATGTTCCAGTTGTGATTGAGCCCGGCGTCGGCGCGCTGGAGGCCGAGTTCTATATCACTGATAACGCACGCGGACATCGCACATTTCCGCTGCAGCTACAGCGCCTCGAATTTAACGATCAGACGGTGGAAAAGTTGCCTTTTATTCCGGCAACCCAGTTTCCGCATGCCTTCTCGTTAGTCGGCGATGTCGATAAGTCGGCTGTAATTGTGGTCTATGACTTTCTGGGTCGAATTGCCTGTGTCTATACCCGCGGCGACGAAAAATCAGCGTGGGATAGGTGCGACGTTGCAGACGAGCACGCCGGCAAGACAGTAACTCAGTTTTCGGTTAGATTCAATTTTGCGTCTGTGAAAGAACGCACGACGTTTCTTGAACTGATCGATAAGATGGTCAAAGATGCTAAGAAGAATATCGAACCCGATTCGCATAACGTGATGCGGGTATTGAAGCTTCTTGGCCGATCACGAGTACCGCCGGTGGTCATGCCGGTTGCTGTGGCGCGTGCGTCAATGGCGTCGGCACGGTTGTAGTTTACTTAGTTGAATGGAGTCGTGTATGGCGGATGGAGCCGCATCTGTTTGTATCTGTGTGCTGTTCTACGGCAACGAAGACAAACATTTTAAACTGGCGCAGCGCGTGCTCAACGAGCCGATGCGCGAGTTGGCCAACCAAAACGTATCTTTTCGTTTTGGCTGCAACGCTGTGGGGCCAGACACGACACAATTTTTAATTCAACAAATTGCTGATCACTTCCATTCGGCAACGATTTTTCACAGTACTGAAAATCTGATGAAGTATCCTATGATGCGGCGTATGTTCTATGAGCCGCCCATTACCGCGCCGATTACGATGTGGTTTGATCATGACTCTTATCTGGAGCCGACTGACACCGTACACAATTGGTTTGCGCGTGTAATAAACAATGTAAACGGCTGCAATCTTGTTGGATCCGTAGAGCGCGCCAGACTTCCCGATGAGCAACTATTGTGGCTGCAACAGCAGTCGTGGTTTAACCCGGAATACGAAAAGACTTATCTGCCGTATGTTATCGGCGGGTGGTGGGCGATTAAAACAGAGTTGCTGTATCAACTCAATTTTCCGCCGGTTGATTTTCAACAAAAATATGGCGATCGTGTGCTTGGTGCAGCGTTTAAACACCAAGACATTCGATTTTGTCATTTTCGTGAAGGCGTGAAAATTAATGTCAATGATTCTGGTGTTGAAGCCGCGGCGCCAAGGACGATGATGACATGAAAGTTTCCGTTGCCCGTTTAGATATGAAAAAAACTCGTGACGGGTGGCCGGAAGGTACGCCGTTTGCGCCGGCGTTTATTCAATCTGTTGAAAAACTCGGCAGCTCGCGTTGGCGTGTTTTAGACGCCCAATATAATCCGGGAGACTCCCCGACATGGGCTTTTTCCGAGCACGACGAGTATTTACGCATTCCGCTTTTTCCGTATGATTTAAACCCGTCGGCCGACCTTGCAATGGCTTTTATGCTGCAGCTTGGTTTGAGTTGCGCCGGCTACTTACCCGGACCCGTCGAGCATTTCTACGTGGCGACTGGCAACCCGGTTGAGCTGCTGTATGATGCCGACACAGGCGCGCACGCCGGTCTACGCTACTGGTTTGGTTTCGCTGTAAAACTCCTTTAAGGATAAAAAAATGGCAAAGAAAACGACGATTATTGATGCTCCAAAATCTGAAGCGCCTAACACGTGCGGTATTACCAACGTGTCAGTGCCGATCAAAATGGACGCCTCTGCGCTGGCCAAAGCTTTACAGGCTGCTGCCGCGTCACCGCAGCAAACAATTAAGGTAAATCCGTCTGAGCTGATCAAAGATGCGGCCTCGCGGATGGAAGATCTGTATTCCCGTTTTAGCGCTCTTCGGATCATTGGCGCCGAACTAAACGGGAAATCTCTCTCCGACCCGCTTCCTGACACGCTCAAAATTGAGGACATTGCTATTAGCTTTCGGTCTGTGAAGGCGGGCAAGGAGTCTGACCCGATTGTTGCGCACGTTAAAAATGTTGTGTGCGTTGGCGATATCTCAAATCTCTTGTCTAGCGAGCTGGGCACGATCATTTTGGCGCTTGAGCAGGAAGCCGCTGCGGTTAAAGAAACGGCTACGTCTGCGGAAGAGACGTGCGGTAAAGCACGGCAGCAGTGGGAGGCCAGCAATCCAGATCGCAAAATTGTGGCCCGTCCAGTGGACGACTCTTCTGCGCCCGTAACAGTTACGACTGCCGCTCAAACAGCTTCGACAGCGGCGTCTGTTACGTTGCGAGGCAGTGATGAAACGCCCACCGTTTAGTTATACGCGGCTACGTCAATACCGCGATCGACTCGCCGACCGCGCGCTGCGTCCTTACATAGACGCAATGGTTGGCGGTGAAACTCTTCGCGACATTTGCCGTGACGTTTTAAACGAACTGCCAAACTCAGTAGTGAGCGCGGCAGTTTTTGATTCAATTCGTGCGTTGGCCGGCACCACGTTAACGCGGAGTGCAGCACACACGTTGGCGTGGCGCTTGGCTGGCAACATTGAAAAACTAAAGGACGGCGCGCCTGTTTTGCCGTGGACGCGGCAACTAGAAGACGAGCTAGTGCCGGTATGCGTAGAGGGTGTCAGGCCGTACAAGCGGAAAACAACTTCTGGCTATATTCTGACTTGCCGCGCAGTTGGTGGTTCTCCGTGTCCTATGTCTTTTACGCAATTTTTCTCGCAAAACAGCTGCCGGGCTATCTCGCAAACGCTTGGGTTTTCTGCGCCGTGGGGTGCATATCCGTATACCACGGCTATGCACTTTTTGAACCTGCTGTTCTTCGCACATATCGACGCAGAACGCAGCCGCGAGCAGCCGTCGTTTTCTACGGTTAGTGTCAGCAGCAGTATGTTTCGAGACAATCGCGGACTGATAGAGGTACGCACACGCGCCCGGCCGTGCCCAGATGGCTACGAACATTCTTGCGTACATTGTTGGCTGGGCGCCGACGACTGCATGTTTGCTACGCATCGGCGCACATACGTAACGCGGTATTGTGACGCCTGTCAAACAGACGCGTTTTTTGATCCCAGTGATAATGGGTTTTTGTGTGTTCGATGCAAAAACAATGCGTCGCGTCACATTGAATCTGCCAGCTAAGAAAGGACGGCTATGGGTAGCATCGGTTACCGACAAAAGGGAGACAACGGCCCGCTTTACAACCCTGAGCGCGATTATGCGTACATCACGCCTACGCTTATGGTTCGCGCAATCGAAAATCTTGATCCAGCTGCGCGTACCGGTGACGCTGCAAATTGGTACGAAGAACACAACATCTCTCAGGATGAGATTGTCAAAATCGCTGAAGCGTTAGCGGCCGCACAGCGAGACTTTGTCAATGGCGCAGATCCTGTCAGTAGTTTTGAGCAAGCTTTGAATCGTCGTGAGTTTTTTGCGTTTAGATATCCGGTGCGTTTAGCTTTGTTTGCGGCTATCGGCGAGGTTTTTTGCGCGGCTTGGTTTAAAGGCGTGCGCGAGGTATCTGTTATTGGCGAGGAGTCCCCGGTCGCCGGTAACATGGCTCGCTTTGCGTCTGCGGTTATTGAGTTCGCGGCGCGAAACGGCGCGCCCACGTATAATGCGAATTTTATGGCCGAGCATTTGAAAATGATGAACGACGTATTGCAGACCCGGCTCAACGTGGTGTATAAGGAGCTGCAAGACACGCAGGCAAAACTCAGCGAGTGTTCTACGGCACTTGCGACAGCTAAACAAACTAAGCCGTCACTGTGGCAGCGGTTTGTTGCTTGGTCGTCTAAAGAAACCGACTACCCCGGTCCAAAATAGTCAGGAGCGTTGCGTGCCCAAGTACAGGATGTACAAAGACCCCAAGCAATTTGGGGCCAAGCTGGATAAAAAGCCGGTTGACGCAATTCGGTTCCTTGGGCTTGATTTAGGTAGCAACTGCGGCGTCGCTGTTTACGACTTTATTCCCGGCAAGAAAATGCTGCAAGAAAAGCTGCAGCTGTTTCAGTGGGATTTGTCAGTGCAGGGCCTTGAATCTGGCGCGGCTCGTTTTGTCAGGCTTCGCGCGTTTTTAAACACCGTTGCTCCTGACGTCATCGGCTACGAGGATGTAAAATACACGCCGCCCAGAGAGTTTTTCGTCAATAAAAAGTTTGGTATTCCGGCTGTGCTGTCTCGCGTTGCTACAGCCTCTGAAGTGCTTGGCGGTATGAAAGTCACTGTTGCCACGTGGGCGGAAGAGGCAGATCTTATCTCCAGCGGTTTTGCTATCAGTACCATCAAAAAGTTTGCAACTGGTAACGGCAAATCTAGCAAAGAAGACATGATTGCAGCGGCAAATAAATCACTGGGCGCCGCGTTTGACGCAGTTAAATATAAGTCAACCGGAATAGACAACGTCGTAGACGCCGCGTTTGTGTTGCTGCTGCTTATTCAGACAACAAACGCCGGGCTTACCCACGCTAAAAAATAATGATGTGGTATGGATCAGCCGGACACGTTTGTAAAAGTTGATTCAATAACTGGCGCAGACGCGTTAGCCCACCTTTCTTGCGCAGACGCATTCAATCAGCGCGATAACCCGCTTGTGTTGTTTACGCCGGCGCTGCTGTTTACGCGCGGTGGTTTTGATCGAGACCCTGTCATTGAGTTCGACGCGCGATTTCCTGCGGCGTCTAGTGACATGCGGCCCTTCGCGGTTGACCTAGCGCGCGACCACGAGCGTTTTTTTAGCGGCTTTGGAGTTATGCCTGCTCCCGGTCGGCAACGTGTCGTGAACTGGGATAAGCGCATTTACGCCATCGATTATCGGCGGCAAGAAGAGTGTTTTGAATTCTTAGGCGGTATCGCGTATTCCAATCCAAAAGCGCAGTGGTTTGCAAACTCATTTTTGCACGCCGTTACCACCCCAGACCCGACATCAAAAACAGGGCAGGTTCTTGAAATACACGTTGTCGGAATCATGTCAAACAAGTTCGTCTTATACGTAGACGAACAGCCGAATGCGCCAGCAGTTGTTCGGCAGCTAAGCACTAACCAATTGCACATGTTGCCGCGTGCCGTATATCGCGCCGGGGCTATGAGTGGATTTAACGGCGTTGACCCGCTAGACACGAAAGACTGACATGGAAGACACACAGAATCCAGAAGTAAAAATAACACCAGACGAAACCAAGTCTCCCGACCATTATTACGCTGTTATTCTTAGCCCAGAAGGCGATTTCCGTGTCGAGGAGTTTGACACGCTAGAAAAATTATCTGCTCGGTTGAAAGAGCTGGTCAACCGCGACGTGAGTGTGTTTAGTTTTGCCGGCGTGCGTTTAAACATATCTAAACCGCCTTTTCGCCACCTATTGACGCCGTGGGGCAACATGCCGCTTTTTGATATCTCTGCGGACAGCCTAGAGCCAGACGAGACCGGCTACCTTGGCGTTGACCCTGTACATCTTGAATCGCCGCCTGAAATTAAAACACCATCAGCGCCAAAATCGTCGGTCAACTCCGGCGACTTCTTTTCTGACGAAGACGACGGCTCTTTAAACGTCTTTGACAGTGTGCTCCCAGACCCCGACAGCTGAACTAAATTTTTCAGCATAAGCTGGCATATTTATTGTACCGCGTTTTGTTGTTAAACGCGGCCCGCACTAAAAGCCGCAGCTTTATTGCTGTAAGGGGGATCTTGTGGGTTTTGCGTAACGTTGTACGGTTCAAAGGACGACCTGTTCGCAGACAGGAAGTTCTCGATGTAACTCGGACGGTCGTTCAGTTTTATGACAAGACTTCAAGTGGAGACTATGAAGAAATTGTCGTGACGCCGAATGATTGGGCCCTATATTCGTCGAAACACTTTGAATCCGACAAGGACGGTAACTTGAATAAAGGAGTAGGTAGTGGATATCGCAAAGACACAGGAGAAAATTATCGCGGCCTTCGATCGGGTGGCGGCACGTTGCGAAGAATTCGTAGCGGTAAGCTGGCTAGCCGGTGAAGGTAAAAAATTCGATTCGCCCTCGCGGCGATTCGGCGATAACGTTCGACCGTCAGCGTTAGTGCTTGAAGTAACGGAGCATGCCGGCCTCAACCTGTCCGCGGCGATGGCGCTTGCAGACAGGTCGGGCAACGTATGGCTGGAAACTCTTGGCAAATGGGACTTTCGCGCCCCAATTTCGTCTAGGGGTTTCGGGTCGCAGTTGAGTATGAATAAGCAGAAGCACCGCCTTAATGCAAAGCGCGGCTGCGACATGCTTCATAACATCTGCAACTACGGGTATGCCGATAAACGGGGCGAGACGGTAGCGTTCGAGCCCTGCCGTTGGCCGACGGTGTATGTTCCTGTACGCGACCACATGCGGATCGACGAGGATAAGTTGACCGCGCTGGCCGTACAGAACGCTCCGGCGGAGTTGGTGGAGACTTACCGGCGCAGGCTGCGCGACAGCATGATTCGGGAATTCAGCAACAAAGCGTATATCAACGTTGCTGCGCTCACCGAGGAGTCGGCTAAGGATGTCACCAAGGCGATCAAGCATGACGCTGCGATTGAAGATTTCTCGCCTGTTCTAGGCGATATGGATCGAAATCCCTTTGGTTCGGTTAGTGATATGACTGTATCGCTGCCAAACCCAGCCGGTAAGATTCTGGCTCGGCATGGGCTGGACACGGCCGAGGGAATGCCCCAGTGGATTTTGGACGACATTCTGCGCGGAATGTACGCCGAGGTAGGCGATATTAAGCCCACCGAAAGCGAAATGTGTGATGCGCTGTTGTCGCCTGATCAGCCGCTGGCTGTAACGATTGATGTCAAGACGGCTATTGAACAGATGCCGTCTGAGGCCGCAAATTATTTGCGGTTTAATGCCCCGAAGCGGGCGCAGAGAGAGGCAACCGACGAGGAGCTATTTACAGCCGCGATGAATCCGGCTAAACCTTTAGTGTTGAGTCGCCTCAGCGCTATTCAGGTGAACTGGGCGGCGGAATGGCAGAACACGCCATTTCCGTATCGCGGTGAATTGCTCGCGCCGGTAGAGTTTGTTCCGAAGAAGAATTACAACTCTTTTTCGGAAAAGGTTTCCGCAGTATCAGTTGAATGCGCAGAGAGTGTTCGTACGCGTATCGCTGGTGCGTAATTACTAACATGCGTTATTTCGTCAAACCCGAAGATTCGGCGTTAACGTGGTTGTTAAACATCGACGCCACGCCGAGTACGTTACCGTTCTTCCCGGACGATAGCGCCATGGGTTTGGTGGTAGCGCAGCTTCTCTCAGGCAAAATACTTGCAGAAGTGTTGCCTACAGAAGAGCATGTTAGGCTGGTTTGCGGAGGAGGGGTTCCGCTGGGTCGGCTGTATTTCCATATCCCGAAAACGCAGTTGTATTCAGTGTGCCCTGAGTTGAGTTCAGAATCTTTTGGGGGCAACGTCTAGGCTTCGGCCGTTCGTTGCCCCCTTTTTTTAGCTATTGGAGCTTCTATGTCCGACTACCGAGACCCAGCCAGCGAGCGAATGGAAAACGGCCGCACCATGCTCGATGTCATGCGCGGTAACAAAGGGCTTAAAGGTGTAATTGTCGCGCCGTCTACTCCGGGCGGCGTCCCAGTTAACTTCAATCCGCACGACCGCACAAAAATCAAAATTAATGTGATTGATCCAAACGGTTCAAATGTTGGCGGGCTAACACTAGACCAAATGACTGGTCCAGCTGTTGATCAAGCTCTGGCCGCGGCGAAGGCGGCCATTTCCGGCAATGATATCAATTCAATCAGGGAGCGCGCTGCAATGGTATTTGAAGAATTGGCAAAAATGGAAAAAGCTGGCGTGCAGCGCGTACCTGTTGTGCGCACAAAAAAGGTCGTGTCTCAAATAACCCAAGCAGCCGATGACAGTGAAGAGCAGTTAGAGGCAAATTTAGTGGCGGCAATGGATCCCCAGCCGGTCCTGCCGCCGCTTGAAAAAATTGACCGCAGCTACAGTCCGATGGCGGCGTTCGGGCTAAAAAAGCAGTCCAACAATCCTGTGCCGACCGCCGCAGCGACAACTCATAAAGCCGGCCCGCCGCAGAAACTGCTGTATTTCGAAAAAGAGGGGATCGGCACAGTTCCGGCATTTTTCCACGACGTAATTGTATCTGTAGCGCAGGTTTCTCCTGATAGCGCAGAAGAGAACGGTTTTATCGTGTTGATTTACGACCTACGTTTTGAGCAAAACGCAGCGCGCTGGTTTCCGCCGTCAAACGATCCCTACCAGCGTCCTTGGGCCGTACAAATTAACGACGATCGCCGTTTGTACCTTGTCCATACGACGGGATTTCAGTATGTTTATGATAACCGCGAGTACTGTGTTTTACTCGTTGAGCGCGCCCTTCGTGCAAATTACGACGAGATTTAAACCATGGAAAAATGTGGAGTTATAAAGGCCGGCGTCACGCCCCCAGAACACGAAGACGCCCAGCAGCCCACAGAAAAGAAAGCGCAGGTTCAGGCGCTTGATAGTGATTTTCGCAAACGCGTTGCGGACACTGTGCAAACAACGACCAAATAGCACGAGGCGCCTGTGTCGCTGCAACCATCTGCTTCTATGGGGTACAACTCGCTCGGCCGCGGCGTACAGGCCGACGAGCGCTTCCCCGACCCGTTTTGCGATGTAGCTAGCCTGTCGATGCCTGAGAGCATCCAGACGGCGCTACGTTGGACGGAATACATCATGAACGCGAACGGCCCTTATAGGCAGGCCATTGATCGCGTTGTGTCTTACTTTATTACAGACGTTGAAATTCAGGACGTCGGTGAAAACAAGACTGGTCGTGAGGAGAAAGAAAAATACGAAACGTTTTTAGCTGATACGCTTAGCATAAAAAACGTGTTGCACTCTGTAGGTATGGACTACATGACCTACGGCAACTCTTTTACCAGCCTGCTCGTACCGTTTCGACGGTATTTGTTCTGCCCAAAATGCGGATTAGAAATGCCGCTCGACCGGGTAGTCAACTCAGACCAGTGCGCTTTCTCGTGGCAGAACTTTCAGTTTCACGCAAGCTGCCCACACTGTAAATACGTTGGCCCGTGGAAGCACGTAGACCGGCGCAGCGGCGACACAAGTCATATTACAGTCAAGCGCTGGAGCCCCCACGAAATTGATATCTTGTGGGATCCGTACACAGGCGAATGTTCGTATGTGTGGAAGATTCCTGAAGACTATCGCACGCTGATCAAGCAAGGCCATCTTCACCATCTTGAGCGCGCAAGCTGGGAAGTTATTCAGGCAATCAAAAACGGCCAAAACTTGATGTTTGATAAGGGCGTGATTTTTCATCTCAAGGAAGACGCGCTGTCTGGTATGCGTAATCGCGGATGGGGAATTTCGCGCGTACTGTCGAATTTTCGTGAGGCGTGGTACTACCAGATTCTCAAGCGCTACAACGAAGCCGTAGCGCTCGACTATGTTATTCCGTTTCGCGTTATCACGCCGATGCCTCGCGGCGGCGATTCACAATCATCTGACCCTGTTCATACAATTAACCTGTCTAGCTTTACGGCTCGCGTAAACTCGATGATCCGGGCCCGGCGAACCGACCCGGCGCGCTGGAACATTCTTCCGTTTCCGGTGCAGTATCAGGCGCTTGGCGGCGACGCTTCTCAATTGGCGCCGCGCGAGTTGTTAGATCAGGGGTTAGAGACATTGTTAAAGTGCATTGGCATGCCCGTTGAGTTATTTAACGGCACGCTAACGCTCCAAGCTGCACCGGCTGCTTTGCGCCTTTTTGAGGCGAACTGGAGTCACCTCCCGCACAACATGAACTTGTTCCTGAATGAGTTGACGTCTTCTATTTCTCGCGTAATGTCGTGGGAACCCGTCAGCGCGAAACTAATGCGCGTCACGCACGCCGACGATCTCAACCGCCAAATGGCCAAGCTTCAGCTCATGCAGGGTCAGCAGATCAGCAAGAGCACCGGCTTGTCGAGCGTTGGTTTGGACTATCGCGACGAGATCAAACAGATGCTCGAAGAAGAAAAGATTTACGCGGAAGAGCAAGAGCGCATGCAGGCCGAGATGCAACAAGCGCAGCAGATGAAGGACATGAGTCAGGCGCCAGACATGATGTCAGGTGTCGGCAACACGGGTGCCGGCGCTACGGGTATGCCGCAAGGAGGCGGCGCGCCGGCTCCAGTTCCGGCTGGCGGTATGCCGGGTCAAGCGCCCAGCCCCGTCGATCAGTTTCTTATGCAACGGCAGAACTCGCCAAACGTGCCGAGGACGCCAGAAGAGCTGCAGCAACAAGCGCAGCTTATCGCAAATCAGTTGTTATCTATGCCTGAATCTGTGAAAGATTCTGAGCTAATTAAACTCAAGCGTTCCGACTCAACTATGCACGCGCTTGTGACCAGCATCATAGACGACATTCGACAGCAAGCCCGTTCTCAGGGCGGTGCAATGGTTATGGCGCAGCAGTTTGGCCAAGGCGCTCCTGCATAAGCATCTATGCGTATTGGCATCTACACACATTACGCACACTGCGACGAAGCGTACTTTGCTGTGCGGCTAGCTGATTTTTTACGCACGCATGGCGTAGAGTGCAGCATTTATTCAGACGCGCCGCCGGCTAAACTGTGCACACACCATGATCGCGCTGTATTGCATAAAAAGAAATGGCCGTTCACGCACTGGGCCAAAACGTGCCACACAATTATTTACACGCAACCGCCCAAGCTTGACACGCTAAATTTTACTCGCCGGATTAACGTGCGATCGATAGTCGTGCCGATGTGGCAAGAACTAATGCGGCCGTTTCGCAAAGTAATGCAGCGTGCCGATCACGTTATCGCAATGAACGCAGAAGCGCGCGAGCTTTTTTTAAAGGTCTACAAGTTTAAGAACGTAACGTACATACCGTTTGACGTTGGGTTACCGGCTACAAAAAAAACAAAACCGGTTAATGGGCGTCAGGTAAAGATATTTTTACCGTGGTTTGATCGGAATGCCCGTTGCGCCCACAGCCAGTTTTTGGGTTTGCTGGGTTATTTGCTTGAACGTATGCCGGACGCGCAGCTTAACGTTGCAATTACTTCGTGCCGTTTTGCGCCGTCTGTAGCCAAATTCTTTCAGACGTTGGGGCGTAAAACAAACGGGCGCGTAAAAATTATCCGTAACACACCGCTTGCAAAACGCCCGGCGATGTACACGGCACATGATATCACACTGTTTCCGGCAGAGTGCGATAACTACGGGTTTTGCAGCCTGATGTCTATCAATTGCGGCACGCCGGTACTGTCTTTTGCGTTGTCGCCGCAGACTGACTTTGTGTATCAGGATGCGAATGGCGTGCTTGTTAAAACGCAGATAGACTACGACGAAAACGGTGTCCCTCACGCCGCCCCAGATTACGAACGTTTAATTACGGTGCTGCAGACACTTATTGCTGAACCCGTCCACATTGATAACCTTAACCGCCGAGTAAATTACAACTTAGCTACGCGTCGCAAATCATTTGAGTTAGGCTGGCAAACGCTGCTCAAACTTGTGTGACGGCATATGGAGATGCCATGAAAAAATCAGATACGCCAAATGTGCCGTTGCGTCACGTATTGTTATTTGCCGCACAGCAATATAGAGATTTACGCACAAACGCCGGTATCAGTCTTGTCGAGCACAGCAAACAAGTAGCTAGACAAGCAGAAACAATAGCGCACAAACTTTATCAAGATGTTCGTGCGGACTATTTGCCGGACGACACAAAAGACAGCATTCTGTCAATTATTCAGGGTGCACTGCTGCACGATGTTTTAAATGTCAGCGCCTGCGCGTTTGAAAACATTGCTGAAATCTCTACGGTACAGGTGGCCGCTATGGTTGCCGATATTAGTCGAGATTTTCGCATGGTTGAAACAAAACGTGATATGGAGTTTCGTGGCCGTGTGAGTGGTAGCCCCGTCGGTGCACAGATCATTGTTCTTTCTGACATTATTTGTACTGCCAAAGACTTGCTTACTCTTGTCAGTGAAAACGGCACAGCGGCGATCCCAAAAGCTAAAAAAATACTTACGCAACTAGACGGCGACCTTTTGGCTTTACGTGCCGCAGAGCGTTTTTACGTGCTTAGGCTGTTTTCGCACGCCGCCCGAAATCTTCTGGGTGATGTCAGTCGCACAATAAAAGAGTGCCGGCAAAAAGCTAAACTTGACAAACTCGTCGCACAACATACAACCGGGATACGCGCCAAACAGGTAGAAACAGAAACACCCGCGCCGACAAAGAAAAAAAAGGAGGTTCGATATGCCCGTAAGCGAAGTGTTGAATAACATTCTTGACGATTTCACAGCAAAAAAACCAGAACTCGTCAGTACCGAATTAAAAGCTTTTTGTGACTACGCCGCTACGTGGTTAGCTACAAATAACATTGTTGGTGTCGGTCATACACAGAATGGTTTATCGCTTCGTTTTTCCGACGGGCGTGAACTGATTTTGTTTGAACCAGCTGAAGAAGTGTTAATTCAACTGCCCGGCGATGTAAGTATTACGGGCAGTCAAAGCAAAATTTCAAAACCAGTTGGCGGCGACTCTCCTAGCTTTCAAATTACAGGTCGTTAAAAGAAAGGAACCCAGTGTTCGTTTGTTTCGAAGGAATCGACGGCGCCGGCAAAACAACGCAGGCGCGCATGCTGTTGCAGCGGCTTCAAAAAGAAGGTGTATCTGCGACCTTGGTGGCAGATCCGGGAACGACGAGTATTGGAACTGCAATTCGGCAGATTCTTCTGCACAACGACGCGCCAATTTCTGCTACGGCGCAAATGCTCTTGTTCTCAGCCGCGCGCGCCGAACTGTCAGCGCACATTCGTTCGTTAATCGCACAGGGCCACGTCGTCATATGCGATCGTTGGCTGCTGTCCACGCTCGTGTATCAGGGCGAAATAAATAACATATCGACTGATCTGATTGTTAACATTTTTCGGGAAACGTCGTACGTCTGCCCCGACGTTCTTTTTCTTATGGATATCGCGCCGGAACGCGTTCGTGAGCGGCGACCAAATGGGCCGTCAGACAGGTACGAAAGACTCTGCCTAGAAGATCAGAATAGAATGCGCGCTGCTTATGCGCACCACGCTGAGCATCGCGCGCATGCCGGTATTGTGCACCACATTAACGCCGAGTCACCCGTTGACGATACCCACGAAAAAATTTATCGCCTGATTTCCGCTGGTCTGCGTAAACCTGTTTTACACACATGAAAGGACGCAAATGGAGTTGTTAGTTTTGCCCTCAGAAGTTACGCAAAAAAAATCTAATCGCGAAAAATTTATTCGCGAAACGCGAGAAACAGCTGCACGGCGCGAGTCTAAACAAAAAACAGCTGGCGATGAGTTAGCGTATCTATGTCTAACGTTGCATCAACTTGCGCAAAAGTATGTGCCGCGTACAGCGCAAACGTTTCGTGACTTTGATTCGCTAGCCCGAGCTACACGTGTTTTACAAAAAATGGGGTTGAAACCGCAGGTGGTTTCAGACGTTTCAGCGCCAACTGCCGCGATTGAAACGTCGATTGTTTTAAACTCGCCAGAATATCGCAGATTGCACAATCGCTTTGTGGCCGCCCTTGCCACCATCGCCGATATGACCGAAAAAAATACACCGCCCGGGCACCCTGAATATCAAAAAGGTGTTCGCGAGGGCTACCGTCGTGCAAGCGATATTGCTATCTTATTTCTAGAAGATCTCCACGCCGGAACAAAACAATGAACACACAAACTTCTCAAATACTGGCGCAGCTGGCGGATTTAAACCCAGAAGCTGTGCTGTTTGACAACATGGATTGCGCGTTAATCGGGCTTGGTTATATCGCAAACGACGGGCCTGTCGCCGTGTACAGTCGGACAAAAATTTATGACAAACTTCTTTCTGACGGCTTTTCGCGCGAAGACGCGGAGGAATATTACGCCGGAAAATTTGTCGCTTTGCGGGTAGGTACGTTAACGCCCGTAATTATTGATGATTGTCAGGAGGAATAATTTAAGTGGCTACAGTTGTTGTTAATAAGCCCGATCACATAGAATTTAGCAATATAACCGCGACTAAATTACCGGCTGACTCACCCACTGTCAGTTTTCAAGCCGGTGAGTGGGCCGCCGAAAATCACGCCGAAGCAGGAATTGTTGTCGATGTTTTTGGCTCTCAACTGCCGCTTTTATCGCCGGGCGACGCGCGCAAACTAGCTAAATGGTTGGTACGCGCTGCAGACGACATTGAAGGTGTAAAGCCAACTAAAACTCGTAAGCACCGCCCGCGGCATGAGGAAGATGACGAACTCTACTGATTAGGTGCCGGCTATGTCGAATAAAAGAATTTCTGCGTTGCCCGAAAAAACAACTCCGGCAACCGCAGATTTAATTCCTATTGTTGACACTGCTAACCCTAACGCTCTTAGTACAAAACGTACAACAATTGGTGCGCTGCTATCTCTTGGCGGCGGAGGCGGTGGAGGTGGTCCGGGAGCTACGGGCCCGCAAGGCGCCACAGGGCCGCGCGGGCAAACCGGTCCGGTCGGGCCGGTTGGTTCTTCGGGACAAAATGGCCCGACAGGCGTGACGGGGCCAGTAGGCGCTACCGGAGTTAGTGTTATTGGCGCTACTGGCCCAGCTGGCTCAACCGGCCAGCCGGGCGTCACGGGCGCGACTGGGCTCACAGGCCAAACTGGCGTATCGGGCGCTACAGGTATCGCCGGCCCGGCTGGCGCTACAGGTGTCCAAGGCCCGAGCGGTCCCGCAGGTACGGGCACAGCAGATACGTTTGAATTTACTGTCACTTTTAACGGATCTGCGCCGCAAACAATTTCTAATTTGCCGACTGGGTGGGGTTCTAGCATTTCATCTAATGACGTCACAATTACGCACACTGTTGGCAAGCAAGTAAAAGACGTCACGTACTGGGGTTACACGGCGTCTTCGGGTTTGTGGCACGCCCGTTACCCGACAGCGAGTAACGAGTTAACGATGACAGAAGGAACAAAATCAAGCGCGTTTAGAATTCGCATATCCAACACAGTTGTGTCTTGTGATAGCGGCGGAACTGCGCGAATAGTTTGTTTCTTTTAACGGGGGTGTTGTTGAGCTATGACTCTCGCCCCGCCAAAAATTCTGCAGATACAGCTGACAAACGTAGTCGAATTACCAGACCGTTTGCCAGCCAGTTATTGGAACAATAACGCGTATCGCTGGACGGCCACGCTGTACATCAATCCGCAGCAGCACGGCTACCCGGATTCCCCGACTGCTTTTTACTACACAGCGCACGACATCGAACTTGGCGATTACGTGGTAACTAGTGGCCGCGGTTTGATTCTTAAAATTATTGCCGTAGATCTTGTAACGGCAACAAACACGTCTATTAACTGCACGCTCGAAGATGAGCAGCAATACAACGCTTTTCTAAATGAAAACTCTGACGGTGATGGTTTAATCCCGTCTACCAATACGGAAGGTTTGCTTTTTGCAGTTAAAAATGGGTGGCCAATACTGCATCCGCTTCCTGATGCCTTAGCGGGCACACTGCCGCCATACTTTTCAGCTGACATCATCGCGCGTTTCATGTACACGCGCGCGCCAGATTCTGGCGGCGGCGGTGGTGGATCTCCGGGAGCAACAGGCCCCAGAGGCGCTACAGGTCCGGCGGGACAAACTGGGCCTACTGGCAGTGTTGGTGTAACGGGCGCGACCGGCCCTCAAGGTTCCATCGGCTTTCAAGGCGCTACTGGTCCGCAAGGATTTACAGGAGCCAGCGGCGCTCCGGGTTCAACAGGCGTACAGGGCGCTACTGGTGTTGCTGGCGCTGTCGGCGCCACGGGCGCCACTGGTTTACAGGGCGCGACCGGTGTTGGCGTAACAGGCGCTGCTGGGCCGGTCGGCGCTACAGGGCCCGTCGGCCCGCAAGGCCCACAGGGGCCGCAAGGACCTCCCGGTTCTGGTGGCGGCGGAACTGGCACAGATGGCGCTACCGGAGCAACTGGCGTTGGCGTTACAGGAGCTACAGGCGTTGCTGGAGCTACAGGCGTTACAGGAGCTACAGGCGTTGCTGGAGCTACAGGCGTAACGGGCGCTACAGGCGCTACCGGTTTAACTGGCGCCACGGGGCCGATAGGTGCCACCGGGTTAACAGGCGGCTCGTTAAAAATACTTGGCGAGTTAGTGAACTGGCCACCTAGCTTTGCACCTAATTTTGGAGACATGTGGATTGCTGTAGATACAGTGCCCGCCGCTGCCCCCGTAGCTTTAGATATCCAGCCGGGCGACGCGGTAGCGTGGATTGAGTCTGGCGCGTCTGGCGAGTGGGTTAATTTTGGGCCGTGGCGCGGGCCTGTAGGCGTTACTGGTCCAACAGGGCCGCAAGGCATTCAAGGTATTCGTGGCGCTACTGGAGCAACAGGTCCTGCCGGCAATGACGCCACAAACTTTGTTTTGAGCGTAAACGGGCAAACAGGTCCCGTTGTTCTACAGGCTGACGACATTGTTCTGGATACAAATATCACTGTGTTGGCGGTTGAGCAGGGAGATTACACTAATGGCAGCGTTGTGACAGCCGGAACTACTTTAACAAGCATCATCAGAAAAATGCTCCAGAAACGAATACCCGCGACGTATGTGAATCCAGTCCTGACAATAGCTACGCCCAATACGACTACATACGAGTTTGGTGAAAGCATTGCCGTCTCTGTAAATCTTTCATGGTCTCAGAACGACGGCGGTACAGCTGCACAGTTTCAATACCTGCGTAACGGTGCAGTAGTCAACACAGACCCCGGGCCGACAGCAGATTCTCTCGCGCAAAGTTTTGTCTTGAATGCTGCGACGACGTTTACCGGTAACGTTACGTACGCCGCCGGGCCGCAAAAATATGATAACTTTGGAGACCTGTCTGGCACGCCCATTCCAGCCAACACAGTAAATACGTCAAACAGCGTTGTGTTTACTCCTCGGCATAAACGCTATTGGGGCTGCAGTTCTTCAGGAACATTAAACAGCGCGGGTATTCTGGGTTTACCTGCCTCTGATTCGCCGCGGTCTGGGTCTGATTTCGGAACAACTCGGCAGCAGACCCGCGCATTGGACCCCAATAACGAATACATTTATTTTGCGTGGTCTGCAGATTTAGGCGACGCGAGTTCCTTCCTTGTGGGCGGTCTTCCCACTAGCGGCTGGGTGAAAACGCCATTATCATTTACCAACGCGTCCGGGTATACATCTAACTACATTATTTACCGCAGCGAAAACAAAACGAGCGGTACGGGTGTTAGCGTTCAGGTGACGTGATGACGAACATACCGGGAACAAATATTATTGCTCCGGTTGTCCCGTTCGCGGACACCGACGAATACCCCACGCATGACGAGAAATACGGCAAAGGCGGTTACCGCGCCGTGGCCAATATCGCCGCCCGCGACGCTATTCCTATAGCCCGGCGCAGTATAGGCATGATCGTGCGCACGCTCGATACAAACGTAAACTGGACACTAACGGAAAATTTAACAAATGCTGACTGGGTAGAAGAACAATTGGATGGCGGGACTTTTTAGCGATTTGATATACTGCACCTACTGCCATACCTACGCGGAGTTCAAAAATGCCGAATACACTGCGCATCAAACGGCGCGGCTCAGGAGCCACCGGAGCGCCTAGCACGCTCGCCAACGCCGAATTAGCCTTCAATGAAGTCAATAACACGCTGTATTACGGCAAAGGCAATAACGGTTCTGGCGTAGCCACTAGCGTTATTGCTATCGGCGGTGATGGCACGTTTGCGACCAAGAGCTATGTAGACAGCGCCATTGCCAGCGCCGACCTGTCGAGTTACGCCAAACTCGGCGCCAGCAATACGTGGTCGGCTGGGTTTACGAACACGTTTAACGGCACGACAAATTTAGTCGGCACATTCCAGATTGGCGGCACGGGTGTCACGTCCAGCGCAGCAGAACTCAACCTTGTGGACGGCTCTGTCGCGAATACTGTCGTTAATGGCAAGGCGGTGATTTACGGTTCGGCGGGCGAGGTCAAAGCAAAGTCGCTGAACATTGCCGACGGTTATTTCGTTGTCAGCGACCTCGGCGACTTATCTTTAAACAACGTAGGCATAATTAGCGGCGCTGCTCGTATTGAAGCAACCGCTGGCTACCTCGGGTCGCTGCGACTTAACGGAACAGACGTCACGTCCACCGCCGACGAACTCAACCTGCTCGACGGTTCCGTGGCGAACACGATCGTTAACGGCAAAGCGGTTATTTACGGAACTAACGGCGCGATTATTGCAGGCAGTTTGGCTGTGTCTGACTGCGCTATCGACGAAGACGGCAACGTTGCAACGGAAGGCACCCTGAGCGCGGCGGACGGCAACTTCGCCGTTGACGCCAGCGGCAACATCGCGGCGAGTGGCATCGCCACGCTCGGCATCCTAAGCGCGGCGAGCGGCGCCTTCATCGTTGACACCAGCGGCAACGTCTCGACGACCGGCACCCTGAGCACTGCGGGCGGCGCGTTCACTGTTAACAGCAGCGGCGCCGTCAACGTAGGCAGCACACTCTACGCAAGCACCGGCCTTGAGACGATGGCCAACGTCTCTGCGGGCGGCAACGTCTCTGCGGGCGGCAACGTCACGGCGAGCGGCTACATCTCTGCCAACACCATCAGTGCTGGTGGCAGCGGTGAAAATTATTTTAATGTCGACAGCGGCGCCAACGTCACGACGGCTGGCTCGCTATCGGCGGCCAGCGGCTCGTTCGGCTCCGGCCTGAGCGCGGCGGTTGGCAAGTTCACTGTTGACGGCGGCAGCGGCAACGTTACGACTGCTGGCTCCGGCACGTTCGGCGATCTGAGCGCGGCGGCCGGTTTTTTCGCTGTTGACAACGTCGGCAACGTCGTGACGGAAGGCAACGTCACGGCGTATGGCACCTTGGGCGCGGCCGACGAAAAATTCTTTGTTGACGGCCTCGGCAACATCACGGCGAGTGGCACCGGCACGTTCGGTGGCACGTTAAGCGCGACAGGCGGAGCAACCTTCTCTCCCAATAGCAGCGACCCGAGTGACGTCCAAGGCGACTCTTATATTTTCAACACGATGCGCGCTTTTTTCGATGCAAGCACACAGAACCCTGACATTTTTCTGAGTATCCGTAACCCAAATAGTCAGTACGCGCAAATCAATTTTGCTGTTGATAACAATTATGACGCCGACAACGACTGCACGTGGCTTATTACAAACAGTTACGCGCAAACAACTTGGGCCTCGGGTGATTACAAACTTTTCTTGCCGCATAAAACAGGCAATCTCGCGCTGGCGGACGACATCAATACCGCCATCATTTCCACGTTTGGCTTATCTACTACAACTAAAGACGCTGTAACAGCCGCGAGTACGGAAAACGTCTCCTTATCCCCCGCTCCCGGTTATATTGACCAAGTTTCGCTTAAAACTGGAGATCGCGTTCTTTTAAAGAATCAAACGAATGCAACCCAAAACGGTATTTATGTTAGGGGTGGCAATGGCTTTCTTAACCGCGCCATCGACTCCGACACAGGCGCCGAACTTTTAGGCGCAAATGTTTATGTGCTAGACGGGCAGGTGAACGCCCGCAAAACGTTCGTCAACACGAATACCGGCAGCATCACCGTCGGCACCACGAATGTTACGTACGGCGACTTTTACACGTATGCGGCGGCAAACACAAACATTGTCGCCGGCGCTGGTCTTACGAAAACAGGCGCCACGCTCGACGTTGTTTCAACAGGCAACGGCGCGCTGTCTGTCACGGCAGACTCGGTTAACCTTGCCACAGTAGGCACCGCGGGTACGTACGCCAAGGTTACGACGGACGCCTATGGCCGCGTAACTTCGGGTAGCGCGCAGGTTGCTATTGCGACTGACGTGTCTGGCCTCGGAACTGGCGTCGCGACGTTCTTGGCCACGCCCAGCAGTGCAAACCTTGCGGCGGCGCTGACAGACGAGACGGGTTCTAACACAGTTGTCTTCTCAACCAGCCCGCAGTTCACGACGAGCGTCACAACAGATAGCACGTCGTTTAATGTATTCAACACCACAGCCACGACCGTGAATGCGTTTGGCGCGGCGACGACGTTGAATTTAGCGAACGGCGGCGTCTTTGGTGGTTTAAGAACAGTTAATATTGCCACAGGAAATATGAATGGCGGTTCCGCAGTTATTAATCTTGGCGCGTCGGGCTATACAAACAACCTCAACGGCACAACCAACCTCTCTACAGCCAATGTTTCTGGAAATTTAGTTGTTGCTGGTGATTTAACAGTAAACGGAACGACAACCACGTTAAATACGCGAACGGTCACTGTTGACGATAAAAATATCGAACTTGGAAGCGTTGTCGCGTCTGGACCCTACACGGGAACCATATCTGTAACAAATTCCACTACTGCTGTGATAGCCCTTGGATTCGGAATAGCACAACTTGCGGGTGTAGTTGTCGGGCAAGCCGTAACTGGCACCGGGATACCTGCGGGTTCTGTAATCGCCAGTATTGTCGCAAGCTCGACGAATAATTCCCTCACGATCACGACGCCTTCGGCGGCAACTGCTGGTGCAACCACATTTAACATTGCGGGTGCGTCTGACGTCTCAGCCGACGGCGGTGGCATCACGCTGAAAGGCACGACAGACAAGACTCTCAACTGGATCAGCGCAACAAACGCTTGGACGAGCAGCGAAGACTTCGACGTCGCCACCGGCAAAGTTTATCGCGTTGCTGGCACGTCTGTTCTTTCAGCCACTGCTCTTGGTTCGGGAGTTACAAGTTCGAGCCTGACAAGTGTCGGCACGATTACAGCGGGCGTTTGGAACGGCACGACGATCGCTGTGGCAAACGGCGGTACGGGTACAAATAACGGGTCTATTACCGGTACTGGCGCGCTCACATTTACTGCCGGCGGGACGGACACGAACGTCAATCTTGTGCCCAACGGCACGGGAACAGTCGACGTAGCGTCAAAACGCATCACCAGCCTCGCAACGCCGACAAACAATACAGACGCGGCAACCAAGGCGTACGTTGATAGCTCCATTGCATCGGCCGGCGTAGCCGACGGCGAAATAACAACCGCTAAGCTTGCCGACGGGGCAGTTACGAACGCAAAGTTGCGAAATAGTTCTGCGACGTCTGTTATTGGCCGCAGCGCCAATAGTTCCGGCGTCCCCGCTGATATCGCAGCTACTGCTGATGGCCAAGTTTTGCGCCTGTCCGGTACGACGCTCGGTTTCGGCACAATTGCCACGGCCGGCATTGCCGACAGCGCGGTGACAAACGCCAAGGTTGCAGACGGTACGTTAACAGCGGCTAAATTCGCCGCCAATGAATTGTGCAACGCGGTCGCTGATTGCGTAATCGACGGCGGTAGCTTCTAGGTGTCGCTATGAAATTTGACGTAACAGTACAGGGCGTTTTTTACAAGCGCATAACGGCTAGCAATACAAACGCGGCGCTTGCGCAGGTTATACAAGATATTGCCGACAATCTTGTGCCAGACTTTGACCCGACGCAACCGCATAGCGTTACATTGTCTAGTCCAATAATCGATCCATTTGACCAATGGGCTGAAGTCGCGCCGCAAAACCCCGCGCGTTTTGACGTCTGGCTCGCCCCGGACGAAAGCGAGTGGATTTATGACCAGCCCCGCGGCTCAAATGGGCGCTACATCGGCGACGACCCGAACACGCCCGAAAAAGAATCAACGCTCAAATGGCAGCCGCATACGCAATTCAACGTCAGTGCGGCCGAATGATTTGCGTGTTTTGTCGGCTGCGGGCATAATATCTGCCCTCTACCCGTAGCGCTCAGCACTAAAATGCCAAACACTATTCTGATAAAAAAAAGCGGCACTGCAAGTGCTGCGCCGCCGACGCTAAACCACGGCGAATTAGCGATCAATTACGCCGACGGCCTTCTGTACTACAAAAACGCAGCGGGAGACATCGAACCGCTGACGATCAAATCCAGCTTAAACGCGAAACTTGACGCGCCTACGTTTAACGGCAGCACGACGACGTTTAATCTGACAAGTAACTCAACCGCAGTCACGCCGAAAAACGCCAACAGTTTATTAATATCTTTGAACGGCGTGATTCAGGAACCGGGCGTTAGTTACACAGTATCTGGCGCGCAAATTACATTTAGTGTTGCCCCGGCAAGCACGGATACTTTTTTTGGCGTACACATAACTGGCAGCGCAGGTGGTGCAACCGGGCCTGTTGGCGCAACCGGCCCGCTGGGTGCTACTGGCGTAACCGGACCGACGGGGCCACTTGGACCCACTGGCGTCGCGGGCAGCCCCGGTGGTGCAACCGGGCCTGTTGGCGCAACCGGCCCATTAGGTCCGACAGGACCATCTGGCGTCAGTACGATAAACAATGCGGTGTTCGCGCTCGGGACTATTTCAGGCTCCAACGCGATTAACTTTGGCTCCGATCGTATTTTTCAAACACTTACACTTAGCGGTGCGGCGACTACGTTTACAAAAGGCACCGGATGGCCGACGACAAGCATTACAGCCGACGTAGTTTTGCGAATCACAGTATCCACTGCGACTACTGTAACGTGGACTATTGTGACTGACTGGTTTAACCAGCCGCCTGCCGCCCCGCTCGCGATTGGGACCCATCTGTTTTTGTTGCGCGCAGTTGGGTCGTCTATTGTAGAGGGCCACTACATCGGCGCTAAAACCAACTAAATATTTGCCGGGTGCAGTATGAGTTTTCACGGCAACAGCATCGCAGCTACTAGAAAACCGGCTGACGTAACAACGCTGAGTTGGGATTCCGACGCCGGGCCGCCGCCGTTTACTACAAGTGGCGGTACGTGGTCTGCAAGCGCTGGCCAAAACTGGTGGACCGGCGAAATAGATGCAGCGAGTTATTCTGGAATTAGTTCACCAACGTTAAATGCTGCCGGCGTTTATCGCGCGTGGACAAACAGCAAAAGCGCGACTTCTGGCCGCTATGTTGATGCGTATTTTAGCGGCTCTGCAGCAGATATCACCATAAACGTTTCAGGTACCGTTAATGTAGGTTCGCTGAGTTTCGCGGGCGGCGTCAATTATACGACGGGCGCGCCATCATTTACCCGCACGATTACCGGCGGACAGATAAATTTTGATTCGTCCGCCTGCTCTATCAGCACAGTGGATTTGAGAGGAACGTGTAATATCAATTCAGCGCTAAGCGGCGCGCCAACCTCTATTTTTATCTCGTCGGCTGACAACAACAATTTATCCGTTTTTGGTTTTGGCGGCACGAACACAATGACGATGAACCCGGATCAACCGGGTTCAAATTTGGACTTCTACGGTTGCAAAATTCGGGCAAACGCCGCCAACGTTTTTAACAACACATTTGTTTTTGGCTTTCTCACAGATTGGGACCCGTCGGACTCGGTATTTGATCTAAACGGATACAACCAATCAGTGCATTCGTTGACCGGCGGGCAAGATTTGGAATACGGCGCGCCGCCTGCTCGCGGCAGAGTGCTTAGCTCGACTGCCGCGACACTCACACTTGGCGGCGACGGGACGTACGAACACGACTACGGCGGCTTTATCAGTGGCGCCCTCAGCATCGTGAAGCAAGGTACAAACACGCAAATATTTTCTGGTGCGGTGTCTTACACCGGTTCAACATCTATCACGGGCGGGGTATTGCGTTTGAACACGCCCCCAATAGCTTATTTTATTACTGGCGCCTCCGTCGGGCCGGCAAGTTTTTCTACAGTATTTACGCCAACAAATATCACTGTATACTCGTTTTCTGGCCTCCCGTTTGTCGGTGAATGGTACCAAATTTTAAACGGATCGACCGTGCAAACATATTCTGAGAGTGTGTTTTTATACGACGGGAACGGCAACGCGCGCTCTGTTTTTACCTATAATTCCACAAACTCTAGACTTACCTGCATTTTTAGATGTGCTAGTTCAATGATTCAGGAGTGTCAGGCGCCGTACACGGGTTGCACACTGGCAGCCGACGGCCGCTACTACAAATGTGTGCCAATAATTGGCGGTCAATAGGCGCGAGGCACTATACCAAAGCGGTCTAGCAGCGGCTTTAAATCGCCGGTTTTACTATCTAAGTTAAGCGCAACAGCCGCGGCAAGCACGCGTTCTTTGTCGTGTGGGCTGTGGATTGACATTGGGTGCCGCGCTAATGATACGACTGGTACGCCTAATACGCCCGCCTCGTATAGCGTTGTAGAAGTTAGGCCGACAACCAGTGTTGCTTTTGCCGCCAAACGTAAAAAATCTGCTGGTGCCGGCACAATTTCAATTCTTTTTTCAGCCCGCCAGCGCGACATAAAAAGCTGCACGTTGTCGTCTTTCGGGTGCGGCTTGACCATAATTTTGTTTTTTGGGTAGCGGCGAATCACATCTTCAACAAATTCGTTCATAGATAAATATGGCGTGTGATACAAAATCTGCGTATCGTTTTCTTTTTGCAGGGGTACAAGTATGTAGCCCTCGTCTTTACGCGGATACCAGCTTTGCAATTCTTGTCGTTTGCGCGCCAAGTTATCTAAATCTTCCTGCCCTACCCACGACACGTCATAGTTCATGATCGAATCGCCTGCAAACCCGCGCGGGTCAAAAAAGATGTGTGTCTCTTGCGGCAGCATTCCCCACTCTAGATAACAGTGTGGAATTTTTTTTGCTTTGCATAGACGGGTGAACAATGGCCCGCAACACAAAGACCCGTTCCACAGAGTAATTAAATTTGCGTATTTGGCTGTCTTAGCCGCTTCTACAAAAGCGACATGTGGGCACGCAGGCCAAACTATTTCTAACTCTAAGCCGTAATCGTCAGCCAATTTTCTTAAAAGCGCTTCTTCAAACGCTTTGCGGGAAATACTGTTGCCGCCGTAGTGAAAAAGTTTTTTGTTCGTCATAACGGCTGTATGCCGAAGCGATCTAATACAGACTTTATGTTTCCAGTTTCCATATTGACGTTCAACGCCAGCGCGCCAGCAAGAATTTTTTCTTTATCTGTTTCGTCGGCTCCGGCTAGCGGGTGATTTCCAAGCGCTACGACAGTCTTGCCAAGTACGCCAGCCTCGTACAGCGTGGTCGACGTGAGTCCAACAACAACAGAAGCTTTCGCGGCAACACGTAAAAAATCTACTGGTCCCGCCACAAACTCAATTGACGAGTCTGGGTTATTTCGCATCCACTCCTGCTGAAATGATGCTTCTTCTGTTGGGTGCTCTTTAACGACAATTCTATTGTTGGGGTACATAGCGACCACGTCTGATACAAATTCGTGCATTGTTTTGTATTTTGTGTAATACAGAACTTGCGGGTCGCTTTCATTTTGCAGCGGAACCATAATGTAGTCATCGTCGCTGACTTCATACCAACCTTGCATTTCTTCACGCTTGTTTTGCAGCGCGGTCATATCTGCCGGCGTAACCCAAGACAAATCATTATTCAAAATAGAGCGCCCGCACGAACCTACGGGGTCGACAAAGATGTTTTCGCGGTGTGGGAATAATCCGTATTCAATGTAAAATTTCGGTATGGCTTTGGCGTTGCACAGGTCTGTTAATAGCGGCCCGTAACGGTGCATGCCGTTCCACATACAGACCATGTTGGCGCAACTAGAAGTTTTCAAAAATACGCGGTACGGGCTTCGGCGCGTTGGTTCTTGCGGCTCATCTGGCGCGGATATACGCACGATCTCTTCAAAATGAAATTCAAGCCCTAATTGCGCGCACAGCGCCTCAACCATAGGGTTTATTTGCGGGTGGTCATAGCCGTAGTAGACGAGCTTGTTGTTTAGCATCACACCTCTCCGATTTGTTAGCGTAAAACAGCCCGAGAAATGATACGTTATTTTGGCGTACGCCGCTACAGCCTTTGGGCTCGATGTTTACTTGTTTTGCCACTAAAATACCGTGTTGCGATACGCCGCTTAATAGGTAAAATACTTGCATGACACGACAACGCATACAATCAGACGGCATCGCCGACGCTGCGATTACGACGGCAAAAATTAACAACGCGCTTGTCATCAACTGCGGCGTTATTGCGTCTTCGTCGTCACCGCTGCCGACAATTCAAAATAGGCGCGATACAGCCGCCAATATTGCCGTTACAAATCCTGTGCTAGCGGCAGGTGAGGTTGCATACGAAACAGACACTCGCCGCTGGAAGATCGGTGACGGCACGACTGCGTGGAACTCACTTGCCTATGGTTCCGGTAACGTAACAAACGGCAACAAAGGCGACATCACCGTTTCTGCTGCGGGCGAAACGTGGACGATTAATGCGGGCGCTGTTGTGACGGCCGATATTGCCGACGCCGGTGTTACGTACGCCAAGATGCAAAATGTGTCGGCTACAGATAGGTTGCTGGGGCGGTCTACTGCTGGCGCTGGCGTAGTTGAAGAAATTACATGTACTGCCGCCGCGCGAAACCTGCTGGACGACACTACAGCAGCGGCTATGTTAACAACGCTCGGTGCGTCCCCCGCCGCGGCCACATCCGCGTTACAAATCACCGCAACCGGCGCGATGCCAGAAATTTTTTATGCGTTTTCGCAGCCGCTAACTTTACTGCTGTCTTCCGGCGCGGTAGCCTACACTGGGAAATGGGTGTCTGCGCTTAGTGTGCAAACCGCCGCAAACTCCACCGCAAGCTTGACCTTTGGGGATTTGGAGGGCGTTGTCGGCACGCTGTCTTTATTGCCTAACTACAACACTAATACCGTCGGCACCGCCGTATCTTGTCCGGCGTTGATATATGCCGGTGGCATTAATTTAAGTTACGGTGCTTTTCCTATGGGGCTTGGTTCAATCAGTCTCCCAGTTCTCCGCGCGCTAGGGCAGGTAGGTTTTACAATAAGCACAATTAGTACGTCAACTTTGCAAAGCGGCGCACTATCGTTTCCTGCGTTAGAGTGGGCGCAGGGCGGGATCAGCACGTCGAGCTTGACGTCTTACAGTTCGCTGTCGCTCCCTGTGCTGACGTATGTCGGAGGAAACGGCATTCAAGTCGCTGGCTCGTACATGAACGCCCTGTCGGCCCCAGCACTTAAAAGTGCGTCAAGCATAAACATTACCAGTGCGCTGCAGACACTAAATTTGCCAGCGCTGGAACACCTCAGCAATAACATAACGCTTCCCAATGGTTTGCAAAATTTTACGGTCGGCAATTTAAAAGCAATTGGTGACATTTCTGCTACAAATACCGCGCTAACACAAACAGCCGTCAATCACATTTTAGACAAACTCGCGGCGCTTGACGGCACAAACGGCACGATGACTTACGGAACAGGAAGAAATGTAAACTTATCAAACACTTCTAACGGCTGGGGGGCGACGGCAACCGCTACTGTGTCTGGTGGTGTGATCACGGGAATCACAGTCACCAACGGCGGACAGCGATACACTAGCGCTCCAACCGTCACAATCATACGACTGAACGGGGCGAGTTCAGGAACTAATGCTGGCGCTGCAGCAATCCTCACCGGTAACGCTGTATCTTCGTTTACAATCACCAACGGCGGCACGAACTACGTGGCTGGTCAGGTTGCTGTCGTGATTCACGGCAATTCGCCGCCCAGTGGTTCTACCACCAACGTGACGCTACAAACTTCGCCAACGCTTCCCAACCTCTCCTGTTCTGGAACAACCTGCACGGTCAATATGACAAATCACGGATATGTAACAGGTGACGTGCTGCGTATAGCCAATGTTCAAACCGCGACCAACGCAAACAGAATTGCGATCATCACTGTGGTCAACGCGAATCAGTTTACATATACAATCACATCGCAAACAGCCGCCGGCACCGGCACCGCGACTATTCTCAAAGCAAATAACTCTTTAAAGACACTTGTCACTCGTGGCGTGACGGTATCGGTGAATCTATGATGCAAAGACTTGTTTACAATTCCGCGACCGGCGAAGTAATTTCAGTTATTGACGACGTACACCCTGACATGATCACTTGGACAATATTTGAAACTTTTGACGGCTCGCCGGAAGAAGTGCAAGCTAAAATTGCGGAACTAGCCACTACCCGGCGCGAAAACTAAAAGAGCGTCGTGTGGTGTCTTTAGCGCTGCCCAGTAAACTGCGCAATAACGCCGCGCACGTATTTATTTAGAATTTAAACTCGTCGCGGCAGCGTTTAGGCCGGCCGCGTGAATTATGCTATTTTATAGGGCAGGCATTCTGTCTGCGGGTATAGCACAATGACCGACACGCGCCCAACTAACTTCGACGGCAATCAAAATTCAGAAACGTCGAGCGTCGAAAAAAAAGTAAATGGTGCGGCCCTTCCAACTTTACGCGTAACAGAGGGCCCGCTTGGCGCAACAGGCGCGACAGGGCCGCGGGGCGCTACTGGCGTTGTCGGCGCTATGGGCCCGACTGGTTCTCGTGGCGCGACTGGCGTAACAGGTCCGCGTGGCGAAACCGGCGCAACTGGTTTGCAGGGATCTCACGGTACAAGTGGCGCGACCGGTTTAACTGGTCAAACAGGATTAGCTGGCGCTACAGGTCCAACTGGTTTATCTGGCGTCACAGGCGCTACTGGCGCGTCAGGTATGCCCGGTGTAACGGGCGCGACCGGTTCGAGTGGAGTACGGGGTGTTACGGGCGCTACAGGTGCCGCTGGTGCGGCGGGCCCGACCGGCCCGCGCGGCTTTGCTGGCGCCACCGGTATCGCAGGTCCAACTGGTTTAATAGGTGGTGTGGGGCCGGCGGGCGTGTCTGGCGCTACGGGCGCAACCGGAATTGCCGGGCCAGTAGGCGCCACGGGTATTAACGGCGCTACAGGGGCGGCAGGTACAGCAGGAGCAACCGGCGCAACAGGCGTTGCCGGTCCACAGGGTTTACAAGGTTCTGCCGGTCAACAAGGTCCGCAGGGCTTACAGGGTATTTCTGGGCCTGCTGGTTTGCAGGGTATTCAAGGCGCCACAGGGCCGACAGGTATAGCTGGTCCCACAGGCGTCATCGGCGCGACAGGGCCTGCAGGTGTTTCAGGCGCCGCCGGACCAGCTGGTCCCACGGGCTCAATCGGCCCGGTCGGTGCCACTGGTGTCGCCGGCGCAACTGGCGTTGCTGGTTTAAATGGAGATATCGGTGCAACTGGCGCTACCGGGGCGCAAGGCATTCCCGGAACAACAGGTAGTGCCGGAGTTACTGGCGCGACAGGTATAGCTGGCCCAACAGGCGCAACAGGTTCAACAGGTCAGACAGGCATAACAGGTCCCGCAGGCGCCACTGGCGTAGCCGGCCCGACAGGCGCGACCGGATTAACTGGATCACAGGGCGCTACGGGCGTTAACGGCGCAACGGGGCCTAATGGCGCTACAGGCGCTACAGGCGTTTCCGGCGCAATAGGGCAGACCGGCGAAACTGGTTTATCCGGCGCAACAGGTCCGCGGGGCGCGACAGGCGCGACAGGTGTTGGCGTTGTTATGCGCGGCACGTCTGATGTATGGCCGCCAACAGGAACACCGCAAATTGGCGACATTTGGATTGTTGGTTCCGGGGCTCTTACGTCTTTAGAGCTGCCCTTAAATGCGACAACCGGTACAGGGTTATATTGGACCGGTACAACATGGCGCAACATCGGTGTTTTAATCGGGCCGGGGGGCGCTACTGGACCCAGCGGATCGACTGGCGTTACAGGTCCAACCGGAACCCAAGGAGTCACAGGCGCACTTGGTGCAACTGGTTTAAGTGGTTTAACGGGCGCGACGGGCGCGGCTGGGGCAACGGGCGCGACAGGTGTAATAGGCCCCACCGGCGTTATTGGCGCGTCCGGCCCGACAGGTCCTAGTGGGCCCGCGGGCGCAACTGGCGTATCTGGTATTTCGGGGCTTATGGGCGTAACTGGTCCGCAGGGCTCAACCGGGCCGATCGGCCCTACGGGCGCAACCGGACCCGCTGGTGACGTTGGCGCTACTGGTCCCGTTGGCTCAACTGGTGATATTGGTATCAACGGACCTACAGGCGCTACAGGGCTGCGCGGGCAAACAGGCGCAACAGGCCCACGCGGCGCGACAGGCGTACAAGGAATAGCTGGCCCCACCGGCTCAACCGGTTCGACAGGCCCACGCGGAGCGACAGGGCCGCAATTAGTTATTGGCGCCGACGTACAAGCGTATAGCGCGACACTAAGCGCACTCGTCACTAAGAAACTATCAAACGTAGCGTTACAAACATCAGGAAACGCCACCGCAGACGCGCTATTATTTACTACAGCCGGCGGTACATTTGTGCTGACATCTGTGTTTGTTTTGTGTGAAACAGCGCAAACTACGCTTGGCGGATCTTCTCTAACCGGGCCAACAATTGTTGTCTATAACGCAACAGACAATCAAAACCTTATGCCAACGCCTGTTGCAATCAATTCAAGTTTAAACACACCCGGCGGCGTATTGTGTCTTTACTCGGCAGCCGCGCTCACAAATACTGTTAGCGGAATTAAAAACGTTGTGTTGCGGGTAACAGATCCCGGTACACGTTATGATAACTATTCCGCGACAGTGATTATTACGGGCTTTTATATCTAAGCTATCATGCCCGCCGACTCACAAGTCTGTTGCATCTACCTCTACGACAACGAGGGATTTCCCGTTAAAGGCGGGAATGCGTGCGTACCTATTCTCAAAGCCGGCGAAAATGACGTCAACAAAATTAGCGCCGCCGACTGCACGAGAAATAAAGAAATTACGCTGCCAAAAAACGGCAACAAGATAAATGTGCCTTACGGGCGCGTTGCCGAGTGCTGCTCCGACTGCGAAGACAGCGACCCAGTATTCATTGTTCAAAACGGAAAGCTTGTCAAAGTTGGCGGCGGTTTATCTCGTTCGCCGCAGCAAGACCCCGACAAATGCTGTTGCGGCGATAAACCTTGCTGCAAAAAAGTAAAAGATTGTCAGCAAGTTCGTTGTTATCCAGAACCGGAAGATTGCGATCGCTGTGCCGGTAAGTGCACAACATTTGCCTATGACGAAAACGGCGAAGAAATAATTGATGATCGTGACGTAAATTGCGCCACACTAACGCAGTGCTGCCTCGACGACAATTCACGCTGCATTGCGCATTGCAAAAACGGCGAAGAAGGCGAAGAACCCAAACACACAATTCCGCAAGCATGGGAGGCGATTAGCTGCACTAATTGTGGAATTTGCTGTCGCAACGGTCGCGCGTGGAAAGAAGACGCAAATGGCGACCCTATTACCAAAGAAACGTGCGAGGCGGCGGTTGGGGTTGGCGCAGGTGTCGGCGGCGTATGGCACGCTAATACAGACAACGAAGATATTTGCAATCCTGTTTGTTGCTACGAAGCCGAGTTAGGCGACGAAACGCGGGCCGTCTGCCGGCACGGCGATAAAGCGACGTGTGATCCGTGCATTGGCGTATGCACTGACTTGTCTTTTAGCCGTCCGCCAAAAGGTCAAGACGTTAATCACAAATGCCCACAGTCTAGCTGTAAAACAAAACAAGATTGCTGCGGAGAAGGCGAAGAAAAATGTATCAATATTTTGTGCCCAGAAGGCGCAAAATTTTTGTGGGAAGAAACCAACTGCGGAAGTAACCCAGACGAGTGCGGAATTTGCTGCGTAACCGTTTACAACGAAGATGAAACCAAAGAAATAGGCAAAGAGTGCGACGAAGGTCCGAAGACACGAGACGAATGTGAAGATTTAAAAACCCCGATGGGCAAAAGCAAAGGCTCGTGGTTTCCGTTCGAGACCTGTTCTGTTTGCGATGGCGTAAATTGTTGTCGTGAGGTTGAATGCGAAGAATCAAAACAGGTTGTTTGCGTTAAAGTTAGCAAAGACAACTGCGAGGATAAATGCCGCGGATTTTGTGTTAAAAACGCAGACAATGAAAAACGGTGCGCAACAAAGTCAGATTGCTGCGGAGAAGACGGAACAAAATGTGTAGGCGATCCGTGCAAAGAAGGAAACACTGCAGAGTTTTCTTGGAATTCTGCGTGCGCTGACCCAGAAAAATGTGGTGTATGTTGCATCATCACTTTAAAAGAAGATGGGACAGGTGTAGAGGATACTGAATGCCAATCCGATACCACAAAAACAGAATGCGAAGCTCAAGATAACGGCGACAACATTGTGGCAAGTTGGCGTGCATTCGAAACGTGCGAAAGTACAAAATGCGCGACAAAACAATGCTGCGGGGTCATTTGCGAAGAGACCGGTAAAATAGGTTGCAAAACAGTCGACTTCGAAGACGACTGCGATGAGTGCGAAGGGCGGTGTGTTGAGCTTGAAACAGACGAGGAATCGTGCGCGACAAAAACTTCATGCTGCGGCGACGACGGACAAAAATGTAACGGCCCGGCAGATTGTAAGACACACAGCTGGTCGCCTATCTGCACAAACATTGGCGACGAAAACGAAAAATGCGGTGTATGTTGCGAACTTACTTATGAAGATGGAGAAATTGTAGATTCCTCGTGCCAAGAAATTACGTACAAAGAATGCGCCGAAATAAATGAAGATCCAAACAAAACTGGGACATGGCATCAATACGAAACATGCGACTCGGTCATATGCCGAGCTAAAAAATGCTGCAAAGAAACGTCATGCGGCAAGTCTCAGTGTATCGACGTCGACTACGACGAAGAATGCGACGAATGCAAAGGTCTGTGTACTGAATACGACGAAGACGGAAATGAAACAGACGTTAAATGCAAGACAAAAGACGATTGCTGCGGCGCCGACGGTAAAAAGTGTGAACCGTGCAACCCCGGCGATCACGCAAAATTCGCGTGGGACGCCTCGTGTGCTGATGCTAAGAAATGCGGCGTCTGTTGCGGCGTGACAACGGATACCAACGGCAAAACTATCAAAGTTGAGTGCAAAGAGTTAGATCAAGATCAGTGCGCTAACGAAGCCGGCAATGTAAACGCAAATGTGTTTTGGACGTGGAAACCGTTTACAAATTGTGAAAACGCGCGATGTGCAACAAAGAAGTGCTGTGATGTAGACGAGTGCACAGGGAAGAACGCCTGCATTGACGTTGATTTCAACAAAGACTGCGACGAATGCGCTGGGTTATGTACGGCATATGACGCTGCCGGCAATCCCGGTGAAATTACGTGCAAAACAAAAGCCGAGTGTTGCGGCGACAATAATTACAATTGCGAAGAATGCACAAAAAGCGACGGAACAAAAATACCCAAAAAAGCCGGCTGGGCTGGCCCGTGCGGCAGCGATGAAAAATGTGGCGTCTGCTGTAAAGTCACCACAGACGGCACTAAAACAACCGCGGCCGAGTGCATACAAAAAACAAAACAAGAATGTCAGGCTCTCGGGCAGGCGCCGAATGTTACGCACAGCTGGGTTGACAACGCCACATGCGAGTCGGCAAAGTGCGCAACAAAAACATGCTGCGATAAAAACTGCGCCGGCGAAGATGCGTGTGTCGAGGTTGACTTCAATAAAGAGTGTGATCCGTGCAAAGGTCTTTGCACGGATATCGCAAGCGGCGCAAAGACGTGCAAAACAAAACAATCGTGTTGCGGCGGTGACGGTAAAGCCTGCGAAGATCAGACAGATTGCGGCGGTGGTGTGGCCACTAAGTCATGGTCAGCTGCGTGCGCAGATGCGAACGAGTGCGGCGTCTGTTGCAAAATAGTGCTAGACGACGACGGCGAAATAAAATCTGCAGACTGTCAAAAGATAGCAAAAGACGCGTGCCTAGCGTTAGACAATGGCGATGACATCGTCGCGAGTTGGCGGCCGTTTGAAACATGCGCGTCCGTAAAATGTGCGACAAAAACGTGCTGCGGACCAAAATGTCCGGGCAGCACAGTATTTACCTGCATACAAATCGATTTTAACGAGACGTGTGATCCGTGCAGCAGCATATGCACAGAACTCGCTACCGGTGAAACGTCTTGCAAAACAAAACAAGATTGCTGCGGAGTTAACGGCGAAAATTGCGGCGCCTGCGAAAAAGTTGCGACACACAGCTGGAGCGGCGCTTGCGGTGACGGCTCAAAATGTGGCGTATGTTGCACGCTTAATTATGAAGACGGCGAACTGAAAAGCACGAGTTGCGCAAAAGGCACGAATAAATCATGTACCGCCGCGTCTGACCCGCCAGATAAAGTAACGTCTTGGCACGAATTTGAAACGTGCGGATCTATTAAATGCGCAACAAAAAAATGTTGCGGAGAAGATTGCGCTAAAAAGGTCGGATGCGTCGATGTTGATTTCAATAAAGAGTGCGATCCGTGTAAAGGCATCTGCACCGATATTGAAACCGGCAAGAAATCATGTTCGTCAAAAGAGAGCTGTTGCGGCTCTGACGGGGGCAAATGCGGCGGCGTGTGCGGGCAAGACCAAACACATTCGTGGGCGCCCGATTGCGCAGACGGGTCTAAATGTGGCGTTTGCTGCGTTGTTGAGTATGAAGACGGCAACGTAGTTTCGGCAAACTGCGTTAACGGTACTCAAGAAGATTGCACAACCCAAAATGCTCCGCCATTTTTTGTTGCAACGTGGCATCCGTTTGAAACATGCGACACCGTTAAATGCGCGACAAAAAAATGCTGTCAAGATTCGCAGTGCATCGGTGTGACGTGCGCCGACATAGATTTTAATGACGACTGCAACTACTGCCACGGAATCTGCACAGACACAACTGGCGCCAAACTCTGCAATACAAAACAAAACTGCTGTGGCGACGACGGCAGCAATTGTGGCCCGGGAAAAAACTCGTGGAGCGATCAGTGCGGCGACGGCACTAAGTGCGGCGCGTGCTGTCAGATTACTTTTGATGGCGGCGGAAATATCATAAACGGCGAGTGCATCGGCACCAACTACGAAGATTGTCTTGCAGCGGCAGCACAAGATCCGCCAGATCGTCAGACGGGCTGGCAACCGTTTGAAACGTGTGATTCAATCAATTGCGGCAATAAACCGTGCTGTAAAGAGAACGCAGACAACAACACGGCTGCGTGTGAGCTAGTTCCGTTTAATACAAAATGTGATCCGTGCAAAGGTGTGTGTACAGAACTCGCCACTGGTAATACTTTTTGCGCAACAAAAACTGACTGCTGCGGAAAAAACGGTTTTAAATGCACCTGCCCGACACAGGCGCCAACGCATAGTTGGGCCGCCTGCACGAACGATCCGAGTTGCACAACCAATAACGGGTGTCAAAACTGCCAAGTTACTGGGCTGACTTGTAAAAACGTGTGTGCGGGCGGTTGCAGAGAGTGCCCGTGCGAAGGTAACGGCTGCGCGACAGACGCCGCGCGTTGCGAAAACGGCACGTATCCTTGTTTAAGCTCTGTTACGCATCCGTGCGCCGGAAATTGTCCCGACGGTTCTTTTTCAACCCCGCCCGGAAGCAGTGGCCGTGAGGGCGGTATAGCTGGCATAACTTCTATAAGACTTGGTGTGGCGGCCTTAGGGAACAACAACTGGAAAAACTGTCATCCGGTTGCGGGTGCGGTCTATGCGTATATCGTGCGGATTAAATATTGCGTCAATACTTGCTGTCTTTGCGCTAGTCTTTTTGGCAATCGCCCCGTCGAGGGCGGGCAATCAGAAATTAAATTGTACATGTGCGTAGATAACAAATTTGAAGACGTAACTGCTGAAGCGCTCAAAAACGGCGGCACTGATGGGCCGAGTTCTTTCTGCAACCCAACAAAATCGGTGTGTTCGCTTCCAAACATAGACTGGCCGGGCGAACTTCCGGTTACGTGCGCCGAAGCGTTTACGCTGCTTGAAGATCTGAAAACAAATCCGCTGCCATAGACAACCTTGCAAAAAAAGTCAAAATTGTTATTGTCTGACTGCGGCCGCGGTTTCGCAAACAAGTCTGATAACCATGTTCAACTGACAAGGATTAAAATTTGTCATGCTTATCACATGCCATAAAAAAGCGCTAATAGATCGTTGCACCGAACGCGGTTACAAGCTGCACGAAGTTATGCCGTGCGTCGTAAATCAAAATGGCGCCACATGGACCATCGACACGGATCACGCAAAATACCCCAAAAAAAGATCTATTAACGAAGAGATGCGCGCCATCGCAATCCAGCGACAAAGAGAATTGCTCAAACGCCAAGAACAAGCGCAAGCCGTCAATGTGCCACCGCCGCCCCCGTCTGAAGGCGCCGGCGCGGAACTTAAAAAGTTGTTGTCAAAAATTGGTATCAAAGCTTCGCCAACATGTAGCTGCAACGCGCGCGCTCGCATCATGGACGATAAAGGTATTCAGTGGTGCAAAGAAAATATTGACATGATCGTCGGCTGGTTGCGCGAAGAAGCCACAAAACGTAATTTGCCGTTTGTAGATATGGCCGGTAAGTTGCTTGTTAAACGCGCCATAGCGCTCGCTGAAAAAGCTGAAAAGAAAAAGGAAAAGGAAAAAGCCAAAACAGCAAATGGCTAAACTCTATTTTCGCTACGGCACGGTCGGCAGCGCAAAAACAATGAATTTGCTGGCGGTGGCGCACAACTACCGCCAGCAAAACAAAAAGGTATTGTTGCTGAAGCCCGCGCTAGATGTTCGATTCGGTAAAGATATCATTAAAACTCGGGCTGGCCTTGAAGCGCCCGCAGATGTATTAGTGCCAGCAACAGGCGCCTGCCAGCTTCCAGATCTCAATGACGTTGTGTGCCTTCTCGTCGACGAGGCGCAGTTCCTGTCCGTAGAAGCAGTTGATCAGCTGCATAATGTAGCGCACGCCTGCACGTATCCGCCATATAACAGAGATGGAATTCCAGTCATCTGCTACGGGTTGCGGACCGATTTTCGCCGCCAACTTTTCCCAGCTTCACAGCGGCTATTAGAGTTGGCGGACGCTATTGAAGAAATCAAAACAATCTGTACATTCTGCTTGCGCAAAGCTGTGTTCAACCTTAAGCTGTGCGACGGTCAACCCACGTTAGCCGGGCCGTCCGTAGAGTTAGGTTGCGAAGAAAAATACTTGCCGGCGTGCGCAGCGTGTTATGCAATCAAACACGGACTCAACAACAGCCGAACGCGTTGAGCAGCCGCATAATGTACCTGTTGCCGGTTACGCTGGTGTTACATCGGCGACAGCTGTGGCTGGGTTGTTTTTATATTGGCTGTGGCGCGATCTGCAGCGCGAGCGACAGTGGTTCGCAGAACGAAAACGCCGCATGGATCACTTTCGCCAAGAAGCCCGCCGCCGCCATGAAGAGTTGGCGGCAATCAATTTGCGCGAACGCTTGGCGACCCATGTTGTGCGGATACGCGCGCCAGAAACACCACAGCCCGACGCCCAAGCACAGATAGACGCCGCGCCAAAAAAGCGCAAAATTTTTAAACTGTACGGCTAAGGAGACAACATGGCTCTTCGTGTACCGCCGCCAAGCCCAGAAGAAATCGCAGCCCGAGCACTTGAAATACGTCGTGGCTGGTCGCCCAAAGAAACTGAGCGGCGTTACGTGTATAAAACAAAAGTCGTGTATATTCCCGTCGCCGACGAGTGTCTAACAGACCGCGCAATTTGCCAGACTGAGTTTCGTTCGGCGCGAAAACTTATGCGATTAGATTGACATGCTTGCGAAATGGCTTATTTTTGTCAGCGTAATACTGGTATGGGGCGGATTGATTCTTTACGTCGCCTACCGAGACACCTACCACTACAAAAGGAAACACTATGGGATGCTGCGGGAAAAAAAACTGCGATCGGCCAAAAGAGGAGATGACGAGTTCGGCGACGTTATTAGCGGCGCTGGAGGAAAGCTCGTGGGCAATTACAAAACTGCTGGAAATTGCAAAGAACGGCATTCGCTTTGTCGGCTTCAAAAACGATCACGTAAATGAACTTGCCGCAACCATCGCTGCTATTGTGAATGAAAATAACTACCTTAAAAATTTGCTAAAGCTGGGCGACGACGCAACAACCAAAACAGACGAAACAGGAATGACTATTTGGTTTGGTCCGCGCAATGAATACAGTTTGTTTATCGCCACGCCGACCCAAAAAAGTCGGACAGCGCTAGCTGACAGTCTTATAAACGCAGCGGAAACGTTAAAAAAAACTCAACCTAATTGGTCAGAACAAAAATCGCTACCGTTTTCTGACTGCGCTTAATTTTAAGGAGTCATCCGTGGCAGAAAAGCCGACGCTACATCTTGTTGGTATTTTTCACACGCAACACACAGCGGCCTACTCGCATTGCGCATTCACTGGAAAGGCTCTGCGCTTTTCCAAAATGATGCGCATGTGCGGTTATCGCGTAATTGAATATGCAAACGCCGGCAGCGAAAGCCTAGCTGACGAGCAGGTCGAAATGCTCACGGCAGACGAATTTGAAAACATACTTGGCAAGCGCGACAAAAAATCATTTCACGGCGACGACGCTGCGGTAGGAACACCGCAGCACAATTTGTTTGAAACGCGGCTTGTTACAGCTATTCAGCAACGTGTCAAACCAAGAGATATTATTTGTCACCCATTTGGTCACGCGCATTCTAGGCTGCTGCAAGATTTCCCAAACAACATTCACGTTGAAACGGGTATAGGTTATCCAACGCTCGTAGACGGCACGATAAAGATATTTGAAAGCTACGCGTGGCGACACTACCACGCGGGTAAAGACGGTCGCGGCGGTACGCACTATGAGTTCGTGATTCCAAACTATTTTGATATCACAGAGTGGACACCAAGTTTCAAGCCGGGAAAATATTACGCGTTTCTCGGGCGTATCGACGGCTGCAAAGGTTTGGACACGCTGCATGAAATCGCTAAACATCTTCCAGCAGACGGCCCGAAAATTGTGTTGAGCGGACAAGGCGATCATACGAAATGGACTCACCCAAATATCATCTACAACGGGCCATTGACCGGAACGGCGCGAAGTGAGTTTTTACGCAACGCTATCTGCTCTTTAATGCCAACCAATTTTATCGAGCCTTTCGGGGGGTCTGGTGTTGAGGGTCTTTTATGTGGAACGCCGCTTGTCGCTACTGATTACGGCGCATTCACAGAAACAGTGCAGCGCGGTTTCAACGGTTTTCGCTGCAAGACGCTGGCGGACTGGCTGCTGGCCTTAAAACAGGTACATTCCCTAAATCGCGCAGCAATTGCAAAAGCCGCTAGACAAACCTACAGCCTCGAAGCGTGTGGGGCTATGTACGATGAAGCGTTTCAAAAAATTTACCAGCTGTACGACAAAGGCTGGTACACGCTGCCGCCAGATTTGGGCGCGGAAAAGCGTTGTTTTGGGCCTGCTTGCGCCCCGGCCTAACCGCCTAAATTTTGGGCAATATTCGGGCATATTCCTTGTGCCCCGCGAATATGTTTTCGCGGAACATGGCACGCTTTCGGGACACGCAGGGAGGATACCATGCCATACCCGATTGTGCGTGAAGTCTTGATTGTTATGTGTACCTTGGCCGGCGCCGCTATTGGGTTCTCAGCGGCGAAGTCACTCCACCTAGGAGAAGAGGTAACCGTAATAGGTGCATGTGCGGGCTGGGCGCTTTTAGGCGGCTTTGCCCACGTGTGCTTAACAAGGAGTCAGCGAGATGAATAGGTTTGTTTACGCTCTTATGTTTTCTGTTTTGTGTATGCCAGTCTTTGCGCAAGCAAATAAAAAGACAGGCAAGTGGAACAGCGTGTCCGACCCCGGCGAGGCGCGATACGTCGAAGCGGCCACTGCCGCGATTCGTGAGGTGATGGAGCAGAACTTCCAAGCTCACACCGCGGAAGATCTCAAAACGCTAATGAGCACGATGACCTCGAACTGTCCAGACCGCGAGAACTTCGTGCAGGAGTGCCAGCAGATGTTTGACGACACAGACGTCTACATCAGGCTTGTGGATTGCCGGTGGATCACAAGCTGGCGCGATACCAAGGGTCTGTGGGCCGCTGTGCAGATAACGCAGTGGACTATGCCCAAGGACGAAGATGTCGACTACACGGAGTATCGGCATCGGTCTGGGTTGCTGCCGCGCTGGGAGCTGTGCGAATATCAGTTGTATGCGCGGGTTGAGAAGGGCCAATGGAAAGCTCACGTGATTAACGGGCCGCCATCTGAGGCGATATGGCCCAACGGCAAAGCGCCGGCACGCGAGCAAGCTGTGGTCCGCCCAGCAAAATCCTCTTCGCCGGCAAAGCGTAAAGCCGCGCCGCCGGAAGAAGATTGCCCAAACGGGAACTGTCAGTGGCCGAACACGCCTAACTTGGCGCGTCCGCGCATGACCACGATGAAGTAAGTGGTCACCACACTCACAGTGGTTAAACGTGAGCCCCCTTAGCTCAGCTGGTTAGAGCATCGGACTTTTAATCCGTGGGTCCTAGGTTCGAATCCTAGAGGGGGTAATGGGGTTTTGTTTTGTTGGGGGGAGGTTTCATTTCTAAACAAGGAGGTTTGAAATGACGGGGATTGAGATCAAAGGTAACGTAATCGGCTTGATCACGGCGCTGCTGATGCTTGCCGGTCTCGCATGGCAAGGCTATGACGAATACCAAAAAGCCCATCCGCAGCCGACGACGTTGCAACCGCCATCTGCGTCTGCTACACCCATCTACTGGAACGATGGGCAGCGTTGGTGGTGCCAGATTGGAGACAAGAGGTACGTTTGGAATGGCAGCAGCATACGATGACGAACTGGCCCGGTTGGCCGGGTACTACAACAAGCGGATAAACGTGCATCTCGAAGAATTGCGCGTTTTTCTCGCGCGTAAACGTGAACTGGAACAGGGACTTACGTATCGTGAGTTTCTGGACGTTCAGCGAATTTTTGATCAGCTTCGGGAGTCGATGGTGCTGCGCGACGCCATGGGCTCGCACAGCGCGACAGAGCGCGAGCTGTATCGTTGGGTCGCGCATCCCAACAAGCACCCGAAGCCCGCGGGGCTGGAGGAGGTAAACGCCCCAACGCCAGTCTGACGATTGGCGCACCCGGGGTCGTAGACCAATTGGCAGAGTCAAGGGACTTAAAATCCCTGTGTTGTGGGTTCGAGTCCCACCGGCCCTAGCTCTGCATGTTTTCTTTTGCGAGTAGCCGCATAGCTCAATTGGTTAGAGCACCTGCTTTACACGCAGGGGGTTAGGGGTTCGAGTCCCTTTGCGGCTATTGTCTCGGAGGTTATATGTCAGAACCAGATCGGTTTGGTTGGCGGTCGTCTCACAAAGACCCGCCGCAGGAAGGACAAGAAGTTTACTACTTCGGTCCCAACATCGGCGTTGGAATAGGCAAGTACAGCTTCACGCCTAACTCGATTAAAAGCGAAAAAGGCAACCCAGACATCGAGCTGTGTCCGCACCTTTTTCACAACAATCATTGGGGCCTCGTCGACGCTTGCGACGCGCCCCATTGGCAGCCGTACGACGCCGAGCGCGCCAAAAGCTGGTCGCCTATGCCGCCCGTAAGCTACATGCGCGAGATAGTCGAATATCTCGACGATACAGAAACTGCCGACACAGTTTTTCTGGCGACTAAAAACGCCGAATGCTTATAACCCGGTGTGGGGTTGGTTTTTTGATGTCGCGCACACCCGCGGCATGGTCACGGAGGATCGTTATGTTCCGTTTTCTCGTGTGTGTAGCCGTCGCTCTTTCGCTGGTCAGCGTTGCGCATGCTGCCCCGCGGCACCGTCGGTCTTACACGCCGTCTCAGGCGCAGGTTCCAGTGAAGTCCTATTCCTACGCTAGTTCTTATGCCGGGCATACGTCCACGGCACAGGGCGTAGCCGAGCTGCAGGCTAGCAATGGCCGCATGGGACATCACGGTGGCAACGCCGGTTATGAAGGCGTCGGCATGGGCTCAACGCCCGAGCAGGCGCTGGGAAACTGCTGCTATAGCAATAGCGGCAGAGCGGTTGTAGACCAAGGGGTCGCGCGTGGCAGGGATGGCCGGTGGTATGCGTGCAAGCGCTACCGCTGAAGCGTAGACTCGCTGACGGCGGGGCGCTGGCAGTAGCCCAAGCTGCTGGCGCCCCGCCCACGCGAGATATGCGCCCGTGGTGTAACGGTTAGCACACGAGACTTATATTCTCGGTCCGAAAGGATACAGGCTGATTACCTGTAGGTCGGGGTTCGATTCCCTGCGGGCGTACTAGCGTTGAATGATTGTGTATTTGCGTGTGCTTTTACCTTTGTTTCTACCTTTAAACGTTGGTAGCTGGCTGTCGCAGTTTGGACACACAAGTTGAATGTTTTCAATTTTCCAGTTGCGGGCGTTTCCGTCTATGTGGTCAACAATTAGCGTCAATGGTTGGCCGCGCCAGTTGTTACCGGTTTGACCGCAAACAGCGCAGATATTGCCGGACGTAACAATTAAAAACTTGCGCACAGTTACGCTGCTGGGTTGACCGTTAATATCAAAACGACCAGCCGCAGTAATTTTTGCGCAGTAATTTGTTTTGCGGCATTGAACGCTGCAGAACGTTTGATTGCTGTTTACGCGTTTAAAAAATTGGGTTAAACAATTCGGACACGCTTGTGTTTGTTTTTTTCTTTTTGGCGCGCGGCGATTGTTGTAACTAACCGAACACGAGCGGCCACAAAAACGCGGATTTGTTGTCTCTATGTTGCAATTGACGCAGCGCATAAAACCTCCGTTTGGAATAACGCAGTGTAGTTGGAAGACAACAAAAACGCAAGATTCGACTCTCCGGTGGCCCATTGGTTTTGTTATCAAAGGAACAACATGACCACAAAGAAACGCGGACTGCTTCACGTACGCCCAAAGACGATGGACTGCAATAAGCACATGAAGCCGTTCGGCAAACGCCTTTTCTGGAAGAAGGAACGGCAGCTTGAAAAGAAAGAATGCGCGAACAATACTTAGGTCGCGGCGGCCCCATCGTCTAGCGGTTAGGACACGGCCCTTTCAAGGCTGTAACCGGGGTTCGAATCCCCGTGGGGTCAATAAAACGTGGCGGTGAAGTGCCAGAGATAACTTCATACTAAGCCGTGTCGGGATAGAGAAGCAGCACTAAACCCGACAAACCATGTTTCAACTCGGTAGCCCAATTGGCAGAGGCGGTAGACTTAGGATCTACTTGTTGTGGGTTCGATTCCCACCCGGGTTATTATCTCGGCAGCGTGTGTACAGCGCTGCGAAATGCTAGGGGAAGTTACGAGCCTTAATGTGCGTGGGAGCGTATAAACTACGTGTGATCACCACATCCTTGCGGCGAGAGCTTTGATTTGTTGTTGGTGCTGCTGGATAAATTACGTACAAAAGAGCCAGCGGTAAATGAAGGCAGGTCTACCTGCCGTAAGCTCACAATGGGAACACAGCCAACAACTTCGGGGGCGTACTGGTTTCGACAGGATAAGGAAGGTTAGGACTGCGTGTCGTGGTTGATCGGTGGGCCACGTTAAAAGCCGATTACGTTTCTAGCTGGCGCTTATGCTCCGGCCCTCGCTGCCTAGTTAATAGGCCAGTGAGTGAGGCGACCTGAGCCTTATTGCCCAATCAGGTTGACGCCGATAATCGGCTGATCTGGCCCAGTAAGAAAGGGCAAGATGGTGGTAGCCCACCTGACGCCGATAATCGGCTAACTTTGGCAGGAGTGTAAACAACAACTGCCTACACACGTAGACGTTCTTTCTGGAGATATCTCTGGACGCGGGTTCGATTCCCGCCGCCTCCATACAACAACGGGGACGAAGGCGCCTCAAAAGGGATAGCTGGGAAACTAGGGTGGATTGGTATGCCCGATCCCAAAGTCCTATATCCAGCGCCAGCTAGCATACCTGAGCGCACCGTTGTCTAACCGGGTACTCCTTACTAGCGGTAACAGCTGCGGGGAATCTCGCAGCAAGTGCCGACGTGGAGGGGTTCCAAGAAGAGTTGCAACTCGTCTTGGATTATAGGGTCGGGGGCGTAAATCGACCCGCCCGGTTTTTTCTTTTTGCCCGTGGCACGTTGTCGCGGGTTGTTCAGTGGTTCGTAACGAAGGGAATCGTTTTACGATGTCTCGTCAAAAGACCGGTTCGTGTGTGAAACAGAAGAAGAGCGAAGACGGCGTGCACAAGAGGCACTGCTATAAGTCCTCGCCGCTGAAGTCGATGGGTGACTCGTTTAAGGACGAGGCTGACCCGAGCTGGACGATCGTGTTGGCCCGTGAGCCGTTCTGGTTCAACATCTCCACGAAGCATATTGCCAAGGCAGAGCCCGGCGATCCGCGCTACTGTGTCGTTGCGCTTGCGCTTGATGACGCAACGGGTGGGATGTTCGACTACCAGATTGGGGCTGGGATCACCAAGATCTTTGATATCAAAAAGAAGATCGAGGTGCGGTTCGCGACGCCCGGCTGTCTGAAGAGCCAGATCCGTGTGTTCGACAAGCCGAACGGGCGGTGGAAGCTGCCGCCGGGCCTGTACCGGCTGCACCCGATGCCGGTCAGCTGGCGTGAAGAGGCCGAGCCGAACGGTAAGAAACGGAAGCGCAAGCGCGCGGCTGCCAAGGTTGTGACGACGATTGTGACGCGTCGCGCCCCCAAGCGGAAGCGTGCGCCGGTGACGCGGCTTGTCCTTCGTCACGGCGGGATCAAGCGGCTGGCCGAACTGATGGCTGGCTAGTAATGTGTTGTAAGACGCTGCCGGGCTGGGTTATGGTGTGCCGTAACCCAGCCCGGTACGTCGCTTTTCTTTTTGCTTTGGAAACACTTTTGTGAGGTGGCAATGACACTCGATGGTGAAAATCATCCGCTAATTGGCCGGCGTATACGGCTGACAGCGCCGATGACAAATCCAGATTCAAAGTGGATGCCGGTGGAAGAGGGTATGCCGGCTGGTTTAGAGGGGACTGTTATCCTCGTAAACTTTGACGGCCCTAAAGATTGGCACCAGATTCATGTCCGCTGGGATAACGGCAGATCTCTCGCGTTGTTGCCGCACGTGGATTCTTACGCGCTGTTACCCCAACCAGAGGAGGCGATCAGTGCTGCTGAATGAAGAAACAGCAAAGCTTGACCACTATGGAAGGTGCCCCACGTGTAACGCTAGTTGGGACGCCGGAGATATCTTTACCGTTTTGCGCAAGCAAGACTGGTCTAAAGACAAGACTGACGAAGAACTGCGCGAATATGTGCGGCAACATTACTCGCCGCCCTACAAGTTTAGTTATATCGTCGGCGTTCAGTTGCCATATACGCACCCAAATCACTACGACGGCGTGAGTTATTGGCAGTGTCCGTATTGCAGACGACAGTGGTCCCGTTTCAAGGAGGAAGGATGAAAGTTTACATCGGTAAGTCGCCCAAGTGGTGGGGTCCATATCAGATCGCAGACCTGCTTCAGCGGGTTGGTGTCTCTGAAGACCGCTGCCAAAAGATTGGCGAGTGGCTGAACAAAACATGGTTTGGCCCGTTTTGTGAGTGGTTCCACGGCCGGTTTCGCGAGCGGAAGGTTGTCGTCAAGGTGCATGACTACGACACGTGGAGCGTCGATGGCACCTTGGCGCCGATCATCCTGCCCTTGCTCAAGCAGCTAAAGGCGACCCAGCACGGGTATCCTTTTACTGATGACGAGGATGTACCGGAAGAGCTTCGGTCAAGCGCTGCGCCGGCGTTGACCGAAGAAGAAAAGAACTGCAGCGCCCCTGACCAGTTTCATGAAAAGCGCTGGGAATGGATCATGAACGAGATGATCTGGGCGTTCGAGCAGTTGAACGACCCCGATCATGACGACCAATTCTGGCAAGGTCGGGACGATCTCGCTGATATTGATAACATCACCGAGCACATCAAGCGGGTGAAGTGCGATTTCGATGGATTGAGCGCACACGAGGAGCGTATCCGCCGTGGAACGACTCTGTTCGGTAAGTACTACCAAGCCCTGTGGGATTAACAAAGGAGAACAGTATGCTTTTTGCTGTACTGCGCGCGCTGGGTTCGATGCCCAGCCATCACCACGTCCGCGGCTCCATTGCGGACGAGGTCGGACACTACGTGCTGGAGATCGGCAACACCTGTGAGTGTGAGCCGAAGCTGCTGGCGCTAGCGGCGTTGGCCCCTGAGATCGAGGAGTTTTTGCAGAAGGTCAACACCCCGCTTGCGAACCTCATCCTCGACAAATGGGCTGAGGCTGAAGGCCAACTTCGCGACCAGATTGCTGATAGCGCCAAGCCCGTTGAAAAGGTGGCATCATGAACCAGAACTGCCGCTGGTTCGTGGAGGCGCTGCGTGACGCCTGTAATCACGCGCTGGAAGACGGCATGATTGGTGACCAGACGGATCACATCGAAAAAATTGAAGTGACCGACGCTGGTTTCTCGCCGGCAGATCTGACAGATGTAAAGGCGCTAGAAAAGGTTCGCCCTATCTCGCTTCGAGTGACGTGCTGGGGCGCGTACAGCCCAACTGAATGCCGGCGGGTGTACGAAGACCAAGGCATTATCCAAGTGATGACGCTTATCGCTCAGTACTTGGCAGACCGGGCCGTGGGTTTGAAAGAATCGTTCGATGACCTTCGTAAAAAGGAGTAGCGTAATGCTGACGGTAATTCCCGATTGGCACGACACAGAGAATCAGATTGCAGAAGTTTATTCTGGCAATAAAAAGATTTACTTTCGCGCCAGAAAAACTGCGCAGTTCGTGAATCCGCCTGACGGTGTTGGTTTTGTAACGGTGTACATCCACGGAGACGCCGAGGACGCCGCTGGTTTTGATATTCCAGTCTACAAAAGCGGAACCTTAGACCTGTCGAAGGACGTGCAGCCGGTTTTGCTCGAAGTTCCGGCGGGTTACGTCATTGCCTGTACGCTATTGCTTTGGCGGCCTGACAAGACGGAATTAGACGTCAAAGCAACGATGGCGGGTGAATGGCAGGAAGAAATCCTTGTCACGAAACCGGACGATCAACTGCGTGGGTTGATCGTGGCGACGACGGACGAAGAATCGCTGACATACGCGCGAAAGTGTCAGCGGCAAAAGAAAGCTCATTTGTGAAAGGAGAACCGTGTGGATAACTTGTCGATAGCGATGGCGCAGGCGTTGCTCAAGCTCGCCGAAACGCTGGTAAAAACGAGAGACGAGATGCGCCAGACGATTGACAGGATGGAGCATCTGCGTAAAGTCGTGGATGATTGTGCGAACACCCTGATCGACACCCTCAAGGAAGCGCTACTAATAGTAGTGAATCAAGATGCCAGCGACGAGGACGGCAGTGAACTGGAACAACCAATGGTGGACGGAAGTAGTACACAAGGAGAAAACAGCGTTGGAACCGCAGGTGAACACGAAGAGCGGGACGAGGTATAAAACAGACGCGGAGATCGAAGTGAAACAACTTCGCCGTGCGCTGTTAAATATCCGCAAGGCAATGGACGCGCTGGCCCAAAAGTTAGACCAGCGCTGCCCCGGAAGTGAAGCCGAAGAAATCGTTACGCGTTATGTGTGCGTGACGCAGCACTATATTGATACGTTGACGTAGCCAACATGGATGCTAGAATCCAGACGTTGGCACAAGAAGCGCTCGCGAGAAGCATGTGTATGAACCTATCTCTAGGTGCATGCAGAGGGCTGTGACGAGCGGTTTTTGTGAAATGTTTTGCAGGAACCGTTAGGGTAGATGGCGGAATAGCGGGCAAGCCCTGCCCGGGCCTCGTGGCTATTCCAAGTGGCTCCACTCGACTACACTACATATGACTAGGGGAGCGAGTGGTGCAGGTGAAAGACCTGCCAGACGGATTTTCAGTAATCAAAGTTTGCGCCCGTACAGTGCGAACTTGTCTGTAACCTAACAAACGGCTGCAGGGCGTAGGCGGGTAGTGATACCTGTCCTCGCGAGCGTTTCTTGTGCTAACGCTTTCTTGGCGACCGATTGGTCGCTTCGGCACGGGTGGCGACTCGTTAATTCGCCAAGAGTCGGCAGGGGTGCGCTCCCCTGCCGGCTTTTTTTTTAGCTATCGGCCCGCAGCTAAATAAACCCAAAAATCCGGGCATATCTATTGAGGACCTATAGCTCTCGCCGCGGCAGTGGTATAGCCACTGGCCTTACGCGTGAAGTTATACGTACCCTCAGCCGCACCCCCTAACCGGCGACATGTTAGGGCCGTCTAATGGCGAGAGACCATTAGCGTGTGCCGTCACGAGACGACGGCAGTTTTATTTCTCTCTTCAAGGAGGACGATGAGATGATTAGTCAATTGCGCAACAACCCGGCTGTGAATGTCAACGTGGACGACTACCGGGACGTGATGGTTGTGTTCGTGCTGCCGGTGCCCGATACCGACACCGAGCGCTGCTGCTACTGCCACCACTCGCTGGGCGTCTGCGAGTGCATCCCGGCAGAGGCAGCAATCCTGAACGACGACTACGACAGCTACACGGTGATCGACGCCGAGTTCGAGCCTGTTTCGTAGTCGCAACTCGCGACTACCACCTCACTAGAGACACTGCCGGCAATCCGCTGATCACGGATCGCCGCTACGGACCGAAGCCTTAAAAGCGGGTGTTACGTAGCTAGTAGGCTGGGTGCAATTCCCAGCGAGGTGTTTCATTTTGAGGATGTCTTCGATGCTCCTCCTCTCAATCGCAAGAGAGTATTGAACGCCGGGTAATTGCGAATAGCCCGGAAAAAAAGCGCGTCTGAACACGCCGGCGTTGCGGCTGGTGTGTTCGGACCGGGTGGGTACGCAACTACCCATACAGCTGCTTATGGGAGACGCGAGCCTTGTCACGCGCCCATAATGCCCGCGGCGAAGCCGCCGCGGCGCGCTTTTTTTTAGCTATTAGACGTAACATATTGGCGCGCAAAGACTTACGGCAAACAGGAAAAACCTGCGCGTCCTAAGTACTTACGTATCAATACGTTACGTCGATTAGTTGTAAGAAACTTGCGTGCCTAATCCTTACCGAATAGGGGACATGTTATCAAAACCGTATAATTGCGACACGGTACACGCCCCATGTCGTCGGTAGGTACGTATATGCGCCCCAGCTTTGAGCCGATCTACATCGAAAGCTTTGACGATGACGAAGAAGACGACCTCGATCTGGTGGTTTTCTTGCGGGCTAAATAACCTGCTATTTCCGGTCATATTTAGTGACGGATAGGCGTAAGCCAAAAATTACGTCTTGCCCGTCACGATTGAAAGAAAGGAAATAGCATGACCACGCTGCTTATGATCCTTGGTAGTCTGGCGCTCATTGGGTGGGTTTCGGATCAAGCCAAGGCCCCGAAAGGCTGGGACGAGTTTACGGCGCGCTGGCAACAGCCCGTCGGTATAGCTCCCCCGGCTCCACGCCCTGCCCCGGTGCCCAAGCCTCGGATCATCAATCCGTTGGAACAGACCTACATTGGCGAGTGGACAACACTCTCAGCCCAGTAGGCGGAGCGCATGCAGGTATCACACCCTGACCCTGCATGCGCTTTTTTTTAACTAAAGGAACCTAATGACCCCTGCGGATATCATCACAGTCATGATGTTTCAAGCGGTACAGCACGCGTCAAAAGAGCATGACCGACAGGCTCTTGTACTCGTGCTCGGAATCATGCACCACGTCATAACTGAGCTTCCGGGAGATAACTCGGCGCTGCTCAGTTATGTGATGCAGATGATAAAACAGTTCAGCGCCGTAAAGACCCTATAACAGGAAAAGCTGCGTCTTTTCTTTAGCTATCAGCGCGCGCTCTTTTCAACCCAACGCCGTAGCCGGTTATATCCCTTATAGCCTGCCACTCTATCCAGTTCTTCCCCGGCGTCATTTAGATAGATAAACGTCGGCAGCGTCTTCACGCCATAGTTGCGAACCAGATCTTTGCTCACATCGGCATCAATAACTGTCACGCCCCACGCCGCCACTTCGTCTTTATTCGCCAGTAAATCATTCTTGGCCAGTTTGCAGTACTTACACCAGTCTGCAGAGAACATTAGCACGGTATCGGCGCAGGCTTTTCCCATACCCATCACGCAGAGCATTCCAACGATTAAAAATAGTGTGCGCATATGTGTCCGCCCCTCGTGTTTCAAAAATGCGGCCCGTACCACAATAAGAATGTACTCCACGCAGCCAGCAACACGTATATCCAAAAGTTATGTGGTGGTTTTAACATACTATTGTTCCCGCCGTCCTCACATTATTCTAACAAAATGTATTGCTCCTTTTCTTCTTGACCCGCTTATGACAAAATGGGCGTATTCAGCTTGGGAACAGCCGCGCATCATTTCGCACGAGCTACGCGATGCCCTTTAAGTCCGAAAAACAGCGTAGATTTCTTTGGGCAGAGCATCCAGACATCGCAAAACGCTGGGCGCACGAGTATCCAACCAAAAAGAAACTCCCTATGTACGCCAATAAAAAAACAACTCATAAACAATCTGCCGTAAATACAGTCGCTGTCGATATTTACAGAAAATTATCCAAGAAAGCGGACACAAAAGAGGTCTATATCGAACAGCCGGCCAGTGATAAGCCAACAGAAGCAGGCGAAAACCCACCTACTGTTGTCAAAACCAAGGGCGAACGGTGTAACTCAGAAATAAAGCCAAAAAGTGCAGTAAACCCGCTCATGGCGAAGCTTTCTGCTGTCTTGTCGCAGCCCATCATGCAGGCGTTAGAGAACGAAAGAGCTGAAATGGAGGCCCGAGAGGCCGCCCGCATGCCTGCAAACGCTAATTTAAAGCACTATGCCATGCCGGCGGCTGGTACGCCCCTACCGATGGGTATGCAGGCAGCGGCGCCACAGGGCCAACCGCAAGCTCCTGCAGCCCAACCGGCGAATATGGGATCTCCCGCGCCGTCTGGCCAGCTTCCCCCAGTAGGCGGCGGTTCCTCTCCCAATGCCAACCCTATTAACTCCTATGGCGCGCTCTCTTCATCTGGCGACATCACAGGGAACGCGGCTTTTGGGACGGCTAACTCAGTAGGCAGCGAAAAGATAGCCGGCGCGCTTGGGTTATGGGACCGAATTCGCATGAAGCGCGAACGCGGCGGGAAAAAAGCTAAGCCCGGCGACAAAGACTATCCAGATAGCAAAAGCTGGAAAAAGGTCACCAGTATTAGCGCCGAAAAGCAATCCGGTACTCCTGCGTGGCAACGTTCTGCTGGTAAAAATGAAGAGGGCGGGCTCAATGAAAAGGGCCGCAAAAGCTACGAACGCGAGACAGGTGGAAACTTAAAAGCTCCCGTAACTGAGAGCAAACCCAAAGGTGACCGGGCCAAGCGTCAGAACTCTTTTTGCTCAAGGATGTGCGGTATGAAACGTGTAAACACTGGCGCTGATACAAAGAAAGACCCTGACTCACGCATTAATAAATCCTTGCGCAAATGGAACTGCAAGTGCTCCAGCGCGTATGAGTTTGGCAAAGAAGCCGGGCTCAATTTTGGCGGCCTTGGTCGGTTATTTGGTGGTGGCGCAAAGGCCGTAGCTAATACGGCGGCCAAGGCTGTAGCCCCCAAGTTAAACATCGCCAACGTGCATCCGTCTGTGGCTGGCCCGCTCGCTGCAGCTCGTGGCGAAAGCTTGATGCGCCACCCAGACATCATGGAAAACGTAAATAATTATCTCATGCGTGCCAGTAAGCGCCCAGCTCAGCCGCCGCAGTCTCGCATGCGGATGCCCGGCGCCGTTCCCGGTGGTTTTCCCCGCTTTGGCGATACGCAACAGGCGCGAGTTGCCATGTCTGATGCCCAAGCCAGATTCGAGCGCGTGATGGCTGGCATGGGCCGCCGCAACATGAGTGATACCCAGACTGGCGAGAAGATTCGGTCCCAGCTCACCGCGTGGGGCGGCCCGACAACGAACGCGCGGACATGGGGGCAGTTGCAGGGTATTACACCTGCCGCTAAGCCTCCTCAATGGCAGGGCGGCCTCGATCTTAGCTCGCTAGATTAAGCCCAGCGCTGATAGCTAAATAAAAGCCTGATTCCGGTCATATTCAGTGATACCCCAGTAGTGCACTGGGTTGTTCTGATATCTTTCTGCCGCTGCTGTGCGGCTAAGGAGAATGACCGATGAGTAATCTGTTTGAAACCGATATCGGGTCCCTGTTTCCTGCCGCGCTCCCGCAGACGGACAAGAACGATCTTTCCGTAAACCGCGGCGTTCAGATCATGTTTGCTGACACCAACGCCCGTATCACGGCGCTGGAGGAAAACCAGCTGCGTCTCCTCACCCTGATAGAGCAGATGGTCGAGGGAGACAAGGTCAGAGCGCAGGCGTTCGATCTGCTGCGTGAACAGGTCTCGCGACTAAACTCGCGACTGGAAAGGAAAACGTCATGAAGCTCTTCACCGGGAAAGTCCATGACATTGATCTGGACGCACCCGCTGACGAACGCTGGACTGATTTTGCTATCCAAAACGGAGACGCCATTCAGTCCATTCTCTCCGATGTCGAAGAAGAGATCGAAGAGACATTGGCGCCACACCTGCCCAGTCCGCTTATCACGGCTGTGCATGCGATGGCGTCCGGTGGCGGCTGGTTACTTCGCCAAATGGTCGGCATGTTTGGCGAAGATTACACACAGGAGTTAGCGTGCATAGCCCGGCACGCCGAAGTTCCTGTGGGTAAGCTCATGTTGGGAAACCTCATCTACGACTTTACTTCTCTTTCTGAGATGTATGGTTGTGGCTGCTCTAGCGTCAGCTTTGAGGTCGAGAAGTCTCCCGTGCTGGTCCGTAACATGGACTGGGTTGTGCCTCGCAGTACAGGCAGGCACACGCGGATCTTTCGCTTTCACCGTGGGCGCAGCGCTTATACATCTGTAGGCGTGGCGGGCATGGTGGGCGTGATATCGGCTATGGGTGATTCGTGGGCTGTCACTGTCAATCAGGCTCCAGTTGTTAACAAACTGAATAGCTTGCTTGGCTGGTTATCGGCGCCGGCGCTGCTCTTTAGGTGGCCCGTGTTACAGCGGGTCCGAGCCGTCTGCGACCGATTTCCAAAAAGTTACAACAGTCTGATTCTTGGGTTACGGAGCTATGAAACCATCGTGCCGTTCTTTGCGCACGTGGTTGGCACCAAAGCCCGTGAACACACTGTAGTAACGCATGTTGGAGAGAAATCAACCATTCGCACCAAGCCGCATGGCCTTGTGCAAACGAATCATTACGTGGCTGGGCCGTACGCTGAGTACAACCCAGAGAACGATGATGAGAATGAGTGGGTGACGTATCCCCGATATACCGCGCTTCAGGCTGTGCTGCGCAACAGTCTGACCGACGAGCGTAAAGATAGTATTGCGCAGCGACCAGTAACAGCTCTGCAGTTACTGAAAGACGTAACGGACGAGGACACAATGCAACAGATGGTATTGTGGCCCGGCCGCTCGCAGATGGTGGTGAAAACCCGGCAAAATGGCTGATAGCTAAATAAAGCCAAAAAGCCGGGTATATCTAATGATCCCCCCTTGGTATCGGTGTGTAGCCGGTACCCCCATATAGATTACATGGGTTTCGGTGTAATCGTGTCCTCATGTTTAAGGAACTGTTCAGATGAGTGCAACGAAGAAGATCCCCGCAAAGACCCGTGGCGTGAAGGCGAAGGTCAAGGTCGGTAAGGTCAACCGGGCCAAGAAGCCTGAGCTGACCGATGCTGAGATCGACGCCGCTGTCCAGCGCGCTCTCGCCGATGAGAGCTTGCTAAGTCGCACCAACTCGCTGGTGGTCGACACGCTCTCGGCCCTCGGGTCGGGCGTGCTGACGGTGATCGAGACCATTGCTGATGCGATCAAGCGGATCGCCAGCGGTGTCTGGTCGTTCCTCGGCCGCGTGTACAACGCGTTCGAGGAGGCTGTCACGGCGCTGGTCGGCTGGCTGAAGGAGACGGCGACCGCTGCCTATGGTCAGGCCAAGAAGGCGCTGACCGCCGTTCACGAGCTGGTCAGCTCCATGAACGTGAGTGACATCAACGCCGGCATGCTCAAGCTGGTCGCGGCTGCTGCTGCGATTGGCGTGGGCTTCACGGTCGGCGGTGTGGTTGGCATCACGGCAGCGGCAGTCGCCGCGAAGCTTGGTGCTACCAACATTGTCATTCAGGCCACTGGCATGCTGTTCGCCGCGTCTACGACGCTCTGCACCTCGTCGGCGCTCTACGCGCTGTTCGAGGGCGGTGTGGAGAAGAGCACGCTGGCCCGGATCCTCCCCGCCGTTGAGGCGAAGGTGAAGGCGATGCGCGGCGGTACGGCCGCCGTGGCCGCTGCCTAGTGCAGTAACAAAGTCCTGCAGATCCCCGGGTGCTGCCCAAGCCCCGGGGCTGCAGGCTTTTGTTTAGCTATCAGCGCTTTTGTAATACAATAAGGCTCAGTAGAATATCTAAATATTGTTAGCAAAACCGGCAGCCGCACTATGCCCGCACCTGAAGACAACGGCGTAGATTTACGCCCAATCGGCGCAACCGCGGGCGCAGCTCTTCCGGCGGCGAGCTTACTGGAATATCTCCTCGTCACGCTGCCCAAGTATCGCAAGCTGGTCAATGACGCCCCGGACTGGACGCTGGCAAACGGCAATGTCGATGTGGCACGGATGCTGAGAACTCTCAAGCCGGGGGATCTCGGCGTATCTGGTTTGCAGCGCAGCCCGGACGGCGCACTTGTTAATTTTCTTATTCAGGGCTCAGGCTCAGCATCAGGCGGCCCGGGCATGCACGGCCAGATGGTGGGGCCGTATATCCAAGCGCCGCACAAGCTCACAAACACACCCCCGGGCGGCAAACCTCCGCCGCTTTCATTCTTAGTGAACGACGCCGGAGAGGTGTACAACCCCGCACTCGCGACGAACCGCAAACGTTTTATTCGTAACGCCCGAAACGCTTCTCGCTACATGGCGTTTGAAGGCGGCGGCGATAAATACGGCCTGCTGAAGGCGCGCTTAAATGCTTTGTCTCGGCAGATTCAACAGGCCAAAGTCACGGGTTCTGACGCCAGCCAGCTTGTTGCCCAGCGCGATAAGTTAGTCAAGAACTTCAAGAACTTCCTCACGACCGAGCGCACGACACCTACAGGCGGGACCTACGCAGCCAAAGGCGGTCTGCGTGAGTTCTTTGAAGGCACGCCGCAGGCCAAGATGCGCAGTCTTGAGGCAGATGTTCGTGCGCTGGCTGATAATCCTGCCTCGCCCACGAGCCTCGCTAAGAAAGAACGGCTCACAGCGCTCGCAGACTTATTTCGGCGCCGCGGTACAAAAGCCTCCCCGGCGCTAGCGAAAGAAATCACGAAAGCTATTGATGACGTGGGTATGCCGCAGGGGCAGCTGGCGCGCTCAAAGTTATTTAAACCCAAGGCGTTTGAGCGCTTAATTCCCACGCTGCATCACGGCGGCGCAGCGCTTGATAAAGTGCATGATCCGTTGTTTCAGCTGTTCGAGACACTGCCGGAAGCCGCGCAGCGCGAGATTGCTGAGCGCAATGGCGTGAGCCTGAACATTCTGCGGCAACGGTCACGAGAGAACGCCAAAGAAATTGCTCGTGGCCGCCTTGACGCCAAGAAACGTCCGTGGAAGTTTAATACCAGCGACTCCATAGGCATTGACAACGTCTATGACGACGCCGTGAAAGATCGTTCGCAGTTCTTTCCAGAAGGCTATTACGACAAAAAGCCCCGCGGCACGATCTATGCTCGCGCCGCAGACCATATTGATGAAAGCCAGCTCGCGAAGTCGCTGAACGTCGAGACAAATAAGGGCTACGCAAGTTCTGCCGCGATCGGCGCCGGAACAAAAGAAGTCATGGGGCTGAACATGCTGCGGCGGCGGTTTCCGTGGCTGCAGAAGCTCCCATTTATTGGCGGTCGGGGTCAGGGTACGCGCTGCTGGGGCAATCACTGCGGCTCGATGCCGTCCGCCGTGCTCAGCGATGTCGGCGCTGTCAAACCGCAGCTTTCGCACATGGATGTCTTACCCAGCACGCTCCTGACGCAGCCGGGTGTTAAAATACTCGGCATTACGAATAAGCCGATTGTGCAAAAAGGCTTAAACTTAATGGCCCGCAATCGTACGCTGCTGGGTTTGGGGGCTACGGGATTAATGGGTGCGGCGGGCTACGGTGCCGGCGCACTGGGGAACGCACTCAAAGCGCCGCCGGCCAAGCCACTGCCGCCCAAACTCGATCCGCACATGTTTGCCAACGCGATGAAACTCTTACAGCCACAACAACGAGCATGAGATAGCACGACACATTTACATATCTAAGACTGGGGGCTTGCCATGAACGTGCAAGAACTGTGCGCCCGCCTGCTACGCTTTGTGATCATTCTTCTGGCGGCTTCGCGCGCTGCGATGGCCGGCACGATCGACCCCAGCACACCAGACGCCAAGTATGTCGAGTTTGGCAAGCAGTTTCCCTTTGTCGTGCGGATCACCAACGACATTGACTGCACGAAGTGCGACGAACACCACGAACAGCTTGCCTCGGCTGTGATCATCCGGCCGCACTGGGCGTTAACCGCCGCACACGTCATCAATGGATCGAATAACAACGTAATCCATGTGGGCGAGAAGAAACATCGCGTTGTCTATAAGGTGCACCACAAAGATTACAACGCAGACAAAATCGGGCTGCACGATATTGCGCTGTGCTACGTAGCCGAAGACTTCAAACTAGCGTTCTATGTGCCGCTGTACAGCAACACAGATGAAATAGGCCAAGCCGTGACGATTGCGGGCTGGGGCTCAACTGGAAACTTTATTACGGGCGCCACAAAAACAGATAATCAACGCCGGGCGGGACACAACAAGCTTTTGTCCGCGCATCTGGCAACAGTTTTGTGCTCGCCCAGAAAAGAAGGGCGGTTTCCGCTAGAGTTCATGATTGCCCCCGGAGATTCTGGCGGCGGAATGTTCATTGGCAATCAATTAGCGGGAATTAACTCATTTTTAGCGCACGCCGACGGGAAACCAGACGGCACGTACGGCGACGACAGCGCGTTTACCCGTGTGAGTTTGTACAAAGATTGGGTAGAATCTGAAATTCAGAAGCACGAGCGTGAGTTGGCGGCGCAGGCCACATTGGGGCCGAACCCCGTGGCTGATTTAGATATTAATGCGTCAAAATAGGTCACCGGTCCGCTATGAACAGCATTCTCGACGATGACCAGCCGATGAAAAAATCTGCGTTGCCGGCTGGGCTGTGGCACAAAATCGCTGAGCTTTTGCCTGAGATCCAGCTGCAAGAGCATCAGCAACGCATCGCCGATCGCATTGCCGGCCCTGACCCCAGATTGCTGGTCTATCACGGCTTAGGGTCGGGCAAGTCGCTCTCGTCGCTCGCTGCCGCCGAAGCTGCCAAAGAGCAAGACGGCGAAGAGTATGGCGTGGTAGTCCCGGCGAGCTTACGCGGCAACTTTGACAAAGAGATCAAGAAGTTCACGCGCAACTCGAACCCTGAGATCATGAGCTACACGGGGCTGGCGCTGGGCAAGAAGTTCCAGCAGCAGCCCGGCACGCTGATCATGGACGAGGCGCACAGACTTCGTAATCCGGGAAGCGCCAGTTCTGCGGGCGCTGCTGAAGCCGCCGCGCAAGCTAAACGGCTGATGTTATTAACAGGCTCGCCGATCACAAACTCGCCCACGGACTTGGCGAGTTTGTTATCGATGCTGAACAATAAACAGATCTCACCCGAAGAGTTTGAGAAGCGCTACATAGATTATAAGACTGTGCGGCCCGGCTTGTTTGGCTGGCTGCGTGGCGTGAAGCCCGGCGTCAAGCCAGTCGTCAAGAACGAGCAAGAGCTACGCCAGTTGCTGCAGGGCAAAGTTGACTATCAGCCCAGCAAGACTCCTGAAGGCGTCGACGTCAAAGAAGAAGTCGTGCGTGTGCCGTTATCGCCAGCGCAGGACAAGATTCAGAAGGCTATTCGTACGAAGATTCCGCCGGGGTTCTTGTGGAAGCTGGATCAAGAGTTTCCGTTAAGTAAAGACGAGCTAGCGAAGTTAAATAGCTTCTTAACTGGCTTGCGCCAAGTAAGTCTTAGTACACAGCCGTTTCGGGCCGACAAAGACCCGGGCAAGGCGTTTCAGCAGAGCGCCAAGTTACAGACGGCGTTCCAGAATTTGCAGAAGACACTGGGTGAAGACAAGCGCAAGAAAGCCATCATTTACTCAAACTTCATTGACTCTGGCTTGGCGCCTTATGCAGCTGGCCTAGAGAAAGCCAAGATCCCGCATGCGTTCTTTCACGGCGGCGTCACACCAAAAGCGCGCCAAGCTGCCGTGGACGCATACAACACAGGTAAGCTGCGGGCGCTCTTAATTGGCCCTGCTGGCGCCGAAGGCTTGTCAACGAAGGGCACGAGTCTTATTCAGCTCTTAGACCCGCACTGGCATGAGTCGCGTAGCCAGCAAGCTCGCGGTCGTGGCTTACGTTTTGACTCGCATCGAGATCTCCCTGAAGAACTCAAGAACGTCCAAGTCCAAAGATATCTAAGCGCCAGCCAAGACCCGAGCATGATTGGTAAGCTCATGGGGTACAAGCGCGAGCGCACCGGCGACGAAGTGCTCGAACACCTCACGGCCGAAAAAGAACAGCTCAACGAGATCTTCCGTAAGATCTTGAAAGACGAGGGCGACAAGTATCGCAAACAAAAAGAGCAAGAACAGCAAGCAAATAATAAAACTGCGCAGGCACAACGAGGGGTACTTTTTCCGGTTTCTGACCCCAAACACACCACCGAAGCAGAACCGGGTCAGGTGGTGTGCGTTGTGCCTGCGCTTTTTAAACACGCGGAGGCTGAGCTACCAGACTTCCAGCCGGACTTCACACCCGGCCAGTTACATCGCATGGGTGTGTATAAATCGCTGTACGAAAAAGAAGGCCCGCGGCTCGCTAGTTTAGGAGAATGGAAACCAGAATGGGTCACGGAGCATGACCCCAAGGGCTGGCTGGAGTGGTACCAGAACTATAACTCCGGCCGCAGAATCCCCGACGAAGATACGCGGCAGATCAAGCGGTGGGCGAGCTTCAAAGCGCGCCATGGCGGGCCGTTCTCGACGAAGCCCACGCCGCGCAGAGGCTGGGCGCTGCGAAACTGGGCGATTGACCCCGCGAAACTAGTCGCCCCCACCAAGGCAGACAAAGTGAAAACGATGCTGGAGGCGTATCAGGAGCAGGAGTTACAAAAGTATCTCAAGCGCCGCAACCGGTTATTAACAAAAGAGGCGCCGCAAGAAGAGAAAGCCAGCGCAGTGTTTCGTTCGCTCAAACTCACGCCAGACGTGCCGAAACGCCCGCTTTCAAAGAAGAAGCGCCGGCTGTTAAAATATCCAGACGCCAAAGAACAACCCAGCAAGAGTATTCTGGACGAAGACAATGCCGCCGATTCCAGTAAGTAAACTCACGGAACTGGCGTTGTCGCGGCGCAAGCTGTTTGAGAAGATCATGCAGCACGTTGCCACCCGCAAGATTCAAAACTCCATGCAAGCCACAGGTGACCGAATGACTATTACGCCGCAGCAGTTTGGGATGCAGATGGGCCAGCAAATGAAGAAAGCATTCTTTACACTACCAGCAGCTGCCGGTATTGGCGCGGGCTTGGGCGCCGTTACAGCGCCAACTGGTAGTGTGTCTGGCGCCGACGATATCAAAATGCGCATGGAGAGTACTGGCCGCGGAGCTGTAAAAGGCTTGAGCACAGGTGCTGGCTCGACCGGCGGCATGATGCTTGGCACGCTGCTCGCTATGTTAGCGACACGCGGCAAGTTTCGACCCCGCCCGCCACGCGTTATGGGCCCGACGCGAGCCGGCGTGCAAAACGCAGTGAGTCACTTCGGTAATTCTGTTGTTCGCGGGGGTGTCCCCGGAGCGGTGTTGGGCGGCGTCGGCGGCTATGCCGCAGCTGACGCAGCTCTCGGCAAGCCCTCGTGGGAAGGTAAGAAAGCTTCTGTGCTCTCTGTGCTCGGCGGCTTGGCCGGCGGCGGTCTCGGCGGCCTTGCTGGCGGCGCTGGTGGCGGGATTCTGGGCGCGCTGGGTGGCGGCGCCCTTGGTGGCGGCCCGGGCGCTGGATTGGGTTTACTGGCTGGCGGCGCTGCTGGTCTGGGCGCTGGCGCTCACATGGGCGGTAACATCGGCGCGAACATCGGCGCTAGTTTTAGCAAGAAGAAAGAAAAGCCCGAAAGCGAAGAGAAAGAAGAGAAGTCCGAAGAAAAGTCGGAAGACTCGGGTGACGAGGAAGTGAAAGAAAGCGCTGCCCGGGTATTAGCGCAGCTGCAGAAAAACGCTGAATAATCACTGCCGCCAAAACTAGCCAGCTCAAGTATAATCACCCTGTTGTGGCAAGGACGCCCGGCAGGAGGACTGAGCATGGCGGCTCGTTTTAAGTACTATCATGCCCTCCTGCGGATGCTCAAAGACGAGTGTCCTGCGGCTTTTCCCGTGAGCGCGCGCCGGGTAAAGCTATCTAAACTAGAGGGCCGCTGCTGGAAACAGGGCAAGAAGTTCCACATCCAGATCGACAAAGGTCTGGACGAATCGCGCGCTATGGACGTCTTAATCCACGAGTGGGCGCATGCGCGGGCGTGGAACCATCGTCTGGACGAAGCTAAGACAGACGAGGCGTTTAACAAGCTCGCCCACGACGCTGCGTGGGGTGTGGCGTTTGCTGAGATCTACTCGCATTACGAGAAGAAGTTCACACACGCCTCCGCTGTGCTATGAGCCGCCAGCCGTTGTCGTGGCAATTTTTATTGCAGCAAGAAATGTGTTGTGGGCGTCGCTGCCAAAACTGTCCTTATGAGCCAAAACATGTGTGCGGAAGTCGTGAGGTGCAATCGTGCTTTCAACGCTTGTTGCAACAATCACAAAATATCTCCCATACTGGCTCCGGCCGCGCTACATCCTCGGCCAGCGGCAGCGCGCAAGTGAGTGGCGACGAGTCCGAGCCGCGCACTTAGCCAAGCATCCGGCGTGTGAGGTCTGCGGCCGCGCGCAAAACCTAGCCGTGCATCATATTTTTCCGGTGAGCATCGCGCCAGAACTCGAACTCACCGAAAGTAATCTCATCACGCTGTGCGAAACATCGTGTCATTTCATGTTCGGGCATTTTTTAAACTATCATTGCTACAACCGTAATGTGCGCAAAATGGCGGCAGCGTTTCGCCGAGAAATGCGCGACAATCGGCGGTGCCCTACAAACTACACTAAATAAAATGAGCGTCCGGCATGACTCCACCTGATGTCCGTACGCTTACGCTATTGGATGAGTTTTTATCGCCCGTTGAAGAGCGCACGCTACTCGCCCACATCGAAGCGGGTATTCCAACAGGCCACGCCCGCCGACACGCCAAGACGCGAAATGTTATTCAGCGCTGGGGTTCTTCAGTTCCGTACCCCAATGATATTTTGTCGGACAAGATTCCAGAACATTTTCAGTTTTTGCTAGACCGGCTTGTGACGCAAAAACTGGTGGAACAGCGCCCGGACTCGATCACACTCAATCAATATCTGGAAAAACAGGTGATCAAACCCCACGTTGATCTCCCCGAAGGCGGCGCTGTAATTACCGTATTAAGCCTGCTTACGCCGGCCACGATGGTGTTTACACTAGAGCAGCGTGCGTTTTCCGTAGAGCTGCCGCCCCGAAGCCTTGTACAACTGCGCGACGAAATTCGCTACAATTGGAACCATGAAATACTTCCGGTCACGGGCACCCGCTATTCGCTGGTGTTTCGTTGCGGCCGGGAATGCGCCACGAAATAATAAACTATCGTCAGCTGTCGGAGTTACACATGCGCCCATACGAGTTTGGCTACAGTGTCGGGGCGCATATTGAAAAGCAGGCGTTGGGCCCAAGCCTTGGCGGTTTTAATCCGCTGAATCAAGAAAACACGCTCGCGCGCGGATTGGGTTACTTTGTGCCGGGATTAGGCTCCGTTCAATCCGCTCAAGACCTGTACCACAACGTTAGTCAGGGCAACGTGCTTGGCTCGCTGGGCTCTGCCGGCATGATGGCGCTGGGCCTCATTCCGGGAGCTGCGCTGGCTACGGGAGCCGCGAAGGGCCTGCTTCGCGGCAGTCGTGCCTTAGCCGGTGGTGGCCGCGTAGCGCAGACTGTCGGCAAGGGTCTGGGCGCCGCAGCCGATGGCGCGCAGGCGTTAAGCCGCGGCATGGTAGCCGCAAATCGCGCCGCAAATAACATAAACACCACGATGTCGCAGGGCATTCAAAAGCACATTCCGCAGATGCAAACGAGCTGGAAACAGATGGGCCCGATGTCTGTGCCAATGAATCCTGTAAAATCGCTTGGCAACGCCATGATTCGCAATCCGATTAACACCGTGGGCATGACGATGGGCTCTCAACCGGTTGAAAGCAGCGCGGCGCAAATTGGCGCGCAGCAGCTGCAAGCGCCCGGCGTGCAACCGTTCAAGTGGTAAAACACGCATTTTCATAACAAAGGACTGGCACATGACTCCATTTGAGTTTGGATACAGCGTTGGGCAGCTGGAAAAATCTGCCGCGCCAAGCGTCAACATGGGCGCGATCTTTGCCCGGCTTGCGCAAGCTGGCCGCGGCGTGGCGACCGGCGCCAAGACGATCAATCAGGGCGCTAAGCATCTCATACGTGGTTTTGGCGGCGGAATTGAAGGTGCTGGCCAAGCTACAAGCGGCGCCGCTGGGTTAGCCAAGGGCTTCGGCCGCGAAGTCATGAAGGGCGGCAAAACAGTGCTCGATCACGGCGCCAAGAACACCGGCATGTACGGTGACGTGATGTCCGCGCTGGGCTTTGGCGGCCGCGCGGCTGGTCGGGCAACGCGTGGTGTCGGCCAAGTCACAGACTTCGCGGGCAAAGCGTTACAGGCTGGCGGCCGCGGCCTATCGCAGCTGGCCGAAACTTCTTATGGCGTGCCGTCACTCGTAGCAGCTGGGTTACTTGGTGGTACGGCTTCTGTCGCGCCGAAGCTGCCGCTGCCCGGCGTGAAGTTCCAGTCGCCGATTGATTTTGATGTTAACTACAGGACACGTCGGCCGGTGGAGCTGGAGTGGTAGTCCGCTCGCGTCGCAAACCGTCTCCGCACACTTTTTACGGTAGGAACTACAGGCTATGAATAACACACAACAGTTTGGCGCTCTGATCGCAAACACAGTTGAAAAAGACGCCAACGTCGGCGCGGGCGTTAAAAATATGCTCGGCGCAGCAGCCAATTACGCCACGACGCGCGCGCTTCCTGCCGCCAAACAGCTGGTCACAAAAGGCGTTGAAAAGGCCAAACCCGTACTCGCTGGCGCCGCAAAAGGTTTACAAAATGCGGACGACGCTGTTGGAAACCGTATTAGCGGTGCCGGCAAAACGATCGCAAACAAAGCTGTTGATGCGACTAAGTTTGTCGGGAGCGTTGGCCAAGTGGCGCAAGACGCCACGCGCCAAGGGCTGAACTACGCCGACGACGCCGCGCGCTACGCTATGAACGGCCCAAACCGCGCTGCTGCTACTGGCGGCAAGCTCGGTGACCGTATTGTGCGTCCTGTGCAGACAGAAGCTGGCCGCATGTTCGGTACAAGCCCTGTGGGCGACAAGCTCAACCCGCTGAACGTCGCGACTGGCGCCGGTGCGATGTACGGCGGTGCGCGGGCTACGGGTTTAGTTGGCGGCGGCGCAGAGCCGACACCCGATACGCTTGCGAATCAACAATCGGCGACACAGGCGATGGCGCAGCAGCAGGGCGAGGCAAATCCGCAGGCCGCCGCAGCGAATGGCGGCTTGATGGGTATGTGGAACAGCCTGCCGACTGAAGCTCGCTACGCTATTGGTGCCGGCGTTCCCTTAGCGCTAGCTGGCGCGTTTATGGGCGGCCGCGGAAATTATGGCATGGGCGGCGCAATGGGCGCGCTTGGTTTGGGTGCGGCTGGTCTGGGGGCAGCTGGAGCCGGCATGTTCGGCGACGGCCCGCGCCGCATGGTTGGCCAAGGCGCGAATGCTCTTTACGGCATGATGGGCGGCGGCAAGGGCGGCAACCCTATGGATCAAATTAATGCGCTCGGGCAGCTCAGCCCGGAGTTCGGCACCACGATGTTGATGGGCCGAGATCCCAATATGTCTAGCGATCAGGGGAGACAGATGTACGACTTTCTAACACACAATAAAAATATCATTGAACAGCTCATGCCGCAGCTGCAGAACGCGAGCCTGACTGGTGTGAAGCAGGGTTCGGCGTTTGAGTTCGGTAAGATGGCTGGTCGGTGCTGGAAAGGCTACGAACCGGTACCGGGCAAGAAGCCGTACAGCAACAACTCGTGCCGCCCCGTTGGCAGTAAGAAGAAGAAAGAAAAGAAAGCTGGCTCCAGTGCGCCCCGCGGCAAGACCGAGATGAGTTGCACGCCGTGTTCTCGTGGCACAAGTAAGCCGATCGACGACAAGCAGCGACCAGCCGCGATGCCCGTCGCAACTGACGCGACCAACGCGCAGCAACCCGTGGCAAAGTCGGCGGCCGTGCCGTTTCAGGCTCAGCAGCCGCTGCCAAAGCCGGCGCCAAAACCGGTTGTAAAGAAAAAACTACCAATGCTAGCTGCGGCTGCCGGCTCAGCGTGCGCCAGCAAAAACGCAAACGCGTTACAGGCGTTTGGCGGCCTCGCTGCGCGCGGATTAGCTGCTGGCGCTCGCGGACTGGCTGCTGGTGCGCGTGGACTGGTAGGCGGCGCGGGCCGCGCGGCTACGACTGTGGGCGACACTGTGGCGCAGCAGAGCACGCGCCTTATTAACGCCGCGCCCAACCGGCCGACGTTGAACGCTGTTGGCAATATGATGGGCACAGCTGGCGCAGCTGCTGGCGCGGCAACAAGCGCTATAGGTCAGGCGGGTCAACTCGCCGGTCGACATTCGGCGTTAGCGCTGCCGGCCGTCGGCGCTGCGGCGTACTACGGCGCTGGTCAACCGCAGCTTCAATCACCTGTACAGATGCAGTTCCGGTCGCCTATCGTGCAGAATCAGAACCGCGCAAAGCCGCGGCAGTCAGGTCGCGTAACACCGACCGCGAGTCTGTGAGGTAAGAGCACCTGAGTAACACAACCTGAAAGCGAGTCTTTATGGCGCCCAAGCAACGGAATGTGCGGCGAGCCGAGAAGAAATCGAAGAAACGACAGGACCAACAGGAAAAAGCAAAAGCATTATTAACGCCGTGCGAAATCGAATGGCGCACCGAAGCGCAGCGACGGGCGTGGAAAACGCTGCACGATAATGACATCACGTTTCTGCTCGGCTCTGCTGGCTCGGGCAAGACGTTTCTGGCAATGGCTTTTGCTATCAATGAAATATTGGCCAAGCGCGCTGAATCTATCGTGCTCACCCGGCCGATCGTAGACGCCGGCGAAAAGCTTGGTTATCTCCCCGGTTCGTTTGGCGAGAAGGTCAATCCGTACATGCAGCCGCTGTACGACACCATGGATGTGCTCTTGGGCAAAATTGGCCCCAAGCGTGAGTTTGTCAACAGAGCGGTGGTGCTGGCGCCGTTATGTTATCTACGCGGCCGGACGTTCAACGACAGTATCTGCGTATTTGACGAGGCCCAGAACGCCACGTATACGCAGTTCAAGCTGTTTCTTTCGCGCTTTGGGCAGAACTCAAAGATCATTGTCACGGGCGATCCCCAGCAGACAGACTTGCCGATTTCGCCGCCGCCCATGAACGAAGTAGTGAATAAACTCAAGGGCGTGTCGGGGATTGATGTTGTGCAGTTTGCCCACAGTGATGTCGTGCGCCATCCGCTGGTCGCCGCTATCTTAAAAAAGCTATAGCGTATTGCGTGTATTGAACATGCGCGTTACACTTCGCCCACCCCGAAGTGAAAGGACGCGTATGACTTCTGCTGTATTAACGCAGCATGTTATTGAAGTGCCCATTACCGATGCGCAGCTAGAACGGGCGCTCGCGCGGGTGGATGAGATGGAAAAGCGGCTGCTGTCAAAGTATGGCCGCGCACATTTAAACGACTCGATCCGCGCCGGCTACGGTGTGTTTACGGGCCTCTTGGGCGAGGAAGTTGTGCACGACTTCTACGCGCAACAGTGGGAACGCTCGCTTGGCGACGACATATATCACTGGGATCTGCGCGACCAGATCTTGGGGCGCATAGACGTCAAAACGAAGCTGCAGAATTACGCTGAGACGCCGCGCGGGTTCTATAACTGCACGGTCTGCGACGCGAACATCCGACAGCTTTGCGACTGGTACTGCTTCGCCCGCATTCACAAAGACTGCGAGCGGGCGTGGCTGCTGGGTTTCATGCCCAAGGCGAAGTTTTTTGATATCGCTACGTTCGGCAGCAAAGGCGACGTCGATCCCACGAGCCAAAACGGTTGGAAATACAAGTGGGATTGTTGGAATGCGCCGGTATCTAAGATGCGCGCCCCGCCCGCCGATTTAGCTGGATTACACGCTCTCGCTGCTGGTGACTTCAATGCGCGTTCTTGACGTCGGTTGCGGCCCCGGTATCTATGTCGACGCCCTCCGCGCCGCCGGGTTTACCGTAGATGGAGTTGACCCTGATCCGCGCTGCCCGCACGACAAACTCAGCGTATTCGACGCGCAGTTCGACATGTATCGAAATTATGATATCTGCTTGTGTCTCGAAGTTGCCGAGCACATCAATCCAGAGCTTGCCGACGCGTTTGTACAGAAGTTAGTCAACACGGCGCCGACAGTTATTTTTAGCGCCGCGCAACCCGGACAGGGCGGGCACGGACACATTAATTGCCAGCCGCGTGAATACTGGGCGCACAAGTTCGGCTGCCACAACTACGTGTACGACGAAGAGGCGACAAATCACCTTTGCAACTTTATGCGGCAGGGGTACCATATGGGCTGGTTCGTAAATAACGTGCAGATCTTTCGGCAGTACGGCGCGGTCTGCTTCGACCAGATTGTCAAAGAAGAAATACCGCAGGCCGAACGGTTGGCGGCATACTTAAAGGAGCAGTTGTTATGACTCTGTCAGAATTCGTTGAGAAGATGAACGCCGATTTGCGCAACGAGTGGACACATCTGCAGTTCTACCTGTATCACGCTGGTGCCGTGACGGGCCTGCACGCCGAAGAGTACAGAGAGTTTCTGCACGAAGCGGCTAAGGGCGAGTTAGAGCATGTCCTGCAGTTCACGCATCGCTTGTTTGGGTTGAACTATGAGATGCCCACGTCTGACGGCCACAGTTTTCCGAAGTACACGAATATCAGTGACATCTTGGCCCACGCGATTCAGCTAGAAACCGCCGTGGCCGATAACTACGCCAAGCGTATTAACGAGCTGGACGCGTTGGCTGGCGCACATCCCACTGTGGCCGCGTACCTCACGATCTTCTATGAAAATCAGCTGGAAGACAGCTACGAAGACTGCGAAAAGATGCGCCGGATTATGGGTGACTTATAAGTCAACAGATACATACATGCGGGAGAGTTGCGGCATGGTGGCCGGAATGCGCTGCGAACGGATCACTCCCGTCCGTTCTGCGCCAGCCCGGACGTGACGCCGCAGAACACCGGTTGTCCTCCCGGTGTTCGCACTGCACTTGGTTAGCCGTGGTGCCGAATACTGGTTGTCGGGTTTCAAACGTTTCCAAGCGCCTCCTTCGCCCCAACGTTACACGAGCATAAGCGGGACACGAGCGGTCCTGCTGCCAGTATTCAGCCCGCGTCTTATTACAACTATGCCAAACGCTGTCGACCCGTTGTTTTATCTACGTATTGCCTGCCACGTCGCAACCACGCAGGCCGACGATATTCATACCCAGAATGGCGCTGTGCTGGTGACGCCGCGTGGCGACATTATCTCTGCCGCCAACTGCCTGCCAGCTAACGTCAAAAAGAATGATGCGCGGCTGCAGCGTCCGCTGAAATACGCCTACATCGAGCATGCCGAGCGTAATGTTATTTATCACGCGGCTAAGATGGGAATGCCGACAAAGCACGCCACGCTGTACTGCCCGTGGTTTGCCTGCGCTGATTGTGCGCGCGCAATTATCTGCGCGGGGATTACCGAAGTGATCGGGCTCGCGCATGTACCAGCACACGGTTCGTGGCAAGAGAGCTGCGACCGCGGCGACGAGATGCTGCGTGAGGCTGGTGTCGTGTATCGCCGGCTGGAAGAAAAGCTGGGCGTCTTTGTGTTACGCGACGGAAAACAAATTGAAGTGTGAGTCGCTATATGCCTTGGGAACCGCGGCCAATCCGCACTGAAGAAGAACGGATTGCTTTCGACGCGCGACTTATGCAGCTGCACGACCCCGCCGAAATCAGGGCGCGTTATTGGCATACAAACATGCGTATTCGGCGCGTTGTAATCTCTATTTTGTGGTTAATTGCGATCGCGCTTACATATATGGTAGTTCCGCCTATCGCGCACAAATTGTTAAAATAGTTCCAGTCCGGGAATTAAAACACCGGCAGTCAAAAGGATTTGGCTGAAAACTCGCGCTGAACGGATTCAGTGTATGCGTAAACGCTGGTACTATCTGTATGTAATTTTGTACCCGTCGCTGGGGTACAAATTTTATTACGGTTCGCGGATTACGGACCGCCGCCCGGAAGACGACCATCAGTATTTTGGCTCGCCGGTTACGTTTGCGCATTACAACGACTCCGCGCATCTTGAATATCAATCTGACGCGATTAAAGTCGTGTTGCACGCGCAATATCGCAGAGAGTCAAAAAAAGCCGCGACGGAGTTATCCAAAGCTGAAACCGCTTTGATCAAAACAGCACATGCCGACACAAAGTATCTAGGCCCGGACATGTGCCTCAATCGCAACGCTGCCGGACGATTTTTGCTCACAGATGCCCAGCGCAAACTAGCCCTAGAGCGCTCTCAAAATAGTGGTTCTGGCTTTGCTGGTATGGACCCGGCGACGCGGCAGAAATGGGCAAGCATCGGCGGCACAAAATCCGCAGAAATGAAAACAGGCGTGCACGCTATTCCAGAAAAACGCATGCAAGAGCTGCGCGCACGCGGCCGCAACGCCATTCGAGCGAAGTACTCCAAAACGTATAACTTCCTCAACCCCGACGGCGATTTAGTTATCATTCACAATCTTAAGGACTTTTGCCGGCACAACGGACTGCGCGACTGCCACATGCGTAGCGTAAACGCCGGGCGTATTAAATCACACCGAGGATGGCGCAAGCCCGAAACATGCTGACACTGACGTACTCTACGCTTTTTCTCTGTGTTTTTTTCAGCTTTGCGTTTGGTTACGTGATTGGGCGCGTAGATTTACTGATTGTGCGTTTTGCCGGACCCGCAACGAAACACGAGTATACTCCGGCGTCGGTTGCTCCTGCGGCAAATACGTTGCGCGCAGCCATGAAAGAAAAAGACAGCGTAATAGGTAAAGCAAAGATCGAGATTGATACGGGTAAGTACGTAGGCGAAATTAACACAGACAAGTTGCAAAAAACGCAACAACTCGAACTTGGCAAAACGATCCAAACACAGGATGATATTAGTTCGTCTGTGTCCAAGCTCGCGCAACTAAAAGGGAAGTAATCATGGCTAAAGGTCTCGACGTTGGAACATCGTTTATCGTGCTGGCCCAAGACGCCGCCGCAAACTCCACGACCGACCCGCACGTGGTTGGCAATGTGCAATACAAAGACTTTCGCGACGCTTTTTACGTCATCAAGCCGACGACGCCTGTAGCTACAAAAATGATTGAGAAGGGGCTGCAGGGCAAAGTCTTCGTCAAGGACGCTGACGGGAGCTTTATCATTCTCGGCCAAGACGCCATCGAGAAGGCTGTCGAGCGCAACGACTCGGCCAAACGCCCCATGTTTCGTGGCGTGGTCAGCCCCAAAGAGAAAGAAGCGAAGCGCGTGCTGGCGTTTATTCTCAAGGAAGTGGTCGGAACAGCTGGCCAACCTAATGAAAAGCTTATCTTTTGCGTACCCGCGCAACCCGTCGACCAAGAGGATGACGATTTCGACGTGGCGTATCACGAAGACGTCGTGCGCACTGTGTTAGCCGAGCAGGGATACGCCGCCCGCGCTATTAACGAAGCCGAGGCGCTGTGCTACTCAGAGCTAGAGCACGATGATTACACCGGCATCGGCCTGTCGTGGGGTGCCGGCATGGTGAACGTCTGCGTCATGCTCAACGGCGAGCCTACGGTGCTATTCTCGACGACAAAGTCCGGTGACTGGATCGATCGCATGACCGCTGTAGCGACGAATGAGCCGGATTCGGTAGTGCAAGCTGAGAAAGAGCACGGCACGTTTGTCATCGGCGAAGGCGGTGGCGATAACGCTATTCTGGCCGCCGTGAGCGTGTATTACGAGCGTCTAATTGATTACACAACAAAGCAGCTCGCCTCTGCGCTTCGTGACCACAAAGCGCTGCCGAAGTTCAAAGAACCGATTCTGATATCTTTAGCTGGCGGCACTACGCGCGCTAAAGGCTTCGTTGAAATGTTCACCAAGAAGTTGGAAGAGAACGGTTTTCCTCTACCTGTGAAGGAAGTTCGTCACGCGAAAGACCCGCTGCACGCTGTTGCGCGTGGCTGCCTAATCGCCGCCAAAATTCTTTGACGCTTCTCGTGGACACACATCGTGGTCACGGGTACGATACGCCACATACAAAAACGTGGCAGTTGTTAACAAGTCAGGGAAGCAGGTATGGCGCGGCACACTCGATTTGACGGTATTTTAATTGCCAATCTTGGTAACATTCACGGGTCGCAGCCAGAGAAAGAAAATCGGCTGGCTTATCTCAAAGCTACGTTAGACGCCGGCTGGCACGTGTGCGTAAACGTCGTGTTTCATCAGGGTAGTTTTTTACTGCCTTTTGACGGCGGGTTCAACATTGCTCCGCCGGGGTTTTTCTCTAAGCAGCGTGTCTGGTCGCGCTGCTTTGACTGCGAAACGCTCGACGCGCTGTGCAATGTAGGCGCGCATGCGCTTTTTGACAGCGCTACTCCCACACTGACAAGCGCGCAATTTATTTGGACGCCCGCCCCGCACGAGTTGGCGCCGCGGGCAATTGCGTTTCTCCCAGAAACGTTGCCGGGCTGGGTCGAGAAATTTGAGCCAGCTGGTCTGTGCAGTAATTCTCCCGCGAGCTACATTTAACTGCGCGTTCTTTGACAATTTGTCGCGGCGGTTTTATTCGGCATGCTCTTGTGCTGCGTAGAACATGTTAAACTGTAATTGTGTCAAAAGTTAGCCGTGGTGGTCGGCTGGTTAGGCGTAGCTTCTAAGGCAGGGATGCCGCGGGGGTTACAGGTTCCGTGGTCAGATTTTGTCGGGCTCACGGGCGGAGGAGCAGCAAATGCCACACGGGACGAAAATATGTCCTTGAAAGTTGCTGCAGAATCACAGCTTCGGCTGTGATAGGTCCTGCGGACAGGGGATCGCAGGGGCTTTTGACACAATTTATAACACTAACAATGACAGGCGGTTATAAATCATGGGCGACGAAACATTACATTCGTTGTCGGTGCTTTCTAGCGCATTTGGTGCGGCGGCGTTTGCCGGGCTGGCAACGCTTTTGCGGTTTGCCAAGAAACTGTCTAAACTAGCTGTGGTCAGTGCCATGCTGAACGCCGGGTTTCTCGGCCTCGCCATTGCCCTGATTTGGTATCAAAACTATCGGAAAGCAGAAAACGTCCACGGCCTGATCGGCATTTGCGTGCTAGCAGGTATGGGCGGTTCAACTTTAACGGATCTGGCAATATCGCTATTGGCAGGGGCCGGCATCAAAGTAACCATTGTGCACGAGCGTGATCAAAAACTGGAGCACGAACATGACAATGACCGTCCGTAAACAATTGAGCGTAGCCGCGTGGGGCGCTTCCGCCGTGTTTTGCCTGCTGCTGTTGGCGTCTGCGTCGGCTGCGGTATCACATCACGCAGTGGGAAGCATCCCGACACCAAATATTAGCGCGACCCCGTGACATCATTTGCCTGATAGCACAATGGTAGTGCACGGCACTGTTAATGCTGGGGTTGTAGGTTCGAGTCCTACTCAGGCAGTTTGAAAGCGCGCTATGGACAGCCTCTCAGCACTCGACCCGCTCGCTTGGGACCCGCAGTATTTCCGCGAGCATCCGGCCTATTCAGCCGGCAACGCGCTCGGTTGGCTTTACCGCGGCGGTAACAAGCAAGCCGCGACGAGTTATCCCCTTGCCGGCCGCCTCTACCTCGCCAAATCCGGCTGGCTTTTGTTATCTGTACCGAACGCCCTTGTGCGCGGCGTATTTGACGCGCTAGTCGAGCCGGGTGCAGAGCTTCCAACAGCTGGTGTGTTCAACGTCCCAAACGTCGAGTCTCACATCGTTAATGCGCATATATCGGTCATGAATGCCGATGAAGTAGCAGCTATCGGTGCCGACAAGATCAATGAGCGCGGCCACATGTTTGGCTACACGTTGGGCGGGCTGAAAGAGATTGACGTCAAAAACGTTGACGGCGTAAGCAAAGTCTGGGCGATTCAAATAAGTAGCCCGGCCCTATCAGCACTGCGCAAGAGTTACGGTTTATCGGCGCTCCAGAACGACGACCATCCGTTTCACATCACAGTCGCTGCGCGCCGAAAAGGCGTACTGCTCGATAACGGCAAAGCCAAGGGTTACGAAACCCCTGCCGAAAGCGCCGAAGGGCATAGGTTTAGTAACCCCGTCAGTAGGGGAGAACTCAAAGCCGCCAGCAATATACCCGACCGGGACGAAAATCTTTCCCGCACGGTAAAAAAAGACTTGTTACAGGGTGGCGCGGGCGATAATTTACCCGATCGGGACTTTTCTGAACCTGCTTTAGCCGAAGGAGCTAAACATGAGCACGAGCACACAAGAGACGATCAAGTTGCCAAAGAAATTGCCAAGGATCACCTGTCCGAAGATCCGCAGTACTACGAAAAAATCAAAGAAATAGAGAAGGGCGCAGAAGCACAGCCCAAGGCAAAGAAACCCAACATCCTCGACGAGCTACGTGCGGCAAAAACGCACTCTGATCGCCGCGAGTATGACCGCAAGCACGAAATCCTGCGGCGACTGATTGCGCAATCGCCGCAAGACTGGCACGTAGATGACCCAAAGCCAAAATACAAAGGCATCACACACGCGCCGACAAAGTTTCGGTTTCATGCTCCCGGCGGTGTGATTAGCTCGCAGGTCAAAGCGGCGACCGGCAGCGTATACGCGCAGCAGTTTCGTAACCTGCTCGATTTTCGTACGCCGTTTGTTTACGACCACAACAAGCCGGTGTTTGCAAACGTTACTGATCACTTGTTGAAGGCCAAACAGCGCGGTGACTTTATTCTGGCCGCGCGACAAAAATCGCATATTTACCGCACAGCGCTTGATCCAAATTATCGCTATCAGATGGCGCAAGCTGCCGCGCTTGGAACGCTACCGCGAATGAACACGTTTGACAAAGCTACGCAGCTTTACGGCAATGATATCTTTGACACGATTCAAAACTGGGGGAAACCAAATGGCAAACTCGCTCCTCGATAGTTTGAATTCGTTTTTATGGCGCAAAAAGAAGCCGACTAACCCAGACCCGGCGCCGACCCCAGCGACGCCGACAAGTCCGCCGGCCGCCGTTGATTATCTCAAGGCGTGGCGATTGCTGAAAGACATTCCAATTGAAAAGCTGGGTCGCGCTGTCGGCGCCAGCGGGGTTGTTGTTTTTTTTGCTATCAGCGGTTTTTTGGCGTGGTTGTTAGTGTTTGTAAAATTCTTATTTGCGCTTAATCGGTAAACAATGGAATCCGCGACCACACTATACGAGTGGCAGACTGTTCCAGAACGCGTGACAACGCTTCTGCCGGCGGCAGTACGGACAAAAGTGGCGCATGAACAAGCGGCGCTCAAAGCCGGTATCTTGGCCACCACTGCCGCCACGTGGAGGCCCGAAACCAACGCAATTACGTTGTATTCAGCTGGGCCGATCGACAAGCAGGCGTACGCGGTTTACGAGCAGGCTATCTATGACGGCGAACGCGGTTTAGCCAGCGTTTTATACGACGAGGTTCAGCCAGACTGGAATGAAGAAATTTTGGTAAAGCGCGGTTCTTTGGTGCCGGGCCTACCGACAGTATGGAACACCGGCAACGCAATGCTGGGCGGCCCGACGCCGCTATCTAACGGCATCATGACTGGTTTGTTGGCTGGCGGGGTGGGCTACGGCGCCGGCACGCTAGCTGAGCAGTTTTTTCCCGAGCGCTATTTAGAGCGCGGCAAACTGCGCCGCACGCTTGGATTGATGGGCGCACTAAGCGGAGTCGGTGTGGCCGGTTTAAACTCGTACGCCAACTCGAAGGCGCTGCGCACGAGCATGCTGCGCGGGTTGCTGACAAATAACAAAACGCCGGTCGTGTATCCGTATGAAGAGCAGCTGCGTAAAAAGTCTTCGTTTGGCGCGCCGAACCCAATGTTTGCGCCGACTGTTTTTGTGCCGCAGTTTAATAACGCCGCGTGGCAGGACGTGAATATGGGCATGTATCGCGGTTTTCAAAACCACACGCCGCCGCAGTTTGCGGCCGCGACTACCGGGTTAATGAGCGGCATTAGCACTAACATGCGCTCGCCGATTATTCGTCCAATTGATGTTGTGCGTGGGATTGCGTCAGCTGGTGTCGGGTTAGCTACAGCTACCGTGGCTGGTAAGGCGTTGTCGGCCATGGCTGGTTTGACCCCGGCCGGGCAGGCTAAATTACAAGACATGGGGTTGTGGGGCGGGATGATGCACGCCGTTGTCCCGAGCCTTTTCGGGCGCTAAACAGTCTTGCGCGTCTTACGGTGCGCGATAAAATACAAATCACTTTGTTACAAGGAGAACGTAATGGCTACAAAAAAAAGCATTGATACGGTTCGAGAAGAGCTGCGTGTTTTAAACTCTGCCGTAGACGACACCACCGTCGATCCCAACAGCTGGCTGACACCCGAGTTTTGGACGATGGCGCTTGGCGCTGTCGGGAACCTTGTGACAGTGGCCGCGCTCATTGGCTGGATTGATTACTCGCAAGCCGAAACGCTAACAAAGTCAATCACTGCTGTTCTTGGCGCGACCCAGATTATTGTTGTCAACAGCGCGCTCATCTGGAAGTATCTCAGCGGCCGTACGCAGATTCGTGCGAAGATGATCGAGTCACGCTATCACTACATGGAAGCAGTTGCCGTCGAGAAAATGCGCGCTGAACGGACGGTAAACTAATGACTAACGAAGAACTGCAGCGCCGTGTGAACGAGTCGCCTGCGCTGGCAGCCCTGAGAGACAGGCTCACGGATGAGCTTGTCGCTCAGGGTAACAACTCGTATCAATTTGATCCGCTCACTATCGTCATGATCATTTCGATCATTGTGCAGGTGATCATTCATTGCCGAGAACAGAACAGCGAAGAAAAAATTCAAGAAGCCATGCGCGAGTTACGAACACTCCCGCCGCGTAAATTGATGCGTTTACGGCGCCGTTTAAATAACGTGTGGCGCGACCACTGCGAAAAAACAGGCGTCGAATATACGCGAGATAACCCTGTCGTTGGCGCCGTCTACACGCTAAGTGATACAATCGACGACGCGGCAGCAGCAGGGCTCATGGAGTTGGCGGCCGCGCAATAGCCTTTGCAGGGACGCGCATTATGGCACGGAAGCCAGCGAAACAACCAAGTACGGCCCATGTCTTGCCAATTAGCGAGATTCTACGTCGGCTCCACGTGCTGGGGTATTTCGGCGACAAAACGCTGGCGCAAGTCAAGAAAATCAAAGGCGCCGAGCTGCAGAAAGCGGTTCGTACGTTTCAGGAGTTCAACGGCCTAAATCCGACCGGTACAGTCGGCCCAAAAACAGCGCATCGTATTAATCGTCATCGCTGCGGTCTGCCCGACTTCAATATCACCTCACCTGACGGCGACCCGTGCAAATGGCCGATGCCGAACATCTCGTACTATCACGAGCTGCATCTGCCCGGCTTAACCAACGCGCAAGTCGCCGAGGCTTACGACATTGCGTTTTCTCAGTGGGCCGAAGTTTGCGCTATTGATCCGGTGCGAGTTGAAACGCATAAAAAAGCAAACATCTATGCGCGGTCAGGTGCCGGCAAAAAAAGCGGTTTAGATAACAAAGGCGGTACGCTAGCGTGGAGTGAGCTGCCGTGCGGTGTTGCAGAAAACGTCCAGCTCGATCAGATGTTTGACGAAGCTGAGGACTGGAGCTTCAACATGGCGGTGGCCGTCATCTGCCATGAACTAGGGCACGCGCTGGGTTTGCCGCATTTGAATGCCGGCAATCTGATGGCGCCTTACTACGACCCAAACGTCACAAAGCCGCAAGAAGGCGACATCGCAGAAATTATCAAGCTGTATGGCAAACGCACGAAAGCGTATCCACTCACCAAAGACGCCGGCATTAACGTCGGCGGTACACTGATAATTAACGGCCGCCCGTATGTGCTCGTTCCGCAAACGTGATAAAATAACTTTTCCTGACTCAAACTGGAGAACCTATGACTACATTTCAATTAGTAAGCAGCGCGCTGTTTGTAGCTTTGCTTGCGGTAACTTATCGCAATGAAATTCTTGCCAGACTTCGCGGCGCGTCGGCTGTTGTCGGCGGTCCGATTGTGCAGGAGTCTATTGCCGTTCCGCTTGTGGACGACATCCTTGCCGTTACCAAGCTGCGCGATAAATTGGCGGCTGAGGGTTGCCAAAGTGGCGTAGATGCTTGCACGTCTTTATTGCGCGTGATCGTGGAGTACGAACAACCGTCAAAGGGTGTTGTATGAAAAAGCTTGTTTGGGTCGCCGGTTTACTGCTTTTAACGTCGTTAGTTTTTCCAAACGGTCCGACGCTGCCGGTGTTTAATAAACCGGCTGTTCGTCCCGTTATCGCCGACGCGGCAACAGACGCTGAGATCGTCAAACTGCTGACCGGCGGCACTGCTGCTGATCGCGCACGGATCTACGACGTATACACATCTTTGAAAACAGTACTTCAACGCCCGACAGCGCCCGACCGCATCACGACGACAGAGAAGTGGGAAGAGCTGCACGGCCGCACGTTAGATTTGGCAATCGAGCAGGTGAACAAGTACCCCGGGCTGGACGTTGCAATTGAGCGCGTGTTTCAGACGGCAGTTGGAACCGATGACGTGATGCCCGGTAACCCGGAAACGCTGAAAAAACTCGGAGAGGCGTGCGACATCGTTGCAAGTTCGGTGGTAGCGGCTAAATAACATGGGCGCTGAAGCAGCTGTTGTTTTACTGTGCTTGGTTTTTTGGTTGTTGATAGTTATGGCGCATTTTTTTGCGCCGCCGCTGTCGCCAACAGGTTTAAAAGTGTTTCAAATTAGGAGTTTAAATACTATGGCTGATATTTTGACGTATCGTGTTTCGGTTGGTCCGGTTGTTGACGTTGACGTAGTAACACGCGAGCTGTCGGTGTACGTAAACGGCGCCGAAGCTGCTCGCGAGGTTCGTGCTTACGAGCCGTCGGCAACTGAGTTAGGTGACGTTTTAGTTGAGCAGGGTTCGTCTGTGGAGCTACGTGTGGTCGACATCGACGACGCCGGCAACCGCTCCGAGCCTGCCGCGCTGACGTTTGTTGCAGAAGACACGCTGCCGCCGGCGCAGCCCGGTTCGCTGGGCGTGACACTCGTGAGTGAAACCAAGGGCGAAGAGCCGACCGCTTGATTTAAGCAGGAGAATACAATGGCCGACACCGAGCAATTTTTTGAAAACGTCTATGACGTTGTGGCAGCGTATGAAAAGGGTTTTGTGGGGGCGTATGGCAACCCAGAAGCCGCTGAAGCGCTCCGCGATCAAATTAAAGCCGCTGGCGGCATCCCCGATGGCGCCATGGCGTGCTCGGAATATTCACTGGAAGAAACAGGAAAAGGAAAGTTAAGTCTTCCAGTGCTAGAGATCTTGAAGCTCTACCCGGATTGCCTTCCGGGTGGAGCCCAAGGTCGCGGTGATTGCGTAAGTTGGTCGAGCCGAAACGCGGCACTCGGCACAATGTGCTGCGAGATTACCAGCGGCCTCCCTGACCCGAATAGTAATCGGCTTGAGGGCGCCCCGGAAGTAAGCGACACTGCGCGGCTCAACGGTGTGCTGAGTACTGAAGCGATTTACAATTGGCGCCGCCACGGCGGGGACGGCTGGAGCTGCGCCGAAGCCGCGCAAGTTATGCTCAACGACAGCGGCTTGTGGTTGCGCAAGAAGTATGACGAGATTGGCGTTGATTTTACGCAGTACTCATCGCGCAACGCCGGCATATACGGCTCAAAAACGCCGCCGGACGCGTGGCGCGAGGTTGGTAAGTTGCACCTCGTCCAGACGATCACCGAGATCGAAGAGTACGAGGCGCTACGCGATCTTCTCGCCAATGGTTACTGCGTGAGTAGCTGCGGGAGCGAGGGATTTTCGTCGGAGCGTGATTTAAACGGCGTAAGTAAACGTAAAGGTTCTTGGGCGCACGCGCTCGCCTACCTTGGCGTAGACGACCGCGACGAGATTAAAAAACTTTATGGCGAGCCGCTTGTATTGGTCCAAAACAGCTGGGGTGCGTGGAATGCCGGAAGCCGCCGTATTTTTGGGACTGTCGTTGATATTCCTGTTGGCGCTTTCTGGGCTAAGTGGTCTGATATCAAAAATCGTTACATGGTGGCGATTTCTGGCGTGAACGGCTGGCCCCCGAAAAAGCTGCGCAGTTACGGCGCGCGCGGTCGGATCTAGTGAACTGGTAAACTTTAATAGGTGATCACGATGATCGAATGGCTTTTAGCGCTACTGCCGGTGACCCATGCAGAACCGCCCAAAAAAGACTTTGTCGGGGTGGTCGCTACAGAGGCTGCTTATGCTTCTCTGCTTCCTGATACGCCGGTAACCAAGCCGATTGTTGACACCAAAGACTGCAAGCGCTGTAACGGTACCGGTAAGATCCCGACCGGCGACAGCAACCATCCGTGGACCGACTGCCCCGACTGCGAGCCAAATACAGGCGACACGTCCGGCGAGATGAAAAATACCGGCCCGCGACCGTCGATGCGTCTGCAGGCAAATCCGCTTCCGCCCGTTAAGAAAGAAGATTGCGACGAAGACGGGTGTCCAATTCCTACGACCGTGTCCGGCTCTAACGGTACGCTACGGTCTGGTACGTCACGTAAATAAGGTGTTTAATGACCGCTGTTCACGGCTCAACAGGCAAATGCTATTCGTATCGCGGGCTTAAATTTTACGCGCAAAACGGTTTCATCTGCCTGCATGACGAGGAAACCGGCGAGTTTTTTGTGCTTACCCGCAAAGAGTTCCTACAGCGGGCGCAGGCTCTAAGCGACGAGGCCAAGCGGTTACGGCATATGGCCGCTGAAAACCCCGGAAAAGCCGCGTGGTTATCAGCCGACCGAGCAGAACTGCAGCAGGCTATTGAAAACATGGTCGCCGTGTCAAAAGAAGCAAAAGAACAAGGCGACCGCGATGATCCCGCCGTTGATGCGTGGTTTATGCGACACCGTCCGGGCAGAAAGAGTAAGATATCTTTGGCCAGCAGCGCAAATTTTACATCTGCGTTGCCGGGTGCCTTACCGGTAGGAAAAGACACCGGACGGTACGCCGCGCCCGACTTTACTGTCGGCGCGCCAACCAAAAAACTTATTTTGCCCGGAGAGTTTTGACATGGATGTCAATGAAAAAGAAGCTTTTAAACTCGGGTTTCTTCGCCGCTGCGCCGAAGAGCAGTTAACAGGCGCTGCGCTTGAAACGCGCATCAAAGCCGCCGAGGCGTTTGTAAAAAGCGCGGCTATGCAGCTGCCAACAATGGCTGACTCGTTTCAGGCGCTTGGAAACATTGCGTATACGCCGCTCATGCTGGCCACGGTTGGTGGCGGACTAGCCGGGCACGTCGCGGGCAAGATGACGGAGCCCGACGTTGACGAAGAAGACTTGAAAGCGCGCGAACTCGCTGCCGCTTATAAAGCGTACGCAGCCCGCGCTAAGACAAATAGGAAGTTACGTCTCTATAGGCCAGAAAGGTAATTTGTGAGCCTGCGCAAATATCACGGTGAAATCGGCGGCGAGCAGCACAACAACGCCCGCTTGAACTGGCCCGGCACCCTCGACGGTTTTCCGGTGATTGGTTCCGGTAACCGCGCGGACTTGAAACAAGAAGAACTGGAAAACATCGACATCCAGTATGATTTTAAGTCTCGGATGTTTGAACTGTGGGATGTGACGCAAAAAGCAGAATTTGACGACATAAACGATAAAATAGTGAACGGTTGGTATCGGCTACTGAAGCGCAACGACAACTGGGACGACGAGAATAAACATTTTCGTGTTTGGTTAGAGTGGGCGCAGGTTTATGGCATGATTCCGCCCAAAAATTAGTGAGCCTCATTTATGGAAAAACTCGCAAACAATGCCGTCCCACCAGCTGCCCCTGTTGGCCAACCTACCGCCCAAGATTACCAGCGCTTCTGGGGCGATCGTATTGTGCGTACTGGTTTGGGCGGGCTTGGCGCTGGCGCTACTGCTGCTAGTTTGTATTATCTGGCCCGCGGATTGTCGCAGGCGTTAAACAAACCCAAGTACGAAGAAAACGAAGAAGAAACGCCGAAGATTACCGAGACAAAAGCGGCCGGCATTTACGACAACGTCACCGAGGGCGTCGGCAAGATGCTGCCTGACTCGGTGCTCAGCTTTTTACGGCCGTTTACGCCCGCGACAAACAAAGGCCAGAACTCGTACGACCCAAACGTCATTCGCTCGTCATTCGGTACAGGCGCGACGTTTGGCGCAGCGGCACTGGGCGGACTCGGCGGCTACAAACTAATCGAAACGCTGCACAAGCGTAAAAAGAAACGCGATCAGCAGGAGCAAATTGCTGCCGCTGAAAAAGAATATTACGACGCGCTGACGGGCGGCTCTGCCAAAGCGCTCGATAGCGCATATGACGCGGCGAGTGAAAAAGCAGCCGCCGAGAAAAAGGCGTTGCTCGACTGGCTCACCAGCGCGTACGACACAGCCAAGCGTGTACCTGCGGCGCTCGGCGGTACATATGTGGCCGGGGGTCTGGGCCTTGGCGGTTTAGCTGCGAAGCTTATGTACGACCGCGCCCGCGAACGTTCCCGCGCAAAAGCGGTTGAAGAGGCTGCAAAGTCGAAAGCGCGTATCGCCGGTATTCTGCCGACGTACGTCGATCCCGAAGAGATCGTCGCGCTGAAGAAGCAAGTTGAGCAGTCGCAGGCGGGGTGATCCATGCCAACCCCCGAACTGCCTGATTTAAAATCACCGACGATGCCCGCGCCGGTTGCGCCCACGATGCGCACGTTTGGCGATGTCGGCATGATGCGGGATAACATTTTTAATCAGGCGCTTACGAGCGCGCAGGGCCTTAAGCCGCTGCAGAACGATCTTTATACGCTGCAGCTTCAAGATGTCGGTTACTCGGGACCTGACCGTTTTACAAGGTCAGATCAGAAGAAAGCTGTCCTTTCCAGAGGGACACTTGCCCGGCGGCTACAAGGTACGTGGACGCTTACTGATAACAAAACCGGCCAGCCTGTTGGCCAGCGCCGCGCCACGATCGCACACGTGCCGTATCTCACCGACTCAGGCACGTTCGTCAACGGTGGTGTTGAGTACACACTGGCCCACCAGATGCGCTTGCGCCCCGGCGTGTTTACCCGCGAGAAAGACAACGGCGAGATCGAGGCGCACGTAAACACGTTGCCCGGTAAAGGCCGTTCGCATCGGTACTTCCTCGACCCCAAAACCGGTGTGTTCAAGATCAGCATCGGGCAGGCTCAGATCCCGCTTATGCCGTTGCTCAAGTCCATGGGCGTGTCAGATCAGGACATCCGCAAGGCATGGGGCAACGAGATTACCGCCGTCAACATGGAGAAGGGCGACGCGGGCACGATGGACAAGATCTACGCCCGGCTTGTTAACAAACAAGTTGCGGGTGCCGACGCGCGCGCTAAAGCTCAAGCCGTAGCTGCCGAGTTCGCAAAGACGGAACTCGACCCAGAAGTTACACGCCGAACGTTGGGGTCTGAGTACAAAAACATGACGCCGGAAACTATTCTGGCGATCACCAAAAAACTTATCGCCGTCAATCGCCGCGAGGCCGAGAGCGACGACCGCGACAACATGGTGTACCAGTCTGTCGTCGGCCCGGAAGACCTTATTGCAGAGCGGTTTACTAAAGATCGTCAGTCGCTTAATAAGCTGCTCTGGAAAGCCACCGCTAAAAAGTCGATCGATCACATTCCGTCCGGCGTGTTCGACAAGGCGATCTCAGCCGCGCTCATTGGTAGCGGACTTGGGTCGAGCCTAGAAGAAATCAACCCGGCCGAGATCTTTGACCACCAAACGCGCGTGACCCGAATGGGCGAAGGGGGCATCGGCTCACTGGACGCCGTGCCAGCTGAGTCGCGCTCAGTTCAACCCAGCCATCTTGGGTTTATCGACTACCTGCGCACGCCCGAGTCTGGAAAAGTGGGCGTTGATATGCGGTTTGCCCGCGGCGCCATGAAAGGCTCAGACGGCAAGGTGTATACGCCGGTTGTAGATATGAAAACCGGCGACAAGGTGTACAAGACGCCGCAAGAACTAGCTGATACGCCGTTGGTATTTCCCGGTGAAGAAGACAATGGGTTGCCCGTAGTTGCGGCGCTTGTAAATGGCAAGCTCAAGTACGTCCCGCGAAAAGAAGCGCAGTTCAGCCTGCCAAACATGGACTCGACGTTCTCGACACTGTCCAACATGGTACCGATTAAGTCCATGATCAAAGGCCATCGCGTGATCATGGGTAGTCGTATGTTTACGCAGGCGCTTCCGCTCGTAAACGCCGAGGCGCCGCTGCTGCAATCCGCCAAGGCAGACGACGAGGGTGTGTCGCACGAAGACGAGATGGGCGAAAAGCTCGGGGCGACACGAGCCACTGAGCGCGCGCAGGTAGTTGATGTCACGCCAGATGGCATAGTGCTGCGTGACAAAGACGGCAACAAAAAGACGATCGATTTATACAACGAGATGCCGTACAACCGGAAGACGTTTTTACACCAAACGCCGCTCGTAAAACCGGGCGATACCGTCGAGCCGGGGCAGTTACTTGCGCGCTCAAACTTTACCGATCAAAAAGGTAGCGCAGCGCTCGGTTTAAATCTGCGTACGGCATATCTACCGTTTCGCGGCAAGAACTACGAAGACGCAGTCGTAATTTCTGAATCTGCATCCAAACGGCTAACGTCTGAGCATATGTATCAGCACGAAGCCGAGTGGGACGACAACACTCACGTTGGCAAGAAGGCGTTCGTGAGTTTGTTCCCGACCGAGTACGACAAAAAGTATCTCGACAACTTTGACGACGACGGCGCTATTAAAAAAGGCACCGCAGTTAAATTTGGCGATCCGCTTGTGCTCGTGGCTAAGAAGAAAGACAGCGTGTACGGCAAAGTGCATCGTGGTCGTGCCGGCAACTTCACGAACGACACAATCACGTGGGAGCATCACGCCCCGGGTATTGTGACCGACGTTATGCACACCAAAAAAGGCGTAAGCGTTGTGGTGAAGAACCAAGCGCCAATGGACGTTGGCGACAAGCTCACCGGGCGCTTTGGCGACAAGGGTGTCGTGGCTGAGATTGTCCCGGACGACCAGATGCCCAAAGACCGCGATGGCAATCCTTTTGAAGTTCTCGTCTCGCCGCTGGGCCTGATCAGCCGTATTAACCCCGCGCAGGTTATCGAAGCCGCGCTAGGCAAGGTCGCAGCTAAAACCGGTTCGTCGTACAAGCTTAAAGACTTTGATAACAAAACAGACCTGATTGAGTTTGCGCAAAAAGAACTCTCAAAGCACGGGTTGTCAGATACCGAAGACGTCATCGATCCTGAAACAGGACGTAAAATCGGCGGCGTACTGACTGGTAGCCGGTTTTTCATGAAGTTGCACCACACCAGCGAGTCAAAAGCGCAGGGCCGGTCGATGGGCGCGTACACCGCTGAGGGCACGCCGGCTAAAGGCGGCAGCGAAGGCGCCAAGCGCGTCGGCATGCTCGACCTTGGCGCGTTACTTTCTCACGGTGCCGGTAAAGTTATTCGCGACGCCAAGATGGTGCGCGGACAAGCGAACCCAGAGTATTGGTCGCAGTTCATGGCCGGCTACACTCCGCCGCTTCCCAAGGTGCCCCATGTCTACGAGAAGTTCGTCACGCAGCTCAAGGCGTCTGGTATTAACGTCGTGCGTAAGGGTACGCGCTCAAATCTGATGGCTATGACCGACAAAGACGTCGACGAGCTAGCAGGCGCCCGTGAGTTAAAGAGTTCCGAGACGGTTGACTGGAAGGGCCGGCTCAAGCCAATCGCGGGCGGCCTCTTCGATGAAACGTTGACTGGCGGTCACGGCGGTAACCGATGGAGCAAGATTACGCTGCACGAGCCGCTTCCTAACCCAGTTATGGAAGACCCAATTCGGCGCGTGCTGGGCATGACTGAAAAGCAGTTCCGCAGCGTGCTAGCCGGGCGTGAGCAGCTGGGCGACAAAACCGGACCCGTTGCGATTAAGGCCGCACTAGAACGTATTAATTTACCGAAGGCAATTGAGCAGGCGCGTTTAGATATTAAATCCGGCCGCAAAACACTACGCGATGCTGCTGTCCGCCGGCTTGGCTTTTTGAAAAGCGCCGAGACAACTGGTGTGCACCCCAAAGACTGGATGATCAATAAAGTTCCCGTCTTGCCGCCGCTCTTCCGCCCAGTGAGCACAATGGGCAGTAAAAAACTGCCGCTCGTGGCTGACGCTAACTATTTGTACAAAGAACTACTCGACGCGAATGACACGCTGAAAGAAGCGTCGGGCACGTTGGCTGATTACGGTGATGAGCGGCTGAGCGTCTATGACTCTATGAAAGCCGTGAGCGGCCTTGGCGAACCGCAGCAGCCCAAGAACGTCGAGCGCAACGTTAAGGGTTTCCTGCGGCATGTGTTTGGTAACTCGCCCAAGTACGGCACAGTCCAGCGCAAACTGCTCAGCTCGACAGTCGACCTTGTTGGCCGCGCAGTCATTACACCCAACCCCGATTTGGACATGGACGAGGTTGCGCTGCCGGAAGAGAAAGCGTGGGATATTTACAAGCCATTCGTGGTGCGGGGTCTTGTGCGCCGCGGTCTACCGCGTATGCAGGCGCTACAGGCTGTCGAGGACAAGAACAAAGAAGCCGGGGCGGAGTTAGACCGGCAGATGTCCTCGCGTCCAATTGTTATTAATCGCGCGCCGGTGCTCCACCGTTACGGCATGATGGCGTTCTACCCCAAGTTAACTAAGAACAAAGTCATGGAAGTAAACCCCGTTATTACAAAGGGGTTTGGCGCCGATTTTGACGGCGACGCAATGCAGTATCACGTCCCGAGCACAGAAGATGCGGCAAAAGAAGCTGTAGAAAAGATGTTGCCGAGCAAGAACTTGTTTGCAGCGTCGACTTTCAAAGCGCACTATGTGCCTAACAAAGACTATCAAACTGGCCTATACTTGGCGTCTAGTCGGATTAGTAAGAAGTCCAAACCACGCGTATTTCGTAGCAAACAGGATGCCGTACAGGCGTACCGGCGCGGCGAAATAGAGGTGGACACCCCAGTGCATATTGTGGAAGATAATACGTAAATCGTTAAACATGGAGGTTGTATGTTCACGGTAAACCCCGAACTCATTGCGCTGGCGAAGGCGCGCTTTGAAAAATCCGCATTAGTGCCCGGAGCGGCAGTGGATCCCGCTGCCGCCGGTGCCGCGCCGGTTGATCCCGCCGCCATGGGGGCCGTCCCGCCGGCTGATCCGTCTGCTGTTGCTGCAGCCGCCGCGCCGCCGGCTGATCCTGCGGCCATGGGAATGGCGCCGCCAGCTGCTCCTCCTGCAGCGCCCGCCGCTCCCGCTGCCCCGGGTGCAGCCCCAGCTGGCGCGCAGCAAAAGCTTAAACCTGAGCAGATGATGCAAATGCTCGACTACAGACTGTACAACATGCAGCAGCAGCTCACCGCAATCATGAACGCGATGGGCGTGCAAGTCCCGCCAGAGTCTCTTGTGCTTCCGCCCGGAACGACCGGTGCCCCGCCGGCCGAAACAGCGCTTCCCGGCGGCCCTATGGCCCCGCCGCCGCAAGACCCGAACGCGCAAGCTGGTATGCAACCCCCGGGCGGTCCGCTACCGCCGGGCGGCCCGATGCCGCCGAACGCAGCACCCCCGGAAGGCGACCCCGCTAAGGCTGCTTGGTGGGACCGCGCCGAGAAGTCGGCGTCTTCGATTGGTCGGCCGTTTGGCCCCAGCTACGCGAATCCGAACGCGCCTACGGCAATGCAGATTAAAGCAAATGCTATCGCCGCCATGATTCGGAGTATCGCGGACAATGCTGGTTAAAACGCAGCACGGCCTTCAACCCGCTGAACAGAAAGCCCACAGCGTCGTTGTCGAAGACGATCTAGGCAATCCGTTATTTGTCGCCATTCAGGTCGACGAAGCCGTTGTGTATTCGACAGTGGGTGAAAAAGATTTTCATCCTATGTTACGGGCGCTAGGTATCAATAAAACAGTTGTTGTAACTGACTTTCAGCCCAAGTCGTTGCAAAACATAGTTTGGACGCCGTGACATGTTGAAGACAACGCTTGGACAACTTCTGATTAATGAAGCGTTGCCGCCCGAAATGCGCGACTACGACCGCGTGCTTAACAAGAAGACGATGTCCGGCGTTGCGACCGAATTAGCGAAAAAACACCCAGAAAAATATCGCGAGGTCATGAAGCGCCTTCACGACATTGGGCGTGACGCGGGCTATACGACAAACGGGCTATCGTTCGGGCTTAAAGACATTCGGCCAACGCTCGCCGCCCGCAACGTTCAATTGCGCGTACAAAACCAAATGCGCGATATCTTTGACGACCGCCGGATGGACGAAAAACAGCGCAACATCAAGTTACTTGAGCTCGCGCAGGCGGCACAGCAAGAACTGCTGGATAAGGTGTACAAAGAAGCGGAAGGTCAAGACAATCCACTGGTGCATCAAATCGCGGGCGCAGGCGTCGGCAATAAGTTTCAGCTAAACTCGATCCTCGGCGCTGACATGCAGTACCTTGATCACCGCGGCGACCCGATTCCAATTCCTGTGCTGCGCGGGTATAGCCAAGGCTTACGCCCCGTTGAATACTTTGCCGGCGCATTCGGTACCCGCAAGGGCGTAATCGACTTGAAGACAGCTACCGCCGATGCCGGCTTCTACGGTAAGCAGTTGGCGCAGATGACACACCGCCTGCTCGTTACGGCAGACGACGATGACGACACCGACGAAGAGCGCCGCGCAATGGCCGAAGAGCGCGGGTATCCCACAGACGTAGACGACCCAGACAATGAGGGCGCAATGCTGGCGCGCGCGGTTGGGCCGTACAAACGCAATACGCTGCTGACGCCAAAGATCTTGCGTGATCTGAAAGAGAGCGGCGCTAAAGATATCTTAGTTCGCAGTCCTATTGTTGGCGGGCCCGGAGACGGCGGAGTTTATGCAAAAGACGTTGGCTATAGGGAAAAAGGCCGTTTGCCGCCTATTGGAGATTATGTGGGTATTACCGCGGCACAAGCGCTGTCGGAACCTGTCACGCAAAGCCAGATTAGCTCAAAGCACTCTGGCGGTGTTGGCGGCGCAGGTGCAATTTCGGGTTTTAAAGCGCTCAACGCGCTTGTACAGGTCCCGAAGAAATATCCAGATGGCGCCGTGCACGCGCAGCTCGACGGCCGGGTACAAGAAGTTCGCCCGGCTCCGCAGGGCGGGCACTATGTGCAGATCAACGGTCAGGACCACTACGTGCCGACAGAGAGAAATTTGTCGGTTAAAAAAGGCGATGAGCTTGAAGCTGGAGACGTTATATCAGAGGGTATGCCAAATCCAGCAGAAATTGTTCGGCACAAAGGCGTAGGCGAGGGCCGGCGTTATTTTGTACAAGCAATGCGGCAGGTCATGGGTAACAGCGGTATTACAGCCCACAGGCGCAACATCGAGCTACTGGCGCGCGGTCTTGTCAATCACGTTCGATTAAATGACGAGTACGGCGATTACGTACCCGACGACGTTGTGCCGTATTCAACTATTGAGCGTAATTGGACGCCGCGCGAAGGCAGCGTTTCTGCCGCGCCTAACACATTAACCGGGCATTATCTTGAAAAACCGGTATTGCACTATTCAATTGGCACAAAGATCGGTAAAAACGTGCTGAGCAATTTGAATAAATACGGCGTAAAAACGATTCAAGCCCATAAAGAGCCGCCGCCGTTCCAGCCTGAAATGGTGCGCGGCATGGCGAATATCTCAAACGACCCGGACTGGATGACCCGCATGTTGGGTTCGTATCAGGAAAAAGGACTTATGAATAGCGTCCAGCGCGGGCTAAGTAGCGATACCGCGGGAAGCAGTTATGTGCCGGCATTAGCGCAGGGCGAGCAGTTTGGCGTAACAGGCACAACAAGCGGGTGGAAGCCGTGAGCCCGTTTTTGTAGGATATAGAGACTTCGACGCAGTAAATTAATACTGTGTCTAATTTTGAGCGCAGCATGGAGGCTGGCCGTGTATAACAAAAAAGCGAAAGAGTCGTCTGTTAAGCATTGGCTGAAGGTGATGCAGTCGTATGACCGCACCCAGACCAAATACGCCGATTTAGGCGGCAAGGGCGACGACACCTCCTTCGAGCAGTCGTTTAGCAATCTGGCCCACGCCTATCTGCGCGACTCAGCCCCGAAGCTACTCGACCACGAAATCGGTTTCCAGCTCCTTGACCGTAACCGCGAAAACACCAAGGCGGTCGGCGTCTTTGCGTTCAAGGTCGGCTCAAACTGGCTGTATGCGCCGGTGTTCTTCCTCAACGGCGACCTCAAGGGCCACGAACTCCTGTATATCAAGAATCAGGACATGTTCGTGCCGCTCAAGGAAAACTGGATTAACTATCTCGTTAATCGTAAGCCCAACATTCTGGGCAGCGGCGTCGAGCGGAATCTTTCGGGTCTCGGCCAGCGCCAGCCCGACTTCACACAGCTTTCGCGCAGCCCGGCCAAGTTTGGTTCGGCGCAGCCCACGCTCAAGGAAATGATGACGGCCGCAATGCCGGCTCTCGCCAAGAGCGCTACGTTAAATACCGCGCAGGCGCTCAAAGAAATGGGCGACGCGTTAAATCTGCAGTCGTTTCTGAAGCAGGCCGGCCGAGAAATGATCGGCACTCTTATTAACACCTGCAAACACGCGCCGCAAATGGCTGCCGCAATTGAGGAGTTTCACGGTTTAGATATCGTGAAGCAGGCCATTGCGGATGCTGCGGCACGTGAAGTTGCGGCCAGTACTAAGATCGCCAGCGTCTTGTCTGAGGCGCCTAAAGAACCGGCGTCTGTTAAGGGTCTAACCGTTATCACATATGACGTTACGATTCAGACCAAGGCACCAGTCGGCCACAGCGAAGAAGATCAGGAAAAGCTGCTGCGCGATGGAGTGCTGATCCAAGACGAGCGCGACCGAGATAACGTATCGATTCCGTACCACATTCAGGTCGAGAAAAAGCTGTTTAACCCGACCGAAAGTGGCTTGTACGAGATTCTAGTCAAGCCGGGCAACATTGAACGTTGCTACGTAGCTGTACATCCGCAAGGCGCAGCCAAGCGTGAAAACTTCATTACGGTAGTGCGCGTCGAGGGTGCGCGTAACTGGCTCAACACCCGCGCCGACCAAGTCTTTGCTCTTGCCCGCATTGAAGGCGAAGAGTTTGACAAGTGGTTTGATGGCCTGCCTGACGCCAACAGCGTATCGGGCAAAGATGCTCGATACATCGCGCTCAGCAAGCGCGGCGATACGACAGCGCCGTTTCGCGTGATTAAAGAGTACGGCGACAGCAACGGTAGCACTGTTTACGAAGTGCATCTTGAGGACCACTCAAAGTACCCGCCCAAGGGTTCAATCGGCGCTTGCTGCTACACGGACCCGCTGAACTACGACAAGTACCGCGACGGCGTACGTTTGCATCTTAACGGCAAGAAGGGCGCCAGCCTGCGCGCGAGCATGGGCGACATTTACGTGCCGGAAGGATTCAAGCTGCTCAAAGTCACCAAGGGCGAAGACGACGCCGAAAACGCAGAAGATCAAAGCGCCTGCGGTTGTGGCGCTAGCGACCCGCCGGCTCTGATGCCCGGCAATCTTGTAGACGCCCAGCTGGCGCTGCTGCAGAAGACTGCCGCGCTAACTGTTTACCACAACGGTTCGTCGGTAACAATTAACAAAGAAGCTAATCTGAGCCCCGTTAAAGCGCTTGTTACGCTGGTAGAACACCACGGCCTTCGTGAGCACGCTGCCCGTGAAATCCTAAAGCAAGCAGCCGCCAAGCGTAAGTTTGAGTGCCGCGTCAAGTACGCCGATCCGTACGGCGCGCCAATGATGATTAACGGCGCGCCTTCCGCGCCCACAGATCCGGGCCCGGTTATGGGTGGCGAAAGCATCATGGGCACGAGCGTTCCGACGCAGCTCGGTATCGATACTGCCGTGCAGGTACCGGGGATGAGCGCCAGCCAAACCGACCGCAGCGTCTATAACCCGAATACGATGCTCGACCAGCGCGACGTTCGCTCTGTCATCGACGCCGCCCAGAGCGGCCAGCGCGAAGTGTTCGACACCGCCATGGTCGGCGCCATGTTGCGCGCCGTTCGCGACGACTCGCTCGTCGACAGGTATATGGGCGAACTCACTAAGGGTCTCGATAAGCTTGGCCGCATTCTATTCATGTTCTACTGGCACGGTGACCGGTTTGCCGAACGTTACGGCAAGTCTGACATGCCGGAACTAGAAGACTCGCTGCGCAACGCGTTTGAAATGCTCGGCGACGTGATCTTGTTCCTCAAGCAAAAGACCATCGAGCCGTATCCCGAAGAAGCCGCGCAGGATATTGATCTTGGCGCTATCGCTAACGCATAAAGGTGAAAAATGGCTAGCACGATTTGGTCGGGTACCACTACGTTTACTGCGCCAAGCGGCACTGAAACAACTGTGCCGGTAAAGATGCCGCACCGGGCAATTTTGCGCGGGTACGCACTCGTTCAGCTAACCGGCGCCGACAACAAGTTTGAGGCTGACCTTTATTCCAGCAAGCAGGACACAGCGCCGAATAATACTTTGCCGGCTGAAGCATTTCACGTGCTTAGTCTGGCGGACTTTGCTGACGTCGTATCCGATCAAGACGTCGTAGCGATTGCCGAGAACAGCGACGTAAACGTGGCCTATCTTAATCGCGATGGTTCGCCGTCAAATCCGCAGCGGTTTTTGTATCTGCGAATCAAACCGAACGGTAGCGGCGCCAAGAATTTCGTGCTGACCGTCACCGTCGAAACGCCAACGCTTCGGTAAGCGGCACATACTGGGGAAATAGCATGAGTGTTTCTAGCAATCTGCAAACACAACCGTTTTGGCTCGACACGTTTCCAGACGCGGACGTAGCGTTTGGCTTTGACTCTACCGGCATGTGGTTCTCCGGCGACGCGAGCGACGCGCCGTACCCTATCCGCACGAACTATGACATCGACGGCGATACGACTGTCGTAGTTATTTACACGTTTGTGCACGCCGGCGTCGACTTCGACGGAGAGGACGCCTGCCCCGACCACGGCATTTGTTTTTTCAAAGCCGACGTTGAACCATACTGGAGTTGGGGCGATAACGCATCCCGCATTGCAGTTCAATACAACTGCGGCAATCCAGAAATTAACGGGCAAAACAATAACAGCACTAACGGGGAGTACTTCCTCACAGTTGGAGATACGTATACGGCGCGCGTGACCTATAACCCGGTCGAGGAAACCGTTACGCACGAATTGTTTGAAGGCAGCAGCGCAAGTGGCTCTCCTGTTAATACGATTACGATTGCAGAAGAGGTTCTTCCGGCTGGCGCCTACCGCATCGGTTTCCACGCCGACCTTGATACCGAGACTAACGAGAAGGCTTACTTCACGTACCTCGAAATCAGCGAAGGTCCGGTTGAGGCTGTTACGCGTGTTTTCAGGGCCATGCACTTCCCGAACCGCCGACGCGAGGTTGTTAGCGAATTAGACCCGACTCCGATCAACGTGCAGCCGGGCGAGATGCTGTACGACGTAGAAGAAAACAAACTGTACGCCGGTCTTGAAGACACTACAACGGTAGAAATTGTCGGCGGCGGTGGTGGCGGCGCAAACAACTACATCGAAAGCGACGTTACCGGGCTTACCGACGCTGTTGCTATCACAAATATTGTCGCTGTTAGTCAAGCCGTTTACGATGCGTTGACGACCAAAGATGCCGCGACGCTGTATATCATTAACGGGTAATTGTTATGCCCGCAACAGTAAACAGCGACATATTTTTTCGCTCGCTCAACATAACGGCGCTCAGGGTCGGCTACGGTAATGTGTTCAAGGCGTTTCTGGGCAATACGTTAGTGTTTGAATCGGACTTCGGCAGTTCCGGGTTTCAGTGGATGACGATGAATTCTGTGACTGAATCCGCGGCGGCTGGAATCGGGCAAAACAATATCACAGTCGCGATTACCCAGAGCGGCGGCGGTATGTTTTTGCACACTGGCATGGTCGCAGGTTCCCTGTTCCCGGCAGAATACGGCATACCACTCGGCGGTAATCAAATCGCAAACACGCAGGCCGGGGTATTTACTGCGGTGTTTAGTTCGCCCGTCACGAACGCCTTAGTTGCGTTTGCGAGTGTTGGTCAAGCGAATGGAACAGTTCCCGTACAAGTGCTTGACGAGAATGGCGCGCCAAAACCGTTTACGCCGATTTGGTCGTCAAACGACACCGTTCCTAACACGCAAACAACGTATCTAAATCAAGTAAGCTCTACCCAGTACACGCAGTTTGTCGGTGAAGAGGGCTTTAACATCATTCGAATCGACGGAACAATGAGTAGTGTGACGTTTAACTACGGTGCCGCCGAATATTACTGCACAGTCTGTTTCGGGTTTGTTGATCAAAATGCTTAACGCGTTCCGCACCAACCCGTTGCGCCCACCAAACTGGCGTTGGCTGCGGGCTGTACAAATCGACAGCGGCGGCCGAAAGGCTTCCCGCGCGCTCGACGGCGCGGACGGCTTTGTGTGGATACGCCGGGCTTTGCGGCTTAAGCGGCACTTCGAGCAGGCGAATAACGACCCAACCGCGACGTACGGCGCCATGCTACGCGACGGCGCAATGTTTTGGGCGCATTCGCTCTGGGCTGCCGATAAGCAACCGACGCGCTGGGCAATTGAAGCCCGCATTCTGGCCGGCGAGTCCGATCAAGAAATTGCCAACAAACTAGGCACAGAAGTTGAGACAATCGAAGCTTACGCCAGTACGTTTTTTGACGTGCGCGATAAGCTCGTCAACACGGATTATGTCGTTAATGTTGTTATGGCCGACGCTGTGACGCGCGGGCTTCAAGAGCGGCACTACGACCTGCTGTGGAAACTACTTGGTTTTCGCGGCGGGAAATACGTACTAGATGCGGCAATTAACCGCTGCCTAGAGATTCCCAAGCCGGACGCAGCGGGTGGTGTATCAACGTTTTTTCAAGATTTTGCAATTCACTCGATGAAGTACAAGGCGGCAATTGCCAGCCTTACCGTGCCCGTCAACAGCCATACCCAGTTACCGCTGATCGATTCTTTTGTAAAATATGTAGAGATCGAGAAAAACAGCGACAACGCCACGAAATCGCAGGCCACAATTGTCGAAAATATTGGCGCAATGTTGGCCACTCTGCCGTTTAAGGTAGGAACAAAACTGGATTCCGCAGCCATAAAAATGTTACCCTTTGATGACGGCGCTGCAGAGTTACGTAACGACGAAATGATGATTATTGCGGCTGGCGGTTCTTTACAGAATCAAGGTCTGATCCAAGAACTGCACTACCCGGAGAAAACCGATGCGGGCATTAAGTAAAGAAGCTGAGCAAAAATTGCTGAGCGCAATTGAGCGCGCGGCCACGTTAGTCAACGAAGGCGCCACTCCAAACAACGCGATTATTAAAAGCGCAAGCGACGCGAGTATTCCGGCCGGGCATATTAACCTCATGGTGCATGCGTACAACACCGGTCGTACCAACAAGCAGCGCGAACTCGGCGCAAACACGTTGGAGAAAGCGGCAGACTTTCAACTTGCTGACGTAAATGTTGTTATGGACGCGCTGTATCCTAAGCACGTTAAAACGTCAGCTGAATTAACAAACAACAGCGTCATCTCAACAGAGTATGCCGTAGCGCCGACTGGCTTTATCGCCCGGCGTAACGCGACCCTGAATAAAGCAGCCGCAGCGAAGAGCGTGCTCCCGGCCCCGACATACGTACCTGCTCCCCGTGACGATCATTCCGCCGCCCGTCGCGCCCACAGCGAAAAGCAAGCCGCGCAGCACGCCGCCGACGAAACGCGCAGGCTTGCTACTATTTCGCACTACAAAGCCGCTGCTGCAATGGAAGAGCTAGCGCAGTATTTCCGCGTTCCCGGCAACATGTCGTTTCCTGACGCTGTGCGCGAAGTTGGCTTGCGCCTCGGCAATATCGGCGTGTCGACTTTAAACAAGATTGCAGCCGTATACCCGCACTTCGCAAAACAGGCCGCCAAAAACGAAAACTTTTTTGGTTCGCTTCCGGTTGTGACGCTTGTTGAAAACGTGATAAAAGCGGTAGAGCTACATAACAACGCAGCCAGTAAATTAGCTGCGTTAAATCAACCGGCAGTGTCGCCAAAGGTTGCGCCCACGCCGATTACCGGCTCGATTCTTCACGACGAAAAAACTGCGCCACTCGCGCTTAAAGTGGCAGCTGTTAAAAAAAAACAAGACACAACGCCGCCCCTGACATCTTATAGCGGCACAATGGGTCATCTCGGTAAGCTTATGAGCCCATCCGGTCTTACCAACGAGCTGGGCGCCAACGAGGAGCGCTCAACAGATCCGATTAAGCAAAAGCAAAAAGCGTTTGCGCAGATGTCCGACGCAGAACACGAAAACAAACTGCAGCAGATTAAATCTCGTGGTGTGCTTAACGACCTTATTCTGAACGATCCGGTTATCTCCGGTTACGACCCGTACGAGGTGGCTTCTGCTTATAACCAAATTGCCGAAATTGCGCCTAATTTTACTGGTTCAGGTGCAGCTATGCAGGCTCTTTTGCGCAAACGGCTAGAAGCCGGGCAGCTCGCTGATTTTGATATCAAACAGCTGATTGAAATGGAGAAGATCCGCGCTGAGAGTTTGAAGAGTAATCTCGAAGCGCAGCAGAAGGCCCGCGAGTTACTGTAATTATGAAAACAACAGACATTCAAGAACTTGCGCGCGGTTTGTCGGCGATTGCTACGCGCATGCCAGACCCCGCAATTGAAAAAGTTGCGGCAGTAACCGAAGCGCTAGGCAAGCAGGCCGACTTGTCGCAAATTCTGGGTAACCCGTATCTGCAGAACGCCGCGCTGGGTGCTGGCGCTGGTGGTTTAATTGGCGCGCTGCAGGGAAAGAAAAAACGGCGCGCCATGCTCGATTATGCGTTAATGGGCGGCATCGGCGGTCTCGGCGCTACGGCGGCAAAAAACATGCTGTTGACCAAGACTGATCCGCCGCCGGCAATTGCCGCCGCCAAGGGCCAAGACGGCTCTTCTGGCGGCGCGCTGCTCAATCTGGCGGCCGCGGGTGTTGGCGGCTACGGCGGCCGACAGGTTGCTAACTCGATTGACGCCTACGGCAAGCTAGACAGGTTTTTAGCCTCCGGCGATGAGGCGGCTAAACAGATAAAACCAACGATTGAACAGCTGCGCGCAAACAGCGGGCCGTCGAGGATTACTGACAATTTAACGCGCCATTTGCGTAACATGCCATTTGCTCAAAACAATACGTGGAGCGGTATTTTTGGCGCAGATCGTGTTCCGCGCGACGTAAGCCTACCACTGGAAGAAGCTGGTATGCGCACGCCAGCCAGTGTTGCAGGGCGCGTTAACTCGGCTCGTGGCACTGCCCGAGGCAACTTTTTTGGCGGTATTCTTGGGCGCAACGCAGACGACGCGGCCAGCGTTCTGGCTGCAATCGCATCTGAGCCTTCTTCTGGCGTCGGTAACGCTGGCCGGCGGTTAACGACGGCGCAGCTTCAACAAGCTCTGCGCAAGATGCCGCGTGTTGGTGGTCGTCTCGCCGGCATTGGGCTCCCGGTTCTCGGCGCGCTTAGTGTACCGGCGCTTCTTAACAGCTTGGGCGGCTCGTCCGCGGGAGAGTAAACATGAGCATGATCAAGGTTATTCAACCGCACTCCCAAGACTTTAGCGAGCCTGTTGCTGCGCTGATCAAAGTATCTAGCCGCGGCATTATTGGCGCAGACAAACAAGAACTTGTAAAGCGCGCTGGCGCTGAGTTTGCGCACAAGCTTGAAAACATCAAGTTTGCTAAAGACGAAGTGCCGGTCCACATGATCGCAATTGGTGCCACAGAGGACTACGGCCCGAACCGCAACGGCGACGGATTCACCCGCGACTGCTGCCGTAATTACCACCAGACATTCGAAAAATTTGCTCGTTTCTATCGCGACCACGCCAATAAAAACCCGGCTAAGTCTTTCGGAATTGTGAAAGCCAGCGCATATCACGAACCCATGAAGCGTATCGAGTTAGTCGTGGCGCTTAACGGTTCTAAAGAAGCGGCCGACCGAAACGGCGGCTTGATTGCCGACAAGGAACTCGAAAAGCTAGCTAACGACAAAGAAATTGCTGTGTCGATGGCCTGTAAAATTCCGTTTGATAAGTGTTCGTCTTGCGGCAATACGGCCAAGACCCGCGCCGAATATTGCGACTCAATCGAGGGCGGCGGTCATTGTAAGGCGGGCGGGTTAAAACACAACATGGGGCGGGTGCTAGAAGACGGCCACGTTCTTCACGCCGACAACCCGAACCCAACGTTTTTTGATATCAGCCATGTATTTCGCCCGGCAGACCGCATTGCTTACGTGTCGGGTCAGTTGCAAAAAGCCGCCTCAAACAGTTGCGTTTCCGGGGCTGAACTCGCTGAACAGCTCGGTATTACCGCGCCGCTTGGCTTTGACCTTGGGCGTACTCCCGCTACCCGGGTTCAGCTGCAGTTAGAAGCGTTAACCCAGCTAGCGCAGGCGGAGAAGGATGCAGGCGCTGGCGGTAATTGGGCCCAGACCGCGCTCGCAAGTTCCGACGAAGTACAACCGGCTATTGATACAAATGGCGCGCCATCTGTTAAAATGGCTGAGGTGTTACGCGGACTAGCCGACGCTGGCGTAATCTTGCCCCCGCGAGATTTTTTAGCGTTGACAGTTAAGTCAGCTAACGCCACACTTGTTAGTGCAGTTGCGTATGCGCTGCCTAATGTGTTTTCAAAGTTAGCCAACGACAGTGATGTGGTTGCGCTGCTTGAAAACAACGTATACTTTCCAGCCGACTCGGCGCCGCAAAACGTGCGCGTGTGGGCTGAAAAGGTAGCACACACACATAGCGTATTACCCGTCAGTGTTGAAAAGCGCGCCTATTTAGCCGCGCTTCGTAACGCCCGGGCAATTGAGTTTCCGTCTGACAAGCAAGCGAGTGGAAAAGCAGAAACAGCTCTTGCGCAACATTACGCGTTGTATAAGATCGCTGCTTACGCCGCCATCTGCGAGAAATACGGAAACAATTGGTTGACAGCAAACCACTGTGTAATGCAAAATTATGTCACATGAACGGAAGCTAATCGGAAACGGTTAGACCCCAAAGGAGAAAGTCATGGCACGGATGCAACGTTCACTGTTTGATCAACTTAATGCTCTTGCCGCGGAGATTGCGCAGAGCCCCGTTAAGACTGCGGCTGAAAAGTCCGCCGGCCCGGTGCCCTCCGATCCGGGTGGCTACCAAGGTGCCTCCTCGCATCCGACGACCAGCGCGGACAATGGCGTGCAGAACGCCAGCACAGGCGCGCGCGCCAGCGAGTACGAAGCTGATATCAAAAAGCAGCAGGGTGCGCTCGCTGTAGACAACACACCTGAGATGTCGCAAGAAGGTCGTCAAGACGAAGTTCAGACAAACATCGGCGTCTCGGCCAAGGCGACTGGCGAAGATCCGTCCAACGAAAAAGATTTCAAGGGCGATAAGGATGATCCGGGCACGTCGTCGCCGGTCAAGGCCAACGACGGTGAGAAGTACAGCTCGGTTACGTTCAAGGAAGCCCGCGAACGAGCCGGCACCCTTGGCAACGACATTCTTGCCAACCTCATCAACTTCGGCACGAGCAAGCTGAACAACGAGAAGGCGGCTGAGATGCCGGCTTTTTTAAAGAAAAAGACCGAAGAGAAGTCTGAAGAAAAAAACGAGTCGACCGGCGAGCTGAAGGGCGACCAGCACAAACTTGACACCGACCACGACGGCAAGATCGAAGGTTCGGATCTTGCCGCGCTTCGCAGCGACAAGGCTGCTGCGTTCAAGGCTGGTTATGAACTGGCTGAACAGCTCGGGCTCAACAAGGAAGCCGCTGAGGCGTCCGTTCGCGAAGTGTGCGCTAACACAATTCGCGAAGCCGACGAAATGGCCGACCTTTTCATCGGTTTTGTAAACTCAAAGGCCGCCGCCGCCGATCCGACCGAAGAAGCGACCGAAGGTGAAGATCACTCTGCGCCTGAAGACGCCGCTTCTGGTATGAGCGATGCCCCTGCTGGTGACGCTGCACCCGCCGGTCTTGACGCCATGATGGGCGCCGAAGGTGGTGGCGACATGGGTCCTGAAGCTGTTGGCGGCGAGCCGTCGGAAGACGAAGCTGTTCAAGAGCTGGCCATGGCGCTTGAAGAACTTGGCATTCCGCCGGAAGCGTTGCTGCAAGCTCTGTCCGGGGCCGGTGGCGGTGCTAGCGCAGAAGGCGGCATGCCGCCCGAAGCCGGCGCTGCGCCCGACGCGGGTATGCCGCCGATGGAAGAGCCGAAGATGGCTGCTGCTAAAGATTTAGACGCCATCGGCCGCGCTGTTGTAAACTTTAAGCGTGCTGGCCGGTTTCAAGTCAAAGAGGCTCGCACAAAGCGTTCGCGCCAGCTGCGGGACATGATGAAGCAGCACGTTCTTGAACTCGTGAATCGTTGATCACACGGAGGTTTTAATGTCTACCGAAAATAACGCGCTCGTACAGAAGATCATCGACTACATCGGTTACTCCGATGCCGCGATGACCAAAGCCGCCGCCGCCGAAAAGGCGCAGGTTGAAACCGGCGAAAAGCTGGCTCACCTGATCCCCGAAGCCATCAAGGCGTGCGTGGAGAACGAGCGGATCGAGGCCCACCAGAAGGAAGCGCTCGCCGCCGCCCTTCAAGACCCGGTGCGCACGATGGAACTTGTTATCAAATTAGCTGCGCATAAAAACGCAGCTGAAATGGCTCGTCTTGGCACGCCGGTGGCTACAAAGTCCGCCAGCTATGACCCGACAGCCAGCCTGACGAGCGGGTATGTGGGTGCCCGCGATGGTCGCCTCAAGGCTTCTGACGTAAAGTTGTTTACGGGCCTTGGTCTCAACCCGCCCACTACCTGAGTTCGTCCCTTACCGGAACACGTTTCCAATTGCTAAAGACACGGAGGTCTAACAATGCCTGCTCCCGATCTTATGTTTGAACACGGCCTTGACGTCAAAAAGGGCTGGTTTGATATGACGGCCCTCGACTACTCGGCCAAGCTGCTGAGCACAGTCGCTTATGATGTCCCGCGCGGTCGCGTCGTGCATCTCTCGAAAGAGGGCGGCAAGGACGTGTTCGTTCCGGGCCTCTCTGCCACGGGCGTCGCGATTTTCTTGCTGAACGGTTCGACGGATGCTGACGTCAGCAATCCGGGTACCACAGCGGCCGGTAACTTCATGCACCAAGCAGTTTCGCCCTCGGGCAAGCTGTCGGGTCTTGTTGCGACCGGTGGTTATGAAATCGCCACCACCGAGTACGTGAAGACGTCCGGCGGTAGCGCGGTGACGTACAACCCCGGCGATCTTCTGACTGCTCCCACCTCTGGCGGCGCTGCCGTTGAGGGTGTGCTGACGAAGGCCAGCGCCGTGCAGTACGTAAACCCGGTTTGCGGTGTTGTTTCGAGTGGCGCGTCGAAGAACCACAATGGCGTGGATACACTCTCCTTCTGGTGCGTGTACCTGCCGGCTGGCACTGCGGCCACCATTGATCCGTGATCTAATCCCTAACTAATTCAGGAACATGGAGGTTCCCAAAATGCCCACTCAGCAAGAGATCCAACTGCTCAACGAAACGCTCTTTGAGCAGCTTGACACCCCCGGCATGCAGAAGCAGGCCATTGATGCGGTTAACGACTTCACGCGCACCAAGATGCGTGAAGACGGGTTCTACCGGCGGATCATGCCGCCGCTGACCATCACCAACGACGAGCTCGACCGTCAGGTTGATACTGACAAGCCCGTTAAGGTTGTGGACAAGGAGCCCGATTCCCCGGCGGCTGTGTCGCTTCCGTTCGCGACGCTCCCGATTAACTTCTACATCCGTGGCCCGCGCTACCGCGTCATGTTTGACCGGATCGTGTCGCCCCGCGCTGTGAAGGACGTCGACGAGCTGCGTACGTACGTAATCGACATCCGGCAGGTGCTGTCGGACAACATGATCAAGGACATGCTGGCTGAAGAAGACGGCAAGTTTATTGCCGCCTTCAACGCCGTGCTTCCGACTCCGGGTGTTGCCAACGTTGCTAGCGGCGCTGTGCAGTACGAGGAAATTTCGGGCGGCATCACGCGTGAAACCCTTGTTGACGCGCTGAAAGTTATGCCCCGCACGCCGTCGCACTTTGAGGTTGAAACCTGCCTCGTGAATAACATCACGATCAAGGAACTCCTCAAGTTCGGCCGTGACGAAATGGGCGGTGACTTCTCGCAGGACATCATCAAGAACGGTTGGGCGGAGACGAACTTCCTCAACTGCCGCTGGATCGTCACGATCAAGCGCGATCTTGTCCCCGATGACTCGCTGTTCATGTTCGCGTCGCCGAAGTTCATCGGCAAGAACTACGAGCTGGAGCCCACCACGATGTACATCCGTCGTGAAGCTTACATGCTTGAGTACTTCGCTTACCAGACTTCGGGCGGCTCGTTCGGCCATACCAACGGTCTGGCTCGCGTTAACTTCAAGTGATGCCGTGTAGGAATTAAACCCAAAGGAGCACGTTATGTCTGATACTGTTAAAGAAGCGGCTGAGCAAGCTTACGCCACAATCGTGTCGGAACTTGCCGCGCCGTATTTCTTCGAGAAGCTTGCCGCGCACGGCATTCAGCCGCGTACGGAAGGCGAAGCCGCAGAAATGTGGGCCGCTGCCTCCAAGCTTCATGTGCTCTACACGGCGGAGCAAGAAAAGGTCGCGGCTGCGCAAGCATCCTCGCTCAACGTTGCTAACAAGCAGCTTGACGAGATGCTTGCGGCCGCGGGCCTTGGCGGCACTGGTGAAAAGGCGGCTGCTTACGGCGACGTAGCAAGCGCAGCGGCTAATCAACCTGCGATTGCGCAGGCTGTTTTGACGCTGCAGGCTGCTGCGGCCGCGGCTCTGCAAAGCGCATCCTGAAGAAATGGAGTAACTAACAATGGCAGTACCCGGTTTATACACGACAGTTAAAAACATTTCGGGCGCCGCCCGAGTGTTTGGCTTCCTCGGCGCGCACGGTAAGCGTCTCGCGAACAACGAGACGTACACCGTCCCCGGCGATCTCGTCTCGACGGTCGGCAAGGGCGGTCGTGGTGGTCAGCGGCAGTTCAAAGCGCTCGAAACGGCGCTGGAAGACGGCGACTTGATCATCACTAAGTCGCCGGCTGTTTACCTCACCGACGAGGACGACGGCAGCGTCGATCAGCTTAAGCTCGATGACAACGCGCTGGGCACCAAGAGCCCGGAAGGTTGGGACTGAGCTTAACTTATCTGTTTGACTCACGAAGGGCTGGCTGCGTAAGCGGCCGGCCCTTTTTGTTTATACTGTAGTTGTTACACGGAGGTACACATGGTCGTCATCGCCACACCAGCTGAACACCCCATTGTGCCGTGTTGCAACGGTAGCACAAACGGCCAATCTATTACGCCAGTTTCGTGCGTCGGCCAAAACGTCGTTAGCGCGCCGATATCTGGCGTTAATGGCCAGCCCATTTTGACTCGTATGCGGGCGATTACGCTGACGCAGGGGCAGTGCGCCACGATTGAGTGGACAATGCACGACCGCGAAGGCCGCCCGGTGAGCCTGACGGCGTGCGACGATCCGCAGGACTTTAAGGTGGTTTTACGGCTGAAAGAACAGCTGTCGTTGGGTAATCAGAATCCGCCCGTAGAAGTGCAGGCAACGATTGTGGCGCCCGAGACAGGCAAAGTCTCTGTATCGTTATCTAGCAACGCCACAAGCGTCCCGGGCGTGTATTACGGCGAGATGGCGCTTGTCAGTGTGCCGGCGCAAGCCAGTAACCAGCCGTGTGTAATCTTTTCTAATACGTTTTCGGTGGTAATCGCCCGCAGCACGTTTGATAGCGTGAACCAGCCGGGCGGACCTCCGAGTATTGCCGAGATCCGTTTGCATCTCCGCGACTCAGCTCCGGGCGAGAGTTTTCTGCTCGATGGCTTAATGTTTGACGACGCGGAGATTGCCCTAGCCATTGCGCGCCCTGTTATGTACTGGAACGAAATCCCGCCCCCAATTGACGCCGTATACAACACTCAATCTTTTCCGTTTAGATATCACTGGCTTGAGGGGATCTGCGCAAATTTATTCATGATGGTGGCCGAGCAGTTTCGCCGCAATCAGTTTGACTACTCCGCGGCCGGGTTGTCAGTAAACGACCAAAATAAAGAGGCCAGCTACGAGCGCGCAGGCCAGATGCGGTGGCAGGCGTATCGCGAGTGGGTGCGCGCCACAAAGGCCAGTATCAATCTGGAGGGTGGCTACGGCGAGGTTTCTTCGACGTATAAATACTCGGCTTACACTGACGCAATCCGTATTCGTTATTGATATTTTGCGCGGTTTGACATGATATTTTTATGTCGACCCGCGCGGAGGCTCAAATAAGCAATGCCGCAGTCCCGCATCTTTCCGTTCCGCCGAGTTTCAGTGGATCATATGGTCCGCGGCACAACTCGCGTTTGGTGGCAGTTAGAGCGAACGTTTAACGAACCCGGGCCGTACGTATTTCAACTGCAGCTTGGAAAGACCGGGCTCCGCGACGCCGTAGACTGGGTCAACATCGGTCCGCCTGTTGTAAATGGCTACACGGCGTCAGATCCAGAATGGCGCGAAGCCGGATACGACCTGCTGGATCACTATCGCGTTGTACTAACTACACCGACGAGTGTGTATGTCTCACAGGCTGCTAATTGCTACGGCGACATACCCGAGAAAGACTGGCTAATTGCGCGCGAGATAATTCGCAAGGAACAGCTGCGGTTTAAATATGTTGCGGTTCCGGGTTATCTGTTAAAACCGTTTCGTTTCGGAAAACCGTGCCGCAGGTGCCGCGACCAGTTAACACAAGAAGTACTAGACTCTGATTGCCCTGTTTGCAACGGCACCGGCTTCGAAGTTGGTTATCATCCGCCGCTGTCACTACAGTGCTGGGATTTATCGACTCAGACTATTCAAGAAGATGTAGACGCGCAGTTCAAAGGAATGACGCGCAACAATCCGTATATCACGGCGCGGCTTGTAGGCTTTCCGGCTATTAACAAAAGCGATATCTGGGTCAACGGTTCCAGCGACGAACGTTGGCTTGTTGAGACCATTCAAATTGCCGCGGCGATTAGAAACGTGCCGATTGTATATCAAGTCAAAATGGGTCTGCTGCCGTTTAGCAATACTGCCTACGCCATCGAAGTGGGCGGCGAGCCGGCGGAGCGCGTTGGACCCACCTTACCGGTCGAGGGTTGTGGCGCTGTACCGGTCGACCAAAACTATGGCGGAAACGATCGATTTGTTTACAAAACTGAAGACGGCTGCCCAATTCACGGGGCGTCTATACGTATTTATGAGAAGAGTGTTTTTGACGTTAGCGGTTTTGAAACACCAGAAAATCTAGCGCTTGGTGTAACATCAACAACGGCAAACGGGCGCTGGGCGCAGTCAATCGCGTTGGATGCTGGTCAGTATGCTATCGTATACAGCAAGTTGGGCGAGTACGGACCAGACGTTGATTTTGTTACTGTTGTAAACACCAACGCGCCGCAACAATTTACTGCGGCACCCGAGCCGGCAGTTACACGTGTTGTTGAAACGCCGCCAAACGTCAAAGACAATTTTTGGGATATCTGATGACCAAAAAAAATCCGGCCGAACCGCGGTTAGACAAAATTCGAATTTTGCCGCCAAAGATAAGTTTGTTTGCGTCAGGCGATATGTACGACAAAAATTTAAAGGACAAATCCGGTGAGCACCTGCGACGACCCAAACCCGCCGGAAATTGAAGCACAATTCCCGGCCGGCAGCAGCCCCGAAAACCGAGTCGAAAAAGTTAGTTCGCTTTGCTCGTACGGCACACGGCCGCACGTAATGACTGGTTTTTTGCGGCAATTATTAATGGGGCACTTTGCGGATCCAGCTAATGTAGAGGAACCGCGTATACGCCGGCACGTAGAAACGCTTGGCGCTTGGCGCCCCTCCGACGCCGGCGACAACAAGGGCGGTATTTTGATAGAAAGTATTACGCGGTGGTCACCAAACACCGCCGATAAGCGACCAGCTGTACTTATTAAACGAAATGGGTGGCGCTGGCAAAAACAAACTATTGGTGACATTGCAAGCTCCAGTGATTATACTGGAGAAGTAAGTTACGCCGGACTGTGGGAAGGTAGTCATACGATATACTGCCTTAGTTCTGCCGGCGCAGAAACCGAATTTCTCGCAACAGAGGTCTTGAAGTTTTTAATCAACTTCTCGCCGCTGATCCGAGACCAGATGGATTTGTTTCGTTTTTACGTCGCCGAAGTCGGCGGCATAGGAGAAGTTCAAGAGGTCGCTCAGGGATATGCCGTCCCTGTGACTGTTGCATACGTTGCCGAGGAAGCTTGGTCGCTCCAGCCGCATGCGCCGCGCCTAAAGCGGATTGTCTTCAAGGCATCAGATTTACTGTCTTGTTAAGAATTTTTATGGGGTGTTTTTTTTGCAAACCCGTAGTTGTGTATACTACGACCTGAACGCCCTACCGCACACACGTAAAATTTAGGCACGGAGGCCGAGACGTATGTCGAGCTACGTAAAACCACAAGTTCTTGTTTTCCAAGAGTTCCGTATCGTCCCCACGGAGATCACGGAGCCGCTGCGCGCCCACATCGCTGGCCCGCATGGCATTCTTCACCGCTATAGCAACACGGACGAGAAGCGGTTTTGTCTTCTTGGCCAGTACGATCGTCTTAACGATACGTGCTACACGTGGCCGCAACGTCTGCCCGGCTCGGTTGTCGATCTTCCCTACGTCAAGCTTTACGCTGACGACGCCATGCTGCGTTACTACCAGCACAACATGGGCGAGAGCGACACGACGATTACAGCTGTGCCCGGCAAGACTAACTGGATTGCGTCCAGCACGCTGTCGTTCAAGTCGAACGGCGCTGCTTACCCGCGATCGAGCGCGTTCTTTGATCGTGACGTGCAACTCGGCGACGTTGTTCAGCTCCGCACTGTGAGCGCCGACAACGACTGCATCGAGACCGTGCTTGAGACATACGTAACCGGCTTCGCCAGCGACCTTGTTCCGTCGCGCATTCTGCCGGCCGTCGCTGACATCAACAACCAAGATAGCTACACAGCCGAAAGCGCCAGCGGCGTTGACGTAACTGTTACGCAGATCGAGGGTGTTGATAACGCCGTTTCAGTGACCGTCCTCGACGCCCAAGACGAAGGTGCCAATGATTATGACGGCCTTCCCTCCGGCGCTGTTGAAGAAGAGTACTACGTCGAAGTCATCAAGAGCACGATTTCTGGCTGCAACGCCGCGCGTCTGCGTGTTGTGTCTGGAACCGGCACTGATGATCAGGCTGAAATTCAGCCGAACGATTTTGACGACAACGACGGCGTGACGTTCATCGGCACCCGCGGCCTCTCGGTGCGTTTCACAACGCTTAATCTTGATAACTTTGTTGTCGGTCAGAAGTGGAAGTTTGACGTCAAGCAGACGTACGAAAAGGTCCGGGCTGTTTCGGACGCTGACGGCGCGTACCAGACTGAAGAGTCGGTAAACGGCGTTGTCGGCGCGGTTGACATCCTTGGCAAGTACGCCGGCGCGAAGAACGACACGTACGTCGTTGAGTGCACCAAGGGCGGCACGTGGGCTCAGCTTCCCGAGATCACCGTGCGTACCGTCAAGGGCCTCGACTTCTCCGGCCCGACCGAAGTAACTGGCGACGGCGCCGGCGGTAACGCCGTCTCTGTAGCCATCGGCACGAACGGCGTTAAAGTTCGCTTTGTCGGCGCTGCCGACCAAGAGGACAACTTCGCTGTTGCTGGTCTGCGCAAGGGTGACAAGTGGTACATCACTGTTAACTCCAGCAAGGCCGGCCCGGTGCGCAAGCTCATCCTTCGCGACGACCTCCCGACCGTACTGCTCACGCAGGACGGCGCGCCGGTCGACAAGGTGGGTCCGGTCAGCATCACCAACGCTGGAGACGGTTACGGCGCCGCCCCGACTGTGACGTTCTCGGCTCCGACAGGCAACCTTGTGCAGGCTCGTACTGCCGTCGGTTACGCTGTGCTCGGTAGCATTCAAGGCGAGAACACCGACAGAGTTGTTAACATTGTGGTCACAGATCGTGGCGCCGGTTACACCAGCGCTCCGACTGTCACGCTTTCGGCGCCACCGGCTGGCCCCGGCGCGGTGACAGCTACAGCGACATGCCAGCTGATCAGCGGCGAAGACATGGACCTCAAGCTGTTCATCAAGGACAACATCCAGATCTCGAAGAATCGGATCGGATTCGCCCCGATGACCAACTTCTGGTACGAAGACACCCAGATCTGCGTGCAGGAAGGCATCGTCGCTTACCACCCCGAGTGGACCAGCGCCGGCGCCGAGCAACCCCTGCCGGTTATTTCTGGCAAGGTGTACGTCGAGTATCGCGAGTGGCTGTCTGAGCTGGCCGATCAGGTCAACTCGATCAGCGACGTGGCTGACCTCGACAACATCAAGGGCCAGCTCGATCCTGATAACCCGCTGAAGTGGGGCGTTTACAAGGCGCTCTCCAACAGCAACGGCACCGTGGTGAAGTACACCGCCGTAGCTGACCCCGAGAAGTACGACCAAGAGGGTCGCTCGCTCGGTGTCGACATGGACAAGTGGGTACAGGTGCTTGAGCGCATCAAGGGCCGCGACGACATGTATAACCTCGTTCCGATGACGTTCGACCGCAGGATTCAAAACCTGTGGGCCGCGCACATCGGCGGCGAGTCGAACGAGTACGCGAACAACTGGAAGGCTGGCTTCTTCGCCCTCAAGGCGCAGCCGGTCGCTCAGGTTGTTGGTGAGGGCGTGAGCATCGCAGGTGTGCTTGGCGAAACGGTTAACGACCCGGTTCTTGCCTCGCTCGCCGACGACCCGAACGCTACCAACACGCAGTACACGAAGCTGACGGTTACGTCGGGCAACGGTTACTTCATCACAAATGACGTACGCCCCGGCGATATCGTGCGCTACAACTACTCGGTCGACGGTTTCGGCGAAGAGCAGTACGAAGAGTACGTTGTGGATCAGGTTATCTCGGAATCGACCCTGCTGCTGTACTCCGGCGCTGACGCCGCGGTTACAGTTCCGCAGCGCGTCGAGGTTTGGCACAACCGTAACCGCAACGAGATCGTTGAAGACATTGCGCAACAGGGTGGTTCGCTCTCGAACCGTCGCGTGTGCGCCGTGTGGCCGGATCAGGTCGGTGAAGCCGGCACGATCCAGCCCGGTTACTACCTCGCGGCCGCTCTGGCCGGTCTCGTCTCCGGCGTGGTGCCCCACCAGCCGCTGACGAACGTTGAGGTTGCCGGGTTTGACGACTTCTCGCGCTCCTACAAGTACCTCAACGAAACCCAGCTTAACCGCATGGCTGAGGCCGGCGTCTGGATCGTGACGGAAGACAAGGACGGAACGCCGCACACGCGTCACGCCTTGACGACCGACAACCTCGATCTGAACCGCCGTGAAGAAATGATTCGTCGTAACGTCGATAGCATGTCGTACCTGTTCTACCGCCGTCTGAAGCCGTTCATCGGCCGCACGAACGCGCAGCCGGGTATGGTGCGTCGGTTACGTTACGAAGTCACGGCAATTATCGATTTCCTCAAGGGCAACGGTAATACCGAGGAGCTGGGCTCGCAGCTCATCGACGGCGCGATTCGTAAGCTGCAGATTCATCCGCTGCTCAAGGATCGTATCGAGATTGTGCTTGATCTGACTGTCCCGGCGCCGCTCAACAACATTGAGCTGCACTTAGTGGTCTAATCGCGTAATTGATAAGTAAGTACTAACCCAACAACAGCAGGTGAATTATGGCAGTACCGTGGCAGAGTCAGGCGCAAACACACACTGGTGCCGTGCGGGCAGAAGATGTTGTGTTAACGCTCGGATCTAAGGCCGTACTCGTACAGCAGTTTCAATTTACGGTGAACCGCACCGTAAACTTCCTGTATGAAATCGGCAGCAACAATGTTTATTACGTCGGTAACCGTCGTCAGGGGCAATGCCAGCTTACGCGCGTTATGGGCGGTAATGGAGATTTCCAAACGCTGATTCAAACCTACGGCAACATGTGTAACCCGCGAAACATGTCGCTACAGGGCATCGCCTGTAAGGGCGGTGGCTCGGTCAACTACGACGTAAAAGACGCGACCCTGACGTCGATCGGCGCCAGCGTCACGGCGCAAGACGTCGTGATTAACGAGAACTTGAGCTTTATTTGCAGCGATATCGACGTGTCCTGATCAGATACGCTGATATAGCGAAAACAAACAAGTAAACGGCGGTTGCGGTTTTCGCAGCCGCCGTTTATTGTATTGGGCAGCCGCCCGGGGCGATTTCGCCCGTAACACGCCAACTTGGTGACACAAATGAGCGAGCAACCGCTCCCTAAACCAGTTAGTATTTCTCCAGCCACCGGACAGCAACACACATACGACACAACTCAAACTGCGCGACGCGTTCAAAGTAACACGCAGTTTTCTAGTCGTACAGCAACCGCGGCGTGGGGGGCACAAACACAGGCAGTCGCAGATCCAAACAGTAAGTTACACGGTTTTAAAGCCGGGTTTCAGGATACTGGGCGGATCTGCATGGGCACGATAGCCGACGGCACGGCTATTGCGAACTGCTATAAAGTGTTTGTTGAAAAGTCTCGGGCGCCAATCATTGCGTCTGCGCTGACCCACACGAGTCAGGTGTGTTTCGGCGCTTCTGCGATCAACACGTACGCCCCCGGTACGCCTGTCATCGTCATGGTGCACGACCGGCTAGGACAGGGATTTATTCTTGGAGCCGCCCCGGGCGTTTTAGATATCGGTAGGCGCGCCTACCACGACTATATCTCGCAGGCTAGCCGAAAGCGCGTTGACGACTGCCACAAGAAGTACATTAAAGAAAAGCTCAACGGTCAGATGGTCGACTGGAGCGGCTGGCGCCCGTGGGATGCCACGTTAGCCAGCGAGTGGGGCGCCGTGTCTACAACCGGTATTGGCGTCACGGTCGACGACTTCATGTTTCGGGCGTCCGTAAACGAGTTCTGCGGCGTATACGGCTTTTACCACGATCAGCTGCTGCGTGTAGCCGGCTATAACATGCAGGTGTGGACGGCTGGGACAGAGCGCGACGCCTACATGGATCAGGCGGAGTGCAACGACACGAACGGTTATGCGCCGTACCCGTGGGAGGCGATGGGCTCACTACAGCCGGGGCAGGACATCGTCAAAGATTTCCAACCGAAAGACTATCAATGCCCCAAGGGCGTGCCATATTACAGTCACTGGGAAAACAAAGACGACTACCTCCAGCCGTACCACCGCACACAAAAGTTTTACGGGTATCTCGGGCAAGGTACGCGGTTGGTTGTGCACGCGCCGCCACCCGGTCAACAAAAATGGACATACAAACCAGATCCGGGCGGCCAACCACCGCCGCCATTTGAATCGCCGCTCGTCAGCAAGCACAGCTTTCCACCAGACTGCGGCGGTGGAAGCAAAAGCCCTGACCACCAAGAAAAACCCGTATACGGCCTGCAAGAAGACAACGTGGCCATGGACGGGCGGCGGTTTATTACGTCGTCTAAGGGGATTGTGTTATCTAAACGCATCCTACTGCCCTTCCCGCAGCGCCTCAAGCGCCCCGAGTCTGGCAAGGGCGATAGAACCGATCAGAACTACAAAGCCGCCAGCAAATACGGCAGCGGCCCAGAGCACAAGATCACTGGCGACATTAAGACGACAGACTCCAAGTGGCCAAACATGCAGCGCGCCACGGCTGTCCTCGATCTACACGGCTATCTGTTTAATTACGCCGGCCTGCACCCCTTCTACTGGCACGAAAAAGATTACAAGACGTGGGAGGAGCAGGATCTAAAAAGCGAGGGCTATGCTGACGTTAATCAAAAAATTCCCGACTTTAGTCAGCTGCAAGGCTCGATGTATCTCAAAGAACCGACGCCCAGACAGTGGAAAATTGATCACCGTTACAACCAGCAAAAGTTTTACGAACAGGAATCGTACATATCGTTGCTGGAGGATGGCGGCGTAGTTATTGGGGACGGATACGGCGGCGAAATACGTATGGTGGCTGGCTGCGTCACTATCTCTTCTCCCGGCGACGTGTGGCTCAAGGGCGGCCGCGACGTGCAAGCGTGGGGTGGTAACGACGTCATTCTGCGCGGTAACAAGACCGTCGATATCTCGGCCACGGAAAAGAACGTCCGTATCAAAGCCGAGCGTAACGTATTGGTATTTGCCGGAAACGAAACATCTGACCGAGAAGGCGGCATCCTACTTGAATCGCGCGGCAAGACTATCGAATACGACTTCGAGCAGTGCGGCGATCAAATCAAGTTTGCCGGTGTCGTTGCGCGCGCCCCGTACTCAAACGTGGTGGGCTTAGCGCATCAAATTTACATGCGCACAGGTGGCGGCAATATCAAGCCCGGCGACATCATGCTCGACGCGGCGCAAGGCAGTAAAGATATTATCACCAAATCCGAGAACCTGTATAACTACCTCAAAGAGTCGGGTTCGGTTTATCACTTCTTTGGCGGACAAAAAGTTGGTGGAACAAATAAAGCCAATCTTTTCAAACAATCACTTACCCTGCTGTGCGGCCCGATCGGTACAGACGGCGACATCTTCCTCGACGGTAATGTGCTGTGCGACGGAAGCGTTCTTGTATCAAAGGGTCACATATTCACCGAACAAGCAGCTCGTGGCCAAGTCTTTGTAGCCGGTTGCGACGGCAAGTGTCAGGCAGAAGTGCGCAAAGCAATTGATCTGTTTAAACAGCTTATTGACGAGGAAATCCCGCAGATTGGCGACCTGATCGATACGCAAAAGATTCAGCAGATGTGGTATGCGGAAAAGCGCGCCGGCAACGATCGCGTAATGACGATTATGGAGTTTTCTTTCCGGCGCGACGAAGATTACAAAATTCCTGACTTCATGCTGTACGAAGATAGATGGCAACAGATGGCGCGACTCGACGGAAAGATTCCAGACAAGTGGAAAGAGCGCCCCGTTGTTGCGGCGGCTTGCGGAGAAACATTTCCGTTTCCGGGCGACAAATGGCTCAACTCGGAACCGGCTTACGTTGAGCAAGATTTCAGGATCGTGCAGCTTGAGGGTGGTTATATCGATAAGCAACGAAACCCAGCGCCCGGTTTGGCTGGCGAATATCAAACACCAGAGTTCAAAGAAAACACGCCAAAAATCATTAACGGCAATTACCCGATCGTTCCGCGGACTTGAAGGAGTTAATAATGGACTTAGTAGAAAATCCTTACGTGTCGGATTTTACAAAGGCAACGCTTGAGCAGTTTGGCTGGAAGGTTAACGACCCTATTCCAGCAGATCTCGGCGAACTCCTGCTGCAAATTCGAGACAGGTTACCGCCGTCCAAACGAATCGACGTGCTCATCGACGCGGCGGTAATGACAGAGGAAGACGTAGAGAAAGTAAAAAAAAGCCTTGTCGACGCAAAGAATATTGGCAAAAAGAAAGAAGCCGACGACAAACTCAAAGAAGCGACGGCTGACATGGCGCCAAGTGTTGCCGAGGCGTACCGCAAGATGATGGAAACACAAATTGTAGACGACCGCGAAGAAGTCGCTGCTGCTGAAGCAGCGGCCACTGAGCAGAAGCCGGCCGCCGTTACAGCAACAGAAGAGCCGGCTAAATCTAAAGAACAGCCGGTTAAAACAGACGAAGAAGAGCTTCCCCCGCCGACAGGCGACCTCGAAGGGCCGATGGTTATTTTGCCGTTCTGTCCGCGATGCGGGTGGAACATGCAGCAAAAGTTTGACGTCGACGTGTCTGATCGCGACAAGGAGGACTTTCTTGTTACGCTGCTTGGCGGAAACCGCTTTACGCGTGACTACGAGCTTGCCGGCGGTCGAATGGTTGTCAGACTGCGCAGTTTACTGGCCGACGAAAACTTTTTAATACAGCGCCAGCTGCTGCTCGATCAAAACGCCGGCGAAATTTTTTCAGAGGCTGAGTGGTTTTTGCGTATGGCCGAATACCGGCTCGCATGCTCGCTTGAAGCTATTCTTGATAGCACAGGTAAACCGACTGTTTTAAACCCCGTGCTGGCCGACGTGAAATTTACGCCGCCAGCAGATCAGCCGAATCAAACGGCGCTTCCGGCGGCTAGAAATTTTGTAAACACAAAAGCACTCGCCCACGAGGTTACGCGCCGGTTAATCAGCACGCATCTTCGGCGTTTTCAAAGGCTCGTGGAGGCCCTTGAGGCTATGGCGCTAGAACCAAGTTTTTGGAACGGGATCGGGTAGCAGCCTTAATGGTGCGGGCTGCCGTGTCCGGCGCAATAAATTACGCGGGCGCCGATCCCAGAAATCGTCAATGGAAGATTAAGCACCGGTTACTACTGACGGAAGTTGAGCGCCGAGACGATTACGAACTGCTAACTACGGCCCACCGGCATTGGCTAGCGCTTTTGTCACACGGCAACCTAGTCGAGGACAGCTTCGCAAACACGAAAAAACGCTGCAATGAGCTACTAGTAGATATCCAAAAAACAGTTTTTCCGTGGATTAGCCTCGACGCAGACAAAACGGCGCCAACGAGCGGTGACGAGCCCAAAAAAGATACAATGTTAAGCAAAGACCTTAGCGACATGTTGGAGCGATATAAAGCGCTAAACAACGAACAATAAAAACGACGGCGGCGGCATATGCAGGGGCAATACAACAATCAGGGCTTATTTGGCGCCGCTCCGTTTGAGTACGGCGAGCCGTCGGCGGAAGCCCGCGCCATTGCCGCGATGCGGTACGCCCCGCCGCAGTATTCGCCGTTTAACAACCCGGCGCACGTAGATAACGCGTTTGGCTATCTGGCTAATATGTACGGCCCGCAGCTGGTGCAGGGCGCGTTTGGGCCCGACGCGTTTTTAATGCACCAGATGCCTAGTCAAAACGTTATGGACGAACGGTCTGCCGCGCAATATCAGCGGCACGGCGTACAAGTAATTAACGCGGCGCACATGGCCGGCAACGAAGAGGTCGCCAAGAAACTACTAGCTGTGCAGCAAATCGCAAACGGCGGGAAGCCAATCACGCGGCTCGACCGCGAACAAGCAAACACGGGCGCAAGCGTATTAAACAACCCCGTATTTAAACAGTTTGCTGCAAGTCAAGTTGGCGCCGACACATACGAGGGCTTAATGTTCGGTAGCCGCGGCGATCCGGCAGCTATTGCCGGCGCTGCGCAAAGAATCGGTTTTTATCGCGCCGACGCCGCGACAGGTGGTCGCCGCATGTCGGAAGACTCGCTTAAACAGTTCTCGCAAAACGTATATCAGAATTTATACGGCCCGGACGCGAACATAAATGAAATGCGCGGATTTGGCGCTCAGTCGACTAGCGAGATGATGGAGCATTTATTCCAGAAGGGGCAGCTGCCGCAGGCTCTCGGGGCGCTGTCACCGGCTGAGCGCGTCAAAGCAATGAGCGCCGCCAAGCGCGACGATAAAACAATCACACGCATGGCCGAGCAGTTTGGACATGACGATTTGATGACGCGTAACTTCGACTACGCCAACGCGACCGAAGAAGAACGCAAAATAATGCTCGACGACAAAATGGGCGATTACAAAAAGCGCATTAGCTCAACGTTTGAAGAAATTGACAAACAAGTCGCTAAAGATCCGCGCGCTAAATCTGTCTCAGAAATCGAGCAAATGGACGGATTTAGTGTTGCAGCAAATGCCGTAGACGCAACACGAACGTCAAAAACGCTAAAAGATTACAACAAAGTTATCGCGTCTATTCGTGAAATTTTTGGCGACAACGGGCAGGCAAACGCGCCGGTTCAAGCGTTGATCGCCAGCCTCGAACAGCTAACGGGCGGTTCGTCATCTTTGGCGCCCGGTAAGTTGGAAAAACTTGTGCGAGAAGTGCGCATGGCCGCGCGCGACTCCAGCACCAGCCTGACCGAGTTGCACAACATGGCGCGCAACGAACAAGAGTTTGGCGTGCAAATGGGGTTAACTCGTGCGCAAGCAGGCGAGGTTGGATTGGAGCGGATGAAAGTTAATATGGCGCGCAGCCAAGCTATGCACGACGCTGGTGTCTATAACAAGATGCTACCGGGCAAGCTACAGAAAGAAGGGGACGACGGTGCCGACGCAACAATGGCGGGTTTTTCGCGTCGTGGCGATGAAAGCGCGGGTGGTCAAAGTATTGCGGTGTTAAACCGGCTTGTCTCTGAAAATCCTGACAAGTACCGCGGCACTAAGATGGAGGCCGCGGCACAGGCATACCGAAACAATCAAGAAGAGTTTGAATACAAGGGTAAGAAGTATAACCTCGCGCAGATGGTTGGCGAGGGCGGCGTCGGCGCTATGTACCAGCTCGCGCGCGAATCTGGCGCCTCTGATCGTATGTTTCGGGCTTATCAGATGGACCGGCAGGGCTTGCGGCCATTTGTGCAAGAAGGATACGCCTACAAAGGTCAAACCTATATGCACCAGCGGCGGCTTGCACAACGGCAAGCTGCCGTCATGCAGGGCACGATGGACAGCGAAGAGTTTAACAAAATCAAGCCGATGGGCGTGTCAGACGAAGAGTTTGCGGAGCAAAAGAAGACGATCGCGCCAAACCTCGCCAATCGCATGCTCGACGTCGTAATGAACGAAACAAAAGACATGGGCGCGGAAGAGGTCGACGCCACGCTTGAGCGCCGCGGTAAAGAAGAACTGTCGAAATACTTTCAAAGTAAAGACGGCGGCGGACTCGGTAAAGGGGCGGCAGACGCCCGCGCTGAGACTTACTTCAACGCACTTTACGGTGCCGACGCGGCAACGCGTAAAGAAAGCATGCGCACACTGTACACCGAATCAAGCGCGATTTTACAAGAACGTACTGGCGTCAGCATCGAGGGTCAAAAACAAATTCGCAACAAGGCCGCCATCACCGACGCCGACGCGCGCCAAAAAATCACTGAACGAAAAGCTGAACGTTTTGGCGCCGCGGCTATGGGCACAGAATCTACGTTTTCACAGCGAGTGGGCGATGAATTAAATAACATAGCATCAGACAACACGATTACACGCACCGAGTCGTTGAAGCGTGTATTCAACGTCATATCTGAGGACGAGGTGCTGCAGAAGTACGCGCCGGATATGCAAGAAGGTCTCGTTGCCGCGGCGAAGATGTCAAACGACGCGACTATTACGCCGGAAAAAATCCAGAAGCTCAACGAAGAAGCGCAAAAAAACCCGAGCGGCGCCGCGGCCAAAGAACTGAAGAAACTAGCCGGGTTTAAACCCGATGAAGAGCTGACGGCTGAACAACAACAGACCCTATACGCTCGCGCGCAGATGGCGGCTAGCGATACTGCCGCTGGGTCCACGCCAGAACAAAAAGAGCGAAACGAGGCGCAACGTAAGCGCGCTACGACAATTATCAAAGCATATAACACTGGCAAAAAAGAAGACGTTACGGCCGGCGCAAAAGCCATGGCCGAATCCGTACTTGGTCCAAACGCTGATCAAAAACAAATTGACGCATTCGCGGAAGCAGCGCTCAACAAAGACACGACCGCGTTTGAAAAGAAAATGCAGGGCGGCTTCTTCGGCGGCAAATTGAGCCAAGAAAAACAAGAAGAAGCCCGCGCAATGTCTAAAGCGCTTCGTGCGTCGCAAGAGTTTGGCGGCTTAGCGAGCGTTGGTCTCGATCAGAGCGCGCAAACCGTCACCGAAGCTCAAGAAAGACCGCTGGCAAAAACAAATGAAGTTACTCGTGACGTCAGTCGACAAACGTTTGAGCAGCTAGAGCAAAACTACGACAAACGCGCGTACGCTGATCTAAAACCAGAAAACGTGACAGCTGAGCAGTTTGATGCGCGCCGTAAAGATCTTATGCGCAAGACTGCCGACATCGCTTCCGGCGTTGCTATCAATGAAATGGGCAATCAAGTCGACGAGTCACCAGAAGAGCGCGCTAAGTTCATGTCGAAGCGGCTGAAAGAAGAGATGGTCAAGCACTTCGAAAGCGAGGGGTCCGTTCCTGCTCGCGCTGAAGAAAAAGCAACTAAGCACTTGCGCGCAGTATTTGGCGAGGGTGAGCGCGGCGTTCAGCAGCTGAACAATGTCTACGCCAAAGCGAGAGAGGCCGCCAAAGAACAGGGGTTGGAAACATTCCGATCCAAGAAAACAAACATGGACGATCCGGCAAGTGTAAACGCGCAAATTGACGAGTTAAAGAAGCGCGGTAAAGACCGTGGTTTTTTTGCCAGCGACATGCAATTCTCTAACGACGAAGACCAGAAACGTTGGGAAGAACTGCAGCAGCGCAAGAAAGAACTCGAAACACCTGCCGCCGCGGACGACACAAAACCTACCGCCGCGCAGCAAAAAGTTGTTGATGAAATTAGCAAAGATCCAACAGTCGATAATTTCAAAGCCGCAATGTGGAACGACGAAAAAAGAGCGCAACTGTTGTCGTTACCAGACGCATCCGCCCGAGATTTGTTTGACAAGTTTTCACCTGAAGATCAGCAAAGCGGGTTAAAAGGTTTAGATGACGCGCGGACAAGTGTGTTACTGACAAAAGAAGAGCGCGCAAACGTATCGCGCCTACACAAAACGCTGGCCGAACATCAAGCAACCAAAGTAATGGAACGCGTAAAGTCTGGGGCTCCCGCGCAGCCAGCCGCCGGCCTTACCTCTCAAAACCTTGACCCAAAACAATCATCAGCGCTGCACTCCAGCGGCCTGCAGCAAATGATGGATTTGTTGTCGGGTGGCGCCGCTACTGCGCAAGGTCAGCCGTCGCAACAAGAGCAGCTGCAGCTTGTTACACAGCAGATGGAAGAGGTTGCTTCCCGCGGCAAACCCGGCTGGTTTACAAGCGAACTGCAGCTGTCAAAAGAAGACAAAGACAAATACGAATCGCTGCAACGAAGAAAAGAAGAAGTCGTCTCTGGCGATGCGCTTGGTACCGTAACTAAGCAGATGGAAGAGGTTGCTTCCCGCGGCAAACCCGGCTGGTTTACAAGCGAACTGCAGCTGTCAAAAGAAGACCGTAAAAAATATGACGCCCTCAGTCAGCGCCGCAAGGAACTCGAATCAGGGAATCCGCTTAGCGCCGTAACTAAGCAGATGGAAGAAGTCGCGTCGCGCGGTAAGTCAGGCTGGTTTACAAATGAGTTGCAGTTGTCGAAGAAAGACCGCGAGCAATACGACTTTTTACAGCAGCGCCGCGATGAAATAAAAACAACCGGTCAAGACGCCACCGCGAGAAGCGGCCGCATAATACTTGGTGACCGCGACGTCCAAACTGCCACTGTAAAAGCTGCGCGTTTTGACTCTGCCGGCGTTAGCGCTATTCAACAGACGCAGCACGACTTCACATCAGCTGGGCGCGAGGCTATAGGGCTTGTGCAACAGAACGCGCAGCAGGCGTCTCGCGCGCAGCAGAACGTGCAAAATAACGAGCGCGGCCGCGATATGCAGTTGACCGGCACTCTTGTATTAAAGGGCCTGTCAGAGGCCGTGATGCAGGCGAGCGGACGGCATATGGAGCAGACGCCAGACGGTACGCCAGTCGACATGGGCGGCGGCGCAGGGTCTTACCACGGGTAGGTGATTTATGGCAGCTGTTTTTAGTCCCTGCGTTGGCGCCGTCGCAAAAATCCCGGGTTGCTCTGGCGACGCCGTATTTAAAGTTGACATTAGCGGCGGCTCGCTCACACTGCCGATTTCTGGCTTTGCGCTGGAGTTAAACGGCAACTATCAGTTTTTGCACACCGTCAACGATTTTATTTACGTGTACGCTTTTGGCGACCGTATCGGTGAACTGACTGTGTCTGGCTTTGGGTTCTCGCAGACGTGCGGTAATGCCTCGTCGGCAAAGATCTGCAACCTGTTTGATTTCTACACACAAAACCGAATTAAACAAAAAGGCGACCTTTCAGTCCACATTGGCGAATGCCCGGACGCAAACTTCTGGGCGTTTCTAACGGGTATGCGTGTTGAGGTGCAAGACCCGCAAACAGCAATTGCGCAGTGGTCGCTTCGCTTTAACGTGTTACCGAAGAAGTAATTACTATGATTAATCACGCGCGTACACTACTGTTAAATATTTTTGCTCAAAGCGCCGACAAGCAGCTCGCCGGTTACGAGTACATCCCCGTAGAATATCGTCCGCTTGTATTACCGCAAAGTCTAAAGACATTACGCCGCGTGCTATTTGGCTCACTGCCCGATCAGCGATTTTTAAACTTGCGTGCGCGTGAATTGCTCAGCTACGTCCATCAAACTGAATTAGCTGAGTATGTTTACAAACTAGATCCGCGCGTTACGTATTGGCCGGAACCCGCTGCCAACTCGTTCCAGTTCCCAACCGGCATCCGTATTAAGCAATTGCGCGGCCCGGCGCGCCCAGTCGCGATAGGCGGCGAGTTTATTGCCGCGAACGGCTCCGGCCGCGCACACCGGCAATACACACTGACATTTATTGATCCAATGGACACGCCAGTTGTAAACGAACAAGAAGGCGCAACGCTAACGCTCGAATCTGGTGAGGGTTTGTTGTTGCAAGAATTGAAGTCAGAGTTTATCACAGTAAGCGCAGAGGCGATCAACGACCAGCGACAAGACGCGCGGCAAACCGTGGCAGACGGACTTCCCACATTAACGCTGCCGGAAACGGAAGTGCGGGTACGCCTTAGCTCTTTGATCTCCGATCCGGCGACATATGAAGGGCGCTGGCACATTAACTTATTGGCAAACCCCGTGCCGGCAATTACATCATTACTGCCCACACTTGAAATTCTCGGTGAGCCAATTTTTCTAGAACTGTTTGGCGTCGCGCCCGAAGAGCCGTACGCTACGTTTAAAAACGTTTGGTTTGATCATCCGTTGCCGGCGTACCGATTAGCGGGTTTAGTCATGTCACTCGTCTATAGAACGGAACAGGTAAGGCTGCACCGATGACAGAATTAAATCCGAATTATGTTCACGCAAAATTCAAAATTGAAGCCACAATTGGCGGCATAAATTTTGACAATGATATCGTCGCTATGTCGGCGTCGTTTCCATTAAACACAATTCCGACAGCTAGTCTTACCGTAGCAGTCGGGCACGACGCGCGCTCGGGGCGAAATAAAAAAGCAAAAATTCACGAAGCAAAAGAAAACCTGCAACCGCGAGATAAAGTTGAGGTGTGGTTAACAATCACACCAACCGCCGGTCGCACCGAAAAAATGGAAAACGGCCGCATAAAAATTTTCGAGGGCTTTTTGGTTAGTATCGGTTATCAGCGCTCCCACAACAGCGCCAACTATGTCATCCACGTCGTGCATTGGCTTGATGACCTCAACAACTCTTCCGCGCTCAACGGCAAGTGGTTTCCTAACGCGCCCTTTTTAATGGCGCAAAACGCCGCGTTCGAAGCACTGCAAACCAGCGACGGTAACGTGTGGTCTCCGGTACCGATTATCGACGCTAACGAGCAAATCATTACAGAGTCAAACATCAGTCAAAATCTCTGGGGCGATGTAATAAAACCCATCTTTAAAACGATGGCGGGCTGGAAAACATCGTCAAACGATCCGAATGACGCCGCGCTTAAGGCGCTAGAACGGATGCCGGCGGAAGCCCCCAGCTTTGCAGGATCGGCCAAGTTGAGTTTAGATATCAGCGGCGTCGGGTTAAACGCCGAGATGTCTATTCGACAGGCGCTTACAAAAGATTCTGCAGAATCATTTGCGTACACCACGTTTTGGAGCACGCTCGTCGGAGACTACGCGTCACAGTTTTTCTTTGCCGTATCGCCCTGTATTGACAAAGCGTACGTCATTCCGTTTTTTGGCGGACTTAAATTCAACGGTAGCGACAAACTCACAATTCATGCAGACGACTACAGCTACGCAAATTTCAACGCCACGATGCACCAGCTAATCGAAAACGTCACTGTGTTTTGGCCGGCACAAATGGATCCGATGTTACATCTGGGCGGAGATATGCAGAGCAGCGATAAATTTTCTACGCCGTCGGGGCAGTGGCCGGATGTAGGAACAGCGCAACAACCGCGGCAGGGATTAAAACTATTTAAAGACTTACCGTCGTGGCTCGCGAACACGTCTCCGTGGCCAATCATGTGCGGACCAACGACCGGAGAAGGTGGAAAGCGGCCGGGGGATTGCCTCGCCCCACAAACGGGTGAGTCAAATTTACCGGCGGGCTGGAAAAAACCAGCGGAGCTTGCTGACGCAATGTACAACGAAGTTTGCACGCGATTTGCAAAACACTTCTATCACACAGAGTTTTTAAGTCAAAGATACGGCGAACTATCCGGTAAACTACGCTTTGATATAGCGCCCGGCAGTATTGTTAAAATCAAGCTGCCGGACACGGAGCTAGACAACACAGGCGATCTAATCGCTGCCGTAACAAAGGTATCGTACGCGATCAACGCTGAGCGTGCGCTTGCCGGAACCGCCTTCGACCTATCGTACATTAGGACTGAAAAAGAAGACAATAAAACAGGTAAAATTACGCAAGAAACCGCGCCGCTGTATAAAGGTCAAAAATGGCCGGGATATACGCTGAAATGAACGATACAAATAACAAAAAACCGCAGGGAATGCCGTCCATACTGGGCGATGTTGCACCGCCTTTTTCAGCTAAAAAGCCCGCAGGCGTTAGCTCGGAGTTTGACAGTCTGTATCCGCAGTGGGTAGCCAATAAAACTCCAGAAACCAGCTCTGCAGTACTGAACAGTTTGCAGCCCGTTATTGACACGGCCGTTATGAGTTACGCCGGCCAATCAGCCAGCCCAATAATTCGGTCGCGCGCAAAACTCATGGCCCTTAAAGCGCTCGACACCTATGACCCAAATCGCGGCAACGTGCGCACGCATCTTCTGTCGCAGTTACAAAGTTTGCGTCGGTTATCGGCACAGCAACAGAACATCATCTCTATCCCAGAGCAAGTGGGCCTCGACTATACGCGCCTCAATGAAAGTGAAAACGAATTACGCGACCGACTAGGGCGCGACCCAACAGACGACGAAACGGCAGACGCGACCGGATTATCTACGAGGCGAATTCAAAAAATTCGCGCATTCAATCAACCGGTGTCAGAGGGCATGACTACGCGAGAAGTCATGGACGAAGAAAGCTACGGCGGAGATGTCGCAAGTACAATTCCAAACAACACGCGCGCAGCTAATGCGTGGTTCAATTTTGTGTACGAAGATCTGAGCCCGGTTGACAAGCTCATTGCAGATATGACGCTGGGGCGTAACGGACGCAGACAAACAAGCACACAAGAAATCGCCCGGCGTCTTAACATCACGCCGGGCGCAGTGAGTCAGCGCGCAGCAAAAATTCAGGCGATGCTCGATAAGCAATACACACAAAGCACTTTTTAAGGTGACACATGGATAAGCCGCAAGGGATTGGAACGACTAAGGGACAGGTTGACGGCAAATTTGAAGCGCGCGTCAATCAGCTTGAATCACGCGCCGGGCAAATGTCAACATCGTTCAGATATCAAGGCGACGCGCGCGACTGGCACACGCCCGACGAACTAAAAGACAAGGAGCTGCTGGACGTACCAAATCTACACGAGCCAAGCTGGAACCGCGATAACATCAATCAGATTTACTCGATGAGCGTATTGTCTGGTCCCGGGAAAGAGGGCGGCACTACTGGCGATCTTGTTGCGATGAAGTGGCAAGCAGATTTTATGGCCACCGAAGAGCGCGGCTGGCGGTTACGTCATGCGAGCCTTATTCGTTGCGCCTGTTTCATGCACGGCCGGCTCGACGGGCACAGTCTCGCCAAGAAAAGCGTGTTTTCATTTTTAAAGGACGGCGTGCAATCGCACATTAACGCTGGTAAATAAACATGAGCATCGCCGACTTTGCTAATCGAAAATACGACTTCCTCGCGCTGCAGCGAAGCGATGACGGCCGCAACAGTCGACTCGATCTCGTTCTGTACTCAGACGACAACCGCGGAAAAATATGCGCGGGCCCGCAAAAGCTTGCGCAGCGATGGTTGTTAGAGTTTTTAACAGAAAAAGGTTCGCTGCTGGGTTTACCCGACCGCGGCTGCGACTTTATGCGGTTTGTGCGGCAGGGCACTATTAAAACACAATTAAACGTGACGCAAACGTTTCACGCGTCAAATATGCGGATTCGCGTGACGCTGCAGGCCGAAGAATACGAAGGAATGCCCGACGACGAACGACTTGATGACGCGGAGCTTATTTCTGTCGGGCTATTGCCCGGGTACATGAACCTTAGCATCGCGATTACAAGCCGCGCCGGTGACTCCCGTGAGATACTAGTTCCGATCGCAACATTACCGTAGGTGCAGCATGCCGATTGAAATTTCAAGCCTCAAACAGCTTAGCCCAGAAAAAGTACAGGCAATGGTTGCGACTTTATCGCAGCTGATGGCCGAGCGCCATCCAGAGGTTGAGTTAACGCGCGGCGTGTTCCACGACCTTGTGCTTTATTTTGACGGGCTACTGAATGCAGCAATTCAAGAAAATATTGATCGCGTACTGCAGAGCCAAAGCTTGTTGAAAATTACACAGAATCCCGATCTTGCTGATACTGATATCGTGGATCAGGTTTTGTCGAATTTCAACTTATCGCGCGACAACGGATCTCCGGCGGTAGGTTATGTCACTGTTGTCTTTAACTCGGACATCCGAACAGAGATCACGACCGCCGCGATCTTCGGCGTCGAGGACAGCGACATTACGTTCAGCCCGACACAAAACTTCGTTGTGTTTCCGACCGACCCGACGCTACCCGCCACAGAACCAGATCAGCGAAAAATGGTCGCAGTGGGCGACGGGACGTACGCGGCAACAATCACTGTAATCGCTTCCGCTGCCGGCGTTGCCGGTAATATCCGTCGCCGCGCCAGACTTAACAGCCAAGGTTCAATCAGCAATGTTGTCGATCTTTACGCGAGCGCCGACTTTATCGACGGGCGTGATCCGGCCACTAACGCCGAATATCTCACACGCCTAACGACGGGATTAGCGGCCAAAACGATTGGTAGCAGGCAAAGCTATATTGCGACCATCAAGTCACAACCGGTCTTTGCCAACACGCTGCACTTGTCGGTGCTCGGTTGCGGTGACGCCGAACAACAACGTGACCAGCACTCGCTCTTCCCAATCTCTGGCGGCGGGAAGGTAGATATCTACGCGCACACTAACGCTTATGCGCAAGAGCGCGAACACTTATTGGAAGCTACGTACATTGGCCCATACTCTCCCGCGCAGAACACAGACGGACCGTGCGACGAACGCGACTTGGTTGGTGGCACGCCGACGGGCACTATCTGGCAGGTATCGATTGGCCGCGATCTCGCCCCGGGGTTTTACGAAGTCATCGGCATCGTAAATCCTGCAGCAACCTTACGAGTTAATTACTCTGTACTGAGCGACGAGCGCAACGTCGACTTCTCAGACTTTGAGTTTATTCCCGACATTCTATATCTACCTGAAAGCGCATACACACGTTACCAAACCGCCACAATTCGGTTTGTGAATACAGACATCCAACCGAACCCCACGCTCACGCCGGGACAAACAAAACGGCTGTACTCGGTTACTACGGCCGGCCTTCCTTTGATTGCGGAACTGCAAGATTACATGGCGGCTCGTGAAACGAGAGCCCGGGCTGCGGACGTGTTGGTTAAAGCGCCGGTGCCGTGCTTTACAAAGATCGCGTTTGAAATCCGTAAAAACGCCGCCGACCCGGCACCCGATATAGAAGCGATTAAGACAGCTGTAAGCGCGGCTGTTTCTGGGGTTGGTTTCTCTGGGCAGCTACACGCGTCGCTTATCAGCACAGCAGCGCATCAGTACCTCACAAAGCAGCAGGCGCTTGGCGGTATTGATATGTTTGGCCGTATCCGCAGACCCGACGGCAGCATTGCGTTTGTGCGTGATAACACAATTCTACAGATTCCTAACGACGTCGCGCGACTTGTCACCGGGCGAACGACGGCATTTTTAACAAGTCCGCAAGACATATCTGTATCCGTAGTATCCGCCGGCTGGACGCGCTGATTATGAAAAAGCCTGAATTCGTATACCCCGGGTCCGACTTTGACCGCAGCCGTAATTTAATTGCAGCGCTCGGTAGCTTTTGGTCGCGGCTTTATACCGGCGTAGACCAAGTGCATTCATATGTTGACGCTACGGCACACGTTGCAAACCAAACATATCAAAATCTAATCGAGACAATCGAGGCGTTAAGTCGGTTTGATATTCCTTTGTTGCACACAGAGAAGCTAACGCCGGTCGTCTTAAAAAAATCTGAACGCAACTCCGCCCGTACTACAATCGCGCGGTTTGATCGCGATTCCGGCGTAAATTTTAGTGGCGGCCTGCAGTTTGACGCCGCGAACGCGAACGCGCCGTTTTTCTCTTTTCCGTTACCGGCTGAACTCGTTGACGTGGCGCAATTCTTTAATCGCATCACGTTCCCGACAGGCGTGTTGAGCAAAAATCTTGACTTCCTTATCGACGTCGAGCGCGGCGCTTTGATGTTTGCTGCAGACCCGTTTGAAAACCCGGTATTTACAAAACGCCCCGCTGCCGGCACAACCGACGACGAAGAACTAACGCTGTGGGCGTTTTGCGGTAAGTTTGATTACAACAACGTTTTCAATCAGTTTGCGTATGCTGTTAGCATCAAGCTTCGCACAAGCCAAGGCTACAAAGATCTTACCAACGCCGTGATATCTGGGCTTGTAGAGGGCGGCGCTACAGCGGCAATTCTAGACGCGGCTATCGCGGCAATTTGCGGCGTGCCGATCAGCACAGGGCCCGACGAGATAGTCGAGCGCGTAGACAACGATGCGCGTGGTTTGTTGATTATTACAGACAAAGCGGTCTATCGTTTTCCTGAAACAGCGGTCCCGCGTGTCGAGGTAGAGCAGCGCGTCACAGCCGGTACGCCGCTCGTATACGGCGTTGACGTGCATGAGTTTTTTGTCGGCAACTCGTATGCGCGCGCGCCGGAGCAACGTGTGCTGTGTTGTCCAGCGCCAAATAACATTTTGGCAAGCAACATGTGGGAAGCGCTAATAACTGAAAACGAAGAATCGCTACTCATCGATCCAAACGACGAGCAGTGCCAACCAGTTAGAAAAACAATAACAGCCATCGCCGTCGACAGCGGGTTTTTAGCTTCGTGCTTTTACGGCGACATCGTGTTTGAAAACAAACTCGTTCCGCTCGAAGTAAACACGACCCACCCGACGGGATACACGTACGTAAAATTTAGGCTTAGCGGGTACCCGGCAGACGTCGAGCAGTTTTTTGACGAAGTGCACACGCGCGGTGTTCAGGCCGCTGAGTTGCTGAAAACGCAACCCGATTGCGCGCCGAAGTTAAAAATTGGAACGCTTGCGCACCTACTAGACAAACGCGTAAACGCGGGCACGGAGCCCACCGCGGCACAACTACCAAAGACTATTAATCCGCTGCGTTTTCTCGTGGAAAACGTGCTGCGAAACAACGTGTTTGTGGTGCGAATTTCTGTGAACGCGCTAGGGTTAAATCAGCCGGGACTGTACAATATTAGGCATCTACGGCAATTACTGCCGCCGCAAACGGCAATGATTGTGATTTTTGAGCTGACGGCTGACAAAGATAACATAAACCCCGAAAGCTTAACGGCGGAGACCGTGCAGCGTTTTACAGGAATGGAGCCTAGAACCGACGAAGTGCCGGTATCTTTGGTGAGTGATTTGGGCGCGACAGCGCGACTTGTATCTGGAACATGCCAATAAGGACAACACATGGCTGCCGATAACATTACCCCCGCTTTCGGCGTACGCGGCCATGTGGCTGTGTGGCGCGTCGACGAGAAGACTGGTCTAAAGCTGCCGCTATTCTCGCAGGCAAACCAGATTCAATACGGCTGGGGATTTATCGCCGCGAAGCAACTGGGATATCGCCGACAACCCGACCGGCTCGATTACCACATCTCAGCTATGTATATCGAGTATGAAAATGTCGAGCCAGAGGTTCAAATTTCAACCCCCGGTTTTGATCGAAATGTCGACATTACCTATTACAACTCTCTCTACGACTCGACAACGCGCAACTTTATTCGTGTGCCGCTAACGATTGAGCCGGCGCTGAGCGTGTCGACAGGTTATGAAGCGAATTTACCGGTGAATCAATCCGGCAACCAATTGACTTTTTTTGCGCAAACGTCTGAGGCGCGCGTCGTGTATGACGATGAAGCGCGGCGTTTCAGCAATCTGACAAACAGTCGCGTATATGCCGCCGCTCTTGTCGCCGCTCCGGCGATTAATGACAGGTCAAAAGATGTTGTGTTTGCGCGCACAGTATTTAGCAGCAATCATCAGGTGACCAAAGAAGCGTCATCGCAAATCGGCATCACATGGGATGTCGCGTTTTTGTAATCAACTAACTGCCGGAGGACAAGGATGTCCGGTAACTGGCTGCACAACATTAAACACGTCAATCCGGGTGAGCCTGTACAGGCCGGTGTGGTTTCACGCCCCGACCGTACGCTCGAAGACCGGACAGACTATCTTAAAGATCGACTAGATGCCGCGGCGCTCGGGCGCGTGCTTGTCGATAGTGACGCTACGATTTGCAGTTCCGTGCAACCCGGGCAACCGGTTTATTGGAACTGGGTTGAAAAACGGTATGAGCCGGCGCTGGCAGCCGTTGCATCTGATCCCGAAACGCAAGTTTTACTCGTTCAGCCGTCGTCAGATTGTGTCGGCATCTGCTTAAGAAAACGTTCCGCTACGCTGGGTGACATCGTGTTGCGCGGGATTATCGAAATCCCCGATCTGGCTAACGCGATTGACGGTCCAATTACACCGGGCCGCTACTACCTGTCAGCAACCGACGCGGGCAAACTTGTAAAACAGAAACCGCCAGTAACTGTAACTGTATGTCATGTGCAAGGTCCCAAAGACAGCTGCACAACAGTTCCTCGCGTTGTCGTAATGCCGCACATCCGCGACTTCATCGACGAGCACACCCACTATCGCTTTGACCTTACAACAACAGCTGCCGGCACTCAAACAACATTTACGTTAGACGGTTTGCAGCGCGTAACTATTACAAACCCAAACACGTCGTTGCCCGGGTGGCTGCCGGCGAACAATGCTATTTTTAACGGCAAAGCTCCTAGTGGCGCCGTGTTTGGTTACAACCTTTCGCAGCATTCGGCGCTGTCTAACGTGTGGCCGCCGCTGCCGATTCAATCTGTTGCCATGCTGTGGGATAAAGGAAATGGACTTGTCGGCGCTACAGAAATTCCGCTTGGGCAAAACGGGCTGGCGATTTGCGACACAAACGGTATTTGGTGGATGAGCAACTGCGCGGGCGACGTTCCTTTTACAGCGCCAACGACACCACCAGTCGGCACAGAATGTCCGCGCTACGAAAAAATGCGCGTGTCTGTTGTTTATTTGCGCATGCTAGCTGGCAACGACAGAAACGTAGTCACGAGCCTCGTAAAAGATGTCGACGACGCAGACGCGACAGAAACCGCAGCAACACCGGTTGCGACAACAGTCACCAGCCCGATCGCAGTTACAAACTGCGCGGACGATCCTGCGTCGACTGGCGATCTGCAGCTAAATCTCGACTTACAAATCGCAGCTGCGGAGGCAATCGGAGGCCGCGCGTTAAAAGGCGTGATTAACCGACACCAACTTACGCGCGGCTGGATTACCGAAGGTGCCTTCACGCTATCAAATCAAATTTCGATAACGGGTTCGCGGGAAACGCCGCGAACGCTAACGCAAGCAGAAAAAGACGCTTTTGATATTCAAACAACAGCGCCAATTACGCTGCATCAAGGCGTTTTAAAAATCGACTACACCGATCAACTTGTTGAGCGCGAGCTTTCGCCACAGATCATCAGATTGAGCGACACCGTCGAGCGCTTGTATATGGACATTCCGTATCTCGGTTTTCCGGGCGGGCAAGCTTCTTTGCTTCGTCTGCGGTTTAATGTGCCCGGAAGTAATATTGGCGACAATTTGCGTATGAAAATTCGTGTGCAGTTGTTCGGGCGTGACGGCACGCAACAGCAGCGCAAAGTTATGCCGTCGCTGTACATGACACGAAGAACCCTGAAATCGCCGGCATTGACATCCGCTGACGGCATAAATTTACCGACTACAGACGCGCTGTTAAATTTTAACTCTAGCGCAAATTTGTTTATTGATCACGCCATTACGAGAGACAGCGATCCGTTTGGTGGTAATGAAAACGATCGTATAGAAGAGGGCGACACCGTATTAGTAACAATCGGGCGCGTTGAGGACAGCGTTTACGGAGAGATTGGCGTATTGCGCGTCACCGGAATTATTTACAGCGCAACATGATAGGTGAGCTGCCATGCCAATCGGAAATTGGAATCTACAGTGGCTCAACCACAATTCACAGCGGTCGTACCCGCTCACAGAGCGCGCCACAAAATTATCGTTAGACGGCACAATAAGATTACCTGACAGTTTTATTGTTGCGCTGTATCTGCCCATTCATTCAGGGCTCGATTTTGCGCCCAGCAATTTTCATATCAAAAGCGTACTGATCGCCCCAACTGGTTTTAATGTCACAGTCGGCTACACCGCCGACGGGCAAACCGTAGATGTAGCCGCCGCTAACATTATTCGCAGCAACTATCAAGAAAATCGGTCATACGCGCTCGGCGGTATCGGGGAGTATGCCGACTGCGTCGGCCAAATAGTTCTTGGTCGACTAGACGAGGTGGATAAACTACCACCCGGACTATACGAGTTTGATCAGGCAGGGGGCGAACTCGAAACAGACGCGATTCGGCCGATGTTGCGCGCCGTTACTCGTTTGCGTGTGCGCAATAACGGTGAACTGAGCGAACCAATCTATGGCGACGTTACGCTTGTTGCCGGCGCCAATATGCGGATCACGGCAGCAACAGTCGGCGATGAAACGCAAATTTTATTTGACGCTATCGCAAATGCCAATCTAAACGAAGAGTGCTATTGCGCCGTTCCCGATAGTGGCGATTGCATTCGTTGTATCAATGGCGTATGCAGCAGCGACGGAAACTTTATTATTGCGCCCGATGACTGTATTCAAATTACGCCGATGAGCAATGGTTTAAAGTTTGCCGACACATGTGCGCAACCTTGTTGCGGGTGTACAGAACTCGACGCAATCGTCGATCAAATCAATCGATTCGGCGACGGTGTAACAACGCTACAAAACTTTGTCACACGACTCGGCTCTGAAGTAACGCAAATGAGCCTCGTCGTGTTGGGAAGCCAGCTCGGCGACTCTGGCTGTAACGCGGGGTGAGCTATGCCGTGCCCCGATTTTCAACTATCGAAAACCGGCCGCCAAGGGCTGGGCGTTGTTCAACCGCAAAGTGGATTGAACTACCCGTTCGTTAATCCAACGGCCGATATCGAATATCTTGTCGCCGATTTCCATTTCGAATACGACGACGTTGGCGAATACAACAATACCGTTGCGCCGGTTAAAAACCCGCTCTCAATTCGCCACTTGTACGGCGTCGGTTGTGTTGAAAATACGCCAGCCGCAAATTTTCCTACGCCAGCTCATGCCGCAGATATTGTTTTAGTGGACGCGCTTAATCGTGTTGTTTTAGACACTACAACGCAGCTAACAACGTTTGATCAGGCGGATTGGAGCCAAGACTACAAAATTTATACGTGGAAAACCGCAAACAGCGTCTGCCGACTCGTGGCGCACAGGACATGGCCAATTGCCGATCAAGGCGACGACGACGCGCCACGAAATTACAATAAGTATTTAACGCCAGTAAACGCGCAGTTAGACACACGCGCTGTTTACAAAATGCCCAAACGGCTACTTACGCTGCGAGTACAGACCGGGCAAACAATAAGCAACCGATACGTTGGCGCAATTAATTTTGTCAACGGCTACAACACTGAAATAGCAGCCGCGCAAGCAGAAGTAAAAAACTTTCGGATAGATACCGGGATTGAATTCAGCGCGGTTGCCGGCACCGGACTGGGCCGTTACGGCAACTGCCCAGAAACGCCGGCAGTGCCAATTTCAAAAATAAATGGCGTAACTGGCGTAAACGGTGATTTTAATTTGTCGGCAAAAGACTGCTTGTTTATTCGTCGCGCCGTCACAGTAAGCATAAACGAGCCGCACATTACAAATCCGTCGTTGACGTCGCATCAACAAATCGGCGCCAATTGCGACCCATGCTGCGCGTGTTCTGACTACTCAGACACCGCAAAATACATGAACGACACTAGCTACCGGTACAAACTAATCGGACAACGTGCAGAGAAAGTGCGAACAGAGCACGAAAACAATATCGCGCGGTGGCTAGACCAGCGCGCCTGTAGCGTACAGCGCCCGCTACGCCTGTTTATGGTTCCGCAACGCTGTGCGTACGTTGACATTGTTATGATGCTTTGCAATCCGTGTCAGATATGCGTTGCACCCACGAGGTTAACACTCACTGTTGACGTAGCCGGCGATTTTGTGCCGGCGCCCGGTCAAAACCCGGCAACACTTTCAGTGCGACCGGCGTTAGAGTGCGGATACACATTTATGCGCGCCCCGGGTGTACGCGGCGCCGGCGTCGGAATAACCGTGTCGCCGAACGGCCTGCAGTATTCGGCAGCGTTTCCGACAATAAAACCCGGAGAATCGGCTTACGCACAATTTCGTTTGCGGTTTGACCAAATAGATTTAACAGCCGCGGAAACTTCAGTTGTTAAACCGCGCGGACCGTATGTCATTAATGGCGTACTAACCGGCGTGTATTTGAGCGACAATTCTCCCCTGTTGATTAATTGTGGAGATCCGCTCGACGATCAAACCGAGCCGCCGCCAGCAATTGCTGAAACAACACAAACGTTGTATTGCAACGCAGACGGTAAAACAGAAGCGCCGTGTTAAATTATGGCTATACGTAACCAAAACTGGTACAACCTGCAATCAACGCGTCGTTATCCGTTAGACGATCTGTCTACCGGATTAGACGACGGCGGCGAGTTTATTCGCGACGACATTGTTGTTGATTGCCACATCCGGTTTCCAAACACTGCCGGTAAGTATTTATACGTGCAGGGCCTGACTGTTTCACCCGGAATAGTTACGGTAGTCTTTGGCGCTGTCAATGATATTAATGCCGTAGCCGGCAACACAGTTTGTGCGGTCAGTGTTATTCAACCAGCCGCGGCGTACGTGCACTATAGCGTGACGCCGCTTATTGCGGGTGTTTCCGGCTGGGTTGTTTTTGGCCCGGGAATAGACACCGCCTTTTCGGGTCGATATACGGCGGCACGGCAAACAATCATTCAGCCGCGCAACGCACGCCCGTACGAGCCGCTTCCGATTCCAACTATCGGAAAATTAAACGTCGGTACCGCGCTTCAAGATGTCGTAAGCGTAGTCGGCTCGTCGCCCATAAAAGCTGAATACAAAACGATCACATACGACAGTCAAGAATATCCAGCTATCGTGTTTCGTTTAGATGAAGATTTAGTTACGACAGACTACAACGCGTTAAAACAGTTTTTAGGTTCGTGCGGCCAGCGACCAGAAAGCGGTACGTGCCCAAAACAACCTATTGAAACAATAAATGGCGTTGCCCCAGACTGTGACGGAAATATTGACATTGTATTTGACGGATTTACGTCAGCGATGTTTGAAAACTGCGGCGGACTCGACGTCACGACAGATATCAGTTTGAGCGCTACGTGCGACGCGAACAAACCAAAAAAACCACAAGAATTCCAAGACGAATGCTGCTCGTTTGACGGTAAAAATATCTTTAAGTTTGCTGACCGCGCGGCTTTCCCGCTGGCTGGTGAGTTAGATCAGCTTTACTTAGCATTTGACTCAAACAAGGTATACAGGTGGAACGGCGCAGATTACGAGGAAACAGATATCGTTATTGATGAATACTGCTGGCCAGATCCAACCACAGCAATCGACATCATCGATAACGAGACGCTAGACCCCAGAAATTATCCGTGCCTAAATGCGCCGCTCTGCCTTGATTTCGATTCATGTCAGCCGAGCGAATATTTTGTAACGAAAGTTGGCATTTTTAACGCCCGACAAACGTTAGCGCCACCAGTGTGCGGTAACTGCTCAATAAATGAATTTGAACCAAACTTGGGCGCAGAGTTAACAGAGCACAACACATACGTTGCAGCCGGCATCGGCGGCCGAAACATTGCGCTACTAAAAAATTGCGCAACAGACTGGGCGCTGAGCAAAACGATTATGATCGAATTCAAAATCGGCGTCGACGGCGTAGCCAGAAACGGCGGCGTTGTTTTGAATTACCTTGAAACTCTAGACACCGGCCGTGTTATCACTACGTTTATTGCCGTTGTACTTGACGCTACAAAAGCAAAAGCGCGCATCCTACGGTATACCGACGGTATTTTTACCCCAGAGTTTGAAGTAAACTACAACGTTAAAATCGACAAATGGTATCGGTTGTACGCCAACTTAAACACAAACGGCAGTAATTTATCTGTGCATTTTTCCGCGGCACAATTAGACGGCACACAACCCATAAGTGGTTTTACAGATATCATTAATCCCGGCCCCGCAACTGGTTCTGCTGGATTGTTTGCGAACCAGTCGTCAACGTTCTTCAACAAATTTGTGGTGCAGTGATGAGCAGCGCGCGCATTCTATTTCCTGAATTTCGCGACGAACAGCGCGCGTCACGGTATCCGTTTGCCGACACCGCAACACTGCAAAGCAGCACAAACGCGACAATTCAAATCTCTACAGACACGTTTTTGGACGCTAGTTTTTTTGCTATCGGCAGCGGCGCACGAACGTTTATATCCTCAATCGATATTGCAACGCAGACAATCACCATCGTTATCGGAGACGATGATTTAACTAGTCGGTTGTCGGCAACGTATAACCCGCTACAGCCGCCAGAAGACGGCGTGTTAAATTTTGTCGACGTCTATGAGCGGCCGGGCGGTATGTTGCTATCTACACCAGCAGCGCTTGCGCTTTTTTCTTCTTGGGAAATTGGCACGTATGAGTTTACACGCGCGCAGACTGAGTTTGTCGCTAGCGTAAGCATACCAGCGAACGAACCGGGCGTTAGAGCGTTACAGCCAGAAACAAAACAACTGATGACAAGCGATGTCTGGTTAATTGGCGATCAGGGCGTGGTGGTAAGGCTCGACGGCGCAAACATCGTGCGATTTGATATCGTTGGCGTGCCGTTATTTGAACGCGCGATCTGTGAACCAAAAAGCGTGGATTTTCCTACAAAGCGTTTTTTGAAAACAATCAACGGTTGTACAGCAGATAATTTTGGAAACTTCACAATAACAGCGTCAAACAGGTTTGCGCCGGACTCTGTGTTACGCGTATATGTCGACAACGGTGCGCTCGTGATCGATACTGCTGGTCGGAGTATTTTGTAATGCCGCGTCCGGGTTTTTATAACGACAACGAGTACCGCGCGTACCCGTTCGTGCACAAAGACACTGTGATCGTGTCTGCGTATGGCGAGTTACCTGTTGCCGGCGTTAAAGACGCTGTTTACATAACCCGCGACACAGATAAAAAATACTACTGGACCGGGCAAGCATACGTTGAAATAACAAACACAACAGCGACTATTCAAAACAGCGTAGTCGTTGACGCTGGTTTCATTATGGGCCTAGACGCGCGCTTTAATCCTAATCAGCATTCTATTTGGTTATCGGCAATCAATAAAACAGGTTCCACGTTTGAGTTTGTATTCAGGACAAACGCCACACCCATCACACTTTCTTTTTTCCGCGACGCTGCGACAGCCGAGTGGATAAACGAATACGCTGAGTCTGCGCCAGAACCCGATAATCCATGCGCCACTGAACCTGTCTGGTCGGGGTTTTTGGCTACAAGTAATTTGTCGGCCATGCCAGCCGCGGCAAACACGCAATTTATTCAAAACGCGTATCAAATTGAACCAGCACTGATTCAAAACTTAGACAAAGGTTATTTACGCTCCATAAGCCTTGGAAACTATCAGCGCGTAAAAGTTCCTCCGTGCGACGTCACCAACGCCAACAACAACCGCCCAATTGTTTTAAACGCGCGATGTTTAAAGGGCGACATTCGTTTGAAGGAGGGCTATAACTGCTTAATCACACAAACTGATAGGTCTAAAGAGCTTTTAATTACTGCCGCTGTCGGTTCAGGCGTGGCCACCGACACCGACGAACTGTGCCAGCACGGCGGCGAAGTGCCGTTATATCCAGATGAGCCGTCTGATGAAGTAACCGGTTTTTTCAGCGGCGGCCCCGCGTGCAATCAACTGGTTTCAACAATCAATGGTTTAGGCGGGCCAAATGTGAACATTATCGGCGGGCCCGGGGTAAACATTTTAATAAACGACGACGGCGCGCTCGTCGTGCAGAAAAAACCAAACGCACAAAACACCTGCACATAACATGTCGAAGAATCTGTTTGAAAACTCGTCGTGCCCGATTGAACCGACACCAAAAGTCGAGTTTGATTTTATTTCGTCGGTGTGCGAGATCATGCCGCTGCCGCCGCCGATCTTCGGCTGCACAGCGCCGATCATCGCCCGCGAACCGCCGACTGACGTAGGCAACAAATGTCCTGTTTTTTTAACAGACACGACACTAGGTGTTTCGTTGTCAGGCCAAGACGGGGGCTGCACCGAGTCAAAAATAGAACTGAAGATAGATCGGCGCGACGTAGATCCGTGTAAGTACGACGTCGCACTCGACGTGAACGTGCAGGTTCCGCGCGCCCCGTGCACTACGCTCACCGCGGGCGAGTTTGGCGTTGAAATTGGGTATCAAGATTGTTTAACGCAAAACAGCGTTATTCGTATAACACCCAACATCACGCCCGGTGATTGCGAAACGCAAGATGAGTGCGAGTTCATCATTGATTTAGACGTAAAAATTCCAATCCCGCGCACTCCGTGCCCAGAAATTGTTACGCGCACTTTTTCGGTGAACTCCGGGTATGCAGACTCGACCTGCATGCAAAACAAGCAAAACAAGTTCGTAATCGACCCGGTAATCACACCCGGCGACTGCGATACCGCGGATCAGTGTCGCTTTGAATTTGACGTCGAGATTTCTGTGCCGATTCCGCGCACCCCGTGCCCCCTCATCAACTTTAAAACGTTCACGGTCGACAGCGGCTACGAGGGTGACGGCTGTCTTGTAGACAAGCGTAATTACGCCAGTATCACAACGTCCCACATCCCGGGCGACTGCAACACGCCAGACCAGTGCGTCTTTGACGTTGAAATTGAAATACTGGTGCCGATCCCACGACCGCAGTGCCCGCTGATTAATATTCCTGTCTTTAAAGTCACCAGCGGCTACGACGGCGACGGGTGCCTTACGGGCGAAAACAGGTTTGAAGTTGTTACCACAATCACGCCGGGCGACTGCAATACGCCTGACACATGTGAGTTTGATTTCAATCTAGAGATCCTAATCCCGATTCCAAAACCGACGTGTCCGATACTGAACTCGCCAACGTTTAAAGTCACCAGCGGTTATGACAAAGACAACTGCCTAACGGGCGAAAATAAGTTTGAAATCATCACGACAATAACTCCGGGTGATTGCAATACACCTGACACGTGTGAGTTTGATTTCAATCTGGAAATTTTCATTCCAATCCCTCGTCCGGTATGCCCAACCCTAAATCCGCCAACGTTTAAAGTCACTAGCGGGTATGACGGGGCGGGCTGCCTTACCGGTGAAAACAAGTTTGAGATCATCACGACAGTCACGCCCGGCGACTGTAACACATTAGATACGTGCGAATACGACTTCAATCTGGAAATACTCATTCCGATTCCGAAGCCGCCATGCCCGATACTAAACTCGCCAACGTTTAAAGTCACCAGCGGTTATGACGGCGAGGGCTGCCTTACCGGTGAAAACAAATTTGAAATCATCACGACAATCACGCCGGGTAGCTGTGACACACCAGATAGATGTGAGTTTGATTTCAATCTAGAGATCCTGATCCCGATTCCAAAACCGCCGTGCCCGATACTTAATTCTCCTACGCTCAAAGTCACGAGTGGTTATGACGGCGAGGGCTGCCTTACCGGTGAAAACAAGTTTGAGATCATCACGACAATCACACCCGGCGACTGCAACACGCCAGATAGATGTGAGTTTGATTTCAATCTGGAAATCTTGATCCCGATTCCAAAACCGCGCTGCCCGATATTGAATTCGCCAACCCTCAAAGTCACGAGTGGTTTTAGTGACGGCGGCGAGAGTTGTATTGGCGAGAATTTGTTTGAGATCACGACAAAAGTTACACCGGGCGACTGCAACACGCCGGACACGTGTGAGTTTGATTTCAATCTAGAGATCGCCATACCAATCCCGCGGACGCCATGCCCGACATTAAACGCGCCGACACTGTCCGTAAAAACAGTGCTACTAACTCAGACATGTTCATTGGCTGAGGAATCTACATTTGAAATTACATCAACTACAACTCCCGGCACTTGCAACACGCCCGACACGTGCGATTTCGATTTTAATCTCAATCTGGTCATACCAATACCGCAGCCGCCGTGTCCCGAAATAAACGTTAAAACGTTTGAGGTTAACAGCGGCTATTCAGACTCTTCTTGCGTTGCTGGTAAGCAAAATAGATTTGAGATTACGCCGACGACAACGCCCGGCGACTGCGACAACCCTGAGCAATGTTCCTTTGACATTGAACTAGAGATTGTTGTTCCAATTCCTGCGCCGCCGTGTATCACTCTTACGTCTAAATCATTTAACGTAAAAACCGGCTTTGCCGGCTCGTCGTGCGTATCGGGTTCGTCAAAATTTTCTATCACAAAAACTACGACGCCAGCCAGCGGCTGCGACCAGCCAGAAACATGCGACTTTGAAATCGAGCTGGAAATACTTGTCCCCATTCCGCGCCCGAAGTGCCCCGATATCAGCATTCTGGGGACAGCCTCGGGGCATTACTCAGACGCGCCCAGCCCACGCGGCCCATCGTCATTTCAAGTTATCAAAATAGAAAGTCCGCCGTCGTGCAATGATCCGGGTTCGTGCACATACATTTTTGATATCAACGTAGATATCCCATACCCGCGGCCGCCATGCCCGGTTATCACAACAAATAGCAATATTTGCGTCGGGTACGACTGCCCCGAGTCAAATCTCATATTTCAAATTACACCAAACCATCAGATTAACAGCGGATCAAATTCTCCGCCGCAGTGTAACTTTGATATCACACTTGATCTTTACGTTAAAATCCCGCGACCGCCGTGCCCGACTGTTAGCGCCGTTTTAAATTTGCAAACAGTCTCGGCATCGTCAAGCCCGAGCGGTTCATTTACGGGCGGCGTATCCAGTTCTGGCGACTCGTGCGCAATCGAACTGTTTCTCGATCTTCAAATTCCTAAACCATGCGTAACGCGAATTTCGAGCGGCGGCGGCGGCGTTGCGTCTGGACCAAATCTACCGAATCAAATTCAAACTGTTATTTCGCAGCTTGATGAATGTTCATATTCAATTGCGTCTTACGTCTCTGTCAGAGCGCTGACTGATTGTCCAATTATACAGGGCGGCTCTCTTTCTGTGTCGGGCGGCGGCGGATCGTACGGCGGTGGAAGTTATACGCCAATTAAAAGCGGAAAAATTGAGGTCGTATCGAATACTGCGTCTGGTATTTGTTTCTACATTATTAACGGCAGTTTGGAAGTTGAAGCATTAACCGCTGGCGATATAAGCGTTAAAGCAAACGGCACAACAGTTGGAAGTGGCCAGCTCAAAATTCAAGGCAACCAAATAAGCGGAGAAATAAATCTAAACGCTACAGACTGCCCGACGGGTGGTGCGGGCGGCGGCGTACCCGGACCGCAGGGGCCTAAAGGCGATAAGGGCGACAAGGGAGATCCGGGCGCTACTGGGCCGCGCGGTCTGCAGGGTTTCCCGGGAATGCCCGGCCTCATGGGTCCAGCTGGTCCGCCCGGCGGTGATGGCGCGCCCGGACAAGACGGCAATCGCGGCGAGAAGGGCGAAAAAGGTATGACTGGCGTGACCGGCATGACCGGGCCGGTGGGCGCTACTGGTGTAAGTATTATTGGTCCGCGAGGATTCACTGGTGAAACAGGTCCGACAGGCCCGCAAGGTTGCAAAGGAGATAAAGGCGACACGGGCGAGAAAGGCGACAAAGGCGACACGGGCGAGAAAGGCGACAAAGGCGACACCGGTGTAACCGGCGTAACTGGCCCTGTCGGCGCGCGCGGACCTATTGGTGTTACAGGCCCGCAGGGTCTAATTGGTTTAACAGGTCAACGCGGGCTGAAGGGAGACAAAGGCGACACAGGCGAAAAGGGTTCGACGGGTATGTCTGGCCCGCGCGGGCAAACCGGCGTTACGGGTTTAACTGGCCCGTCGGGTGCTCGCGGGCAAACGGGCCCGACCGGTCCAACAGGTCAGACCGGCGCCACAGGCGTCAAAGGTCAAACGGGTCCAACTGGCGCGTCGGGCCCAACCGGCATGGCCGGCGCCACAGGTCCAACTGGTGTAGTAGGCGCGACTGGTCCGCGCGGTCAAACCGGCGTAACAGGTCTTCCGGGCGCCACAGGTGTAGCTGGTCAGCGCGGTTCGACGGGCCCGCGCGGCGAAACGGGACCGACCGGGCCGTCTGGTGTACGCGGGCAAACAGGCCCGCTCGGCCCAACCGGTATCACCGGCCCCAGCGGACCCACCGGCGCAACAGGTGTTGCAGGCGCAACAGGTTTACGCGGGCAAACTGGCGTTACGGGCCCGACTGGCGTTGCGGGCGCTACCGGCGCGAATGGCGCGACTGGTATTAGCGGTTTACGCGGTTTAGCCGGCCCGACAGGCCCGCGTGGTCCAACTGGGTTACAAGGCATAACAGGCGCAACTGGCATAACAGGCCCCACCGGTATTACAGGCGCAACGGGCCCTAGCGGCGCAACAGGTCCGTGCGGTAATACCGGCGCAACCGGGCCAGCAGGCCCTGTCGGCGCGACAGGAGTTATACCCGCTGGCGGTATAATTCAATTTACGCCAAACACAATTGGCTCGGGCACTATTACAGCCACAAACACAACAATTAATGGCGCGATTGTAATCAACCCTGCCGAGCTTGTGAAAACGGCAGCGTTTTTAAACGAGTTCATTAATCAACTCAACACTAACAGCGGCTTACGCAACGCCCTCCGCGCCGCAATAAATAACTAAACCATGGCCGACGAACAAAAAAATAACGACGAAATTCAAATGGAGCCGTACGCCGGCCCAGTATTAGCCGTGGGCGCCGGTGATTGTGGCGTCTGCCCGCCCGGCCCCGCCGGCCCGGAGGGTCCCGCGGGTCCCGCAGGTCCTGTCGGCCCTCAAGGCCCAAGAGGTCCCGTCGGTCCGCAGGGACTGAAGGGAGACAAAGGCGAAAAAGGCGACAGAGGTTTTACTGGCCCGGTTGGCCCGGTAGGCGCGACAGGGCAGACCGGGCTTAGAGGTCAAACCGGGCTTACAGGCCCCACAGGGCCTTCTGGGCCCATCGGACAGACCGGTGCAACTGGTGTAACGGGTCCCAGCGGCCAAACAGGCCCAGCAGGCTCCACAGGCCCCACAGGGCCTTCTGGGCCAACAGGTATTAAAGGACAGACCGGCCCGACAGGCCCGTCCGGCCCGACGGGTGCTACAGGTCTTACGGGTCCTTCTGGGCCAACAGGCATTAAAGGACAGACCGGCGCTACAGGCGTGACAGGCCAAACCGGTGTCACAGGCCCTACAGGCGTCAAAGGTCAAACAGGTCCAACCGGCGTATCCGGGCCTACGGGCGCAACAGGTCCGTCTGGCGCGCGCGGACCCACAGGCCCGAAAGGTGATCAGGGTTTACAAGGTCTGCGGGGTTTACAGGGTTTGATTGGCCCGCAGGGTTTAATGGGCCCGCAAGGACCGCAAGGCACACAAGGATCGCAAGGCGCGCAAGGGGCTACGGGGCCGCAAGGTAATAGAGGTTTAAAAGGCGACACCGGATCTACCGGACCGAAAGGTCAAACTGGCGTAACGGGCCCCACCGGCGCCACAGGCCCGACAGGTCCGGCTGGTGCGACCGGCGCAACAGGTCCGGCTGGTGCGACCGGTCCGTGCGGAAACATGGGCCCGACCGGTCCGATTGGTCCGTCTGGTGAATTAACGCTCGCGCAGTTACTAATTGAAATTGCAACAAACACACAACTTCGCGCGGCAATTAAAAACGCAGCTACATCAGTGTCGTAGCATTTTTTTTCAGACCCATTAGAATACGACCAAACGGCAACGGAAGAAAAAAATGACACGCATGGTTTCTATTTCGCGCGACAATATCATGCACATGGCGGCGCAGCCAGACTTTTTTGAAAAAAATCCGCAGCTGACATCAGTAAAAGAATCAATGGATGCGTGCCGCATGGCGTTTGAAGAATCGGCAAGAAAACAAGGTTGCCGATGCCGCGCCGATACAAACCTGTTGTTTGAATGTGTATCGACGTTTATCAACACGCTAGAAGAAGCCAAAACAACAAACCCAGAAATCGTGCAGCAATTTGTGCGGTATGTCGCAAAAGCAGACGATATCGCAAACACAAAGGTTACAATCTATTACGTACCGCCAAATTCGTCGACGCCCGCCCGGTATGTGTTTCCATGAGCTACGTTAGCCCGCAAAACTCTAAAATCTTGTACGGGTCAAAACCGCAAGTACTAGCAGACGGCACAAAAGCGGCCGTCGTCAAAATTCGTTTACGCGACGACTGCGACCGACCAGTACCCGGACGGCAGGTTGAAATTTCTGCTGATGTTGCAACAGCGCAGATCACGCAGCCCGGCCCGACCGACAACGAGGGTTTAGCGCTCGCTTATGTGCGCTCGACAACACCGGGACCAGTAAACATCACAGCCAGCGTATTACCGGAGCAAGGATAACATGACAGATTGCTGCTCACAGGGCCCGCAAGAAGAACCAATTCTGCTGCCTGACACGCTTGGATTAAACTTCTACATTCCAGATATAGACCCGCCGCCCCCAAGCGGAAGCGCGCGGAACGTTAAACTTACGTGGCAAGTCAGCAGATATAACTACGAAACTACTGACGGTATCCGGGTACGCATTACAGCCAGTAACGCGACACAGATGCCGACAAAGATCTTTGCCTACCAAATGCTGCCGCTTAAACCCGGCGCAAACGAACGGGTAGGCGCATTTGATCACGTCTGCTCTCCCACAGACTTAGAAGAGTATCCAGAAGACGACCCGATTCCAAATTACCGCCCAGCGTGGTTTCGGTTGAATTATGTCGACGTGCTGCTCCGCTCGCGCGCAGAAGTCAAAGCGTTTATCGAAGAAGTCATTGACGACGTGCAGCGACTCAAGACAACGCTAGACATCGCAGACACCCTGCTCCCGGCCGGCGAACTGTGGGTTGGAACGCCACCGACTGTTCCCGCCGCGCCAACAAACCTGCAAGTCGCCGGTGGCAACGCGCGCGCTGTACTGACGTGGGTAGCGCCAACAAATAACGGCGGTGCGGTTATTACAGACTACAGAATTCAAAGAACACTGGCAGCCGGCGCACCCAATTGGACAACAGTCGCGCGGCCTGTTTCTACCCTGACAACATTTACTGTAACAGGGCTGACAAACGGCACAGCCTATCGCTTCCGTGTGGCGGCGGTAAACGTAGCCGGCATCGGCGCCGACATCACAGCCGCTAATCCGGTTACGCCCGCAGCGTGAGGTTTATATGCGTGACATGGTAGTGCTAGAAGACAGCACAATAATATCATTACTGAATGACCCCGCGTACGCCGAGTCGATCCCGTGTTTTTACAACAAGCGGGACGTCCTTAAAAGTAACGAGTCGGGCGGGTGTAGTGCGTGCGCGCGTAAACGCCAAGAGAAGCGCCGTAGCGCAATGGCCCAGATCAAGTCGTGCCTTGCTGGTATGAGCAGCGAAAAAAAGATGCAGCTCAAGGCGCTACTAGACACCAATAAAGTTCGCGTGATCTATGTGAACTCCGGCGGCCAAGTTGTACAGCTAACTTTCTAGCCGCCCTGCGCCGTAAGTCCTTACAGGGCAGGTATATTCGCGATTCGCGAACACAGGACAAGCGCTAAATTTTTGCCAAAAACGCGGCATATTTATTGTCGCTGCTATATCGTATTAGCGGCTCTTCTCTACCGCGTTACAACGGAGTTAACGCATGCTTCTTTCGGCCCCGGCGGAGAAAATCCGCCTTGCAGTTACCGCTCGATGCAAAAAGACCGTGCCCCAATTTCAGATTGTTCCTGATAGGGCGCATAAACTTTTCGAGAAAACTGCAGAGAAGTTTCGGGATCAGCTTGATCTGATGCCGAACTTCTGGGAACGTGCTGCCTTCTTGAAGGAGCACGTGCTTAAATTCACCAAGAAGAAAATTCGCGGAGATATGGCTCGGCTGTATCACGAATATACGACCGCGATGTTTCGAGGTGAACTGGCCACTATGGATGATGAGCCAGTGTTTAAAGAGGTTAATCCTAACATTGAGGAAGTAGCGCGCTATCATGCGTACCTTGCTTGCACCGCCGGAGATTGATCTTCGGCGTGTTCTGACTGTGTAGTCGGGACACATCTAATCGTCTTATGACGGCTGATGTGATTCCCGGCTACGCAGTCAGAACAAAACTGTCCCAATTTTCCTTAGCTATTGTGAATCATGGCGCGTAAAAGCAAAGCAAAACTCGACAAGCAACCACCAGCGCCGAAACCAGCCTTTGTGCTGGCTGAACCGAATGATGACGCAGCCGCATTCGGTTGGACGTTGGGGAAGCTGCGATACATGTCAAAGGATAAAGTGAATGGAGAGCAATGGCCCGGACCCCCTGTGTTTGACGTTCCGTACCCGTACGAAGTTCGTCAGACGTACGGCCACATTATTGAGTTTGTTAACCCAGCCTTCATCCAGATTCAACTCGACAGCAGCCAAGAAGTGCGGACCGCTGCTGAAAATGCGCGCGCCGCCGGCTACACCCCCGAAGCGATCGCAAAATTCAGGCGTGTAATTCTGCGGGTCTTTAACGAGCAAATTCTACCGGACATAGTGAAGAGGTTCGAAAAGGTAGCCGGTATGGTCGCAGAATTTTATTGCGCTAGACTTGCACACGTCGACAAATTTGGCCACGAAGAATAACTCACACACGAGGTAATAACGTGTCGGAAGACAAAACAGAAGGACATGACGAAAAAATCCAAGACGCGCCCGAAACCGAAGCTGTCGAAAAAACAGTCGCGGCAGAAAAAGCGGAACCCGAGCGGGTGCCGTTGTTTCGCCCGACAAAAATCGAGCTTGGTTATTCCGGCATACACGGTCGCGGTGTTTTTGCGACAAATGATATCAAAAAGGGCGAGCTGATCGAGCGGTGTCCAATGATTCAGTTGGCGTTTCGCACAAAGTACCACAAAGACCCGCAGCTATTTAATTACCTGTACACAAACAGTTCGTGCCCCTGCGAAGAGTGCAAACGGCACGGGAACCACATGTACATGGTGCTTGGATACGGAATGCTCTACAACCACCAAGACGCTCCAAACGCCAACTGGAGTTTTAACTGGCCGGCAAACGTAGCGGATCTTATCGCGCAAAAAGACATAGCCACCGGCGATGAAATTTTTACCAGTTACGGTTCGCGATATTTCAGCAACGGCCGGACAAAAATTGTGGTCGACACGGACGCCGACGACACATCAGCAGAACCAACCGAAAACAATCCGCTCCCCTAAACGAGCGTCAGTGCAGAGGTACAAATATGACTAAAACGCAAAAGAAGAGGCGCGCTCCGCGCGCCTCGGGTGTAAACAAATTACTGCGCAAACCAAAGGGCACCGAAGTTGTGCCCGGGCTTACCGGCCACCTTGTCGTGTGGCGCCACACGATGGACGACGTGCCGGTCGGCTTATTCAAGACAAAGGCGGCCGCGATCAAAGCTGCAAAGACAACGAGCTTCCGCGTCGGATACGCCGCGACGAAGAAGCTCGATATCGACTGCAGGACGCCAGTGTGCTTTGCCGTTATCTCATTTGAGTACGGAAAGCCCACGAATATGCTGATTGTCAGCCGACCAGACGACGCCTGATCAGAGCGACGCCAAGATAACAAAATCTCGGCGGTAGCCGGCGACCGGGCCACGCTTGCCCATCATTAGCTCATCGTCGGTCTTTCCTTCGGCGTCTACCGGGTAGGGGCCGCTGGCGTTGGATACGCCCGGGCGATTCAGGCCAGCCTCGGCCGCTTTCTGCAAAACCATGTTTGCAGTTGCGGCGGCAAGCAGTTCCTCGATACCATCGCCGCTGACGATAATCTCAGCTCGGCCCTGCGTGATATTAGAAAGGTTGTCAATAATGGAAACGGACATAAATACCTCCGTAGAAGAAATAGACCTGACGCTTGATATGGTAATGCGGGTCGTAAAACTTAGCAAGCTACAAGTTCGCGGCATATTTACCGCGGTATTGCAGCGCGGATTTGCCGCCGGCAGCGACTATGTCGACAAAGAGGCCGTGTTCTACCTGCTGCTGGCCGACATGCTGGAAAACCTCCAATTCTTATCCAGCGAGCAGCGGCTGCTGGTTGGCGAAATGATGCGGCGATCCCAGTACGACGCGGGCCTCGACGCCGATGCGCTCACAAGTGGCTGCGGGCACACGCTGGCTTTTGCAGACGGCCGCTATGCCACGTGGACAGGCGCGCCGGGCTGGGTTTCGCTGGAATCTGGCGACCACGTCGCTCAAATCCCTCGACCGCCGCTGGAGACGATTGCGTATAATCTAGACGAGCTGTACCGCCGGGGCGTGCAGATCATCAAGAGCAGGAGCGGTCTCAATGTCGACAATAGCGCAGGAAGCGTGGAAAAGCCGGGAGACGTTTGCGAGCGTCCTACTAACCCTGTTTCTGGATAAATTCGGCATCGAAGCCCTAGACTGGGACCCCGCGACCATCACCCTCGAAATCGAAGAAGAGTTTGATGTCGAGCTTCCCCAGCTGGCCCTCGACAAGCTGCTAGTCGCAATCCAGATCCTAACGACCGACAAATTTTTTAAAAGCCTGCCGGACTTTGTGATGTTCTGCAACGTGATGTGCGGCGACACATACCGCCCGGACATGTGGGACCCCGCAGACGCCGAAGAGGTCGCGTGGGGTATCACAGAGGCGCTACTGATCAGCCCGCCAGAAGACGACGACAAAGAACCGTTCACTGACGAAGTGCGCGGCTATATCGGCGCCGTGCTGGACAGCGAGGGAATTATCAACGCACCGGATATTCTGCGTATTGCTTTGCGCGCGGCACGTGTCAGCCCCAGCATTACAGACTTCTCAGATGACCCGACGATGTTTAACGCGGTCTACGATCTAGAAGCCGGAAAGACAGAAGACATCAACCAGTCGGTTCGATTGAAGACGGATTTACTTATCAAACAAATGGCCGCGCTGGACCTGAAAAACGGCAACACGGAGTATGTCGTAAAAATGTTACAAGGTTCAACTACATCATGATGGTGACACAATGCTTGTACTCTCAAGGAAGACGGAACAGGAAGTTGTAATTGGCGACGGAATTATTGTGAAGGTTTTGGGAATCACAGGCGATCGCGTCAAGATCGGTCTGACTGCGCCGCAAACAACAACCATTGTTCGCGGCGAGTTGATCGACGGAAGTAAAAAGAAGGACAAACAGAAATGGGCTGGAACGACAGAGTCCCAGACGAACCACCCTACATCCCATATGAATCCGCAGAAGATCGAGACGCCTATGAAAACTGGCAACTCTACCTCGACTACTGCCGAAGCGAGTTAGACGATCAGTCTGGCGGCTTATCTTCTCAGAACGTTGAGCCCGGCGCGGAGCCACCAAGAAAACGGCAGCTCATGCCGGCCGTGCGGCAACTATTCCGCAAACTGAAGGACTTGATATCAAAATGACATTCGATCACTGCGGCACGTTGCGCGTTAATCGCTTTTTTAACGCCTGTCGCTTTCTGATAACCGATAGCGCCGAGTACTGCTGGGCTTGTTACGGCAGCAACGCGCATATAATTGAGGCCACAATCCGGCTGCCAAACAAAGAGTTTAAATGCCACGCGCAAATAATCATTGATAAAGTGACGCACACTGTCTATGAAATATCGGTAGCAGACTTTAAATGGAACAAAGGCAAGGGGCGGGCGTTCAAATGGTACAACCCGCAGTACAGCCTCATCCACGACGTTGAGGCAGCGCGCCGCGGCGTCGAGCACGCTGACCAAGCGTGGGACGATGTAAACTACAAACGCGTGCGCGAAGCGGACGTACTACGACATATTAAGTCGTTGTTCGGTCCGGCTCCACGTAAGAAGAAAAAAGCCTCAGCCCCGCGCAAGCTCGCGAAGGCGCTCAAGCGAAAGAAGACTGTCAGCCGCCGCTGACTTCACGACAGCTCCAGCGCTCTTGTCGGACATGAGCCGGTCCAGCATAGCCGCCATACCGCGGTCGAGCGTGGGAACAATCGCGGCCAGCTTTTCGCGGTCCATGTATACGCCGCCGGCGCTTACCGCGTCGGCGAAGTCATCGCCAAGCCACTCGCGTACATCGTCAACGGCTAGCTTCTCAAGGTCATCGAGCGCGTATACGTTGCCCGTAGTGGTTTCGACGTTCTGCGTCATGAAGTCCCGCGCCACCTTTTCGGTAATGGCGAACAAAACTTCTTCAGGCCGCGGTAATCCGCCGGCGTCGTAGAGTCGATAGAGCTGCGTGCTCCTATCGAAATTATCGACCGCGCTCGCCAACTTTAGCCGCATGTCGACCGTACGAGCCTTCTCGGGGTTCTGGTCAACAGCTTCTGCTAACTTTGACAACTCACTCGCCAGCTGCGTGTGCTGCCGACTGGTAAGCCGTACGCGATCTTTGATCATGTCGCTCGCCACCTTGGCCGCGCAGGCGCCAAGCCCCGCCGCCAACTCTAGCGAGCCCTCTGCCCCCGAAACGTCTGCGCTGTACTGCGCGGCCTTTTCGAGGATCTTTGTGGCAATTACGTGGCGATCTTCGAAGACGAAGTTGTCGCGGAACGTTTTAAAGTGCGCGGCGGCAAACTTGACCTCCTCGGCGTTGCGCAGCGGCCAGTGCCGCTCTTTACCACCCACGTCGCTGACCCAGACAATAGCAAATTCAGAGTCCGGTAGGCTGTTAATGTCTTGCGTCGCGCTGGCCGCGATCTTCTCTTCTAGTTCCGCCACAGCCCCGCCGATACCGAAATATTCGGCGGCTTGGTGTATTCTAGATTGAATGGCCGCGGCCTCTTTGGCGTCAAACTGCGCCTGTTTGTCCGCAAAGAAAAGCGCGGACATCCATGTTGCAGGGGCGGTATGGCACGGATAAAGTTTATGGCGCTGATCGGCGTATAGATGGCGCGGTAAATCCGCGGCACCACTCAGTTTTTCGTGCGCGGCATTTTTTACAAAGTCCGGCTGCGGATACAGGGTCGTAAGCCTGTGTGTTTCGCGGCCACTGACGTCATGCGCCTGATCGAGCGGGATATTTGTCATGGGATTTCCTACCTGTTTAATTAGCCGCCAACACCACGCGATTGCCCTGTCGGCGTTGGGCATTGCACCGGACCAGTTGGTTTTTCCGGCCGTCGTCAGTTGTCCGCTGTGTCAAAAAAATACGCTACACCTGTTCGACGACGCAAGTACTAACGGTATCTGGCTGCACTGTAATGCGTGCTTAGCCCATGGAGATATCATAACGTTTGGCGCGGCATTATGGAATACAAGCCCCGACGTGGTGATTGCCCGTTTTATCGAATTAAACGCCATAAATGCAGCTGAAAAAGATAACGCTGTCAATGAATACGCCCGGACCGGCGAGCGCTTTGAAAAATTTGAGCAGTTCTGGTTTGACGCTGAGGCGCAGATTTGGGGGCACCATGATGACGTCATCGCCTGCCGCCTACGCGAACTTGGCGTATACCCTGAAATAAATGCCGCCGGTTTAGTGGGCGTGGCGTACAAAGAACAACTAGACACACTTCAAAGATTTGTACGCCGCCCATTAATAAGTCCCATCCGCGAAAACGGCGCCAGCCTCGTGTTCCCGCACTATGATCTTCCCGGCAGGTTAACCGGGTTTTTAATAGTGCAGTACGATGAACAGTTTACGGCAAAACAAAACTTTATCGCCGTCAGTCAGTACAAAAGAAACAGGCCAGAAGCCGGATACTTTTTATTGCGTACGGCGCTCTCTCCCGCAGGCGAACTGTTAAAAAGCACGCAATTTATTGTCGACGATCCGATGTGGGCGTTAAGCATGCAGTGCGAAATGCTGCGCCGCGGATTGTCACTTTTGCCGCTTATGTCGAGTTATACCGGCGTTGAAGCAAACAGCTGGGGCGGAAGTTGGTGCGCGTTTACGCCAGTGCCGCGTATTTTTCAAAGTCACGCGGCATCGCCAGAGTTGATCAGTCGCGCGGCGAATGCGCGGGGCTACGTGACGATAGCAACGCAAAACCAACGCGTTCAAAAACGACTGGCCACAAACGCAATGAGCCGCCTTGTGTCGTTGCGCAAAAATGCCGAGACGTGGCAAACACGTTTAACGAGCACACTCGGCCAGATGAATGAGATAGCGGCGCACTCTTTTGCGACGCGACTCACCATTGCGGCCGAAAAGCTAGTGCCATTCTTAAACAAGATTAGCACTAATTTTTCACCGGGGTTCTCTGACAGGGTGCTGACGCACGTCAAGACGTCGAAAAACATTACGCCAGACGTATCAAAGCCGTGGCAGCGTACAGTCATCCCCAAGTCGGATGGCTGGTGGAGCGTCACAAATCATCATATCTGTGACGCAAGTATTGTTATCAGCAAAGTCACGCAGTCTGATGACGGCGAAAAAACATACACCGGCATCATCCACCTTAACGGCGAAGAAATACCATTTGCGGATAATGCCGCCAAAATAGAACGCGCCGGGTTGTTAACGTATGCAGCCGGCGTTGTTGCTGGGCACAAAAAAGTAATGCTATACGACAGTAGGTGGAACAGCCGCAGTCATTTGATAGCAATATCCCTAAGCCGGCCAGAACTTGTATGCGTGTCTAACCGCCTTGGGTGGGACAATCGTGCAAATACGTTTCGTTTCGCGAACTACGAATTGGCCGTAGACGGTACGCCGTCAGCGCCGACGCAACCCAGCGAAAAAAATAAACACGTCGTTTTCCCGGAACCTGTAGCTGTTGCGCCGCCCGCAATACGGCAGTTTCTAACGCCGAGCCCAGAGAACGCATTTATCTGGACTGTTGTCGCGGCAATTACGGCCGACCTGATTGACCCAATTTTGCGGCGCGACTCCGCGGCGACCGGGCTTACAGGCGACAGTTTTTTAATCGCAGTTCAAATCGCCGCGGTTCTTGGTTGCTCGCATCAGCGTATTGATATCTTGCGCCGCGCAAACGCTTGTGCCGCCGTGTATGAGCGCACAACTGCATTAGAATGGCCGACAACAATTGCCAGCGTGTTCGACGCCACAAGTCTAAGCCCGATAGTACCGCGATGTCATAATCGGCCTATACTTGCGCACTTGTCTTCGCAGACCGCCAGTGTAGCGCCGACATACGGCTGGCAAATAATCAGCGGGATGGCAAACCCCGCAACAGACTTTACGCCGCTCGCATACGTACTGCCGGCGTATATTCAGCGCACGCTCCGCCAGCGTATGCGCGTCAGCCTCACCAACCCGATAACTACCCTAGCCGTGCTGGCAGATATGCACGCATGGCTGACAGAAACATACGGCGCCGCGTTCCAATTCGAATACGCAAACAACCATTTAATTACGCAAAACGCGGCAGATATCGCGTTTTTTACGGAGTTAACAGCGGCCGTTCAACACGGAGATTTGGCAGTCTTACCCCGGGCCCGAAATATCGGCCAGCCCGGAAATTACATAGTGCGTAAAAAAACGCACTGGTGGTTGAACCAGCGGGCGATTGATCGCTATTTTTATGATAGAAAAGCCATAGCCCCAAATTGGTCGTGGCTTGTTAAACTATTGGCGCAACGCGGAGTTCTCGGCGGAGAAGAGGCTGTACGCAATCTACCGGGCATTCTTGTTGACAGTAGTTGGTGTGATCAATATTTATTACCTGCCGCTGACCTCGCCCGGGAAATTGGATAACCATGCGCTACTTTGAGCACGCTTCGTTTCGTCGACACAGGGATGAGAAGGCCGCGCGGCACGACGACGGATTAGACGACGACTTTATTGAAGAAGAGTGGCAGTTTGTAAACGACGACGAAAACGACGACGACGAAGACAAAGATAGCGATTTTTCAAAACCGAACTACATTTTTACTGACGACGAAGACGACGACGAAGACGATGACGAAGAAGATGAAGACGAAGAAGAAGAGTGGAGCGACGAAGATGAAAATTGTGACGAAGACTACGAAGACGAAGAAGACGATGACCCGGCATACAAAGAAGATTTTGACGACGAGTTTGACGACTGATTAAATGCAAACATTCTTGCCCCTGCCGAGATTCAAACACTCGGCCGCCTGCCTTGACAATAAAAGGTTGGGAAAACAAAGGGTTGAATGTAAACAGATCCTGCTCTGCCTTGGCGTTCCAGTAGGCGAACACGAGCCCGGAACAAGTAGCTGGCGTAATCATCCCGCTGTCCGTATGTGGACTGGCTACGAAACAGCGCTGGCCGTATACGCCGTAGTCGTGTGCCGTGAGTGGATACGTCGCGGATTTAATGACACGCTCTGCCGGCAATTCATGGGCAGCTACACAAGGCTGCGCAACACAATAGACCGAAACGTGTACCCGCCGTGGATTGGTGACGAAAAATTTCACGCCAGCCACCGCAGCAATCTTCTCCGCAAAGATTTTCGCCACTATTCTCGGTTTGGTTGGCAGGAGCCGATCCACCTGCCATACTACTGGCCAACTGGTTTAATTACTGAACCTGTTTAAAGCTTGCCGGCGTAGCTCAGTTGGTAGAGCCACTGATTTGTAATCAGTAGGTCGTCGGTTCGAATCCGACCGCCGGCTTTGTATACTTCATGTTGTGTCGCGGAGGACACAGCATGGATATTACTATCAAAATCAAAGACATCAACCGACTTGGGTTGGTCGATGTGACGGCAATCATGACAAGATTGTCGTGGCCTGATTCCGGCAGCGCTAGTTCAATACAAAAAGAACTCAGCAAGCGATACCTGCACGGCAACCACACGCAGCCGCACCCAGAAATGGCTATAGCGCTTGTGTGGGTAGATGAGACGCTTGCCGGCTGGGTCGGTTCGCGCCTGTGGCCTGAAAAATTCAAAGGCCAACTAATCACAGCGCAAACAATTGAGTGTTTCGTAGACCCGGAATACAGACGGCGCGGTATAGCCAAACTTGGGTTGCAGGCGCTGATCACAACTGGCGCAGTTAAACGCGATCAGATTGTGTCTGTGTACTCACCCGACGTTATTAAACTAGCTGAGCAGTGTGGCTGCAAAATTGTCATTTACTGTGAATCAAACGGCGAGTAACCAATGAAACGATACCACAGCGAACAGCACATCATTGAAACGCGTATGCGCGAATTTAAAAATATCGGCGGCTGGTTCGGCGAAAATTTCAACGAGTACCTGCCGGTTATTGGTAGCTTCCGCAAAACGCGCCGCGCATTCGCCTGCGGCCGCGCACGCTGTCAGGTCTGCCACCCGGAAAAGTATCCCACGCGGCAACCGACGCGACAAGAAAAACAAAACTGGAGAGATGACGAATAATCCATTAACTCCGAAAGAAGTGTACGATTCATATCCGGCGGCTGATTTGTTGGCGCTCGATCCGCCCGAAACTCACGAAACGTTTCACGATTACATTAACCGCCAACGCAAACAACAAATTCGCGAATGCGGCGACACGCTGTTTGCATTTCTGCTTTTTGAACTGGCTGAAGCGGGCAACCGCGAAGAAGCCGTCCACATGCTAGACCGCGCGCTTGACGACATACTTTGTGTTCGTCGCGCTGTAGACAATAAGGAGTGACCATGTCAAAGAATTTTGCCGATAACATTACCGCCGCTGCGGCGGCTCTCGCTGACGCCGTACGCAGCGAGTCGGAACTGGAAGACAATCGGATCGCGGTCAAGATGGCCGCAGTCGAGCGGATCATGCGTAGCGGCGACAACCCGCTGACCGGCAAACCGCACAGCTTCAGCTCGGCCGAAGCGCTGGTCAACACAGACGACGCCTACTCTGACTATCTCGGACAGTGCCGCGACGCTGCCCACGCGCGTATGATCGCCCGCGGCAACTACGACGCTGCACTGGCTACCGCCCGTATCGCCGCCGGGACCGCTTGAGGTAAACATGTTCGAAGACTACGAAGACGAAAACGAAGACGAAGAACAGCAGGGCGCGCGCCGTATTTGCGGCTCAATTGATGATCTGCGCGATCATATACTCATCATGTTTGCCGGCTTCATTGCCAAGCTGCAAAACGAAGAACCCACCGAGTCCGAATGCTCGCTCGACTACCAGCGCCAGTTTTTGGAAATCTGGGAGGTTGAACAGATTGTGCGCGAGATGTCTGACGTTAAATCAGATGGTGTATATGGCATCGGCGCAAACTCGTTTGAAGAGTACAAAACCAAAATGCTGGGACTGTTTCGCGCGCTTGGTGCTCGCGTGATATCAAACATTATGCGCGTCGGTGTGCAGAGAGGTCTGCTCGATGCCGAGTTTGATTTTGAGAAAAATGATTTCAACTTCTCAATAACTGAAAAAGGCATGGAGCTTGTCGACGCAATTAACAAATCCAATGACACTTGCAGTGACGACGCTCAAAGAAGCGATCAGTAAATTTGAAGCAACGCAAGCAAAGTATCGTGCGTTTGGCGCCGGCGATACTGAACCAGACGGCGTATTTCAGCAGATAATTGTTGACGCGTTTGAGGGAAAAGAACCAGCTGTGCCGCGTTCTGGCGCCGGTTGGCAACTGTACGATTCGTCAATGGATTGTAGAGAGGCCGCCACCGCGCTTGCTACGGCGACGGGCGCAGTTGTTGACGTTATTGAAAACGCCCAAATGCGCGACTACGGCGCGATGAAAAAGTTTATTGAAGACTACTGCTGGCGGATTTATTAATATCCGCTGAAATAGTTTTGACCGATGGCGTCATCCGCCCAGTCGTCATCCATCGGCGTTTCCGTCTTGACAACGCGCTCACTTAACCTCGCTACGCCAGCAATCTCCGCGAAATTTGGCCACGCGTTATTCACGTGCCAAAGAGCGGCGCAGCCTAGGTTAACAGCCTGCGCGAAGTCGTCAGTCAACAACGTGTTTCTTGTAATGGTATAAATGTCGCCGCCTAGTCTAGACTCGGCTTTACTTTCTACCAACGCAAGAAAGTCCGACACCAAGCCCGGCGAGTCCTGCGACGACCAGTCATACTGGAAGAAACGGACTTGCTTCAGCTTGATCGCCTGACACGTGTACAGCAACGACCGCGTTTTGTCGAGGCTATAGTGCGCTCGATGATTGATCTCTGTCGGTGGTTTGAACACCATCAAATCTTGTGACGCGGAACGAACAAGCCGCATCGCTAAGACTCGCTCTAAATTAAACCCAGCCTGCACCATGACCGTTTCGCGGACCGTGCCGGCGCCCGTGTAATCGTGAGCGACAAAATCGCAATTAAACAAATTAGACCAGCGCATACATTCAACAGCTTCGGCCAAATGATCGCCGCCAATAAGCAGGCGCTTGGCCCAAAGCGTGTCGATGGTCCCATCCGGGCGGAACCCCAGCACAGCAAGCACGGTGAAACTAATACCGGCTTCTCCGCCGCCGCCCCAGTCGATCGCAAGGATGCGATGTTTGTATTGCGAAAGATTTGCGAAGCATTTAGGGTCTGGTTCTTTTTTGTTTTCCCAGTCTAGCACGCACGCAGCTTTCAAATCAGTTTCGCTGATGAGCTTCTGACCGGTATCAACGCTTTCTCCCATTACTTCGTTGTAGAACTGGGCTTGGGTCATGTTCCCAAACCCTTCTCTCTTCAACAATAGAGTTGACCACTTTTCAGGGTCGGAGAAATGAAGCGGTAGTATCATCTGTGGTACGTGATACCCGGCAAATTGCCAGCGGCGTTCGGGATATCTATGCACCCACCGACCATGCCTTGGGCTGATCGGTTTCTGACATTTAGCGCAGACGGTGCCCGGATACTTCTCGCTGATATGCACGCTGTATGGGCCGATCATTTTGTCCAAGTCATATTCAAGCGAAGGGATGCTCCAATGCTTGCAAGCGTGACAAGGTATAAACCATTCGGCCTGTGATGATCGTTTATACAATCCGTAAATTAAGTTATCTAGCGTCTTCGGAGTTCCTGTGTAATAACTAGTCCCCCATTTGGAGTAAGACATAGTTTCTTGAATGATCGGCACGTGATCAGGATCCATGTCCTGAACTTCGTCGATACACACTCGGTCTGCAGAAACACCACGTATACGATCCGAATCTAAAAGAGCAAAGCTGAACAACATCATTGAGTTGTTCTTAAAAGATCTTTGCAGAACTGAATTCTCGGTCGTCGTGCCGCTCCATTGCGACTTCACAGGAGACTGATCGATAAACGGACGCACATAGTTATTTGAGAACCGGCGTATCTGTTCGTACAACGGTGTGATGAATAACGTCTTAAAGAACGGGATAGAGTTGGCAACCACAACTCCGTGCGCTGCTAGGCTGGTCGATTTTGATACCTGACGCCCAGTACACCACACCTGATTTTTTGGTGTTAATAGCCTGAAAAGTGGGGAAAACGGCATATGGTTCTGAATGCTGTACGGGCGTCCATTAAGATTCAGAACCAAAGGTAGAATCGGTTCAAGAGACGGAAACGCATGTCTACCGGCAAGCTGCTGCAAAACGGCCGCGCGCGCGTGAACAGAATGCACATCCGTCACGTCAATTGAGATTAATTCTTGTAGAAGTGATTGCACGCCTACGGCAGGCATGTCAATTGCTTCAGTAACTGTTTGATCAGGTTTATTCATGAACCACAATAACAACGGTAGCGAGTCAGAATTTCAATGGGTTGAAGACAGCCTCAAGTACACGGGGCATGTTTTCATTTATGGCCTTGCTGGACTGGCAAATGTACTCGGTTACATGTGTCAGGTTGCAGTTGCGGCTGCCAAAGAAACAACTCGCAAGTGATCGGTGCGCGTCCGGGTATACTAAACGGTGACCCGTACGCGCACTCATTGGAGGTTATATGGCTAACGTCGGACGCTCTGCAAAGCTGTATCAAGAACGTAAACAGATTTACACGGAAGGCACCCGACGCGGACCCGGACCACAGGTTTACCTGCCGGATAATGCCGTGAACCATCTTAAACTTGAGGCGCCGTTGCCGCTACCCTATTATCAATTTAACCCAGCCGCGCCGGACACGACTCGAACACAGGTGTGGCCGCACGGCGACAGTCAGGCTCCGTAAATGTCGCAATCAGATCCTAGTGCAACCTTCTCAGGTTATGCCGCTCTCATGCTTTTTGCCGGTATCTGCGCAATGTCGCAGGTTGGCTTTGCGGGCTTGCTTATGGCAGCCGGCGCGATTTATAGTGGCGCTTGTTTTATGAACGGCTACACTGCAAATCAACCCAAACGAAAACGGCGATGACTATAACCGCTTTAGATTTTTTGGCTGTCACATTTGCGGCTGGCGCAATTATTGAAGTGTGGCACAAAGGCTCGTTGTTTGAGACGGCACGCGCTTATGCGCAAGCACTTCAAGATGTGACACCATACGACACGGCAAAAGGAAAGCTCTTAGAGCTGATCAATTGCCCGTTTTGCAAGTCGTATCACGCGCCATTTTATCTGTTTTTACTGCTCTTGGCAGGAACAGGAATTGGCGGTATGGTCGAGGCTGCCATTCGGGTAGTGATCTACAGCCTTGCCGCCACACGCCTCGGTAACGTAATCGACGGTGTGCTCCCAAAAGAATCGCGCTACGCGAAATAACAAAGGATGTTTAATGGATACGCCGCAGCAACCTGAGCAGCAAGCTACCCGCCTCCCGTTTGACGTAGAGTTTACGCGGCGCGGAGAAGAATTTTGCAACGAAATAATGGCCGCTGTACCAGAACTACACGGCCTCGCAATTGTGCCGCTGTGGTCGTCGCAGCCGGAGAATGCGCCGCCCGGATTTTTAAGTCTGCGCAGTAAAGAGCCGCCGTTCACGGCGAGTCTGCTCTTACTGTTGCGCAGACTCTCACTATTTAGCGTCGACGTACACAAAGATCTTGTCGGCCAGCTTCGGATGCTTGACCAGTACGCTGCGCATGTCGCAGAACAAATTAAACAACAGAAAGAAGAACTGGACAAGCTTGCACAACCCAATGCCGACACCACCCAAAGCTAAAGAACTCGCAACTCAAATACAGCTCGACGATCTCGGACATGTGATGTTGCGTAATGTTATCAAGGAACAACTTGCCCGCCGCGGGCCAGACGAAATTCGCGCTGTGCTGCAAGACCAGTACAACGAACAGGTCTGGGACAGCGAGCAACTGTTAGACACGTTTGAGGTGTCGCACTTTGAGCCGCCGTACGTTCACGTAATTCGAAAGTCCGACGGCGCACGCGGTACCGTAGCATTCAATGACGACCCGCGGTTTTACTTTGCTTTTCGCCAAGAAGGCTTTTCAGCATGAGCAACGAACGCCACGAGTATGACACCGGCGCCGTACGCAGCGCCGATTGCGACGCCGTGCGCTACGACCTAATCTCGCCAATCGGTCTGCGGGCCCTCGCGCAGACCTACCACGAAGGCGCCGAAAAATTTGGCCCATACAACTGGGAAAACGGTATGCCTGTTTCTGAT